TTATCGAGCATTTTGGCAACGCAGATGCCGTGCCGCAGCCGCCGGAGCGGTGCTTAAGCCGTAAGGCGGGAATTATGCGGTGTTGCCTTAATTGCGGTTTACCTCCGGGTTATCGGTGCGCCCCAGCAGATAGTCTATACTGACGTTATAGAAGTCGGCCAGCTTGACCAGCCTTTCTGCGGTCAGCTCAATAACGCCGTTTTCATACTGAGAGTAGGTGTTCTGGGATACGTGGAGGACACTGGCAAGATCGCACTGACGAAAATCGTGATCTTCCCGTAGACTTCGTATGTTCGGATATTCCATAGGTTGACTACCCCCTTACGACTATTATCGTTATCTTGGAGGCAGATATTGATATTTATCTGTAATACAGATATAATATATTGCATAACAATAGGAAGAAACGATACGACGGAAAGAACCATAAAAAACGCAAAAGTGCCGTGAGGGAGCTTCATCACGGCACTTTTGCGTGTCAAAAAACACCAATTCTGCCATATATAGACTGTAGGGGCGAGCACTGCTCACCCCTACAATGCACTTTTTGAGTATCGGCTCACGCCGACTGCGCGTTCAGCCAGCGGTGCAGCTCGTCCCGGATGGCGGCAAACGCGGCGGCGGTGCCCGGGTTATCGGTTTTAAAATCCAGCAGGCGCCACAGCCAGCCCTGCTCGTCCACGATGCGCAGGCTCTCGGGATAGCACAGCTCAAACACAAGCGACGCATGGCCGACGGCGTTGTCGGCGGGGTACTGCTTTAAGCTGTGCAGCACGCAGTGGTGGGCGTAAAAAGCGTCCAGCACGGCGGGCGTCACCGGGCTTCGGCGCAGCGCCGCAGTGCTGACGTTGTAAATTTCCTCCATCGGTGTCTCGACGTTGACCCGCAGAATGTCGATCTTGTCGGCGTCGCGCAAAATCTGGCAGAACAGCCGCGTGCGGTCATCCAGCGCCTCTGGCAGACGGAACGCGCTGTGCCATTCCACAGCGGTGCGCAGCAGTGCGTCGGCACCGGCATCGTCCAGATAGTCCCGGATGCGTCCCTCGTCGAACAGCACCGCGACGCTCAGCGCGGCGTGGCTGACCGACTGTGCATCGATAAATGTGTTGTAGCGGCGCAGCTGCTCAAAGCGACCTACATCGTGCAGGATGCCGGACAGCCACGCCAGATCGACATCCTCCGGCGGCAGGGCCAGGCTTTGGGCAATGCGGGCGCAGAGCGCGGCTACGCGGTAGGTATGGTCGATTTTCAATTTGACCTTGACGTCAGCGGCGTTGTAGTGCGCGGCATAGTCGGCAAAGGCTTTTTGTGCGCGGGCACGGTCAATTTTCATACTATCACTTCCCTGTTTCAGTGTACCACATCCGGCAAAATGCGTAAACTGCAATGTTTATAAAATTTACTCCACAACGAATGACATTTTTGGATAAATAGTTTTTACTTTCTGTAGTGCCAAATAAATGCCGTTTCAACGTTTAAAATTTCAATCTATTTATTATTAACCCTCTTATTTACACCACATTTACACCACTTGCAAAACGAGACTTAGTATGACAAATAAAAACACTTAGACGAGAATGTTCTACGCCGCAGGAACACACTCGTCTTTTTTATTTATGGACAAACTTGTTGTTTTGCTGTATTATTAGAATAAGATGATTCCAGTCATACAGGAGTACAACAAGAAAGAAGGACACAGATGATCCGTTCTGAATTTGAGGAAAGACTAGGCCAAATATTCTCGATTGGCGAAGACGATGAAGAGTATAAGCAAATGACAAAATGCCTTGGCGATATGGGGCTTAAAAAGTCCTTCACTGTTAAAGACGGCGCATACCATTTTTACTGGGAACAAAACGATAACAATGTCGGCTTTGCAGTCAAGACACCGGATTGTGCGCCAGATGAGGAAATCGACAAAAACTACTTTGAAAAATTTCTTGCTGTTCTCACAAATGCGCATGAACAGGCAAAAACCGTTGATTTTCAAGCGTCTCTATCTGACCTTGTCCCTGAAAACGTAGACGACGAGGATGATGACGACGATGAAGACGATTTGCCGGAATTAGACTTCGAGGACGAGGACGCTGAATACGACGAGGACTACATCGGCGACGAGGAGATGGAATTCGATGATGACGAAGAATGCAACGAAATCAAAAAGATTATCGCCGAAAGCAGCAAAGACAGGTTCGACGAAATCTCAGACCGTCTAAAATCAATTTTCAGTGTGCCAGCTGTCAAGTGCAATTTCTTCGTGTATATGACAATCTACATGGATCTTGCAACTATGGAATACTTGCTGAAAAGGGATTGTTTGCATATTAAATAATCTGCTAAAAAATAGGGATAGCCTCTCATCAAGGTCATCCCTATTATTTTTGCGTTTTCTTTCAGTAGCATTTCCGTCGCCTATTCGGCTTGTGGTATCCGCATAACCCATGGTCTAGCTCCACAATCGGCTGACACCGAACCAGCCCACTGCTTCAACGCCTTGCAGTTTTGGTAGGATCTGCAACCTCTATCATCTATTGAACAGATACTCTTGAATATCATTGAACGCACTTTGCATCTGCTCGACATTATTGCCGTTCAGCGCATGGCCCAGCAAAGCAAAGTTTGCCCGCAGCAGCATATTCATACTGTTCTCCTGTGCATCAAGCCGTGCTTTGTCTCGCTTGAACAGATCCATGTACTGACTATCCTTACTTGCAAGCAAATCTTTAACAGCATCGACTTCACCAGACATCTTTGTGATTTTCTCTTCCATGGCCTCAATCTTTACATCTTGCTCATGGTTCGGTTTCTTCAGAAAAGTGTTGAACTTCACTAGCACAGCGATGGCAGCGCCGATACCGGCAATCGCGCCGCACACGCTCAGAATCCATGTGACAGCGTCGGCCAGTGTAAAAGCAAATTCAGGATTCGGCATTACTGCTCACCTGCCCCTCGTGAGCAGAATCGGCTTCGCCTCGTTTCATCGCATCATAAGCCGCCTGGGCAATACTGCGTGCCTGCTCCTCTGTAATTTTAAGTCCAGCCTGTTTGGCAAGCTCCATAATAAACTCAGCGGCCTTTTTGTTCTTTTCCTCACCAGTCATGTCGTCCATGTACTGCTTAATATAGCGGCACGCAGCCTCTCCCCATTTCATCAGCAAAGGATAAGACTCCAGCATAGTAAGCGCACTATTGATAACGTCAGCAGCTTGAGGAAAAACATACTTGCCAAGCAGAAAAAAGCAAACACTGGCAAGTCCTATGACAATATAGAAAATCCCCTGTTCCATACCTTACTCCTCCATATCATTCGGATGCATGACGCCATCGGTATCGTCTCCCAGCTGCGGCTCCTCCAGTTTGGCATTTTCAGCGCTGGACTTATGCTCCTGTACCTTGATCCAGGCGTTGCACAGGTTTTCAGCGCTTAACGCCGCAAACAGTCCCGCGTTAAAGCTGTAGTCCGGCAGCTGACCGATACTGAAGCACAGTACCATATACACAACCGCGTACACAATCGTTGCACCCATCGTAAACACAATAACCTTTTTCGAGAAACGCATGGCGTTAAAATTCTCTCCCATACCAATCACCGCCTATCAAGTATGGCTGGCGACCGCAGCAGGGCCAACATAGCCATAAGGGGTCTTATACCAGCCATTGACAATATCACTGTAACCAATCGTCACAACCTTACCAGTCTTAGCATCTGGGCTTGCAATTACGCCGACGCTTGCATATTCAGTGCCGGGGCCTTTGCGCACGTTCCAGCGTCCAGCCTTGAACACGATTGCCTTCTGGGCGGGCTTTGACGTAGAGACTCCAGCGGTTTCACCAACATAAGCCTTATAGCACCAGTTCATGTCGCAATCTCCGGCGATGCCAGCAACAGCACCCTTACTGCTATACTGCCACATCTGACATTTGCCCTTTTGGTTGACTCCGTTACGGTAATCGGCCAGCCACAGGTCATAAGCCGCCAATTTTGTCATGTCAAGATAAGCCGCCTTGTAATTCGTGTAAGTGTACAGCATCGGCTTATACCCACGCTGATCGATAATATCCAGACCGCGCTTCACCAGTGCAGTAAGCTTGTTCTTGCCGATAGAAGCAGTATTTTTGTCCTCAATGTCCAGCGCTACGGGGTACTGGAGCGTCTTGCCGTCCAGAGCTTTGAACAACATCTCAAACTCCTTGTTCTGCGTAGCTTCGTCCTGTGCATAGGTAAAGAAATAGACGCCCACGGGAATACCATTCTCGCGTGCGCCCTTATAATTCTGTTCAAATGTCGGATCGATATAGATACCGTTTTTATTAGTGGATACAGCTCGCAGCATGGCAAACTTTACACCGGCGGCCGCTACTTTGCGCCAGTTGATATTGCCCTGATACCTCGATACATCAATTCCCCATAACTCAACGGCTGCAGAATCTGCAGGTTGCTTGTTTGCGCTTGCTGGCTTATTGCTCTCCCCTACACTTTTATCTACACTGTGTTCACCAGTGCGGAATGTAAATACCGATGCGTTGGCCTTGGTGAAATTATTATCCAACCATACCAGCGGGTTCGTGCGCTTGTTCTTCCAGCGTACCTCGAAATGCAGATGAGCACCAAAGCTATTGCCGGTATTGCCGCTGTAGCCAATCACCTCACCGGTCTTTACGACCTGCCCCTGCTTCACATTGATAGAATTCAGATGCGCATACAGCGTGTGCAGTGTACCACCGTTCCAATTCGCGTGGCGGATTTTAACCATGTTGCCGTAGCTGTTCGTATCACCCTGCGTGCGTTTGCCGTTCCAGTGGTACACAATTTCTACAGTACCCTCTTCCGCCGCCATAACCGGTGTCCCCACGATAGCTCTCATGTCAATAGCCTGATGCAAACTGCCATCATTGTAGTACCACCCCTGCGTCAAAATATGCTGGCTCAAAGGCCAGCCAAGACATACCTCTCCATTCTTCAACCTCATAAAATTCCTCCCTTATTTAAAATAAAAACCGGCAGAGACCTCTCGGATCCCTGCCGCGTCATATCGCTATTACCAAAGTTTGACAAAAAAGCCGAATTCGTAAGAACCTGTTTGCAAGGAATCCATCGGCCATCCACCAAATGTGCCATTCTGATCATAGATACGTCCAGCCTGACAATATCCATCTTCGCTTTCAAAATGAACCACTGGAAAATATCCAGGGTCTCCCATAATACCCTGATGATAAAATGGCACACAATCAGCTAATATTTTATAGTTGCTTGTTTCAGTAAGCGATTTGGCCTTTGCAACCATTGGTTCAAGATTCAACCACTGAAATTGTCCATTACGGTAAACCGGTCCAATCTGATTCCCGGCAACATCAACATGCGCCAGATAAGAACCGTCCGTGTATTTTGCCAAAATAACAGTGGCAAATTTGCCAATATTATATATCGAATATCCTAACGAACTGGAAAAGCTATAGCCATACGCCAGCACATCCTCATTGATGCACGCCCCACCCATCAAATTCAGTGCCATATCACTTCACCTCAATACCAAGTGCCGACTTGATCGCCTCCAGGTCATCCACCGTCAATGCCGGATAATCAGCCGCAATGTCCTCGAAGTTCTCGCCAGCTGCAAGGCGAATCCTAAAAGCGCGGGTCATAATACGCAGCTTCAAAGCATTCAAAGTTTTCATAGGTTACCTCTCTCCGCCGATCAGATCGGCCATCATCAAAATAATATCATCGTTTGCGGATTCCAGCGCATCTGCGCGTTTTTCTACGGAATCAAGGCGCTGTTCCGTTGTCGGCTTGTTTGCCTCTTCCTGTTTCTTGGCAATTTCCGCCAATTCTTCCTCAGTGTACAGCACATATTTCTGCACGGGTTCATACTCGTCCCAGGCATCGTGTGCAGGCTCATCCGTCACAGCAAGGCGCAGTCCATCCGGGCACGCCTCTGTAATCGTGCTCTGCATGACCTCATAATGCCAGACTTCCTCCGTAGCATCATGATGCGCCACAAATTTCTGTGCATCTACCAGCTTGCCCTTCGTGAGGTCTGGATTGGTCAACTTATTTTCCAATGCTTCATCGTAGATTTTCATTCCATCACCTCACTCAGGTAGTCCACTGCCGCGCATAGAAGTACAGCATCAAGTCACAAACCGGACGCCGCTTAACGGTAAAGGACAGCTTGTTGGTTTCACACACATAAATCTGTCCCTGATTGATCATAGACAACTCACCGGACAGGATAATGTTATCGCTCAATGAGCTTGTCCGCTCCATCATGGCCGGTCCAAGGCTCATGCCAGTCGTAAGGTTGGGCGTGCCAGCCGTGCTGCCAGTAAGAGCCGTCCCGGACGAATCCGACCACGGAACAATCACATTCCAGTTTGATTTGTCGCTAGACTCGTTCCATGTATCACGTGAGATTTTAAACGAGTACAGGTATTGCAGCCGTTTTGTAATGGCGGAATTCGCCACTGGGTTTGCACTGACCTGCGAGAGCGCGTTATCCACAACTGTTTTGTTCGCCCCGGTTGCAATACCGTCCAGTTTGCTCTTATCGCTGTAACTCATCAGACCACTAGAACTAGTCGTGGCTAATCCATAGGTAGTATCCTGTGTCGGCGGCGTATACCCAAGTGCATTCGTCACATTGGTCTTTGTTAGGCTGATCGTGCCATAACTGTTCGATATATTGCTGCCAACCTTCACAAGGCCAAGCGTCGAAGAAGTTGCCGCCGAGTATGTAGTATCCTGTGCAGGAATACCAAGTCCGGTAATGTCCGCCTTAGACACAGCAGTAGTCGCGCTCACATGGCCCGTCCCATCCACAGTCACCTTATAAAAGCCGTTACTCTTGGATGTGTACCCAGGGTGGCTGTACTTGTTTGCCCCAGCAGCAATGCCGTCCAATTTGATCTTGTCGGTGGCACTCATATAACCATGCTCACTTTGTGTAGCGTCGTTAATTTCCACAGCGGGCGTCACGTACAAGATGTCATCATCCAGTTTTCCGGCTTTTTTCAAGGCATCATACTCAGCCTGTGTAACAGACTTAATTAGTTTCTTTTCAGGCGTAAGATACAGCGCATTTTCATCAATCTCGCCGTTACCCATTGCTTCAATATACTGCGCTTCGGTCAGTACGTTAATCTGAAAATTGCTAACATTCGTAGCGGTTTTTGCCATATCTCATCACCCCTTTACATAGTTAGTATTAGTGCTAAACAGGTTTGCAATATCACTCTGTTCTACCCAAATACCGTTTACTTTTTTGTAAACCTTAGATACATTGACCCAGCTGCCATTTACCTTAGTGCTCAGCACAGGGCCAGAAGATCCGCCGCCAGTGTAGTTCACAGTCAGATCAGCGCCGTAAAAACGCAAAGTCTGGCTGTTGCTTGCGGATATCGGACCGCGTGTACAAGTAATCAGCAAAATAAGCTCGTTCAGGCTCTCACGATCCCACCAGCCGGTATCGTTAAAAGTCTGAGCCACTGGGTCTGTTCCCAACTCAATTTCGCCGCTCAACCCAGACGTTCCGCAATACAACTGCGCAACACCGCTCAAAATATACGGTGACGCATTCGAAATTCTGGCCTTCATCGTACAAGAAATAGAATTGATTTTGGCGTTGGTCGGAATCTTTGACATATCGAATTTGACTGCCAGCTTAGAAACCGCACCACCACCTGTGTTCAGGTTCAGCACCGCAAAGGTGTCACTGCTTGAACTGGTAAGGCCATTTGAAAGCGGATAAGACGCATCTACCGAAATATACGATGAGAGTTGACCATCATATCCTGTAGGAACCAATGTTACACTTGCCATACATTAGCCCCCAATCTGTAAATACAAATCGCCATTACTGCCGGTCGAAGAACTTGGCACGGAACTACCGGTGTAATACCTCTGGATCACCACAGAACCAGGCACACCGAAAATCGTCTTGCCGCTGATAATGTTTCCGCTCACAAGATTGGCATCACCACTAACCGTGACCTGCTTCAATCCGTCATAGCCGCTGTCAGGCTTTACGGTCTGGCTTGAAGCTCTTGGTGTAACAGTCTTATTCTGCAGGTTTGGCGAGGATGCCGCCACCACCGTGCCGGTTACCCCAAAAATAGAAACACCTGAGCGGATGTTCCCTGCGACCAGGTTACTATCTCCCTTGATCGTCTGGGCACCACTCAGGTACTGATTCGCTCCAATCGTCTGGTTACTCGTGCCAGGCGTATATGTGGCGGCAGCTTTCTTTGTTATACCGCTGCCCACATAAGTTTTTGAAATCGCATTTACAGTTACACTTTTCAGTCCAACATAACCTTCGTCAGGTGATACTACCTGCTGGCTTTCATTCGGCGTCACCGTCTTTGCTTGCGTTTTGATGGTAGTACCATCAGCTGCGCCAAAAATGCTGACTTTCTGGCCTCCCAAATAAATAGGCATTAAATCACCACCTCACAATAGTAATACTGGTCTGTCCCGCTGTCGGAGCAGCCCATGTTCCATCACTTTTTAAGAATAATGTCGTAGCACCAGATACAGGAGCAGGCACGAGTCCCGGCTTTCCACCAGCATCGGCAGTAGCACCAACAAAGTTCGTATAGGTCGTATCCTTATCCGCACCCCAGGTAGCCGTACCGTCTTCTTTCCACCGTAAAATCTGCCCAGCTGCACCGCCTGCGGGAATATGCTTGTACCCACTGTTTGTCGGATGCACATATTTGTTGGCCTCTGCTGTAATACCATCCAACTTCGTTTTATCCGCCGCCGTCATCAGACCGGCAGTATCTTTTGTTGCGTTGGCATAGGTTGTGTTCGGAGGTTCGGTCCAAGTGCCATCAGCCCTCAAATATTTCGTACTCTGGCTACCGGCGGCAGGTGGCGGCACAAGGCCAGAACCACCAGCAGCCGAACTGCTGGCACCTTTAAAAATCGAATAAGTGGTATTATTATCCACACCCCAAGTTGCCGTACCATCAGCACTCCAGCGCAGGATCTGTCCAGCAGAACCTCCTGCCGGAATGTGCTTGTTACCAGCGCTTGTCGGGTGACTGTAGTTATTTGCGTTCGATGCGATACCGTCCAATTTAGCCTTATCAGCAGCCGTCATCAATCCATTGCTCGACGCCGTCGCCACACTATAGGTCGTATCCGTAAACTTCGCCCCTGCGGGAACATCCGAGTTGACGGAGTGCCCGTTTACAGTGGTAGAGTTACCACCATTCGCTGGCATACTTTTAGGAAAATCCGTAATCTGGCTCTTGGTGTGCGTATGACTCTTCGGTGCAAACCTTTCCGTCAGCTTACCAACAAAATATTCCAGCCCCTTATCATCCAATAAAGCCATATCCCTACCTCCTTAAAGGTCAAGATCAGCTTGCAAGGATGGTATCAATCTGGGTGTTGGTAATGGTCTCAATGACCGTCTTTGTATCACCAATCTTCTCCAAAGCGCCGCTGATCAGCATATATTCGTCGTACAGGTTACTTCCATCGGGCGTAGCCTTCTTAATCATATAAATTACATTGTCCTTGGCATCTTTTACAGCAGGCAGTGTCTCCACGATGCTCTTACTGATATGTCCTGCCGCAGAGATCTGCTGACCGACATAGGTCATGGTGGCATAGGTACTCGCCGAACCAAAGCCGTCTAGCTTCTTTTTGTCTGCTGCACTCATCAGACCGTTTGCACTCTGCGTAACTGCACCGTAGGTCGTATCCTGCGCGGGGATGCCCAGCCCGGTAATGTCCGCCTTCGCCACAGCAGTAGCCGCCGAAACGTGACCGCTGGCATCAACCGTGACCTTATACAGTCCGGCACTCTTGGCTGTGTAGCTCGGGTGAACATACTTGTTGGCCCCTGCCGCAATCCCGTCCAATTTCGTCTTATCAGCCGCGGTCATCAGACCGTGCGCAGACTGCGTGGCATCGCCGTAGGTTGTATTCGTGGGCGTGCCCCAAGTGCCGTCGCCCTTCAGGTACTGACCTGCATTGGCAGTTTTCGGCGCAGGGACAAGACCATTGCCGCCATCGGCAGAAGTAGTCGCACCCTTAAAAACACCGTATGTCGTGTCCTTATCATCAACCCACTGTGCTGTACCGTCACTTGCCCAGCCAAGGATCTTGCCAGCAGCACCGCCAGCAGGGATATGCTTGTTACCACTGGTCGTCGGGTGACTATAATTGCTTAGACCCGCCAGCTTGTTCTTCTCGGCAGTCGTATAGTCATTGCTAGAAAGCTGCTTGCCGCTCACCTTATCAACCTTGCCGCCCAGCTGGCCTTTAAACCATTGCACCAAATGCGAAAGACCATCTAAATCAAGAAAAGCCATAATTGTTTCCTCCTTGTTATAATTTCAAAATCTCGTCGATCTGTGTATTCGTAATTCTTTCCGGCTCCGGATTCATGCTTGTCCATGTTCCGTTTTCATATGCCCACATCTCGCCAGACCGCAGGGCGTAGATTTTCCCACTGATCGGTGCAAGCGGCAGCTCCGCCACGATCTCGATGTCGCGCCCAGTCTGCACACGAGTTTTACCAAAGTCGCGGTACATATTGCCCGTGTCCTTACAGATAATCAGCTGCCCATCCACAATAGGAGTGGAGTCCAGCTGACTCTGTGTGATCTCCCGTAATGATAGCTTCGCCATATTCCATCTCCTATCATACTGTCATCAAAAAATAAAGCCGCCCCACCATAACGGCAGGGCGACCCTATCACTTATTCTTTGGCCTATCCCAAATAAAACTCAAGCCTTGGCGGTAATAGTCTGCCAGGTCAGCTGACCCTCAACAGCCTTGACGCGGGTATCTATGGCGGTGTTCAGACCGGCAGCATACTCCTTGGCGGAACCCAACGCAGCGTCAGCCTTCTTCTGGGCATCGGTAGCGGCAGCAGAAATAGCCTCACTCTTAGCGGTAGCGACATTCTCAGTCGTAGCCTTGGCATTCCATGCGGTGCGCTCCTCAGCGGTAATGTGGGCAACCTTGTCGCCGGAGTGGCCGCTCAGCGCATCATTGACAGCCTTGATTTTCTCATCGGTCTGGGCCTTGGTGTAAGCGTCCGGGTTGGCAACATACAGACCGTCTTCCTTGATCTCGATGTTGTTGTTCTCGGCAGCAGAGACCTTCACATCGACCGAGATGACATTCTGGTCAGAGACAGTAACAGAGGCAGTCTTGGAAGCACCGCCTGTGTAGACATCCACCAGAGCAGCAGCGGGAATCTTGACAACCTCGCCGGTGCTGATGGTCAGCTCGATCTCCTTAGTCACAGCATTGTAAGCGCCGCTCTTGACAACCATATCCTTGCCCAGATTGATGGTCAGTTCATCGCCGCCAAACACAGGCATCTTGATGGTGCGGGTCTCGGCATCATAGGTGGGCGTATGGACAACACCAGTCAGCGTGGTGGTAACAGGGGCATCGCCCTTGGCAACACTCAACACACCAGCATTATAGGTGACATCGGTAACAAACACACCCTTGCCGCCGACAACCTCAGCCACCTTGTCACTGACATAATCAGCAACAGCCTTGGTGCTGGGGATGTTGTCATCGGTTGCGCCGGAAGCAGGGATCGCAGTAACGACCTCTTTGGTCACCTGAATAAAGTCACTGCCATTGAAGGCATGGACAGTCATCTGCGGGGTCTTGACATAAAAAACGCCCTGCTCACCATTCTCAGCGGATGGCAGATTTTCAACGATACGAACGCTCTTGGTGTACTCAACAGGACCCTTGAACAGCTGATGCGTATCAGAAGTAAAATACAGAGTACCGGCGTCCTTGACCTCCAGAGCCTTGTAGTCAGCGTACTTACCAAAACTAAAATTCACGTTTGCCATAATTTTTCTCCTTTACATAGTGTAGAAATCTCTCTTTGCTATTTGCTTAGAACTCCTGCCACACAAAGCCAGCGTTGGCCGTGACAGTCGGCTCTACAACAAAGCTGCTGTCACCACTAGCCTGAACAGTGTACGGCTGGTATTTACCGTTGTCGTCACGGATCATGACGAACTGGCCTGCATAGGTGTCGCTGTTTTTATTCAGCGCTGTAATGGCCTCGCCGGGGCTGTTGAACAGCAGCGTGCGGGGTCGAAGTGCCTGCTGGGTCTTGTCATCCTTAATGTAGATGATCTCCGAGGTATCCTTGGTCACAACAAGGTCGCGTCCATCCAGCTTTCCGTTTTCAATCGCAGTCGCAATGTCGCTGGCATTACCGTAACCAAGCTTGGAGTATTTGTTTGCCATCTCAATCTCTCCTTTCTTTGCGTATTACATAGAAAAGCCGGATGGCTGAATTTAAAATTCAACCACCCGGATAGTCCCATCTTCAAGGTCAACATCGCTGGAAGTAATCTGCACGGTATTGCCGATTGGGTTTTTGCCCGCCTTCAGCTGCAAGCGGCCTTCGTTATAAATCAGGCCGTCCGCCTTCGTGTCCGCAATCGCCGCGTTCGCATCAGCCAACTGGTTGGTCAAAGACTGCAGCGCAATGATACGGCCGTCCAGCGCACTCAGGGCACTGTCAGGCACAATGTCGCTCCAGGCACTGATTGGCAGCACTCTCAGCGTACCCACAGAGGTTTTGCGCACATGCTGTATCCCTGTGCCGTCTGCCAGCATCTCCAGCTTTGCAAAGCTCAACTGCAGCTGTACCTCGCCCGCCTCGCGTGTAAGATTCGTATCCAGCGGCAGTTTGTACTCCAGCATGTCCTTATACTTGTCCTCAGACAGCGATAAAATCTCGCTTTTGTATTCGCGGCTTACAGGCAGAATATACTCCATCAGGCATTCATACTCCGCCATATTCTCTTCCTTATAAATAGGCTCAACCAAAAAGTGCAGACTGTCTACCAGCTTACTGCGCTGCATAATGCGCTCCTGTACGCTGGTAACCAGCTCATTGTCCTCGCCAAGCAAAATCGTGTACATGGCTTACACTCCTTTCTTAATAAACTCGGCTTCCTCAGCCGTGATTTTCTTTGCCGCCAAAAGCGCGTCCACCTTTGCATCTGTAACTTCCTTCGCCTTATACAACCGTGCAAGGCTCTGGGCAAAAGTGCTAACCATAACAACATCCGCCATTACAGCACGCCCCCTTTCAGCAGCTCCAAAGTGTAAGCATCAATGATTTCCTCGGCAGTTTTACCGTTCAGCATTTTCAGCTTTTGATACTCATAGGTATCAATCGGTATCAGTTGTACGGTGTCGTACCCATCCACCGGGAACTTGTACAGCTCCTCACTGTGCCAGACCTCATCACCGTCACTAGAAAGAAAACCCTGCGCCTCATCTTCAGGGCACAGGGTCAGAATATTGTGTTTGGGTTGATATTTCACATAGACCAGGTGGTCGAGCACATCGATCACGCGGTCATTGTACATGACTTTATAATACATACTCGAACCTCCTTTAAATGCTGAACATCAACAGGATGTCGTTTGTGTCCGTGGGGTAGAAATACCCATAGATTTCACCGGATGTATTCACCGCATTGTAATAAGCGTTGTAATCCTTATTCGGGCTTCGCGTCCAGTACGCAACCACTTCACCGTCCGGGTTTGTACGCTTACGACTCGTATTGGTCGTGATGAAATCGATTGCCGTGCCCTCGTACACATACGGCTCGGAACTCATGTTTGCATCCAACTCAATCGCGCTCGGGATAAAGATGTAGCAGTCCGCCGTAGAAATATCGGTTTTGGCATTGCCAACGTTGCCGGGGATCTTCACCTTCTTAACAAGCTGACGCCAACCAATCGGCAGCGCCTTATAGACGCGGCCATTCAGATAGGTATTCAGTGTCGTAGGCTTCGCCCAACCACCGGCATTGTTATTTGCATTGTCCATGGACATCGTCTTACCAAGCGTCTTTTCCGCCAGCAGGCTCAAAGAGCTGCGCTTGCCAGTGCCATCGCTCAGGTAGTAACGGTTAAAGCAGGCATTAAAGGTCAGCTCACTATGCACCCAGTTTACAAGTTCCTTGCAGGTAGCAACACCAAGGTCAGCATACCAGAGTTTCGCCCAGTACACAGTACCGATGCCATAGCTTTCATACGCACCGTCAGCAGCCTTCGCGCAGCCAAACACCAACTCGGCATTTGTCTTTGTAGTGCGGGTACGGCTAAGCTCCGTGTATTTGCTGGTATCAGCACCCATATTGGAGGTGTATACATGCAGCCCATTCTCGCCCTTGATATGGCGTAGGACAATGATTTCGCGTGCGCCCGGCATGGCAGCGTCAGTAGACTCAGTACCCCAAGCCAGCTTACAGCCGCTATTCTTCCAAAGGCGGAAACCATTCATGCCGTCACCGTCATAGCACTGCATCAGCACGCCGTTGTTCGCAGTCGTGCTCATCATGCGGAAGTCAACCGCAAGCGTAAAGCTCCGATCCTCGCTCAGCAGATTCACGCCAGTGTCTACATGATTCTTGCCGGTAAACTCAGTCGGCTGTGCAATCAGAACCTTTTCCGTAATATCATCAAAACTAAAGTCCGCACCCATCGTAATGGTCACAGGGTCTTTGCTCGTAACAACGGTGTTCTCTGCGCCAACCTTCGTCATCGCATAGATCTCAACAGGCCGCAGCGAACCAAACTCCTTGCCGTCAAAATACCCGCTAACATACTCGCAGCTGTCGTACACGGCGTTGATGTCCTTATCGCCGGTGACATAGCCGCCCTTATCCCATCCGCTGAACAGATAGTATTTGTAGGCAGTTTCCTCGCCGGTATAAACAGGCATGTCACCCTCATACAGAACGGTCGAGCCATACGGAGCCGTAACAGACTTCAATACAGCACCACGGTTCAGATACCGCACCGTGTACTTGCGCACACTCTCGGTGTACAGCGCTGTAACCGTTTGGTTGCCGAAGACAGTCGTAAACTCGGTATCCCAGCCCTTAAAGGTAAAGTCAGTGCTCACGGTACTCTCCGCGGTCGGCGTGGGAATCGGGTTTTCCTTTCTCGTAATGGGATCAACCGCCTTACCACCCTTGTCAATGTACTGCACATCCAGAATGGTTCCGTCCTTATTCACAAAGGTCCATGAAAACTGCTCGATCAGCGTATTGTAGCTCACCTTCAAATCAGGCCACTGGGCATTGTAGCGCTCCAACTCCTTCTGACGGATCGTAGGCAGGTGTACCTTACCAGCCAACACAGAATGGTCGGTATTATAACCGTTCTCATCCGTACCCGTCATCGCATACAGTTTTTCAAGCAGCTTCGTATCGGTCATCTGCCAATCCAGACCAATCAGGCGCACACGGCTCAGATTCGTACACTTTGCCAGCATGTCCTTCAGGTCAATGGTGGCGCAATTCTCCACGACCAATGCCGTAATGTTCGTATAGTCGCCGATTTTCAGGTCAGTCAGGTGGTTCAGGTTGCGTGCCGTCAGGCTGCTGATTGCAGGCAGCTCCGCCGTTTCAATCTTGCCGCCGTTCGCAAAAGCAACACCGGTAATACCGCTGCCGCCAGCCTTAAACAGTGTCAGGTTCGTACAGCCTGTCAGGTCAATAGACTTCTTCAGATTCGGAACATTCTGCAGGTTCAAGTGCTCCAGCAGTGTATTGTTGCCGACAGCAAAGTCCGTCATGTTCGTATTCTTATAGCCTTCCACGCCGGAACCGATTTGCAGGTCAGTCAGCTTAACGCCGTGACTGAAATCGACATAGCCGGGGTAGAATCCGGAAATATCACCGATACTGCGAATCAGGCTTGCGTTGTAAACATAAACCTCGGTATCATTCATGGCCGCAATCGGGCAGTGAACCTCATAGGTTTGTCCGCGCTTGCCGCGCATCTTTACAGGGTTTGAACCGTACAGCACAGACACATAGGTATCTGCATACGGCACGATATGGAATGTGCCGTCCGGCTTCACACCAGTCCAGTTCACAGGCGTATAACCGCGAATCGTCATATCATCGCTGGTCGCAGCACTGCCGCTGTACTTGGAGGCCATATACTTTTCCTGATACTTCTGGAACTGACGGCGCTGATGGCGCTTATTGCCGTGCATCATGGGCAGATAGCTGGTCGTTCCATTTTCCTCGTAAGTACGGAAATATTTGCGCCGCATATCCATGACCCACAGGCGCTCCGGCTTTACATTCTGATAGTCCTCGAATTTCTTCAGGATACGGGATGCACTCCATGCCAGTGCGTTTTCACGGTCACGGAACATAGCCGCCAGCTTGTCAGGGAACAGGGCGCGGATCTTGCACCACAGCTTGGAATCGCTTGCGTTAAACACACTCTTGGTGCCAACGGTATCCGTATCCTCATAGCCATAGCTCAGGGTCAGTCCGCCCTCATTGTCGTTGCCCTGCGCGGTATCGTTGTCGTAGTCAAAGCAGAAATCCCAATGGATAAGGTCGCTCGTGTGCGGGAACACATTTTTCGCACGGTTATCGACCATGGTGTGGCGCTCTGTAAATAGGTAATGATACAGCGCAGAGTCCATGACAAAATAATCCTCAAAGTGCGCCTTAAACTCCTCGTCACTCGCATTCACGACCCAGTTCTGTACACGGATCCACGCATCCTTTGCAGCCTGCACTTCCTCTTCGGTACAAGCCTTATTGATGTACCGGAACTCAAAGCTGTTGTCGCCGTCCCAAGTCTCCTGCGAGAAATCGCCGCTCAGGAATCGAGTCTGCTCATCGGTGTTGTTATCGATCTCAACGATAACCTCTTTGTGGTTATCAGGGGCCATGCCCATCGTATTGTTGTTTTTCTTGGAGTTGCCAATATCACCGCATGCATAGAAATGCCACTTGCCGTCATGGAACACTGTGCTGTTCTCAATATCCGTCTCTTGTACAAAGACAACACACGGATAGAAAGCCATCGTGTCGCGCACCTTCGGATTATCCTTGCGTGCCTTGCGAATGTACGGGTTAAACTCATTGAAATCGTCTGCCAGCAGCGCGTTATTCGCGTTTTCTGACGATGCAACGTTGACTTTGATATTAAAGTAATTCTCTGCCACACTATTTTCCGTCAGCGCATACACAGAGCCGATGCTCTCATCGCCAAAGGTAAAGCCGCCCTTGCAGTTGATGTCGATGTTACGCGCAGATTCGCCATAGTGGTCAGAGCTTGTGCCCTGTCCCTTATGGGAGCCATTGGCTGTCCAGTTGTCCTCAACGGCACGTCCGTTCTTGTAAATCTGCTGGATGACAGTGTTTGCAACTTCGTTTTTCTTGCCGGTTGTAAAGGTCGGCGCACTGATCTTGATAACACGCAGGTCGGGGCAGCGCTCCGCCAGAATATCAGGATTCAGCTCACCGCTTGCATCCGTGATGTTGTTGCGGTTATACCGCTCGATCATTTCGTCAGCGTTCTTGGCATCCGCAATAAAGTTGTCCAGAATCTCGTCATCAGACAGGTTCATGGAATAGGTCTTCATGCGGTAAACAAGAACATCGCAGTCGTCAGAACCGATAGTAATGCCAACCGGGCTTGCCTGTGTAAAGTTGTCGCTACCGTCATACAGCTCCACCTTGCAGGGGATGCCGTCCAGCCACAGCACCATTTCTCTGTACTGGCTGTCTGGCAAAATGTTGAACTCAAACTCCATGAAGTCATCTTCACAGGTCGGCAGTTCCATCGTATTCTGCGCACTGGTCAGCGTGATTTTCTGCGCCTGAACACTCAGACCCACACCGCCCTGTACACAGGTCAGCACAGTCGCGTCATAGTCGCGCACATTCGCCGTGTTAAAAACGAGTTTGAAGTTCTTGCCCAGTTTCTTGGCATCATCGGCAAACAGCTTATAATTGATCGTAGCACGTGTACCCGCCTTCACGCAGAAATAGGTATCGCCGTCCTTATCAAGCTGATAGCCGCCATTGACCCAGTCAAAGTTGTCGCTCACGCTCATGCCCGTCTGGCCATCTGTCCACAGTCGGTCAGTACCGGCATTGGTCTTGCCGCTCGGGTTAAAGTCAAACATAAGGTTCGTCTTAACCGGCTCGATCACAACGCCAAGGTCAACTACGTTCACGCTGATCGTCTTTACGGTCTCACCGCAAGTGATTGTCAGCGTATGCTTGCCCTTGCTTGCGCTCTTAAAGCTCCAGGTCTGCTTTGTGCGCCCAACAGTCAGGGTAGACTCAGTCACGCCATCCACAGCCAACTTTACAGTGCTCGTGCTGGACGCAGGATCGTATACAGCGTACTCAATGGACACCTTGTTGTACTGTTTCGTCTCGTAATCCCTCACAACACAACTGATAATGGGTGTGGTCTCGCCCTCGGTCACCCACATAATGTCCTTCTTGATGACATTGGACTTAACGGTCTTGCCATTGATCTCTGCCGTCATGCTGATTTCCAACAGGTGGCTGCCGTGCTTCTGCACCGGGATTGTATAGGTCATCTGTCGGCCGGTCACACTGGTAGTCGTGCCGCCAATCGACTTACCGTCCAGCGCAAAATCGATCTTCTTCTCAACGCTGCCATACGGAGTATAACGCACCGTGACCTCGCCGCTGTAGAAAAGGCTGTCATCAAAGGTGGATTCCAGATAGAAATCAACTACATTGGCACTCCACTTCTTGGATCCTGTCGTGTCCATGCTGTCCACAACCGTCAAGCGGATCTGGTTCTCACCGCTGTGCAGATACTTCGTGATGTCAAAGCTGTTTTCGCCCTGCATAATGGTCTGGGTAGCGACTTTTGTATTGCCGACATACCATGTGCCGGTTGCATTACCGGTATCATCGCCTGCACTGTCCACACTCGTGAACCGGAACTTGACCACAACAGGGTCACCGGCAACAGCCGTAATTGCAGACTCGCCGATACGCTCAATCGTAATCGTGCTGCCCGCAGCGGGGCCACCGCCGCCACCGCCGACAATCGTCACCTGTGTCTTCGGCGTGCCGTCCTCCATAAGGGTCAGCTTGCTGTCCTCGTAGGTAATGTCATACTCGTGCCCGGCATTCTTGCCAATGTCATCCAGCTTGCCCTGAATTTGACCAACAGCAGTATTCAGGCTGTCCACCGTGCCCTGCATATCGGCTACATTATTCTTCGCCTGCGTAACATCATTGCGAATACCGTCAATAACAGAGGCATCCGCCTTTTTCGCCAGCAGCGCGTCAGTCGCTTCCTTATTATAATAGGAAGTTTTCAGCGTCTCCGGCAGATTGCCAACGCTGTCCTGCAGGTTCTTTACCACAGCATCATTGCTGGTCTTATAGGCGGCAAGGTCATCACGCACAGGCTTCACTGCAGTCTCGATTTTAGCGTCCACCGTCTTGCCGTAAGCAGTCGTCCACTCTGCGGACGGATCGCTATTGAGAGTAATTTTCTTGATTTCAGCCTCACCATTTTTAAAAGTCAGGCTGTTGGCATCGCTGTCATAGTCAACACCAAAGTTCGCCAGTCCGTCCATGCCGTTGACCTTGTCGGACAGCGCATTCAGCTCGGTTTTCTTGGCATAGTTTGCATCCAAATCACTCTGAATTTCTTTCTTGATACCGGACGCAGCAGCAGAAATTTTATTGTCAACATCGGCTACGGCTTGCTGTGCCCGCTGAGCACTCTGCGCCGCTGCATTGGCCTGGGCCGCAGCACTGGCAACCTTTTCGTCCATCAACGACACAAAGCTCTGATACCAATCACCGCTTGGCTCGATCATACCGTTGCCGGTCAGCGCCTTCAAAATATTCAGTTTTCCGTTCGGACGACTTTTCCACACATAGCTCTGTCCTTTTTCGTTGGAGCCTGTGGCCGTGATCTCAAAATCAACTTCGCCGTCCACCGATGTGACATTCTCGTCGATCAACCAGCCAAACCGAATTGTATCGCTGTTATAGGTCACATTGACAGGGGTCGCGTAGTTCTCATCCCCGTCCTTATTCACAAAATGCACCTGCAGCATCATGTCCAGCAGGTCTACACCATCGTAGTAGCGCGGCATCTGGAACGGAATGAACTGACTGTTCTTCTCTTGCGTAATATTGATCTGGCTTTCATCCAGCTTGATGTTTTTCAGCTCGTCAATGCTGGAATATTTGTCGTCCCTGTAGCTCGAATACCAGGTATATTTCCCGCTGATGGCATAATCGTCGGAGGCAGAATCCGCCATCACAGCGAAAGCCTCATCATCATCTGCCGCCATCGACATGATCATAGGCTCGGCGCTCTGCACTGCCGTCTGTGCCATAAATTTTTTCTTCGATTCTTCAAAAGAAAGTGCCAATAGTTCCACCTCCTGTAACTTTTTAATAATAGACTAAAACAAACTGTATGCCGTAACTATCTCCGACTGAAAGCTGCGCCCCATATGTGTTTCCATTGGCCCAAGCGGACTGCGTGCTGTTTACTCCGACACCGGGGGAACCAGCTGACGCCAGGCCAACCAGTGTTCCGCCTGTAAACGTAAAGTTATTCACGCCTGGATTACAGGTCTTTACAATAGTTGTTCTTTTCAAAAGTCCGCTTACACTTCCGGCACGTACAGTACCGCCACCGGTATGGTATCCGCCCGGAACCTGAACTGTTTGCCCAGGGTCAATAGTAGATGACCACGCTCCATTGTTCGGCATTGACCCTGTTTTAATAATCTTATCCCCTGCATAAAACTTTTTCCCGCTCAGCACATTTTCTGTACCGGCATCGGCCAGCGCTAACTTGCTATTTACAAGGCCAGTTGCAGGCCCCATCAAACTGTCAGCCATACTTATCTAGCCTCCCAAAATACATCTACATCACATGTCGGTTTTTCCCAGCACTTAATTGTCACTGCCCCTTCTCCAGGCGTACACTTGCCTGCTGCAAAAAATCCAAGGGCTTCCTGCTTTGCTTCGTTTTTTGCCCTGTCATCTGTCTGTGTGGACTGCGGAATGCCAAGCATGGCTGTCGCTTTAATCGGCGCACCGCCGCCTACTGGCGTCACGTTTTGCGTCTGTATAAAATAGCCCCTTATGCTTACCCATCCGCCCATGGTAAAGATCCCCGTGTATAACTGCGGGCCAACCTTGCGCACATTACCACTGCCATCGCCGATATATAATGTACCCGCACTATCAACGGCTGGCTCTCCATATTTCAGCGTTTCCGGTACTTTTGGCGTATCTTCACAAGCGTTCATGCCGCCCTGTCTTTTCAATCTGATTCCCATAAGTTCCTCCTATCAATAAGCGCCGCCGTCAATCGTTTCCTTATCATCAATCATTTGACCAAGGTACACACCTACCTGATACTTAAAAAAGATCTGTGTGGCCAAAATCATGTCACGCAGCTTGTTAAACTTATCTGCGTCATAAACAGAAAGACGCAAATCACTGTTCTCGGTTTTCCCAAGATAGTCATTTGCGTCTGTAATATTGTTTGCATTGATGTATTCGTAGTATTTATCTGCCTTCTTTTTGGTCGTAATCGTCAAGTCCTGCATTTTGTCGATATTGTCAACCGCGTTCGGAAATACCGTATCAAGGTCTTCCAGCATCTGTTTATAGTCCATATATTATCACCCCGTAACAGTTTCTGTGGGCACTAAAACGACTGTGTTTGGGTAGTACGGGTAAAACCTCGCCATCTTCACAGTCATTGTGCCGCTGCCAAGTTCGTAATTGATTGAGCTTATCATATATTGCTGCGGCTTTTTTTCGCTTGCCAAATGTGCTGTATAGCTTACCTTCTGGTTCACATCCAGCCATGGTATCAGCAGACATTCCACACTGATACTGTCTGTCAGCCGCGCTCCAAGATACAGCTCATATTCCGCACGCTGCAAGGCAAGCTCATCTGTGTAGATTTTCTCATAGTCGCCACTGTTGCAAACCTTGATTCGCTCTCCAATCTTATCGATTGTAAACGGGCTTTCAGGGTTTACCACATAACCAATATTATCACAAGCAAACGAAGCCTTGTCCTTAGCCGCCTGCTCTGCATTTGGCAGTTCATTTACAAGCCGCGCCATGGCATGTACCTGTGTTTGACCAATAAAAATAAACTTGAATTTCTTTTCGCCCTCGCCATACTCTTGCTTATACTGCACAACATAGTATTTGCCTTTTTCCATCGTTCCGGCAGCTATACGCATGTCCTCGCCTGTATCACTCAATGCGGATCGGTATAACGGATATGGCCCATATGTTTTTTCAGACTTTGCCCCGGTGTTCGGGTCTGTCTCTGTGTTTATAATTCGCACCTGACACCCATCAGGATTGGTCTCCGATGCCAAAAAGCTGAACTTCTTGCTGCTGGTTATGCTGGCTCCTTTTACGCGCACGGTATACATGCCATTTTCATAGCTGCTGCTATCAGAATAGTAATTGCTTTTTGTAGTCTCTCCCCACACTTCAATGACATTGCGAACCTCGCTGAAGCTATTTGATAAACTCTCGCTGATCACACAGCTGTCAAAGATTGTATTGTCTAATATAACAGGTTCGCCATTGTCCATTGGCACACGCTGGCACACAAAAGTGCCCTCGTCAAAAAACATCTCATAGCTATAGTACAAATCGCGCAGTTCTTTCAGGATGTCCCATACAGTTGACCCTGTGTCCCAACTCATGTCGTAAGGTACAACGGCGTTCTGATACCCTATTCGGTAACTACTGCATTGTCCCAACTGCGTTACGGTTTTTACTATAGCATCGCGGATTTCACTGTCTTTTGGTATTTTGGTTTCACTGCCGATCAATGTTCCATTCAGTGTGCCATTTAATGTGCTGACAAGATCCAGACAACTCACCTTTAACAGCTTTGTTGTCGCGTCATAAGTAAACGAATTGTCATTAAAGCTATACACGCCCTTTGGATACCACACAGTCTCCCCAGTTCTTTGATTTAAAAATCCAATAAACACACGCACATGCTTATCTATCCACACGCGAGCTGTCTCTGCCGTGATATAGCTGTCATCTTTTACAAGAATCGTTGCATCAAATGTGTTTCGTATGTCGCTGCCGCTGTCGGTGGAAATACTGCCATCAATAAAAACACCCTGTATTTCATCAATGACCATGAATTTCGTATTCAGCAGCTGGATCTTCGTGTAAATGGTTTTTGTTCTCTGCCGTAAAAGGTCGATGTCCTGCTGTTGTACTTCATACATAGGTCATCCCTCCACATTGCAGTCTATAAAGTTGTTGTAATACAAGTCCCCTGCGTTTTCCGGGTCCCCAATTTCTACCCAGCTAAAGCTGTGATGCACATACCCCTCAATATCGTCATTGTTTTCTGAAATCCCGTCTGTTGTGCATATCATCCAGATGCGTCCATCTGTCAGCTTCATGATTTTTGGCTTACCGTCATTCAGGAACGCCTTGATCTCTTCACGATATTCGTAAGCTTTTTCAGCTGTATATTCTCCTGTGCTATCCTTTGGTAAAAACATCATCGTAAACTGACCGCTCTCGTAATCCGAATTGCCATTGTTGATAACGACGGGGTATTTATTGCTCAGCGTTGTTACAACATTTGTCTGTTTGTTTCTAGTAATCGTACCCTTGCTGATTTCCAAATCTGTGCTGTACCCCTTGTCCTTTTCAAACAAAAAGCATCCGACAAATCGCGGAGTAATGCCATTTTTGTTTACATAGCCCTCTTTGTTATCCACAACAGGGACAAGCGCGTATTCATAGCCAACACCATTTGCCGCATAACGGTCATATCGTTCAAACTCCAAGTCATGCGGCTCCTTAATAGGTACATCAAACAGTGTAACCCAGTTATAGCCACCGGCTCTGCGGCGCTTAATACGTATCGAGCTGATCTGTTGTATCATGTAGCTGATATTGCCGCCGCGTAAATTTCCGTCAAAGGTGGCGTTCATGATCGTATCGTAGTCCCAACTCGGGAAGTCATCCGGCTGGTCCTCAATACTGCGTGTTACATAAAGCTGGTCAAATGCGCCATTTCCAATTACAAGCGTATCAGCGTCATCTACAATTACATGTGTCAAATCTGCGGTATACTTGTAACCGGCAATGCCAGTACCACAAAAAAACATAGCACTCCCTCCTTACAAGTTTTGCGCCTCAATTACTGCAGCAATATTTCTCTTATCGACCTTGATCTCGCAGACCTCTCCGATTCTTCGCAGCTGGATCAGGTATTCTTCGCCATCTGTTAAAACCGGCATGGCAGTGCTGTGGATTGTGTAAACAAGGCTGTGGCTTTCGCTTTCGCATCGCACATCAATATACCCGATTTTCACACCCATAATATCGTTAGTCGCAATACATACTTTATTTGTAATGGCAGCCGACCCCATTATGGAATTTGTCGCTGCCCATCCCTCGCGATATGTAAGGAAAAGAGTATTGTTTGACTTATCTATCAGCTCCATGATTTTCTCGCCTGCCACAAACCCATATCCAAGCAACTTAATGGTAAAATTGCCCTGTACAGTAAATCCATCATCAAACAGCACCCTCTGGCCTGGCTTGCGCAAATCGACCATGTGGTTGTCATGGATATATTCTGGGTTTCCGCCGCCGTCAAGCCGCCCTGTCACAGTACGGATATTGCAGCTTACACGCACCGTTCCGTCATGGTTGTCACTAAGGTCAACATAAGTCCAGTAATTCGGTGTGATGAATTTCACACTAAACGGCACAAAGCCAGTGTCTGCCGTCATGCCATTCAACGTATCGCCAACAGCCCGCAGGTAATACTGTGTTCCGTCCTCTAAGTTCTTCAGCGTGTACTCCAACAGATCGACGCCGTATCGTGTTTCACTTTTGCGCACCAATACATGGTTAGCGTTGTATAACCCAACGGTATACGTATTCAGCGGTTCGTGCTCTGCCTGACTATAGCTAAGTTTCACGGTCAATTCGCTACTTTGTACAATCTGCCCCGTTGCTATATTACTAAAACCAAACCGCGGTGTCGTAAAGCATCGAAAGCTCTTCTGGCTCGACCAACTGCTCGGCTCATCCGCCTTGTTAAACACCCGTAGCTTGCAGTAATAGTATTTACCGTTCTGCAGCTCACCACCGTTGATCGTGTGGTAGGTACGCATCCATTCCGTTTTCTGGCTGTATACCTGACTGCCTGTTTCATTGTCATAGATGACCAGCTCGTTTGCAAAGACCTGTTCACCCTCATAAGCAAAGTTGATGTTTGCGCCAACAGCGGCGTCAAACGATGGGATAATATAAAGCACCGGCTGTGCCACTCTCATCACTCCCCTTTTTAACAAAATAAAAAGCCGCCCAGCAGTCAAAACGACCACTGAGCGGTGTAGATTGAATTCAATCGTTATTTAATTCTTCTATATACATTCCAAGAAAAATATCCCAGACCATACAGTCGATGGATTGTTAAGCGATGTTTCTGCGCATTTTTACTCCGTCGATTCGATGTAAATGTCCTTCCAGTTGTTCTGCGGCACCTTCACACGGACAACCGTTCCCACTGCCAAGCCTTGTTTATACGGCAATGTGTATGTGCCGCCAAAAGCAGCAACCGTGTACAGCCCACCGCCATTCACAGCCGTCACCTGCCCGATAGAAGTCCGGTCATAGCTTGCACGGTTGATAAGCTGCTGACATCCTCTGCGGATCTGTGCAGCCAGTTCTCTCAGTGCATCAATATCTTGCTTGTTCAGCGTGGCCACCTCCCTTATATTTTGCATTCTACTTTGTATTACCCACCACTCACCCGCAAACGGCACAAATGCACCGTCCGCACTCCACTATAAATAAAACCTTAAAAATTATCTCTTGCTAAATTCCTGTGCAAAAATTCCGCTTACACGGTCATGGATCACACGGCCAAAGCTCTCCACATCATTGACACCATACATCTGGATGTCACCAACACTCACAGTCACACCGTTACCAGTATTCGGCTGGGTGATCTCCACACTCTTGATGCTACGCTGTGGCATATGTGCGGCAATAAAGCTCTCCGGGTCAAGACCAAACTTCCAGATATTCGCACTCGCGTCAGCCGGTATCACAGAGGTTCCCTTTTCAATCAAGCTGTAATTCCCAGCACTAGGCTTGCGCATCTTGATCTCGGGGCCTTTCTCGTCAGTGATGGCAATGTGCGTGGTTGGCGAGTTCAGAACACCAGTGGCATGTTGCAGAGGGTCAAAGTTCGGTTTGCCCCACTGAATTTTATTGCCATGACTTGTAGCAGTGCCCATAGGCATTAGCGTATTAAAGTCAGCCTTACCGATGGCTTCAATCATCTTCTGCTGAGCCTGAGTTACAGACTCAATTTTTGTACGAAGAGAATCATAGCTTGCACCCATTTCAACACATGCCATCTGGACGGTTGTCATCATGGCCGCATGAGTAATATCGGTACTCTCTGCCGCATACTGCTCCTGCGTGGCAATGTTAGCAAGGTGGTTAATAATATCATCGCTGCTTACGCCATACTGGTTTGCCAAGTCTACCAGACTCGTAATCTGAGACTGTCTTTGCCAGTAAGTTAAATCCGTGTTCTCCGCAACTGCTTCAAAATTGGAATTAAGAATTTCTGCAATCGTATCGTAGGATGCCTGATTCTGGTCCGCAAATTCAAGCAGATTTTCAAGTTGCTGTTGATAAGACTCATTAGTCATATCTCCGCTCTCAATAAGAGTATCATTATAACCTTGAATCAATTTATCAATAGTATCATATCCGCCGGAATAGCTGTTGACAATATCGTCCATGGCCTGTGTGAGTTCAGCACGCTGTTCAGCTGTAAGATCAGTACACTGTGAAAGTGTGGTCATGTACTCACTCAAAACATCACGCATCAGCGCTTGCTTGTCTGCTGTTGTTTGCTGTACTGTGCCAAGCTCGTCTACAGCGTTAAAATGCGCTTTCGTGCCCTCGGTCAAATTAGCAATAGTATCAACCAATCCACGCTGTTTTTCGCTTAGGTCGTCTGTATCTTTGCCAAGTCCAGAATATACCTCACGAAGTTCCTCTAGCTTGTCAAGCAGATCTTGTGTATCTTGGCTTAAATCGGAATCAGCTTCAACATCTGCACCAGTATCAGCGCCAAAACTTGCACTGGAATCGCTTCCACCAGAACCGCCGCCACTACTCGCAGCATCCTTCGCATCACTGATAGCCTCCTCCAGTTTTTCGATGGACTCTGTGATGGAATCGATCTGGTCAGTAACACCGCCAATTTCCTTCATGTTGGCAAGTACATCGTCCTTATAGCCAATAAGGTCGCCAGCCATACCGTCAAGCGTCATGTCGTTGAAGTGTGCCGCAGCCGCAAGCCCAAGCTGATAATCCTCCCAGCTTGTGCCAATCAGGCTGATAACCTCGTTCCACTTCTCCTTCATGTCATCAAGGTCAGCAATCTGTGCCTCTATGGATTCATCATAAGCATCTTTCAGATTGTTAATACGCTCAATTTCATCATCAACAGCCTGCAGAATATCATCATTTTTCCACTGTCGCTTCTGATCATCCAGGTCATTCTGTGCATCACTTACAGCCTGCTGGTCTGCACGCCATACAAAACCCTCGTTTTTATTGTAGATACGTACAGTGCGGTTGGCCTTGGCTTTTTCCAAAGCATCCTGCAACTCAGCCAGCTTAATCGCACGGTCTTCCTCATCATTAGCCTTCTGCAATGCAGTCTTGCGCTTTTCAAGCTCTTTGATCTGGCTTTCGTAGACCTTGTCCTGCGCATCTTTCTCCTTGTTCAGTGCCTTTTCGCGTTTTTCAATCTCGTCAATGGCAGCCTGACCATAGATTTTCAGCTTGTTAGACTCTTTCTCAAGGGCAGTTTTTTGCTTTTCCAGCGCGGTTTTTTGCTTCTCAAGGGCCTTTTTGTTCTCTTCAAGTGCCTTGGAGTTATCCTTGGTTGCCTTAGTGCTGGCCTTAGTGGCCTTGTAGGTGCTCTTGACCCGCGGATCTTGGCCAACCTTGTAACCGTCGCCGACGACATAACTGCCCCTACCCGGGCTGCCGGAGTCCATGGCCGTACCAGAGGCCAGTGCAACACCACGTCCACCAATAAAGCCCTGGTCGAGCAACTTCTTCGTTTTGCGATGGTCAAATACAATCGCATCTTTAGGCAGGTTTACAAACTCAGCGCCATTATCACCAACAGTATACCATTTTCCGCTGTGCGGGTTCACAACCAACTCGTTACCAAGCTCTCCAACCAGAGTGCGTCCACCGGCAAAGGCACCACCGTAGGCACCGGCACGCTGTTCAGCATAAGTTTTGGTGCGGGCAGATTTAACAGTAGTCTGATTTACCTTAATGGTGACCGTGTGGGAACCGTCAATAGTATTAAGCTGGTTTATAATGTTATCCAGCGTTGTAATGCACTTTGTAGCATTCGCCGTAATCGTAACAGGCTGCTCTACATGAGCCTTCATTGTATCGTATTGGCTGGTAATAGTTTGCGCGGCGTTATCGTCAGTTTCTGTCTCAATCTTGATAAGACCGGCATTTTTCATGTCGTCAATGACATCACTGGGAACCTTGCCATTGACCTCCTGCTCTTCCAAATACAGTCGAATTTCGGTATCTGTAGGCTCGCCCATCTGTTGACGTTTCTGCAACAGTTCGGTGAGTTTCTGGTTGGCGGCATCCAAATTATCCAAGTCAGCAATCTGTCCGCTGCTTGCAAACGCCTTTTCAGCTTCTTTTGCGGCTTCCTGTGCTTTATAAATGTCAATCTCATTCTGTACACGAGCTGCAGAATCAAGTGCGTCGGCTGCCTGCTGGGCGTTTTCGCTTAGCTCAACGCCATTGTCTTTCGCTTTCTGTACCGTATCGGCCAGCTGGTCAAGTCCGCTGCGCTGGTACAGCCCATCCAGAGCACTCTCTAACTCTTCTGCCCTGGCATCCAGAACCTGCCACGCTTCACTATTCGGCTCAAGGTCTGCCATCTGGTCTTTAATGTCGTCCAGCTGCATTTTATAGTTAGTGATTGGGTCGCCAAGCATGCTGCCCCAGTCAAATGTCCAACCATACTCCTGCATCTCACCAAAGATAGATTGTACAGCATCCGGCGAGAGTTTCAGCGCTTTTGCAAAATCTTCCGTTGTCTTGTCGGCCAGGATCTTAATAGAGCCATCGCTCTCTTGCTTCATCAGCCCAGCTTTCAGACTGTCTGTGATAAAGTTGTTGATACCGGAACCATCACCAGAGCCATCGCTGGCCTGCTTAAAGTAGCGGTTCAGTTTCTTGATGTATTCAGCAGCTGTTCCCTCGTAATCATCCGGGATAAGGAACTCAGAAGCCGCCTGCCACTTGACCGTGCCAATCTTGCCATTCTTCAATCCTTCGGCCAAAGCTTTCTTTGCTTCAATGGCACTATCATACATGTCGCCGGACTCAGTAGCGTTCTGTGCGTTCAGCCAATCCTGGTAAGCACTGCTTGCCTGCATCAAGGCAGAATACTGCATCTGCAAACTACGGCAGTTATCACGGATCGCCTCACTTTGGCTTTCCAGTGCGGCCTTTTCCTCGTCAAACTGCTTCAGTTTGTCGGCATCGGCCTCAATAGACTTGCGCACCTCATCTGTGTAATAGGACAGGTCATTCTTAACCTTCTCATATTTGACCTGGTTCTGACTGTAAGCTACCTTAATATAAGCTTCAGACTCTTTTACCTTGGCTTCGGTAAGCTGCTGCGCCATTTCGCGGTTCAGCTGCATGGTGCCGTTGCTGTATTGCAGTGCGGCCGCGTATTCAGCATTATCCTTGATCAGTTCGCTGTAAGAATCGGTATTGACATTAACGCCAGTTCCTTGCGAATTCAAGATAGAAGTAACACTGGATACCGCCTTGCTGGCTGCGGTTGCCATGGTCAACGCGGAGCTAGTGAACTCGTTGGTGTATTTAATGTTGTCGCTATAAACAACACCAAGTTCAACAAGCGTGTCAATCAATGTGTCAAGAGGAATATCCAACCCCTCTGCAGCAGATTCCAAGTCAAGATATGCACCAATCGACTTTCGTGCATCGCCGGTTACATTATTTAATGTGTGGTCTGCTTTGCTCAGGCTTTCAATATTTAAAATGTCAATGTCCTGCAGGCCGTATTTGTCAATGCTATCCAGTGCAAGCCCTATATTCTTATATACTTCCTCAGCTTTGTCCTCACTCAAATTTGCCGATTCTACAAACTGCTTAAACGGGTCGAAAGAGTTCTCGTCCTCTACCAACGTTTTCCAACGCAACACAGAATCCTGTACATCGTGCATACTGTGACCGACGTAATCGCTGCTCTGCTTAAACAGTTTCTGCAATTCTTCTTCGCTAGAACCTGCAATCGCGGCAACATCGGCAGCGGTAAGCTTAGCACCATTTACAATCTGTCCCTCTACACCGGCCACCATACCAGAGATTTTCTGCTCAACACCGTTTACTTTAAGGTATAGTCCTTCTGCATCAAGAGCAAGCAGCTTATCAACATCGATTTTGCCGGTCTGACTGTCGGTGGCTTTCTCAACGAGGATGTTGATATACTTATCCATAGTGTCTGCGCTGAGCGGAACTAAACCGCTATTAGTCTGCAGCATCGGGGTATAAGCAATCTCTACGGCGTTATTGCCTTCGCCAAAATTGTTCGAGACTCCTTCAACGGTAGAGTAATCCCCTACCCCAACATCCCACTTCCAGGAAGCAATGACATCCTTGTATTTCTTCAGATTTTCTGTGTTCCACTTCAATACATCGCGGTTGGTGTTGCTAATGTTACCGTACTGCTTGTACTTGTCATTTAAGTCAGCAAGGTTTTTAGAACATTCCTTATAAGTCTGAGCCGCCTGAGAGAATCCCTCGTTAAGTGCCTGCTGAGCAAAGGATTGCTTGGTGGACTCATCCAGCTGATCCGACTGCGCCTGCATATACTGCTGCACAAAGCTATTGTCAATATCAGTATTGGCAAATTCATCCTGCGCGGCCTTGACTTTTTTCAGTGCGGCGGCAATGGCTTTATCGTCATTCTTGGCAACGGCATCGTTGTAGGTTTCCTGGGCTTCGGTGAGGTCGTTGTAGGTCTTGGACCATGTATCGCGAAGCTGGATTTGATACTTGGCTGCGGTTTCAGCTTCACTTCCCCATTTATCAATAATAGACTGTGCTGTTGCGACACCATCAGCCAAATTATTCGTGATTGTATTAAACAAATCGTCGCCCAAGAAATTAGTGCGGTCATTAGCATTGCGAACATCAGTCATAAAATCATTTAATACATCTTTAGCGTCTGTTGCATTCGCCTTTATATTAAATGTAATATCCTTTAAATTCGTGCCATCGCTTAAACTTGAATCTCCAGCGAAAATACTAAGCCCACGATCTGCATATTTTGCAGCAATTTCCTGCAATTTTTCTGCTTGAGTGTCACTAACCTCAAAGAACCCACCAGGCTGCATATTAAGTTCTTCAAGCATCTTTTCCTGTGCGGTATTGATGGATTCGTTGTGTTCATTCAGATAATCTTTGGCTTTCTGGTCAGCGATACCATTCAGAATATCTAACTGCTCTTGATATTTTCCATTAACAAGGTCAATACCCGCTGCTTCGTCTCCATATTTTTCAACCAGCTCATCCTGAATACTAATAAGCTGTTTACGGACATCATAGGATTCCTGCTCACTCAAGTTGCCTTTATCGAGAGATTCTTTCAGCGAAGAAATCTGAGTTTTATAATCGTTAATAGCAGCGGATTGCTTGTCTAATGCCGATCCGGCTTCAAGAGCTGCCTGACGTAAATCTTCTTGACGCTGGACAGCCGACATAATGCTTTTTACGACAAAGTTGATCGCAGCAGAAGCAATCAGAGTCAATCCCGCAGAAGCGATTGCGGCACCAATGTCTTTTAAGCCACCAACTACAGAATTAGAAATCTTAGCAAGACGAGTTTGACTTTCAGCGAATGCGTCAGTAGAAAGCGCAGCAGCATCTGTTTGTTGGACATAAAGTTTTGCTTGAGAAGAAGCATCGGACATAATATCAACAAATTTTTCGTTCGATACTTTTCCTTGACTATTCGTAAACTCATCAATGTAGGATTGTATAGCTTCTGTGTCTTTCTTTAATTGCTCTTTGGTTTCAGCGCTTCCCTGCATTATGGATTTAAAGAAAGCAGAAATATTTCCATTTGCCGTTTTCCCGAAAGATTTTGCACTTCCAAAATCAAGTTTACCATAACCAAGGGACTCCATCGACTTTTTCAATTCTTTAAAATCATCAATGGTTTGACCCAAAAACGTAAACTGTGTCTTTCCAAAATGTTTTGCATCTCCAGTTGTTCCAAATGCAGTCAATATCTTTTTTGTTTACCTTTTTATTGCAGTGTGATACAATGAAGGCAAGGTTATAATATGGAATAAGGAGATGTATAAAATGTCTGAACGCACATGGTATGTATGTTCTATTTGTGGTAAATGGACTAGTTCACGAGATCGGTTTCCTATTTGCGAATTCTGTGGCAACGAAAATGTCATCATTGTTCCCCGTGACGAAATCACTGAAATTCAAAATGACATCAAAAAATTACCGGAAAAGGCTCAACAAAAATATCTCACAGAAGAACCCAAAAGTGATTTTTATAAGATGGGCATCATGACAACTGAATACATTCGCCAAAAATATGTCTTTAATGACCCACGCTTCAGCAAAGCCAAGTTCAACGAGCGCGAGCGCAAAGAAGAAAAAGACTACCAAGAATTTAAAGAACAAAGCAAGCGCGATGTCGCCGCCTACTACGGTCACCCAACTATAAAATGCCCCACCTGTGGCAGTACCAACACAGAAAAGATCTCCGCACTGTCTAAAGGTGTAAGCGTAGGTCTCTTTGGAATATTCAGTCAAAAGGTTAAGCATCAGTTCCACTGTAACTCCTGCGGGTATGAGTGGTGACATAGAAAAGCCGCCATGTTCTTACACATAGCGGCTCATTATCAGTGCCTAAAAATAATATCATTATACTTGGAATCGTTTTTATATCCAACCTCAAATCTGGCAATATTCTTTATTGGCACACATACAATAGTTGCCTTATTGGGCTGTTTCATTACCTGTATCACTTCTTTACAATATACGCAAGCCCTTTCTTCGTCATACAGTTTTTTTGCAATAGCATGATCGCGCAAAGTTATATAATCGTCATCTACGCTCTGTACAGTTCCCAATACAAAATCACCATTGTTTAAACAAAGCACCACAAACGTATCCTTTTTTAAATCTATGTGCATTTTCCAAAAGTTGTCTGCTGGATCAACATTAAAAATATCAGTAAAGATTTTTCGCACAGCAATACAATTCTTTACCAAATAAAACGCAATTCCAACAATAACAGCGAATGCAATATAAACAACAAAAATCGGAAAATCAGTTTGATAATATTTAATTACTATACCATTTACCCAATCAACAATACATTTTATAATCGCGCCAATTATTACACCAACAACTGTATACGTTTGCAGCGGGTAACGTTTCATTGCAAGTGCGTCGTATACATATATACACGCAACTCCTGGCAGAAATATATTAAGAATTTCTTCAATCGTCATTATTACCCTTATCACCACCATTATTTTCATTCGATTCATTCATTTTTGCAAGAATATCATCAAAGACATTGTTTCCATTGCCCTCTCCGTTCTCGCAACTGTTTTTTCCTCTACGATAAGTGGAAAATTCCACATCACGACTGCGCTTATTTTTTTTATCGTCTGACATGATACAACAACCTCCAAAATTTTATTCGGTAGTTCCATCATATCACAAGCATCCGACGAATACAATCATTTTTCTCATCATTGGTGGCGGACGAGAACACGCCTATAATTTTTATAACCTTCTCGTGGCTTTCCCACGATGTTCTGACTGTCTTTCCTCCCGTCCGGCCTAAGCCGTAGAATAGGGCTACCCATACAGTCGATGAACCAGAAACCCAGAGGTCACACCCTCCATCTGTGCAGTAAGCTGCACGGGTCTCCGGCTGCTGATTAAGCATTGTTTACGCGACTTAGCACCGCCGCCGCATAAGCTGACAAAAAATATTAAAGCCCGCCGTCGTTATGACAGCGGGTAGTTTTTCACCGTAGGTGCCACCCTACGGTTATTCTTTTGTAAAATCGAGGTCATATAAAGATGGATAAACCATTGATATTTTGGTTTTGCCATTTATATCTGAAATTGCAAAATTACAAATGCTCAATACATCCATTCCGAGTATCATATCACAATCTTTGTTTGGTACGGGGAACCCTGCGATTTTACCAACCGGAAGATGTATTTTATCTTGGATTGTAAGAGAAACATTATAGAGACCGCTACGCCATTCTTTATTATCTATGCCTGTCATCAAAGGACCATTCCCATTGCTAACATCTGTGAGTTTCATATCAGATATTATCCCTTGATATAGCGAAGTATTGGTGCAGCCAGTGTCAATTAAAGCCTTAACTGTATTTGCCTTTGTGCCATCATGTATAGTAACATTGATAATTGGCTTTAATCTCAAATCACAAATAACGGTTAGCGTTTCCATTATGCACTTCCTAAAAATAAAATTTTGATAACCGCCAATCAACAAAAATAATATTTACATCGCCGTCTTCTAAGTTTGGTTTTACAGTGCCGCAATTTTCTCCCCAAATCACTGGATACGCATCAACAACCTTACAATGCGAAACAAGAAACTCCTGACCGTTGTATTTTTCCCTTAACTCAGCGGAGTGCCTATGAACCCACCGCATATTCTTCCAGCGCCAATATTTTGCTTTCATTTTCTTAATCATACCACACCTCCACCTCAAAATCAATCACCTGCCCTGTTTTTGGCACCGCACAGGGCCAGCGGCCTTTAATATCTTATGTCAACTTACGCGACTACAGCTTTTATCTCAGCATATCGCATCCGTGTTGTTGTTTTAGCCTTTCGGCACCGTCACAATGGATTACTCCACCTGTTTTGGTCACACGACTCTTAGCCTTTCCCAGCAATTTGGGTATTTTGCACACCAAGGTTGCATCCTACGCAGCTATTCCCGTTGCGTAAGTGGGCATATTTACACCGGCCTTGGTATTTGTCATAGATGCAACTGCAGACAACGCCGTAAGAATCGTCGGCATCGCATCTCCCGCTTTAACTAATCCGTCCGCGAAATCAAGCGCGGCCGTTCCCATATCAATAAAACCTTTAACAACTCCACTATCAAGTACATCAGACGAGAAGGACTGGAAGGTAGCTTGGAATCTGGACAGCTTGCCCTCGATACTGGAGAGGTAGGTGTCTAACTCCTTGGTTGCACTGCCTGCACTATTTTTAGAAGTTTCCATTGCCTTTTTGGCGTCTTCCCAGTTCTCCATCATACTAGAGAAAATATTGGCGCGGTTTTTGCCAGCTATTTTGTCCGTCAGAGTGGCTTTTTGAATGTCAGATAACTGTGACCATTTAGCAGATAGTTCGTCCATGATCTGATATGTAGATTTGAACGTGGCATTGTCACTTTCCAAAATATTCACACCAGATATGGCCTTGATTTCAGCCTGCAATTTGGCTGTGCTCTTAACCACAGTGTCAGTTTCCTCACCCATAGATTCAAGCTCAGACGTTGCACCACGAATCCTAAGCGCGATCACACGCAGCCCTGCACCCACGGAGTCTGGATCCTGGACAACATCGTTAGCAGCAACAATCATACCAATCGATTGGTCAATGTCGTTGCCAGCAGTATGTAAAGACGAGGCGGACCTCTTTAATGCCTCTGCCACACCAGCAGAGGTTATACTAAAGCTATTCAATCTGTTACTTTCATGACGATTAGTCATTACTAACCGTATACTATAAGCATACGGCGGGGAGTCATTTCTGGCTACCTCTCACGTTTCATAAAATAGATTATAGCGTGAGTTCGGACTGTATATTACCGGTGACACCGGAATTTACTTCAAGATGTCTGTTACCAGACACCTCCTGCAGTCTCTACGGATTTATGCAATATACTTTTTTAAACACAGTGGCGGTTAGGACGCAAGCTGTGTTTCTTCCTTGTGTTTAAGATTATCTCCAATCGGGAGATCTTTTACATCCATTTCAGAATAAGATGTAATCAGTGTATCGTTTAATTTTAATGTATCATTTTCCATGTGATAATTAAATGAGTGATAATTGCTGAGTGCCCCATTATTTTCTACATATGTCATAATTAACGCCTTACACACTTCTGGAGCATCTTCAACGTCGCGTTCCCATAAATACAGGATGTTGTATCCGTATTTGTTTTTTATGTAAGTATCTTTACTTTTATCTCTGGCAATAGATGCTTTTTGCTGAACATATTTTATGATACTAAAACGACGTGGATCAGCGTGCCAATATGTTCCGTTAATTTCTATAGACAACTTATTATCTGGTAGATATATGTCAAGTGAATAGTAATGCACAATATGTTCATTTTCGTATTTTATTCTCAATTCATCCAACATAGCGTTGACCTTAATATGTGGACCGGTCAACGTGGGTTTAATATAATTGATGGCTTCTGTGGCAAGTTTGTAATCAGATGCTTTTTGCTTTTCAGTTCTGTTTTCCGGCATTAGATAAAATGCAGTAGCACATTTACGTGAGCAAAATTTACGCATCCTAGAATTTTCTTCATTTGGTTTTATGTAAATTTCTTTACCGCAATAAGGACAACGAGAAAGCCTAGAATTAAAATGTGGATTATCCATACCAACCCAATGTATCGACTGCCATTTTGACATACAGGTAGTGCTACAAAATCTTGACTTGTCAGCCAACCCAGCCTTAATAAAATACTTTTTGCCACATTGTTCACATGTGTTATACACTTTTTGTCTTTCTCTGTATTCATCGGCACATGTTTGGTCACAAAATACATGCTCGGAAGTTTTAGACTTCATGCGCCATACTGGTTTCCCACAATTAGAGCATTTGTCCCAAGAACCTGTTTTTGACCCTTTCTGCGAACATTCTTGTGAGCAATAGTGAGCTTTAGCATGTTTCAATTTCCACTGCGAGATCAAAATATCCTTACCACAGTAGTCACATTTTCCCGGAACCTTATCGTGTGACTGACGCCATAACCTCTGACATTCATCACTACAACATAACATGTCACTACTTTTGTTTACAGAAAATTTCTTTCCGCAATAACGACATATTCTTGTCTCTTTTTCACTCATGCCAATGCTCTTGCATTCTACACTACAAAATCGTGCGTTTTTTCTCGTTTTTGCAACCACAAACGACTTGCCACAAACTTCACAAATACAAGTTTTCTTTTTACTTGCTCTGCTTGCTGCTTTACATTCTTCTGAACAAAATGTATACCGTTTCGCGGCACTTGGTAAGACATAGAAGGTTTTATTACACCATGGACAAACCTTTTCTACACGATCAATACTTTTTCCCATTAACTTTTCACCTCTAAAAAAAATAAAAAAGCCCTGAAAATCCTAACTTCAGAGCAAATGTAAAATATTATATTGCATATCTTTCCTCGGTCTTAGGTGTCCCCACCCTTTAACCGATATAGTAAATTTGGGGCAATGTTCTACCCACTTCATTGTAGCGATCTGTGATCGTTAAGGATTTATCAGCTTCAATATTAAACGCTTTCATTGCAGAGATAATGTCAGACGTAGCATCGTCCATGCTCTGTACGCCGTCACCAACTTGCTTGAACATAACGGCGGAATCGGAAATTTGTGTTGCTTCTTCCAAATTATATCCGAGTCGAGCAAAATCAGCCGTGGCATTGACGACATCGCTGATACTAACACCCAGATTCTTTGCTCTATCTCCTGCCTCGCTCAGGAACTTACTATACGTCCCGCTCGTCTCATCCGTGACCTTTTTCAGTTCAGTCATGGCGCTGTCGATATCCACAACGTTCTGGTACACCTGCTGTAAACCCTGCCGTAGTTCATTGATCGCCTGGCTGGCAAGCTGGCTGGCAAGGTTCGTCCCAAATAGTTTTTTGAGCTTTACACTTAGCTTGTCCGTTTCAAGTCCGGTATCCTGGATGTACTTTTTCAGTTCCGACCAGTCCTTGGTCATCTGGTTAGAATTTCCCTGCGTAAAATCCTTGGCCTTGATTTTATCGCCGTATGTATTAAAGAAATCTACGAATTTTGCATATGCTTCCATGTCGGTCGATATTTTGCTGTTTGCATTAAAATACCGTTGTGCCGTGTACATGGTATTCTGCATACTTTTTTCGTATGTATTGATATTGCGAAGGTCTTGTGCGGCAGCCTTAGCTTGGCGCGTATCACTCACAACATTGCGGGTCTCGATTCCAAGCGCTTTCATAAGACTTGTCAGGCTGTTGATTGTAATGCCTGCTTTATCGCCAACGCCCTTGAATTCTTGGAATATATTAACAAGATCCTGGTAGTTTTTTATACCATTCTCACCGGTTGCTTTCTCGTTGAGTTCCCGCAATTTTCGTATAAGGTTGTCGTAAACGCCATTATCTTTCGCCAGTGCTTTTAACTCATCATTTTTAGGGTTGGTTTCAAGCAATGATTTTCTGCGGCTGTTCAGCTGTTCAATGACAGTCGGTAACGACCTAAAAGCGTTGTCAGACAGATTTTTTGCTCTGTTTACATTACTAGAAAAATTCTGGAACGCCAAATCAAGGTTATAAAGCGCATCGTCATATTTTTTCAAGTCGTCAGGAGAAAGACTCTTCTCAAAGTTGTTCTTTGCTGTACGTGCCGCCTCCATAGCAGCGGTTAGATTCCCATAGCTATCCCCCATCAGTGAGGAATATCCGCCTTTGTCGGCATCACCACTTTTATTTGTTGCAGTCTTAAAGCGTCGTTCGTAGTTATCAAACCCAGACAACGTAGATTTTACCTTAGTCAGCTTCTGTACCAATGAATCTAACTTGTCCTCAAGACCAGCGACGGCGTCTTTATACGCCTTTACTGTTGCCTTTGTAACAGAATCGGACTGCATTTCATCGTCTAACTTTTGTTTCGCAGTAGCGATTATTTTCAGCTGTTCGTCATATGCACTTTTCGCCGCCTCAATGGCCGATGAGTTCTCGAACTTACCATAATCAATACTGGCAAAGCTCATCTTGATTTTGCTTAACTTATCATCCACCGCATCAGCCGACCGTGTAAGAGAATCCTGCATTGACTTCGCTCCAGCCGCCATCTGATTCTCGGTAGCCAACACATCACGACACTCAACCTTCAAGCTGGACAAATCCTTCTGTATCGCAGATAAGTCAAGGACGCTTCCCGTACCTGCCGTCAAAAGTTCATTGAGCGATTCTTTGTTTTTTGTTAGTGTGTCACTCAGGCGGTTTCGCGTATCGTCGTCTTTAATGCTGGCAATTTTCTTTTCCAACTCGCCAAAATCACTACTCATCGCGGAAATCGTCTTCTGCGTAACACGTACTGATTTACCAATCTTGACTTCCAGCGCCTTTGCAATTTTGTCAGACGACTGCTCCATTTTGTTGGCGGCTTCTTCCAGTTTGCCGGTAAGATCTTTCTTATCTGCAACCTTTAAGTTCAATCGTAACTTCTTAGAAATTTCATTAAGACGTGTCTGAATTTCACCAATCTCAGATTCATCCAAATCAAGATTCAACTTTGCCGCAATCTCTACGGTCTGGTTCTTTAATTTTGACGTAATAGAGTCAATATCAATGTTGTTATTGAGCCTTACATTTACATCAACAGTTGTGCCAAGTGTCGCAATCTTATTCTTAATGTCTCCAATGTTTGCTAAAGAAATCTTAACAGGGATAGGTGCAACTCCATTTCCAGCGGTCTTTAACTTATTTGATAGATCGCTTACATCCGGTTCAACCTTTACCTTAATACTTAAATCTTCTGCCATACTATACCTCCTATGGCCCTCGGCCTTTCTCTTCAACAGTTATTTATAGCTAACCGCTCAAGACAAAGGCCGAAGCCTCTGCCCAAACAAATCATTCAGGAAACTGTTTCTTTATAGCTTTTTTTATTTTTGCATTTGCTCGGCTATTTGACCGTGCCACTTCTTCTTTCGCATTTGTAACAAACGGCCGTGGCTTACGCCAATTTGTATAGCGGGATCCCCACGGGTCAGCAATGCCCTTACCATATCCTTCCAACAATTTTGCAAATTCAGTCTGGCTGGCTCGGCTGGCTGTATACCCAGGCACACGTGGCCCTTCCAACGGTGCAACATCCTTAACAGTCAAAACATGGTCACGCACGGTACTTTTGATGTTAGCCTCATCATCAATACCGCCACTGCCGCGCCGTTCATACATTACCGGTTCATAAGCACCAAGCACATCATTTTGCACATGCTTTTTCATGGTGTCCTCAACAACCTGTTTGACCTCACCTTCCAGTGCAATATTGATACGCCGCTGCATTTCTTTTTGTAATGCTGCAATCGAATTTGCGGTTTTCGCCACCCGCAATCACTCCTTCTTCGCAATATTCAGAACCACAGGTTTATGCTGCGAATGATTGATTCTATCCTCAGTCTCAGCATCTGTTTTTGGCTTCCAGTCACCAGTTCGCTCCGGTTCCTTCCCCGTCAACCCTGCCTTCTTAGCAATCTCCACCAGCATATCCGGGTCACTCAAGCTCTTGATGCCGCTGGCGATTTCCTCAAACGCCTCGGCCACGCGGTCCAGCGGGTCAGGGTGGGCCACATTGCGGTAAACAACCATATACTCCTCGCGGCGGTTCTTGATCTCTTCCTGGCAAGCCTCATACAGGCCAGCAGTGACCTCGGCAATGTCCGGGTGCTCTACAATTTCAATGCCATCACGGCTGTACACAAAATCACAAATGTCATCCTGGTCATTGCCAATCTTCTCCCATGCCTCCGGTGCAAAATACTTTACAACGCCAGCACGCCATGCATAATCAAACAGTGCCGGAACATGGCGGTTCTCCACCTCACAGCTGGCCACAACAAAATTCACAAAGTCCACGCGCTCCTGCACGGTGATATTCTTCTTGATTTCCATATAACAAACTCCCTTCAATCAGCACTCTTTCCAGTGCTTTCCGCTTTTCTTGACCCAGAGCAAGTTCTCCTCCGGGTACTTATACAAAAACATCTTGCGCTTCAATTTGGCCTCCGGTGTTGCCATGCCCTTCACATCAATCACCTCGCTGTGCCCATCCTTATAAATAAGGTAGAAATCGCACACATAAGTAATTGCCCGCACAGCTTTTCCATCGTGCCGGAACCCTGGCTGCAACACAAACGACTTTTGCAGTTCATACTGCACTATCTCCCCCGCCGCAGCCAGCGGCAGCACAACTTCCCGGTAATACTCCATCTCCGCCTTAGAGTCAAACACGATACCATCGTAAGTTCGGTCCTCCCGGGCAGACACATGATATTTAGACCACACCGAGAATGACCTTCCCGTCAACGATCATGAAGTCGATAGGATCGCCGACATTGTAGTTCAGTCCATCATCGGGGATCTGATAGCCTCGGCCTTCATACTCAAAACCCAGCACTCCGGTATGCTCGTTGTGGTACACGACTACACCACACTTCATTTCGGGCAGTCTCACAACCGGGGCGTTGACCGGTTCAGCATCAAAACTATCGACGGCAACAGGCTCAATCTTAGCCTTCTTGCTTTTGCGTTTGGGTACTGCCACAGCAGCAGCCTCAGCCGCCGCGGCCTCAACAAACTTTACTTCGTCCATTCTTCTCATCTCCAAATCTAAAAATAAACAAGGGAGCCTTTCAGCTCCCCTGCTTATATTCGGGTTTCTTAAACGGTCAAGGAATTACTCCTCGCCGGTGCCGTCCTCAAAGGTCATATCGTAGATTTCACCATTCTGGTTGGCATAGCAGTCAAAGGTGATGGACACAGTGGTCGGATCGCCAGTGTTCTGGAACGCCAGGTTGAAGGTGGCCTGCGGCTGTGCCTTGTAGTAGGCCAGATCACACATGACCTCCTCCTCGTCCTCGGTCTTGAAGGGCATCTCGCCACGGATCTCGAAAGCCTTGGGGAAGGTGTCAGCATCGAACTTAACGCTCTGGACACCCTTGGCCTTCTCCAGGTAATAGTAAGCAATGTAGTTCTTGTTCTCAGTAATACCGGTAGCAGTAACCTTCTTCTCGGCAACATTGATATCGGAGATCGGGGTGCCGCAGTCATCTCCAGCAGCAAAAACCTGAACAGTGCCGGTCTTGGGGGTCTCGGACAGCGTAATGCCATCGGTGGTAGCAGTCAGCTCTTCACGCTTCAGCACGGTAGCGGTCTTGGCAATCTCCTTGCCGGACAGCAGCGCAAACAGCTTGACAGGCATGATCTGGGTATCGATCTGCAGCGTGCCGGTGCGCTCGCCGTCAAAGCCAACGCGGTTCGGGGCACCCCAGCCGCCCTTGGCATACACACGGTTTGCCTGGAAGTTGGTGGTAGAAACATTGGCAAAATCAATTTTCATAAAGGGGACTTTAGTCTTATAGTCCAGCAGAACAAGGTTCATAACCTCACGGTTTGCCATATTAGGATTCATCTTAGCCATAATAGTAGCCTCCTGTTTAATTTGTTTGTCTTTATCAATCACGACATCTTCTTAAACCAGCTGTCTACCTGGTGGTCCTTCCCACCCCACACGCTGTAGTTAAAATCAGAAATGTCGTTGACTTGTTTGATTCGTTGGCGGTTAAAAGTGTCATGCACCTGGTACACCGTCAAATCCCAGATGTTAGCCATATTCAAACTGTCGTGATACGTCGCCAAAGCCGAAATAATATTCGCAAGCTCATAGTCCGGGTCAGCTTTCTTGCCGCCACGCTGGTTTTTTTCGTACTCCGCTTTCTTACGGTAGAACTCTTCAAATTTTTTGCGCGTTCTCTCGTCCTTGTACTTGTGTTCTTTCTTTTCTTTCGGCGGGTCTATGTAAGCACATTGCAAACAAACATCACATACCAGCGTCCAGTTTTTGGCGTTTATAACACCATCCACTGTAAAAGCCCCGGCCTCATCCTTTGCCGGATTCACAAGAAAACACTGGTGCGTTGGCTCATACTCCACTGGCTCTGAAATAAAAAAGTCCAGAGCCGAGATCACATCGGTTCTGGTTCCTTCTTCCAATGTCAGCAGGGTAAAAATGTCCAACTGGTCAATTTCTTCTGGCGTGATATTTGGAATTTCCTGCCCGCCGTGTTTCAGCAGCAATTTCAAGCGCTCTACAAAATCCTTTGGTGTCATCAACAATAGAGATAATGCGTATTGATAGGTGTTATACCCCTTTATACAGATGTCTCTAAGATGCGGAGAATGGATACGCCCAACCGTCTCCACCTGGAACCCGATTGGGTTCAAAAGCTCAAAGTAGGGTACTTTCATTTGCCATTCCTCCGGTTAAAATCCACAGCCTCATAGCAAATGCAGCGTCCGTAATATTTGTTGTTTGGCTTGTAAACTTCATCACTGACAAGGTTCAGCTTACCAATTCCAAAATCTTTACTTCCGTTCAACAGCTTATCCACGTCGGCAGCCAGTATATCCACTCTGGTGCCAACCGTACCCTCTCGTTTATAGCTCTGCATAATTTTTTTGTGGCAATACGCAAATATGTACAGGTACACCCGGTATGCAGTTGTTGTGGGCGCTTTTGCCACCACAGTCTCCATGCACAGGTACGTATCAGTTGTTTCGTTTGTGTCATCAACATACTCGTACTCAAAAATATGGCCGCAAGAGTCCGAATCGTCGCCCAACAACATTTCATCGGTATCAGCATCCTCATCCACAGGGCCAAGTAACACGTCGATAATATCGGGATCATTTGCAAAAATCGACGCTACTTTGTGCTTATATGCACCAAGTTCGTTCAAATTCATGCATCCACCACCTTTATTACCACGCTGTCCTTGCTGTTTCCATCAGGTGCTTGCACCGTAAGTGTAACCGTGTGCCCATTCAAGGTCTTATCATCAACAGCAGATACACGGCAGCTGTCTCCATCCACGCGGTTCCACATCGTCGAATTGGCAAAATATACCTTTTCATTTAACGTGCTCTTGTCGGGCTGAATGGTCCAAACACATCCGGCATAAGGCTTTCCGTCGCGTGTCGCGTGGAACACCTTACCGCGCCCACAAATGCGCACTTTTGCATCCCCTGTGTATTTGATAGCCACATCGCCCGTGTCCGGTGCTTTTTTCGGCTCATCATAGTCACAAAGCATCTTGTCGCCATTATCTGTGTCTGGGTTGTACTGGTCTTGTTCAAGGTTCAGCACCAAAAAACCAGTCTGCTGGTTGTCGCGGTCATAGCGCTCTGTCATACCATCCACACAGGTAATACGGTATGTCTTTGGCTGACCGTTGATTTCTTCCAGCATAAGCCTCTTATCTACGTCCAAAAGTGCAGACTCCTCATCGTATGGGATCTTCACCTGGAACTCACGACTGGAAAGTGTCATCAGCTTATTCTCTGACAAGTTCGAGAAATACGGCTTATCTACAACGGCCCAGCGGGTAACGATCTCGCCGGTCTCTACGTCCTGCCACTGAATACTGCGGTTACACAGCTCAATTTTGCCGCGCACCGTAATCTCATCATCAGCATCACGCTCCGTAATCAGCCAATGGCTCTTACTCCACAGCATAATGTGCCCGATCTCAAAATCATCACCCGGCATGGTCCTAATGACCTTCTGGTTCGTTACCGTGCTGGAGATAATCTCCATATGGTGCTTGATTCCATCAATCTCCACCTCTTTATATGCTGGCGAGTCTGGCCCCATTTTGAGCGTATCGTGCTTTGATTTTTGAATAATACGATCGCGGCGGCTCGTACCGGGTCTGCCCAACATGGCGGCATACATGTCATAGTTCATGTGTACCACCTCACTGTGTCAGTCCGGCAATCTCACCGTTTCTAAAGGAATACAGGTTGATCTCGCCGCGCAGGCGGTACTCCGTCGTAGTCATCAAATCTGTCATTTTCTCCAGCAGGTTCGCCGGGCTGTATAAGCTAAAATCCTTTGTGTTCAAAGCATTCTGCAAGGCATCCGTGTTGTACACAAACGGTTCCACGAAATGAAGTACCATTCCCAGCGCCAAAATATCTTTCTCACGATTTGTCAGCGTGATATTAAACGCCAGGATATCGTCTTCCCTATCCGTTAAGTCCTGCTTGCAAATTTCCTCAAAATCGCCAATCGACAGCGTCAGCAAATCTTTCTGGTATTCCAACCGCGTGATTGCGTCAAAGTCCAAGAATTCGTAGTTGCGAACCCGGGCACGATAACGCTCAAAAATTTCCTCGTATTTGGTGCCCATAGGTCACACCTCCGTTACTTAATGGTCGTCACTTCCACGGTTTTCTTGGCGGGCTTTTTGGTATCGAGCTGCACCTCTTCCTCAAGGTCGCAGTTCAGGACCTCATTCAGTGCCTTGATGACATTGCGGCTGTCGATCTTGTCTTCCTTGATAAGCTCTTTTGCTCTCATGCGGATAGAATCCTTCATGCCGTCGCTCATTTTTGCCACGTCGCTGCGGATCTTTGCAGCATCCCAACTGAACACATCATCAAAGTTTTCTGTCGTGAGGGCGTTGCGGTAATGCTGTGCGACACCCAGCGCCTTCAGGACATCTGCATCCTCGATCAGAATCCAGTTGTCGCGGAAGAAGCGCGGCTGTGAACCGCGCATGGCAACCAGCTCGCCATACTCGATATCCTGAACCTCGCCAAACTCCTCCCACTCGATCATATATCCTGCCGTGCGGCGGGAAATATAGATCAGGGGGCCATGTACACCGTTTTTGCATTCGACCATAGTGCTATTCGTAATCTTTTTAACTGCCAAAACAATACCTCCAAATATTCACATTAAAAATTCCGGCCAGTTGCCCGGCCGGTTTATATCAGATCCTCTATCTATTAAGAGAACTTGTAAGCGCCAAAGTCACGATCCATGATAATGCCAATGCCGGTGCGCTTCATCAGCAGGAACTCCTGGCTCAGGTCGGCATTCTTCATAGGATCGCCCTGCAGCATGGTAACACTGCCCTCAGTAACACGCTTGATGGGCTTGGTGTTGCCAGCAACAACATACAGGGTGTCGTCAGGCAGGATGAACTTGGTAGAGCCGACCTCGTGACGCTGCTTCATAGCAATCAGCGGGGTGCCAGCCAGCTTGCCAGCATAGCCCATAGCGTACAGGCTCTCCTTGTGGCTGTCAGAACCATCAATGTCAGGGATCTTGCGCAGTGCCTTCTTGGTGCCGATAATCATAGCGGACTCACCGGTAGAAGACTCAACATGCTCGACCAGATCCAGCAGCTTGTCAGCATCCATCGTGCCGGTCTGCATGTACGGGGCCTGCAGGCCAGTGATCATGCTGCCAAAAGCGGCATAAGCACCGTCCAGGTCATGGCGGGGAAAGCTCTGAGAGCACAGACGGATCATGTCATTGAAGTCAACACGGCCAGCCAGCACGCGGTTGATTTCCTCGTAGACCTTGATAGCCTGCAGCTGGGTGGCGATCATGACATCAGAGCCGCTTTCCAGGCGCTGACGGCGAATACCCTGCGTACCCTCGGCAACGTCAGCAACGGTCAGCAGGCAATCCTTCTTCGTGTGGAAGATGTTGCTGTCACCCAGCGCCAGATTGCGATCCTCAATAAACTGGGTGAAGAACTCGTCGCCCTTCAGGCCCTCCTCGCTGACCTTCTCAACGACGACCTCGATGATGCTGAACAGGTTGCTGCACTTGCCATCGCGAATTGCCTTCAGGTCGATGGTGGACTTGCCGTTATTGGCCTCCAGCAGAGCCTTGCGCAGAACTTCCTGGCTATCAGCAACGCTGTATTCCTTGCCCAGTCGGCCAAAATAACTATCGACTGCAAGGTTGATGAGCTTGTTATCAATCTCCATAGTAAAACCCTCCTAAATGGAAATCGCCGCCCAAACAAAATGGACGGCGCGTAAATGTCATGTATTAGTTATTCCTAACCCGTGATTAGAAAGAAACACGGATCTCGAAATACTCGTAGGCACCGTTGCCCCAGCCAGTCTTCTCGACGCTCTCGATCTTACCAAAGGTCTTGTCGTCAGCAGCTTCCTGAACGGCAATCTTGGTAGAATCAGCGGTAAAGCCAACAAACTTGCCCTTTTCAGGAGCCTTGTCGAAAGCCTCAGCAGTAGCGCTGAAATCGTCGCCATTGTGCAGGACATAACCGCGGCACGGCTTACCAGCCTCATTGGCCCACTCAGTCAGATAATGGGTGCGGGTCTCATCATAGAACAGCTCCTCGCTGGCAATCAGGACCAGATCCTTCGGCTTGGACTCAGCGGTGGGGGCAGTGGCCTTATAGACCTCGCGACCCTCGCGCTCACCCAGAACAACCAGCTGCGCATTGTCGATCGCAACAGGGTTGTCATTCTTGTAAACCTTGACACTCTTCAGCAGAGAGCCATCAGTGGTGCCGGACATAAGATCCAGACGCACAACAGCATGCTTTTCATTAGCCATAGTTAAATTCCTCCGTTTATCATATTATTTATAGCGTTCAAACAGGTCACCGTATTTGTCCGAGACGGACTGCATCTGGACCCCGCTCACGCCAAAGCGTGCTTTTTCGATCTCACCCTTCTTCTCTTTGGGTGCAACATAACTGAACTCGGCAGTAGCCTTCTTACCCAGCAGCTTATAGCATTCATCCTGCAGGGCAGTAAACTCCATATCCTCATTCTTCTTCAGCTCGGTGTACTCATCGACACCGTCCAGCTGCTTGTCCATAATGGCAAACAGCTTTTCGCGCTTCTCGTTCTCCTCGGCCTTCTTAGCCTCGGCCTCAGCAGCAACATAAGCATCATACTTGGGCTGCATCTCGTCGAACTGTGCCTTGACCTCGGAATACTGCGTGCTGAACTTTTCAGCCTCCTCTTTGGCAGCACTTACCTTGTCGCACAGTGCCTCATACAGCACGGGCAGCTCAGGATCAGCAGCGCCATCTTCCCAGTCCTCGTACACGACTTTCACGCGCTTTTTACCGTCAAAATCAACCTTGACATTGTCGCCTTCCATGGCAAACGGCAGCGCATAAGTCTTCCAGTCCTGCGTATCAATCACGATCGCACGATTCTCCTGTACGTCCTGCAGCCAGTAGCGGCTGCACTCATCGCCCCAGCGGTCAGTGTACTTCTCGCCGGACACAGCGTCGCTAATTTCCTGCATGCGCTGGTTGTCCGTCAGGGTAAACTGTTCCGCAGGCTCCTGTGCAGGCGCGGCTTCAGGCTCGTTTTTCGGTTCTGCTGCAGCCGCAGACATCTCCTTGCACTTCTCTTCCAGCTCCTCAATGGTAATTTCCTCCAAAGAGAAATCCAGCGTAGAAGCATCGATGCCGTAGGATGCAAGAATCTCATTTTTCTTCTCCAAAACACCTTCTCCTTTCGCAAAGTTATCTATCTCAGCCTCCTTGGAGGATTGAGAACCTTGTAGTGCTGTGTATTCGTCCAGTTTTTCTTTGATCTGGCTTGCCAGCGTAACAGCGCTGAAATTTGCAACCACATCGCTGCCGACCATCGCCGGTTTAATGCGTGGATCAGTCGTAGACAGAATGCAGCAACCATCAAATGCAAAATTTTTCACGACATAATAGCCGCGGTCATCTACATCTCCCTCCAGCGCCGTAATCTCCATGCTCTGCGCCTTTACGCCATCACGCTCAAAGATCTCACAGGAATCATCGAACTTGGTCCACAGCAGACCATCTACACGCAGATAATCACGCATCGTTCCTGTTCCGTCATCCCGGCTCACCCACCGGGCATTACAACTCTCCGGAATCACGCCATAGGCGCTGCCGGAGTACACATATTGAATGCCGTCCTCGTCAATTTTCAGCTCGTGCTCGTGCCCCTTAAAATCAAGGTCGCCTGCCTTGCTTTCCTCAATATATCCAAGAATCGGCGTGTTTTTAATGCTTTCCAGTGCCGTGTCCACCACCTCTTTTGAGAAAGTGGAACCATTCAGGTTGTCGCCGGTGTGCAAAACATCAATCGTTACATTGATAAATCGCGTATCTTTACCGTTGACTTCCCCTGTTTTCTCAAAGGTGACAGGCAGGCGATTCAGTAGATTTCCCATATCGCACACCCCGCAAATCAAAAAGATGCCCGCGACAAGCACAGGCAATCAGTAGTAGTTTCGTTTTTGCTTTTCTTTTACATATTCCTTCAGCGCGGCAATTTCCTCGTCAGATAAAGCATACACATACACGGTGTGCCCGCTGCAATCCTTTTCCTTGCGCAGCAGCACGGCTTTGCTCAGGCTCAGATGAACCGCCAGTTCACGCCCGCGTATCTTTACCTCTTTCATATATCATCACCCCGCAGAATTTGCATTGCTGTCATGCTCAGCCGTAACCTCGCCTGCATCGCTCAGGTCTTTGCCCTTGCTGGCATTTGTGGGTCTGCCGCCCTCATCATCAGAGTCTTTGCCCTGTGTGTTAGAGCTTTTAAGCGGAATTTCCAACTTATCAAGGCCAAGCATTTCGTTCTCAAGGTACAGCATGTTTTCCATATCACTGGGGCTGTAACCATTGGTGGCCATAATAGCACTGCGCACCGGTAAGCCATACTGACCGTCCTTCACGAACTGGTCATGCATCTCTTGCCGGTTAAAATATGTAACATCCAAAATATTCACTTTGAACTTATATGCCGTCGAAACACTCTTTAATTTGCGGTTGATCCAGCGCTCAATTTGGCGCATCACCGTAAATACGATCATCTGGTCGTTGATAGTTGACCATTTGACCGATGTAGCAGAGTCTTTATCACCGCCGCCAAACAAAATACTGTTGACACCGGCCTGTGTCCACATGGACGCCTCAGCCTTTTCTACATCATCGCTGCCACTCACAGCGCCGCTCTTTTCAAAATTCCAGCTGGAAACCTTCATGGGTGACATAAACGCACCAATATTTTCCGGCAGAACATTACACAGCATGTCGTAGAAGTCCCTGCACAGGTCATAATCGATCAGGAATGTGCCATCATCGCCGGTTGGTATCTCCAGGGCCAGAGCCTTGTAATTGTTGACCTCGCTTGCATTTTTGCTGATAGCGCGGTAGTCCTCAATATCTGCCAATGCGCTGAACAGGCTCACAAACGGCGGGATTGGAATATGCGTCTGCTCGTTAATTTTGATACAAACGGTGTTGTCACTGCTCAATTCCTGCCATTTCAAGCTGGAATCTTTTACGTATGCATTGTACATCGTCGTGAATTCCGGCGGGAAATTCGGCAGCCGTTCACTGTTCGCATCAAAATAACTAAAGTTAAAGGCAAAATTATACACGCCGTCCTCAATGCTGGAAATCTTGCAGTAGTCAGGATCCAGTTGCTGGAATGTATAGCTGTCATTCGTTTCCCACGCATAGCCGTAATACACGTCATCGCGGAACGCTACAGTCAGCGCACGGGTAAACTCGTGCCGAATATTCATTTTCTCCAGCTGATTGATGACTGCATAGTACCCCTTCTTGAACTTGTTCAGGTTCACGCTCTTGGTCCTGTCAATGCCATACGGAACCACAATATAGCTGAACGTGGACATACTCGCAAAATACTGGATCAGTCTGCGGTAATAGTTTGATATATTATAAAGGTACTGGCTCATCTGGCGCAGCTGCGTCTCGTAGTTCGCTGGGTTGCCAAGATAGGTCACAATCTGGGATTTTGTGTACTTACGGTACGTAGGTGCGTAATCCTTGTTGTTTTCAAGGTCTCGGACTTTGATTTGTGAAATATTTGCATAGCGGAGCTTGTCCATAAACTCCGTCATAGATACATAGTCGCGCTTGCCATCCGGGGTCATCACGGCCACTTTTTTCTGCGTTGAATCAATAGTCAAATGTACCCCTCCTTCTGGCAGGTGCCCTAAAGTTTATTTCAATTTTCTTTGTCTTAGCGTAATTCTTTGCCATACTGCGCTCAACCTGCATTGCTATGTAGTAGTTGTAACTAACCGAACTGTAACGGTCCTTGCGTGCGCCTGGCTTTTCATGTACACGGATCAGGTTGTTGGTCGCCTCATAATCAAGGTTGACCAACTCGTTGACCATCAGCCCTGTATTGATAAACGGCAGTTGTAAAGCAGTACGCTCTGTCGGTGTCATCTTGTCATAGCCCTTGAACTGCGCACGCAGCAGTTCCTCGCAATCGTATTCGGAATCAAGGAACCGGATACGCCCCTGCTGAATACCGCTTCGCAGTGCAATCGTCACATCATTGTTGAACTGTGCGCTGCCCATAATGGCCCAAATTACCTTGGGCGCGGTCTTATCTGGGCATCTGTCCTGGAAATCAGCGTTATTGCAGCAGTTCAGTGGCGGGAATATCTCTCCGCTCTCTGGGTCATAACACTCATGCATCAGTAAGTCCATAATGGGGGCACCAAGGCCCTTGGCGTCAATACCGATATAGTCGCAGTCAAACCATTTAAAATAGCGGCGCAGTTTTAACACAAGGTCCTGTGTGATGATACCTTCACAGTTTTCCGTATATACCATGTTGCTGGTATATCGTCCACTGTTGCTCGGTATCATGTTGTTTAAGAAAATACTCGTTGCGTCGTTATCGCTGTGTTTAGAACTCATCAGAGCAATATCGACCGTCAAAATACGCTTCTCCCCAGGCTTTTTCTTGGGCGGTTCAATAGATCTGCCTGCCAAGATAGTGCCCGGCGCATAAAATGCCTGCTTCAGATTGCGTACTTTATTGATATCTTCAAAGCTGAACAGACCGCCATCGGTCACGCCGATAAACATGGCTTCCATCTCCATACGGAACTTAATGTCACTGAACGAAGATTCGGACATCTCATCCTCAACCTGCTCCAACGACAACATACCCTCTTTCACGGGCATCTGATACGGGAACCGGAAGCAGAAATATTTTTTGTCTGTGGCGTACATATTATAGAAATAGTCCTGGCACAGCTGCCACGACCAATGAGATTGAAACCATGCTGAACTCAAGTACATTTCAATAGGTCGCTCCAGCAAATGTTTGTACTGCTTCTTCCGTAAATAACCAGGCTGGCGTGCAACCGTCAGGAAACGACGCAGGACCAGATCAATGACATCCTTGTCGATCATACGGAACTCGTCGCAAACCAGAATCGTAGCACGATGTCCGCGGGAAGTGTCACTAGCCGTAACAACTTCAATGAAGCTACCGTTACGAAACGTGATTTCCGCCTTACTCTGGTTAATGACAACATCTTTTATCTCACTGCGCAACAATGGTGACATCGGCATAAGTTCCTTTGTTATCTTTTCAAGAACCTGCGCACCTTGACTTCGAACCTTTGCGCAAACAACTATTTTGCTGTGCGGATAAAGAATCGCCTTATAAACAATAAATACGGCAGTTAGAAACGTTTTACCGAGGCCACGCGAGCCAATGAAGCAGAAATTTGTCGCCAGATTCATCATAAAAAGCAAGACGACCTGGAACGGATGTAACTCTAAGTTTAAATAGTCCTTGCAGAATCGGTGCGGGTTCGCTCTGTAAAAAGAACACCACTTTGCCACCGCGTTCATGATTTGCGTAGCCTTGTCATTTGCAACTTCTTCTGCAGTTCTTTTCTGAGCCATGACCTACCACCTCACTTTGCAGCTTCGGCGGCCTCATCAGGCTCATCGTCGTTCATGTAATATTCCGGCTTGTGCGCGGTATACCGCTCCATTTCAGCGTCATATTCCTCTTTATAAGGGTTCTTCAGCTTAAACAGTTCGCACAAGGTGCCAAGCACCCAAACCCGGAAGTAGTGTCCTATACCGTCCACGTCCTTCCACGCTGGGTCAGGCTCCGGGATCGGATCTGTCCTCTCCCACTTTTCAATCAGCGTGCCAAAGGTGTTTGCCTCGGCAAGCGCGTTGTCATTTGTCTGGTTAGGCTTGATATTAGCTGAACCAAGCAAGCTTTGCAGGTTGTCATTGGCCGTTTTAATGTCCTTGACATCGCCACTCTTGGCCGCACGTTCACAGGCAAGCTCACCAATGCAGATATTCTTGAACAGTACCTCCTGCGCCTTGGTCTTGCATTCATACCGCGTTGTCCAATCTTTGTACTCTCTATCCAGGAACAGATACTCCTGGTCCTTCATAGATGTTCCCCAAAAATCAAGCATACGCTGGCTGACACGCCCCTTGGCATCTACGGCTTGGGAGTTATCATCGACCTCATTGATGATACGGCCATTAACTTCTTCCAGGTAATCGTCAAAGGTTTTGTTGCGGTACTGTACAATGTTCAGCTGCTTGACCCATGCAGCCATGCGGGTAAGATTCGCTGCACGATTTGCCGTAGATCTGAAAATTTTGTCGTTGTAATACATATCAAATCGCATACAAACGCGCTTTGCAGCATCTTCTTCGTTGCCAAGCGTTTTGCAATAATGGTCGTACAACTTATCAACACAACTCTTGCAGCTCGGCATAAAGTGATTATTCCCTGCCCACAGCTGACTTTGGCTCGGATAAAAGTTATCCTTTTGGCGTGTAAATTTCTTATGACACGTCACACAGAAAAACACTTCCGGCTGGTCCTCCTCCGCCATAATACGCTGGATTCGCGCCTGTGCCTCTGCGTGCTCTCGTAAAATCGTCGCTTTGTTTTTAGCGCCTTTGGGTCGTCCCATTACGGATCACCCACCTTGTTTTCTGTTGGGTTACCGTCCTCGTCAAAATCAGCAAACTGATTACGACCGCCGTTACTCCAATAGTTCACAATCGCCAGCAGCTTTGGTGTCCGCTTAAACACACAAAACGGTGCGCCGGTAATATCGTTCACCTCGCGCTTCTCGTAGCTAAGGCCATACGCCTTCAAAAAGTTTGTCAGGCGGCTGGAATAGCTGCAAAAAAACTCTGGCTGTTTCTTAACATTCTCCTCCAAAAACTCACTTCCCTTCCCTTAAAATTCACCAGCTGGGTTAGTCCAGCTTTACATCATAGGCGCAGTCCAGCCCTAGGTCATTGACGACCAAAACTGTCTGCTCCGGTTTATTCTTCAATCGCTTATCCATACAATAATTGTCTGGGCCATCCACGCAGCCGCTCTCGTAGACCTTCGTGTCATACACGGTTGTCAGGCCATTGGTATGCCGGTGCCCCATCAAAACGATGTCTGGCTTTACACCCGTCATCATCGTGATATTATTGACTACTCCTGTGGGAGTATCCTTATCACCATGCACAGCAAATACCTCCAGCGTGCGCACTCCAAATCGAACCATTGAGCCGTCATAATCTACATCACATACGTGTACGTTGTTAATCTGCGCACATTTTGCCTGTACGTAGTAGCTCACAAGCCTGTCCAGATACTCTCCGTGCTGGTTGTCTTCTTTATTAGGGAATACACGGCTGTGGTTGCCAAGTACGCTGTATACCTCAACATCCAAAAACAACTTCGCCATCTCTGCTACAAACCAGCTCACAGCCTCGCTGGCAGAAATAACCTGGTCGATCACATTCTCATTGTTTTCCAGGCGGCTGTTCACATGGATCGCTCCGTTGACCATATCACCACCAAGTACCACATAGCACTTCTTGGCATTATGCCGCCGCCAGATCTCTGTAACCTTGCCAGCGTATTTGCGCAGACGATACATCATAATCTGCTGATTATACTGGTTGCAGTAGTTAGAAATCTGGATCCCGGCATGCAAATCGGTCAAATGAACAATCAGGTCACAATCGCCCTGCCCGACACACTGCAGCACATCCAGACGCTCGTACTCAACTGGATCATAGGCATCAATGCGCCGCTCGATCAGCTCACGCATACTCTCACCACGCGCTTTTGCACGCAGCAGACGACTGACCTCGTTGCGCTCATCACGCATCTTGACCCGCGCCTTTTCCAGCTCACGCCGCTCCTCGCGGATGCTTTCCAACAGCTCTTCCGTGCTGGCTGTATCAACCTCGCTCACCTGCTGCAGATCCCGATATGCTTTCCACGTCTTACGGTAAGCGCACTCGCCCTTATCCCAGCCAAGCGTTGTGTTAATGACATTTGCAACGTCCGTCCATGTGCCAATTTCGTCTTTGCTGCGGCAAACACGGTACACATACTGCGCGTCCGTCTCACCGCTCAATTTCGGCCAATCGTTCATGCAACCACCTCGTCACCCAAAGTACGGGCTGTACGGCGGCGCTCATCCCGCTCCATCTCCTCCAGTGCCTGCTGCGCGTCAACATTATTAACAAGTGCCTTCAGCACATCTCTAGTCTCGTCAACCATGGTCTTATGTACAGTCGTAACCATGTGCGCACGGGGGAACTTCTCACGGATCATCTTGGCCTCTGCCTTAGAAATAGTAATCATACAAACATCGCTCCTTAAAAACCTTTTAAAATCGGACAAAACAAAAGCCCGCCCAAAGCCGAAGCCCTGGGCGGGATAAAGTCATCAGTCCTTAATCGTTGTAAACCGCCTTATTTTAAAAGCGTTACATCGTAGAATGCCGCTGTCTGTATTTGCGTACTCTTTCTCTTGTCTGTTCTCTTTTTATGATCTTGGCGCAATCATCACAATACTTTGTCATATTACCTCTTGCCGTAAACGCACAGCCGCAGCTCATGCAGAACCGTATGTTTTTCAACCCCACCGTTTGATACAGAGCATACAGGTTCAACCGATTTGTGTCCGGCGTAACAACCATCTCGTATACAACTTCATTATTCTTCAAATCATAATTCTCATAGGTATAATAACAGCCAATCTTCTTCGCGGTATGTTCGCTGTCCGTCCGTAGCAGGATGCCGTACTCATCGCTTACCGTCTCCATCCCTATCGGCGCGTGATAAGTCTCGTACCACTTTCCCTTTCTGATGGTGACATCATGCAGGTGCGATTCAAAACAGCTACAGAACTGCTTGATCTTAAATTCGGTCGTCAAATCTATCGTGTCCATATGTAAAATCCTACACATCATCACAACGCCAAACAGGCAAAGTTGCTCTTTCTGTTTCAGATTGTGTGTCTCAATTTGTGTCATGATCCATTCAAGGTCTTGTTTATATACTTTTATACTGTCAATCTGTAATAACTCACATGTCTTCGTTCCGCAAGTCTCAAAATGTCTTACAAGGTCATATCTGTCGTAGTTCAAATTCAAACTGTTGTCAAACATCGTAAGGTACATATCAGCGCATTTGTCAGGCGTCATTCCGCTGCGCCCGATTACACGCTTCAACGCACGGTTCCCCAAATCATTCTTCTTGTAATTATCAAGCAGTATCTTCTCGTTGCAGTAAAAATCATAAAACATCGCAGTCACCTCCCGGCACAAGCTCTGCATCGATATACTCTACCGGGATGTCGCTTTCCACAGGGGCCAGCGTATAACGCTTTCCAAGATACTCGTACTCGCCGTCATCGCACTCCTGCGGAAGGCAGATGTTTACCTGTTTAATGTTCTCTACTACACCCTTACCGGCCATCTGCCACATGAACTTTTTGTTGCGGCTCTTATACTTGTCATAGCACAACACCACACAAATGTTTGCAAGCTCACGCACATCCGGCACGATCTGCTGGCACCGGCTGCGGTAAATGTTGTAGTAATACTGCCAGTTTACCTCAAAATTCGTAGCGATCTCTTTCGTAATGTTCTGTTCTCTTAAAATGTCTTTGTACGTTTCGTAGTGTCTGCACTGGTGGTTCAGCTCCGCCAAATCCCTGCACAGCTTGTAAAATTCGCAAAATATCAACTCAATAGCGTCAAAATGTTCCTGGTCATACCCGATCTCTTCATCAAACATGATCCTCCAATCAAACTTTTTCATGCGCCGTTTGCGGATCGTGTTTTCCCAGCGCTCAAGCTCAAAGCACAGCATGTTCATGTTGGAGTGGGCACAACTCAGCTTTTTCATCCGCTTGTAGTACGGGCTTGCGTACTTCATAAAATACGGCAGCGGACGACCGTATTTCGCAATGTTGCGGGGCACTGGGTAAAGCACTCCCGTCTTCGCGAAATCTATGGCCTTACCGTTGACCACAGACAGCAGATCAACATACCCCTCGTATCGCTTTTTCTGCTCCTGTGTTTTTGGCGCTTTGTTGTGGTATGCACTCGCATAGTTGCTTATCTCTCCAATAGAGCTGCGCAAGCTGCGAATGATACAGTTTGTTCTGTTCTGGATGTTGTATTCTTCTTTCAATGCAGTGACCTTGTCCTCAACATCAATGACCACCGAGGCATTGCGGTCCACGCCGCTCATGATCACAGGGTCATTGACAACCAAACAGAGGTCTCCGTCATACGTACCTACGTTATATTTTGCAGGCGCTGACTATATCTTCTACCGTTTCCGGCAGCGGTGCGCTCCCAACCGCGTATCAATAGCGGCTGTTCTCCGGTACACTCATCCCGGATAGTCGATGCACTCCTTGCAAAGCACAGGATTCTCCCTATCGGGCATTCCCTGTTAGCAGCCAATCAGGCCACACCCCTGATGAAGGGTTCACACCGTTCCAAATGCTGTGTTGCCACAGCCCCGAACCATGACTGATCCGCGCCATTTAGTCGCTGCGGCGTGATACTCTTGCAGTTCACAATCGCCGTGTTGACCAAATGTCCACAATACTTCTCCAGAAGTTCGTTCGTTGTTGCTTTTAAAATAACATGTTCACTTTTGCAGATATGTGGATTGCGCTCCAGCAGCCGCTCCCCCTGCATAATTCCAGTCCTATCGAAGCTGAAGAACTCATCAGCCTCCAACGCGCCTTTCAACGGCAGTCCGCCGATATGTTCCATCAGCATAATCAGGTCAGGTGTCAAAAATTTGAAAGTTGCCAAACACCAGAGCTTACCACACTTCATCTCATCGCGGTACTTTCCCAGCAAATTCACAATGTAATTCCGCACGCCGTCCTCGTTCATCATCTCCGGGTTTTTGAGAATGGCTGCGCAGTAGTCGTTCAACGCCTTATGCTTATCAGCGTACATGCCAAGAAAACAGTATGTATAAATCGGGTCGCCGTCTGTGATCTTTTCAAACCAGTTAATGCTGTCATCTGCGATGGAGCGGAACTTGTCATACGGCAAATCCAAATCCTGCAAAATCTGGTAGTTTGCCCGCGTCATAAGCGGCTCCGTATCAGCATCGAAGTTCCACTTGGCAATACCAAAACAATGGTTGTACTTCTTGAACTGATACCAATACTCCTCCCAGTCCGCAATCGTGCCGGTCTTGTTGAAGTAGGAGTATCCCTTGTATTGCCCCTCCGTCAAAATCATCAGCGGTTCTGCGCCAGGACTTACATCATGCTGCACGCCCCAGATATCTGTAATGAACCGCACGCCGCGCTCTGCAAAAAAAGTCTCATAGTCAACACTGTGAACGACTCCTTTTGCGAAAGGCATTCTTATGACAGCGCTCGTAATCGGCGTATCACTGCCAATCCTACGGCGAACTTCCTCCATGATCTTTGGGTGTGCAATGCCGCAGCCGTCAAATGCGTTGATGGTAATATCGCGGACGCCTTCCGTGATGTCCTTCTGTGTCCAATCACGCTCTGCACCGGTGTTCTTATCCTTGAACTTGATCTTTTTATCATACACATACTTGATGTGCTGGTCCTTAATGGTCAAAAAACAGTCAGGTACAACGACAATATTCGGCACCCAGCCCTCAATGCAGTGGCAACTGGAGAAGCAGAGGCCACGATAACCCATGTATTTCTGTTTTGTTCTTTTGCGTTCGCTACTCGCAAAAGTTTAGGTTTGTATTTTTTTGATTGCTTACATCATTTCATGTGTATCAAAATTATATTTTGCAACGTCCTTATCTTTCAAGCTGTTCTTGCAGAGTTTTAAGGCCGTCTGGTATTCTTCGTCTTTAATTTTTGTATGACGAGTATGTATAAATCGAATAATTTTGTATCCATTACTCAAGATGTAATCTTCGCGTTCTTTTTCTTTCTTTTCAAACTCTTCTTCGTCTTTAAGTCCGTAAACGACATTCAGTTTATGCCCCGATCCGTCATATTCAACAATCACGTTATCATCAAGTAACATGTCAACAGAATATTTTCCAACTGGATAATTGTATTTCCCGCCAAAAAGTTCGCAGATATGTTTTTGTTCGTTTCCGCCTTTTCCAGTTCCATTTACATATATTGTTTGTGCAATTTTTTCACGAACAGAATCAAGAGACAATGTGTTTTCAACGCCATATTTCTGCAAGTTGCTCCGGCATTTTTTTGCCAATATTTCTGCAGATTTACTAGGATGATCAACGCCGTACCGCTCCATCATCGTTTCTTTTCTTTTCGCAATAACTTCTGGTGCATCAAAACTTCCATAATGATCCAAAAACGAATTCTGACATTTTTCTTTAATATCATTAGTCATCATTGGATTCCTTGCGCCGTAAACTCTATAATATGTATCAATCTTTTTCTGTTTTACTGATTCTAGCCTATTTGTGCTATCCGTCCCATAATTTATCAAATTCGATTCTGCGATTTTAAAATGTTCACATTCTCTACACGCACACTTATGTACTGTTCCATTTATAACTCTCTTATAGTATTTTTGATACACCATCGTATATTCTTTTCCACAATAATCACATATGACCCTGACCCGTTTGTTCGAGCCATGATTCATATCGCTAACCTTCACCATCTTTTTGTTTATTTCTATCAACTGATCTTCTACGATCATAGTCAAACCTCCTTCCCATGAAAATAATGTAAGCGAAAATACAAACCCAAATTTCTCTATGTTTCCATAGAAGCACTGACTATATCTTCATCCATTGTATGGATGCTCCCCATATCCGACCGCTTGGCCGTACTCTCCGCAGAGATAGTCGATGAACGTTCCCCTGTTCGAGGCTTCGCTGCTGATTACCTAATTCTGCATTTTTCAAACATTCACGCTTATGCTTTTTTCATCATTACGTTGTAGTATGCAAGACTCTAAAGGCGTTCCAGCAATTAAGGGAGTTTGCTATGGTAATCACTTACCAAAGGAGCAATACATAAATACTACTCAAGACGCATTTATCAAAAGTTATTCCCATCGTGATACGCTTATCCAACTCCTTGGCAATCCGTCTGTCCACAAAACTCAGGATGCCTTGCCGTACCATGCTGGCACTGCGCTCACTCACCACAAATTCTTGCTTGCCAACCTTGAACCCGTGGTGAATCAGCCGCGTCATTTCTTTCTTTTTGTTCTGCCCGCCTACGCAGTTCACAAACACCACAAAGCGGTTGAACTTATCGGTCTCATATGTAATCAGCCGTACCTGCCGGAAAAGCATGTTGTCTCCCTGTTTTACCTGAAAGCGCTTTTCCTCATCCGGGTCAAGCTGGATGTTAAAGTTGTTGCTTATAATAAAGGAAAGCGGAAATTTCCGTACTACATACAACGGGGGTGCAAACATTACTCGTCCCCCTTTCCATTGTCGTTCTCGTCCGGGTCTACCTGCTCCAGCTTCAGCGCTCCATTGTCAAAGCACCAGCGGTACACAACAGCCCACGCAAGACCTGTCACCAACGGCACGCCAACAAACAACGCCAGCGCGAACAGCCAATTCACCCCCAATCCCACGGCCACGACCGCTGCAATCGCACATATAGCCCACACGATCTTCTTGAACATGTCCCACGCATCCAGCGCGGCCTGCATCAAAATCAGTTTCGTCTCTGCACGCTTAATATCCAAACAGCGTACCTCCTTTGTTTTATACAATTTGTAATATGCGTTAAGTCTAACCCTCACACACACATACCGCATCACCTACCTTTCCTGCCCGCCACAGCGGTTCTATTTATATCATCGCCCCGTTGGGCGTTAGTTCGTTAGAAAATGTCGTTACTTGCGAAAAGCATCGGGTCATCGGGGACTATATCAAGAACCTGATCCATATTACGCTCATGGTTTGTCCTTATTGCTTTTGCTACAGTCGGCGTCCATCCGGACTTATACCATGATTTTCCCGGGTCTTCATCCTCAAGAATTAACTCAACTTGTTCTGTCAACTCTTCTGCTTTTATATTTGTACAAAGTATAGGAAAAACAATTATTGCAGTGACGAAATTTTTCCTTTTATCGTCGTTTTCCGTGCGTTTGCAATATGTGGTGACAACCAAACCTAAAGATCTAAGTTCTTTTATACTTTCTTTCATGGTTGTTCTCGACACGTTCAACAAATTCATAACAGTACCATAATATCCAACAAACACTGGTGCTTTGACATCTTTGTGAACATTGCCCCAAAAGCCAGCATACATTTTTAATGCGATATAAATACGTAATATCGTCGATCTCGAATATCCTTTGCCACCAGATGAACATAACAAATCCCATAGGACTTTAAATTCATTAAGTTCAATGCACGCTAACATATTTTTGCCGTTTATCGCATGTTCCTTGGCTTTCGCAACAATATCATCGGTAAAATCAAATCCAAAAATCATTTTTGGGTCGTCTGATCTTCCATAAAATTTTACATATCCATATTCCTCTAAACTGTCAAGCGCCCTGTTGACAGCCGTATAATGCCTAGCTCTTAAATCGTTGTTGTTAAAAAATGCAGCGTTCTTACACAAATCAATTACAGATGTCTTTCTCCGCGTCCACTCTAACCCGTTCATATCGGCCATCATATATAGAGCAAGATACACAGAGACAAGACATGGCGATGATTTCTGTAATAAATGAGCTGGAATAAAAATCTTAATTTTGTCTGAATAATTTTTTTGTAGATACATCAATACCTCCGTTTTTTATGGCATCATTCTTCTGTTGACCTGACGCCAACGTTCAATACAAAATGCGCCTAAAAATCATCGTCGGATTTTTGCTGAATACGGCACATAATCTGCCATAATCATCGTCGGGTTTTGGTAGAATATACCCCTGTTTTCAGCAAAAACCCGCTCACTTATATTTCATAGTGCTATCTTTATCGGACTCGGTTTTTGTCCAGTCACCTCCGCGTTCTGGTCCCATGTCAGTATAGGTCCCAGAAGCTCCGGGTCCTGTCCAAAAACCTCGTCCTCAGCGGCGTTCTCACGCCTTGTTGCGCCGGGCTTGTGTTGCGTGTGACCCTTGACTTTGTTAGTGTTGGCATTTACTCCTCAGGGTTTTTCTATGCAAGGCGTATAGTGCGTAAAGGTGTTTGCGTGCGCGTTGACCTTATTGACTTATTACGCCATTACTTCCTCCTGCCCCTTGTTCGGTCCTGCGCATCGTTCTCTTTGGTCACGATGCTTGTCCCGGCGTCGTCCTTGTGCTTTATAAATTGTGGCACAAGCACTCCGCACACAGGTGATCTTGTCATGGCTGGAATGTGGGGCTTGTTCCTGCCTTTGCATGGATTGTTGCCTTGCCCTTAATACACAATGACTATATCGGTCATGCCTCTTCTAAAGCGCCCGATCTGTGGCCCTGGTACCTGTGTTGTCCAAATATCTGCGGCTTCAACAATGCCATGGTTTTCGTCGTACACGCACATAATGTCGTCCTTGTGCTCGTCTGGCACAGTCTCGTAAAATTCTCGAATTGTCATGTTCTCACTTCCTTCTACCGCGCTCAGTCCCCTAATTGACGACCAAGCACCGATCAAACTGACCAATCAGCTCCCGTCAAAATGGCGGGCACTCACCTTTTGAATCAAGGGGACCTAAAAATGAAACCCCCTTATATACCACTTAGACCTTCAATTTAAAGGTTCAGCCCCCTCAAATCGAGGGCTACTCAATTATTGAACAACGCAAGGGGTCACCAAACTGACCACCCCTTTACACGTCACCCAACTGTACCCAATCTGACGAAGCTTCAGCCCTTGATACAGCCCCTCTGCGGCGTTCTTATCGCACCTGCCACAAAGTTATCGCCCCGTCCACAAACAGGCTCTGGCTGTACTCCTCGCCGTCCAGAACGACATACTTTTTCCCGTCAATATCCTTGTGCGACCCAAGGCACGGCACAACACGTTTGTCCAACTCCTCAATAGTCGGCGCTGACACGATCACATTGTCCCCGTGTAACCCACAAACCTCGGTCTCTGTAAGCTCGTGCAGCTGGAATGGCATGCATGGGATAGCGTTGATTGCATCAATCATGTGTTCCCAGTCGTTGTGCTCTTGTACCTGTGCTGGGTCGTCTTCGCACCACACCATAGGCTCCCCTCCCAGCGCCTCAAGAGCGTCTGTGCGGCGAATAATTTCATCATTTGACATAGTTATCACATCTCCTTAAAAAGGTTCACAGGCGGCTCTACGGGCGTACTGTGACGTCTGAGCATATCGGCATCAAAACAAAAATCTAACAGTTCATCATATGTATCATAAGGCCAGCACCCACGGTGTGCCAGTTTGTGCTTCTTCATACGGTCGCTCAAAACCTGCCCTTGTTCGGTTTTTCCAAAACTGGCTATATGTTCCGCCTCGTTCCGGCTCAACCCAGCTGCCATCATCAACTTGATATATCTCTTGCGTGTCATCATTATCCTCTCTTTAAAAATCGTCTCTGATGCCCTCTCCTGGCTTGTCACTTGGGTACAACTCTCGGAGAAGCATCATGTTGTCATACGCTTTTACATATGTGCTATATGGCCAGCAACCACGATGCGACACAATTTTCTTCCAGCACTGCTCATCAAACGTCTTACTTGACCTGTTTGGTTTGCATTCGTCAATCCCAATCCCGGCGGTATTTTCAGCGTTATTCCGGCTCCAACCGTTTGCCATCAATAGTTTGATATATCTCTTCCGTGTCATCGTTATCTCTCCTTATTACAGTTTGTATATTTTCTGCTGCTCCTTCTGCCACGCCTTTGCCTCGGCAATTTCTTTATCAAGAATGGCTTCTGTCTCAGCCTCTTCCAAAAAGAACGGGTCGTGGTCCAGCGGAATGCTCTGCAGCAGCTGCCAGAAGCGGTAGTCCGGTTTCAACTCCCACAGCTCCGCCAGCTTGCTCAAAAACGGCCAGATTCTCTTAGGATCACGCATCATAGTCCTCCTCTAGCTCGTATACATCGGTAATATCTAAATCATCGTCACCAGCACACGACGGGTCATCCAAGTATCTATCCACTGCTTCTTCCTCGCTGTCTGCTTCTACATCAGCATAGCTTCGATACCAAATTCGATAAAATTTCATCAGTCTGTCTCCCTGTTAGCGATTTTTGTCAGTGAGTATTTGCCTGTCGACGTGATGCTTGGAAACAGGTTTGTAGAAATCACACGAAAATTTGTGTATGTGCCGTCTTGCTCACTTTTGCATGCGTACAGTTGGGTACCGTTGTAATCGATAGTATCTACGTCGTAATTGAGAAGGGCCTTTGCCAAAGCTGCTTCCTGCGCTGTCCACTCAAACCCATCAAGGTCCCATGAGCATGGTAAGGATAATGTTGTAATGCAGTCTCCGCTCCTATAAAAGTCGCAGAATTCACAGCCGGACTCTTCGTTGCAGTATTGCTTGATAAGTCTCATCGCATCAAGCACCTGGTTTTTCTCGATTTTATCGTTCATCAATATTTGGCACCTCTAGCGCATCAGCATATGTCTCAACCGCGCAGTTTATAGGATTGTAAATATGACGCAGATACATTTTTATTTTAAGTACGGCATAATCGCAATTCCCATCTTTGTCTGCATCAACGCAGCACTCAGAGATTACCTTTATAAGCCTGTCCTCTTCTTTGATGATATCTATGAGCTTATCTTTCGGGAAGCCCTTCAGTTTCTTATATTCATTTCTTGTCATCTTCACACGCCTCCAACCATACATCGATCTCGCTGCGCAGGTTCTTCATGCAGGCAACGACCGCCTCATGTACGCGGGCACAGCTGGCGTATTGCAGCCCGGCATCAATGGCGTCTTCACCGGTCAGCTCAAGAGATTCGATCATAGCCGTTGCGAGGTAGTCGTAAAAATCAACACAGGCAAGACAATTTTTGTCATAGGCTTCATCGGCGATTGGTTTGCTCCCCGGCAGAAACGCCGACGCCATGTGCATGAAGGAATTTGCAAATTCATGTGTGCGGAGCCGCCGCTCTGTAGGAACCATCATAAAGTATGGTCGGATATCGATTCTATCGTTCATAATAATCTCCTTACTGTTTGCTTATTAGTGACAAAGTGCCGCAGTTTGTTTGTGATAGTGGACATTAGGCGCTGCCGGTTATTCACCAACAAAAATGTACTGATTAACATAATCCCGGTTTTCGCCTTTCAGGATTGGCATATTAGTATCAAGTACCCACTGCCCATCCTTGTTGATACAGGCTGTGCCACGCTTGCATGTGGTAGGATAATTATTCCAGTTGATGTTAAATTGCTCCATAAGCATGTCCTGAATGTCGTTGCATTTCTTCCCCTCAAGCTGCTTGTGTGAGAAATATGCTTGCCCCACCATCTGGATGGAATTGCGTGTCGCATCAAGCTGGCGCCAGTAGATAAGGTTACAAACTTCTTCTTTAGGAATGTTGAAGCAACGGGCGTCGAACATAGCACCGTTCGCCAAGGAATATGTGTATGCTTCTACATACCGTAATGCGTATTTTTCACTGTCTGAAAATTCTTTGTTTATATCGACGTCATACCAATTCTTAATTTTAGAAGCGCCATATTCATCTACATTGATGTCAAAGAACTTATTGAACGCCATCGTTGCCATACTGGCGGACACACTACACAGCTTCTGAACTTCGTAATCGAACCAAGCATCCGTGGCAAGTGTCTGGTAGTCAATCAGGATCAGCGTGATTTCATCGGACTGTGTATAGCCAAACACGCAGCCTTGGATATTCTTGCACAGGTACTTCATGGTTTCCTGCATAGATTTCATCAGGATCATGTCAAAAGGCTTCTGAAAGCCACGAGTAAAGGTGTGAAAACTCTTACCGTCTACCCGAATCGCGACTGGCGTGCGGCGCATTAACTTTGTTTTAGGAACTGCCTCGTAATACTCTTTCATACGAGTGCCCATGGAATCATTAAGGTTCATAATGGTCTCCTTACTGTTTAATTTCTGGGGCTGAACGCCGTTGCCTGTGCTAACATTAGAATTGCGCACATGTGAAGGCACTCATCGTACCAAGCGCACCTTTTGTCACATTCGTAGTCTGTTGATGCTTTGACTGCTGCTTTGAGCGGGCATCTTTTCTCTTCATCATACATTTGTCTTTTCATCCTCCTCAGTTTTGACGCACCAGTCTGCGGGGTATGTATCATTGTCGATACAATTATATTCAAATACGCAACGCGCACAGTTGTCGCATTCTTTGCAATATTTTTTTAATTTTAAGACGGCTTCACGTGCTTCTTTGTCAGTAATCATATAACTGCTGTACCTCCGGCTCCTTCCCTACTCTGGCGCATGCAGAAAGATAATCATCTACAGCAAGCCTGAATTCATCTTCGATGTTCATAATTTTATCTGTATGAAATTCAACATGTTCATCAATGTTTTCCAGTTTCCCGTAGAAAACGCTATACCTTTTATCGTATCTTACACAGGTTGTATAACCCTTATAAGTGAAATACACACCAGCATCGACTTGATTTTTCAGGCTCTTGAAACATTCAAAGATCGGTTTGTCTAATTGCCACGCATAATCATAGCTACATATTGATGGCATCACGCAGAACGGCCATGCAGTAAATGGATTATAGTTATTTACGGCGTTCTTGTGAAACCCAATACTCATCATAAGCTTCTTGTATCGTTTACGGGTCATATACATCACTCCTTGGTTGGCGGCGCTGGTAGTTCTGTCCATGCGAGGACTTTTGCGCTAGTTCCATGTGTAGGTTCACCGCTCCATTGGCCATTGAAAAAATATCCACGATCCATTGTGCGGTACATGCAGTTGTAGTTACCATAACGGAAGTATTCGTAGTAGCACAGGTATTCGTCGTTTTCTTTAGGCGGGTCATTCTGTGCATCGTGCCAAACGGTCGCCTCAGACGCTTCGATAGCGCCCAGCTTTTTTAACGCATCGCGGATCACCTTTACGGCGCTCTGGTAGCAATCGCATTCGTGGCAGTGACCCTTGTCGAGATCCTGCACGCAATCACTGCAAAAGCCGTATTTTATGGCGATGTTAAAGGCTCGTTCGTAGGCTTTATTAGTCATTGTGTATCTCCTTTGGCGGTTTTGGCAGCGGCATCCAGTGTGTGACGGATTCAAGCGTGCTCATAATAACTTATCCAGTATCCGGTTTCTCTTTCGAATTCTCTATTGCAAGCCTCACATTTGTACTTTATCCGTGTCGGATCGTCTAAAACACCAAACACTGCATCGTAAAGACACATCTTCCCGCAAGATGGACATTCCTGTACGGCATAAAATTCTGGGTGCTTTTGATGAAATCTGGTCATTGCATCGTTTGCAAGTTGGGATGTTTTTTCTATTTTCCCGTTCACATCATCTAGGACATTAGTTTCGCTGTTTTCTTTGGTTAATGCCTGTTCAACAGCGTTTTCGATCACTGACTCTTTCTGCTTGTCGATTTCAGACAGAATTGAACGAAGAATCTGAAGTTCTCGTTCCGCTGCACTATCTCGATATGTTACTCGATTCATATTCAAGGCTTCGCCTCCGGGAGTTCTTTGTTTTCATTTCGCGGCTTGTGATCTCGGCAATATTCAGGCGATTCATTAAAACTTCCGTTCAAATATGAACATTTGTATTTTCCCGACTCTATATCTCCGCCCTTACGTACAAGGTGCTCACAAGTATCGCATAGCGTCTCTTCTTCCGGCTCTTGCGGTTTCTTCTGCGTTATTGCCTTTGCTACGCGAAAAACTAAATATACTGCACAGGTCAGCAAAATAAAAATTTCAAAAAATGCAACGATTTTAGTCATCTGCGTTCACCATCCTTTGCGTTATGTACAGCAGAAAGTATTGCATCCTTGAACACATCTTTTAAGTCAATATTATTTTCGGCAGCTACAGGCATCATTTTTATATCTCTTGTTACATATTTCGTTTTTACAACAATCCAAATTCCGTTCAAAAGCTCAACAGAATATCCAGTTGTCATAATTCCTTCCTCGCCTGTTTTAACAAAATAGCTTTCATAGCTCACCCAAGGACTTTTATAGATTTTCATTTGTGTTCACCATCCTTTTCCCACAGAACATACAATACTTCATCCGCTTTTCGCTGGTGCGCCACTCTGTTTCGTGGCAAGCGGAGCATTCGTATTCGTGTTCTCCGCAAACATACCCACGGTCAATCCATTTTGCCGTAGGCCGCAGACTTTCCGGGTCGATGGTTGGTGTATTGTCCACCAATCCGCGCCCATACTCTGCGCCGCTCTTATATGCTTGGTACTCGCCACCCTCATAAGCGCACCCGATCATATCAGATAGTTGCGGTACTTTATCTGCATCAATCAGCCGCATGGTTATCCCTCACCTTCTCAAAATAGAATTTGATCGCTTTCGGATTTTCCAGCACATTGCCGTAAGCGATGCCGACCTTGTAAATGTAGTTCTCTTGCAGCTTTCGCGGAATCTCTGCAATGTACTGTCTGAATGTTTCAAGGTCGTGGGCACGCTTGTAGTGATTACACATGCGGCAGGACGGCATAAGGTTTTCAATGTCGTCCGTGCCGGAATCCTCTGGGTTCCACGCCCTCTGCGGTTTGAAGTGGTCTACCTGCATATCATTGTAGGCAATGTGGCGGCCACAGTAAGCGCAATGACCGTCAAATTTCTTGTACACCGCAACGCGGGTCTTTTTGCTGATTGCCATTTATTCATCCTCGCTGTACTTATAGTCGTAAAAAGTTCCGTCAGGTTCAACGAAAAATTCTTCTTCTTCCCATCGTGCATCACAGGTTTTATAATTTTCGCAAGAAGCAAGGCTCACGTTCATGGAACCATCATCGCCGCGCTTATGCCGTTTGCCAATTTTGCCATCCTTGCGCATTGTATAATCCAGCGAGTACTGATACAGATCGCTTACAACAATGCGTCCGCCGCAGAGCGGGCAGCATTTAATTTCCATTCCAATCCTCATTCTGATGCCTCCTCTAGTTGCTTGTCCTCAGATTTTTTAGCATATCATCTGTTAAGTACAAGGCCGCTCCGGTATATCTGTCATAGTATGTGCCGTCATCGTAAATTCTGCGCCCGTAGTAGTATTCTATATAGCTATGGTCTTTTTCTGATTTTCGCATTGTTACACAATCCATACGGTCTTCCTTATCAAGGATGTTGTCTCCGTCCTGAACGCCGTAGCATATATAATTTTGGTGGTCATATACACCACCATAGTTGTTTGTAAGCATTTCAGTAGTGACATAGGCATATACGATTTCTTGTTGGACAGAGACCGTCGTTTCTTCTATGACAGGATTTCCTTTGATTGGGCACATTATGGTAATCAGGACGAACAGAGCGGTTATACAAAATGTTGCCAATAGTGCTTTCTTCATTCTTCTGATGCCTCCTCTTCTACATAGGACATGCTCTGGCGCAGATTGAGGGATGTGGGATTGAGAACGCAAGCCGTGGCGATATCATTGCAGTAGCGCGCATCGTCGCTGCCCAACCAACCATTCGCGTTCACTGTGCGAACGTCGTCCGCACAGTCCGCGTCAGAATCCTTATCACCGCAGTACCACGGTGTAGCAGTCCACACCCAACTGTCGTAGTGTGGAATGAACTCACGGTACTTGCGGTATTCGTCACAGGTCAGAATAAAAACAAAGTCATGTACAGTGCCATAGGCGCGGTCACCGTTGTCGGATACAAGGTCAACGGTATGCGCCAGCAGACTTTTCCTCTTGAAAACAGCGTTCGCCATATCAGATAGAATCCCACGCACATTACTTGTGCGGTAGTTATTCCGGTTGCCTTTTTCATCGGCAAATTTATCACTTGGGCAGAACTTTACATCTCTTGCCCAAGGTTCAGCCATAATAGTCAACACGCCGCCGTCAGGGTGGTTCGGGTCAAGGCAGACCCATTCGAAGCCTTTGAACATGAAGTGTTCGCCGGGACGTAGTGTTGTGATGTCATTCATTGTCGTTTACCTCCGTGAGCCAGTAAGTCCTTTTGCATTCGTCACACTCCCTATCGCCGCAGCATTTTTTCATTTCTTTTTCGATGCTGCATGGCGATATATCTATAACATCGCTAAGAAGATCTGCGTTAGGAAACATTTTCAAAAACTCGCTCTGGCGAGTCTTGATTGGATTGTCTTTTGCCCATTGCTCAACAATCTGCACAGCCTTTTCTGTTTTTTCGATTATATCCGCAGCGCATATATCTGCGGTTGCGGTGCAGTGTCCATTTTCGTCTAGCAATGGGCATTTACCAGAAACACTTTTACAAACACTTCGGCTTTTACAAATGCGCTTTGCTTCCTTTATGTATTCAACAGCGTCCATCAGGACCTACCTCCTCTAACCAATAATCTCTGCGGCAGACGTCGCAGTTTCTCTTATACTGCTCACAACGCTCTGTACCAAAATGGGACAATGGGAAATTTGGGCATGTGTTGATAATACCATCTTTGTCGAGTTCGACACTTGGGAACTCTGCAAGCATAACATCGTTTCGTGTTTTCCTGTGTTGAATTGGATGATCCTTGTCCCATTGTTCAACAGAGGAGACGATGTCTTCTGATGGCGTCGATAAAAGGAATGTTTTATCAAGTGGGCATATTCCATTTTTCTTGAAATCGCAGTTGTCGCAGAAGCAATCTGTAGAGCATATGCGACGCAGAGTGTCTATGTATTGTTTAGCGTCCATAGTCTTCCTCCCAATACTTATCCCAGTATGCTGGCCCATGTGGCTCTTCTGACCAATATTCGTGCTTGCAGGTGGCGCAATCGTCCCCATATTTGTCGCAGATCCGCGTTTCGGTGTCACAATAACTATCTTCCAGGTAATACTCCGGGCAGAGGTCCACGTCTCCGTTTTCGTTGATTTTTCCGTTTGTCAATAGATTGGGAAAGCACCGTAGTAGGCGATCCTTGCGGGTCTCTTTGGCTGGATGGTCTTTGTTGTATTGTTCAACAGCCTTTATTGTGTCGATGAACATAGCATCGGAACATTCGTAAAAGTCATTATTACAAAAATCGTGTATTGGGCAGCAGGTGCATTGGCCGCGTTTGTCGCACATGCGCTTGGCAGTTTTTAAAAATTTCATGGCGTCCATCAGTCGCGCACCTCCCCTGTATAATGTTTTCTTTCTTCTTTAAGTTCATCCGGTGTGGTAATATATTCGCAATATCCCGGAAAGATCTGGTCATCTCTGTAATACCTGCAATCGAATAAGGAATAAAACGGGCAATCCCAGCAGCCAATAGGACGCTCGTCTAATACAATCCGTGCCATCAGTGTGTCTCCTTTATCAATCTGTTGGCTATCTCGTTAATGTTATCGGTCGATGTCTTGATCTTGTCGTAGGCATCGGTCTTTTGCTTTTCTATGGCGGCAAGGTCGCTGGCAAGGTCATCGCGCATCATGGCGTAAAGCTTTGCCTGCTCTTCTTTTATCCTGACCCGCTTGGCCTTTTCACGTGCTAAGTCATTTTCTGTTATATGCTCATCGACCAGGCTTAGTGCCCGTATAAAGTCAAGAAAGTTTAGAGAGAACCTCTTATCGCGATATTCAAAACTGTAAAAAGTAATGTAATTCTGTGGATCGATAAACTTAAAATTCTCAGGGTGCAGCTTGTACATCTTTTTAAATGTACTGTATGGAATACGCGGAGTGTTGTCGAAGGCACTGTCTACCTGTTTGTGGCATTCCAGTAGACTTACGAGCGGAAAAGTGTCGTGATATGCTGTAAGAAAGCAAAGAGTGAAACAAACAATAGTCATGCATGCGACAATCGCAAAGAAGAACATGCCATATTCCTCTTTACCCTCGGATGTAAAGAGTTCGTTAGCCATACGATATTCTGTATATGTACAAGCCATGGAGCCTATATTTACATAAATGATACACGCTGCAGACAGTATTGATGGTATTAAAAGTCCTGGCAATTTATAGATTTCATGTATCTGGTATGACGTCCGCACAAATACTATGGCTGCGACAATAAATATCAGGATATTGGTCAGTATTGTTGTCACTTTTTTAACCTCGCTTTCCAGTCGTCACAGTAACAATCACCATCTACGAAGTCTGCGACATAGGGGCTGTCGGCTCCGCAGCACGCGCCTGTATAAGGTTCCCAGTGTTTGCAGGTAGAGCAGATGTGGTGCTCGGTGTGTCTGTCAAGAAAATTAAGGTAATCATGGACAATACCGTAGAACAGGCTCGGCTCGTTTACCTTAGCCCACTCTATAGCATCATCAACGACTGATTTGTATTCTGCAGCTTCTTCAAGCCGCATAGTAGCGACAAAGTTATGGGCAAATTGGCGTGTGATTTCTCTTGCATGTGTGATGGTCATATTAGTCTCCCCAGTCGATAGGCCAGCCGCAGTTGCCGCAGAACTGATTGTGGCCACCTTCCATATCTAATACTCCGTCAATAGAACCACAATGCCCGCAGCAGTTATAGCTTCCGTTGGTGCTGATTGTGGCCGGGGCTGGTCCCGGTATTCTATCGGCCACATAGTCCAGCACTTCATATGCGACGAAATATGTATCATTGTCTTTTGGGGCATCATGTCTCAGGTCTTTGGCAATGTGGTGTAGATCGCTGCGTGAGATAAAATCAGTCATGAGTACCGTCCTCCTTCGGCTTAGTAGCAAGAATTTCATCAATGTCAATGCGGCACAGATGAGATAAATCTTTGAAAAGATACCCGGGTAAACTGAATGTGGAACCCTTATTGCCAGATATAGCGCAAACTGTGTGGGTGGGACCAATGTTAATCATGCTATAGCCAATGGCCTTGCAGAACTCAGCTGCTTGATAGTCAAGGGTTGTGTACGTGACCGGTAAATCGTCCCAGTCAAGTGGAGGCGTATGGGTGAGAGTACATGTGCTGGTCTTGTCACCGCTATAAAAAAGGCATCTGCTGCAGTCTGAAAATTCGTCGCAATACTCACGCAGGGCACTGATTGCGGAGTTTAACTTGCTTTTGTCACTCATTGGCGCTGCTCTCCTCTCCCACGATATCCTCCAGCTTGATAGCCTCGCCATATGCAAGCGCCTGAAAAGAATCCATCGTGATTTCGTCAACGTATGGTGTACTTCCGTCCTCATTGACCTTTATCACTGTGATTCTTGGGTGTCCGTCAGGCCGCATCGTTTTTGTCGCGGTAGTGTATCCCATCATGATAAGAGCTTTGGCGAGGGTGATGTCAGCGGCAGTCCAACGTTGCTCCCTGAAATGTGGCCATGCCGAGGGAAATACGTAATTTGTCAAATAGCATGTGTGCTCGTTTTTGGCATAAAAAAGACACTGTTCGCATTTTGTCCCGTGACAATAGTCTTTGATTTTATTCGCGGCATCATAGATTTCCCGCGGGCTATATGTATTACTCATAAAATATTTCCTTTATGTTCTTTTTTGAATTTTCTGTACGCACGAGTATAGTCATACGCAGGAGAAAAAATATGTTCAACAGCATTTGCGAGTTTTGGCTCGTATTGATGAAGCATTGCTAATTCATCTTCAAAATGTCCAGCAAATGGGCAACCTGCGCAACCTGTGCGCTTGCATCCATATACTGTATAAGCATCACTATGGATTATGTCGTAAACTTTTTCAAAAGCACCTTTATCTTCTGCCTTCCACCAAAATAGTGGGTAGTATTGTTTTCCATGAACGCCGTTAGCCATACAACTTTTAACCCCTGTCGAACGTGCGCCGCCTTCTGCCTTACGTATCCCAATCAGTTGAACGTCTCCACCATATTTTTTTCGCACAGCGTCTCCAACTTTCTTTTTAGACTCGTTACAACACCGACTAGAAATATTAAATGTTGGTGGATTTTCAATCATAAATTCTTTTAAAAACTTTGCAGATGCAATTTCGGTCTGGAGTGGTTTATGCGGTTCGTCTTTCCAAGCGTTACACCACCAGCGAAGGGCAGCCTTACAATTCGGGTATTTGGCGCACAGGATATCAAACGGTTCATCTTCCCATTGGAAATTGTGTTTCTGTAGGCGTCCAATGTACTCGGCAAATTGCTTACTATAAAACGGATAACCAACATTACGAACTGCTCCGGCTACCTGCATTTTCCCGCGCTCACGATGGATTTTAATGTCGTATTTTTCTTCAATAAATGATAAATGCCGCTTTGTGGCATCCATTTCAACACCCGTATCAAACCAAACATAAGTCACATCATGCTCACCGTCTCTTGGGATAAGGTTTTCAACAATGTCAATCATACAGTCACTATCGGCACCACCTGATACCGAAACAAGAATGTTTTTATATTGTTCTAAAACAGATTGAGCTTTCACTAATCCATCATAAATTGTCAATGTAGGGGCTTTTGTAATGTATTCATCTTGTGTCACAGCGGCAGGTCCCCCTTGTCAAAGTCTCGCTGGATTGCGTGTCCGGTTTCAGGCGGAACAGGCCGGTACTTGTTCATGTCAGCATAGCCAGGGATCATGCGCAGGCTCTGCCCCACCTCCAACATCGTCTGTTCGCGGTCTACGAAATGCCGGTCTGAGAAGTTCACGATGTCCTCGATAAAGTCTGCGATCATGTGTCGCATCTCCTCGCGGTAGTCTGCGGTGTTGCGGTTGATAAAATCAGTGTAGCGGTCAGAATCGTTCATGGCGGTATTCTCCTTGTATGTAAATTATTTAATTTTTTACCCCTACATGCGCCACTGGGCCATCGGGGTCATACTTTTCCAAACTGTAGTTGGCGGCAATCTTGTCAAACACCTCAGCAAATCTTTCCAGCGCGGAGTCCCGGTCTTTGCCGTGGGCGTCTGCAATCAACACAATCTGGTGGATAGTGTCTGCGGTAAGCTGTGCCATTGCCAGAGTGTACGGGCTGTATTCTTCGTAGTTCATGCGGAGGTCTCTCCTACTTTGTCAAACGGTAAACTTGTGGTCTATGTAATCGCTCATAGCGGCCTTTAGGACTGGCGTGTCAAAAAACGCGAAGCAGTTCTTGTCAGGCCGCTTTTTGTTTTGCTCAATCCGAATCAGGTAGAAGCCTCGCATCATCAGGTAGCCCGCCATGCGCGGCGAGTAGATCATGATCACATCACGCTTGGTGCTGTCAGCTGCGGGGGCGGTCATAGTTGGTGTCTTGTCCATTGGTAAACTCCTTAATATATATAAAATGTAGATAGGTTGGCTGGCAGGCGGCGCTCAACAGAACTCCCGTGTGCTAAAACGGTATCCGTCAGCGTCTGCGTACTCGCCGTCCCAGTGCTTGTAGAATTCACAGTCGTTGTCGCTCTCGCACCTCCAGTTCCCGGTGTACATCCCGATCTTTGGGTCAAATACCTTGGGCGTTCCGTGCTTAATGACGCGCTCCTCAAACTCCGGCCATGTGTACTTCTGTTCGTACTCGTCAAATATGGTCAGGTAGTGCATGTTGTCATGATAAAACCTGTCAAGATCACGCACGCTGTGAATTTGCTCGTGCTCCTCAAACACAGGTTTCCACCCACAGCTGGTCTTGGCAATGTGCATCTCCCAGCCGAGTTCCGGGATGTCAGTCACCTCGCGCTTTGGTCCCATCAGGTCTGCAACGGCACGATTCTGCGTGAAAAAGTAGAAATTAGTTCCCATTGGTGTCCTCCCTATAGCTTGAAATGTGTGTTGTGAAACGTGAAAAAATAATCACCGGGTATCGAGAATCCGGCTTGCTTTATCTAATAGCTGCGTCAACGCACATGGCCATCGCGTCAACCTGATCCTGCCCTACACCGATATAACGCATGGTTGTTGCCTGATCACTATGCCGATATTTGTACTGCAAAGCTTCGTTGATTTGGTTAGTCGTAAGCCCGCCTTTGTCAGCTGCCGTTACGGCAATTAGACCATATGTTTTACGCATACTGTGGGTGCTGATATGCCCCTCTACCGCGCACGCCTTTGCGGCATCTGTAATAATGTGGTATACCTGTGTCTTGCTTACCGGCTTGGTGATATATCCGGCGCGTACCCATTTCTGACTCTGGAACAACGGCCACTCTGGGTCAAGGACACCAGACTGTTGGGTGCGAATCTCGTCAACTAATTTTGTGATAGCTTGCGCCGCATGTGGCGTGATGAGATCGTTTGTGCGCTTGTGGTTTTTTCTGTTGATGATTTGGGCATGTTTCAAAACGGAGTTAGTAGAGACATCAAAAACATCACCAATTTTTAGCTGCCGTATGTCTCCAGCGCGAAGGCCGAGCGTGATGCCACATATATATAAGGTATAGTTGCGCTGGCGGTTGCGGGCGTTTCCATGGGTTAGAAGATAATCTCCGATAGCTTTAATGTCTTCTACGCTGTGTAGAGGTTCTGCTGGTCTTGCTTTTAGCTTACCATTTTCCTTTTTATTAGAGACGGTTTTGCAGTAGTCCTTGCGACGCTTTGGTGTGGCCTTCTTGGTCGGAACTAGCTGATAGCCAGTGGCTTGGGCGAGAGCTTCCATTACCGGATTGGTACCATCGGGTGCTTTTGCGTTGACAATAGCTTGTGCGAGGGCGGTTACGAGATCGGGCTGAGTGTTTGTGGTCGTGAGGGTGGTGTTTTGGCGTTTCATGGTGGTGTCTCCTTTGAATGATGGGTAATTTTGGTGTTGGCAAGATTCTTTATTAGTATTATAGCACTTCACACCACATATTTCAAGCACTTATCAAAAATAATGCCCTGATCGCCGAAGAAAGTGACGGTCAGGGGCTGAAATGGTGGCGTTTCGGAATGTTTTTGTGTGGTGGATATGAAAAATAACGAAAATACGTTAAAAATGCGATACTTTGAGCAGGAATTAGGTGGTTTGTGCGTACTTTGTGCTAAAAATCTGCAAAAATAGCACGTTTTTGATGCACGAAAATGAGGCGGAAATGGCGTAGGTACAAGGTTTGTCCGATGTGGTGGATCGAAGAAAGGGAACGGATAAGGAGAGGGGTGTGGTAGTCGGGGGTGCGGTGAGCCGAGAGTGTGAATGGATGACTTACTATTATAGTAGAAACGGATTTTGCCTTCCGTTTTTAACCTGCCCCCCGGTGTATGTTTTGTGGGATTATCGACGTTGTAGCGTCAAAAAGTGCATAGTGGATACTCCATGTAAAAGAGTCTATTTTTTCAGCCCTTTACATTGCTGTGTTGCTATGCCGTGGGCCCGCTCTGATCCACGCGGTCTATAGTTATAGACCGGCTATAACTGTACATATACGTTATATACAGTTCGCTTTTATGCTATATAGGTATTATTATAATTATAATACATTATATAGCAAAAAATCAACTTCCTACAGCTGCAAAAAAACATTGACGATACAACGTTATATTTCAAGTTTTTCAAAAAATATTGCAAAAACCTATTGACAGTTGGTGCACCAACTGCTATACTAGCCTTGCAATCAAAAACAGGGACATGCAAGGGGGCGCTATCCCCCGCGCTATCTTTGTTCTTTTTCCCCCGCGTGGGCATGGTTGTATGTTTTTAAGACGTGGGCGGCGACACGTAAAACGCCGGGCGCGGCCTTGCAAGCCGTCCTACACCTTGACATAACATAGCGTAGCGGCTATGCAGATAGCGGCACAAAGTACACGGCTTTACGCGGACGACGCGGGGCGGGGCAAAACCCGCAATGCGTCAAGCAAAACCGCATAAAGCAACGCGGGGCGGCATATCAACCGAAACGCATTGCAATGTAAAGCCGGGCAACTGTAAAGCGATTATAACGCGCACCGGGTTGTATATCCCGCCCGGATTGTAGCGTAAAGCAAGCGGCGCACTATCCCAAAAGTGTGCAGGCCGCGAGCTAGAAAAAGCGAAGCCCTCGACACTGTAAAGGGCAGACTATATGACTTATGGCGTATTCCTCTTGCTGGATAGATATTTGACAACAGAAGAGGGGCAAACCATAGCTAGAATTGCAAGCTCGTTTACATTTGACGGGTGGCGTAAACTGTGTAAAAACGTTTACTAAGACACACACAAAAGACCTTCATTTGGTTGCGCGTGGTAGAAGAAACGGTACTACATAGGCTCGCACTAGCGCAACGTGCGCGGCATACACGCACGGCGACACAAGACTTTGTTTTACATAGAAAATCAGCTCACAACCCTTGCAAAAAGCGTCACCGCTCTATATAGGGCAAGTGCTAAAGCTGTAGCTATCCGACATAGCTATTATAGCACACCTACGGCCTTATTTGCAAGTCCGTTGCGGGCTGTTTTGTGTGCAAAACGTACACGCCAAAACCAAAACTGGGCAAACTGCCCAACAAAGAAAGGGAAAAATACTATGACTACCAACATCACCTCCACACTGTCCGCTATCGTTTCCGCCGCTGAGACTGCCCGCAAAGAAGGCAAAAACTCAGCCAAAACTGTCTGCCGCTTTACCCGTAAAGACGGCATCCTGACCCCGTCCGCCAAAGTGCCGCAGGACGTTGACATGTCTCACGAAGACTATGTTGCGTATTGCAACGCGGTCAAGTATCTGTACGCTGCGGCCTGCAATCTGAACGCCAACACCGACCCCAAGGCAAGCAAGGCTCTGACTTCCACCCTGTACACCTGCGCGTCTGACGTTCTGCGCCTGATTGACCCGACCATCAAGTTGAACGAACTGCCCGTTTCTACCCGTGAAGACGGCGCTACCGCTATCCAGTTCGTCGAGGACGTCCGCGCCGAAGCAAAGCAGGTCAAGATGTACAAAGAGGGCGACGACCTCTACCGCGAAGAGAACAAGACCCTCAACCAGTTCTGCCGCAAGTTGGAAGGCAAACTGTACACCATTGCCATGCACACGACCTTTGCCGCCGACTATGAGCGTGACTATAACCGCGCCAAGTCCAGCTTGCCCGCGCAGATTCTCAAGGCCGAAGAGACCGCCAAGACCCTGACGAAGACCCTGTCCGACGCCGAAACCAAGCTGACCGCCGCCAAGGAAAAGGGCAACAAGACCGTTATCGCCAAAGCGCAGAAGGCTTATGACGCTGCCAAGGTCGACGCCGACGCTAACGCAGCGCGTATTGCAAACCTGAAGGCCAAGCTGTCCAAGGCTGAAGAGGACTATAAGTCCGCAAAGGCCGCTGCCGAGTCCGTCCCCGCTGTCAAGACTGCCGCTTGATCTGAACAAGCCAGCGAAAACGATTTGATATAGAAACCCGGCTCACTGCCACGCGCGGTGAGCCTGTTTGTGCACCAAATCACCAGCACAAAGTGAAAACCACCCGGAAAGTGTACCCTTTTGTCAACTCCGTGGAGCCGGTCTGCAATCGCGAACCGGGTTGCAAGCGGGGCGGGATGAAAAGCACTTTTTGCAAGCAATGAAAGGAACCTCCAATGTAGATTGCTTTATCTCAACGAATCCCCTTGAAAAGTGCCCTCCATCTGTGGTAGACTAAATCCATACTACATATTACTATGGATGGAGGGTCAACCTTTGGCACAGACGAAAGAAGAACGCTTCGCTAAACAAGCAAGTTTAAAAAAGACATATCACGTTGTTTTAACCCTAAAGGAAGGTGAAATCTTCGACAAAATCTTATCTGACAATGGTTGCACAAATGCAAGTCAGCTCATAAAAAAGATATGTCGCGATGAACTTGAAATCCGTGACACATTCTAAATTATCCTTCAAACAGCGTCCAGCTCCCCAGCTGCGGCGCTATTTTTATGCCCATTTTCCATCCAAGAAAGGAAGCTCCACCATGAAACCGATTCTAAAAACCCTCGCCATCGTCACCGCCACCGTTCTCGCCACCGCCTACCTCACCTACCGCACCACCATGCAGAACATTCAGGTGGAAGTTGCCCGCGACACCGTTTACCTCACCGTGTTCGGCCAGACCGACGAATATGTGATTGGAGAGTGAACTGCCATGAATGAGTTTGAGAAAGTCCTCATCACCATCCAGATGAAAAACGATTCCGAAAACGCCGAGACATGCTTCACCGTCACGATGACCGACACAAAAGCCTACGCCCTGCTCGATGAAATCCGCGGCTGGCATACGAACATCGGGGAAGGTGTCCTGACAACTGTCCAAAACATCGCAAATGGACATGCCTACCTCATGGGATATTATGCCGCAACCGTCGCCAGCGCTGAGATCTTGCATTGACTCCGAATCAGCGTTGATTTTCCCCTGCCGCTGTGTTTTACTAATGGCAAATGCAGCACGATTTGAAAAAGAAAGGCTCAGTGATTGTAATGAAATACGATGAATATCTCAATGCCTGTCTCAAGTTTGCCAAGGATACCGAAAACTGGGATGCAGGAGACTTTTCGTGGCTCGATAGAAGCCGCTGGTTCACAACGAACGGCGGCGGTGACTATGAGGAATCCTGCGACAATGCAAACGGCGGTATCGACGTCGCCTGGGCTTATAGAATGAATCCCGATAAAGTCCGCAAGTACGCCCCGCAGGAATTCATGGACCGCTGTGTTGAGTTCCTTCAACTCGCCATTGATGACCCCAGCGCCGCAAATGATTTCGTTAAGATGGCCTACGACCTGTTCAGCTGACCCAACTCAATATGACCCACTCCGCATCCAGCGCCTCACCGCGCCGGGTGCTTTTTATTTGCCAATACAATCAAGAAAAACATCATGAGGTGTACTTGAAATGAAAACGAAACTCCTCGTAAAAATCCTGCTCGGCTTCATCCCCTGCGTTCTGTTCCTGGCTTTCATCAATATCACGCTGTTGGCCGCGACCTATATGCCCATTTGGGCAGCGCTGCCGCTGTTCGTTTTTGTCGTCTGCATCATGTGGAAGGAGCTGAAATAAATGCCAACCGCACCGTTTAGCAAACAGATCGTCCTCTGGGGGGATTCCCGCATCACCGCAAATATCGCCGAGGCCGAAGCCTTCCACACCTGGGCCGAGAACGAAGGCATTTCCCACCGCTTTGATGTGGATATGGATAAACTCTGGCTCACCGTCTACGCCACCAGCCCCGCACAGATCGAATCCTGCAATGATTGGATGAGCACTCACCGCACCGGCTGCTACACCGCTTAGAAAGGAACATGAGTATGAAATTCAGTACCGTTACCCAAACCCTGCTGCATGAGAATCCCAAGGCCCTGCAATTCCTGCACTATGCCTCCGGGTTTGATTTTAATTCCCCATTCCATGTCTCCAGTGGCACGGGACGATTCACTTTCAATAGGGTCATGGCCAAGGTGTCCTCCATCATCAAAGGCCCTGTCAATGTAGCGCTGTTCGTCAAAGTGAACAACCACTATCTGCCGCAATTATATTACGTTCCTGTGGGAAACTCCGGCTTCAAGCCTACAGAGTCCGGTCTGCGGAACACCTACTACTACAACGTAAATGAATTCAATACGCAGCGCAGCTTTGAGGAAGTCCGTAAGAACGAGACTGACCACTATTACATCGTGACCCAGTCAAAATCCTACAGCAAACCGTGGCATGAAAAGCAGTTTGATTACGATGCCCGATATAAAATTGAACGACACACACTGGCACAGTTTGGATACAATCATGTGTGTCTTGGCTCTCTTGTATTGACAAGAAAGAGCGACGGTGAAACGTTTTTCATTCGCACAGACAAATTCTTTTACCCGGATGAACTCGATGCCGCTGGTGAAAACGCTTTCAGTTACGTGGACAAGTCCGGCTATTATGCTATTTCATATCGCCATGAGCTACATGAGCGTCTGCGTGACTATAAAAAGAACAATGCTCGCAAACTTGTCTTACAATCCGACTTCACGGCCACACTGCACGACCTTGATTCCAAAACGAAAGAGATCAAGCAAGCACTTGTCGCCACAGCCGATGCCATGCAGACCTATGAGGATTGCCGCAAAGTGGAACGAACTGCCTACAACCTTGGCTGTATGTTCCACGGTGCTAATTCCATTCGACGCAAGATCGACGAAAAAGCGTACTGGTCTTTGGACAGCGTTCAGTATGACCTTGAATATTTCACCACGCACTATAAGGATGCCTTGAAAAAACTTGGGAAGGGAGCATGACCCATGACAACCGCACACAAACCACGCAAAATGACCATCGACGACTACGAAACCCTCAAGGCCAAGAAAAACAAGACCGACCAGGATTATATGCTCCTCAACTTTTTCGAGGAAAAATTCTACAACAAATCCGGCGAGCTTGCGAATGAATTCCGTTCCTCTCAGCTCCCGAAACTCCTGGAAGAATACGCCGATTATATCGAATCCCCTGACGCCGTCCGCGCCATTTATGCAAGGGTAGACAAACTCGACTACCACAAAGGTGAACTCGTCACGAATGATAAATGGCCGCATCGCAACCATACCGTCACGGTAAACGGAATCGATTTTGAATTCCATACAGGAATTGCCCTTGACTACAGCCGCGCCGAGTGCATCTTCAACGCCATCGACAGCGTTCTTCATGAGTGTGAGGATGCTGAAAATTACACGCTGGAAGAATTTCTGGAAGAATTTTGTTACCTTGACTCCGGTGAGTCAGCACTCCGCGGCATCAATGCCTACCACGCCATAAAAGAAAATAGCATCAAAGCCATGCAAATCTGGAAGCAGGACGAAATCGCAGACTATTGTGCAAATGTCAATTTGTAAAGGAGAACCATACCATGACTTATACCGTAAAGAAACCCCTGTCCCAGTTTGAATTCTGGTCCGGCGCTAAAGAGCGCACCGACAACTTGACCATCGAACAGCTTGACCGACTGGATGACCTGCTGTCAGAGGCAATGGAATGGAACGAAACCGACAACACCCCAAGCGACACCACAATCAACGACCTGTTCTGGTTTGAGGATGATTACATTGCCCAGCTGCTCGGCTTCAAAAACTGGGAAGCCCTTGAGCGCCACAACGCCGGTGAAGATGATGACGACACCGAAGATGACGAAGAGGACGAAACCGATGAAGATGAAACTTGACCCGGTCTACCCGGAAATCGTTGCCCGCATGACCTATTTCAAGAACAAAACGAAGGACAGCTATCCTGCTTACCTCGCCCAGGTCAAAACAAAGCATGAATATCATGACCTTTTGACCCGTGTGTCTTGGGATGTTCTGCGCTGTTGCTTTACTCCGGCACAGCTCTGCGACTGGTATGACCGGTATGACTGCAATGACACCCACATGACCACCGCTGCCCGCAAGGCATATCTTGAAGTATTCGGCAACCCGGAAAATGAGGTGATTTGAAAATGAAGTGCCGCCACTTGTATCTTGACCCAAGCCACTTGCAGGAGTTCTGCGAAAAGAATCAGATCGGCGAAACACTTGATGCTTTTGAAGGTACTCTGCTCGACGGCTTTATTGCCGCTTTCCCCGGTGGTTATGTCGCCTTCTACCCGCACTACCTCAATGAGTGGTCCAGCGACTATTATGTAGAGTATGGTTACGGCGACGCCCGCAACGTTTGGTACAACTGGAACAAATTTATGGAACAATACAATGCTGAAAACGAAACAGATGAAGCAATCTAGTACATAAGAAAGGAACTTCAAAATGAAAACCACATTCACACCATTCCACACCGACACCTTCCGCCACGACTTCCGCATCTCCACGCTGGATGATAGTGATGACTCCCCCATGAAAGACTACCGCCTGTTCCAGGCCATGGCACACGAGGCCGATGTACTTCAGTTCTATCTGGCCGATATCATGATCGATGTTTCCATCATCACCGAGGCCGAACCGGACACGCGCTTTGTCTGGATGGTCCGCGACTGTGGAACGCACATTGCCGTCATCGGGAAAGAAAACTGTGATGAATACGTAGATGCCGTCCGCAACTCGTGGGGCAATGTCAGGATGTACCTTATCCATAAGCACAAACTCACCGGAGATGGCCAGACCTACACAATCCACCGCCTGACCGAAAAGAGCATTCGCCCCGTTCAAATCAAGCACCAGGACAAAATCGATATGCTGAAAGCGTTGGCCCTGTATGCCCGCAACAGCATCGACTGCATCAGAGCGAACAAAGAACTGATGAACACCGATACAAAGGAATATTTACAGGAACTCGACAAGACCATGCAAGAGCTGCCGATCCGCGACAGCAAGAAATGTACGATTGCGTGATGAAAGGAGTCTCCACACATGTTAAAGAAGCGATTCCTGTTCGCTTATTCCTGGATGTTCGGCACAACCAAAAAGGAAGCCGAGCATGTATACCGCACCGCTGACGACGGTTACATCAAGTCTGTCATTGACAGCTTTGAGCATAACGCCGCCATTACATTCTATGAGGATTGATTCCAGGAAGGAGCAACCCATGGCACGCCGCAAGCCTATCGTATTTGTCACATACAATCGTGATAAAGACTGGTATGAAATCCAGAACCGTGACCGCGAACTCATCGTTGCCTATCCGTTCAAACGCTGTGAAGCCGACATCTCACCCACCAAGCAGTACATCCACTACGCCATTGTCACAAAGCTGGCCGAACTGCAACGTCAGGGCTACGACATCAAGTTTGATCTGTAAACAATAAGGAGTCAATATGAATTATAATGACAGCAGCTAGACCGTACATATATTGTCATGACGATTTCCACCTATTGACAGAACCATGGTGACGCAGTACAATCATAACAACGTTCACATAACATATTTCAAGGCGTGAGCGGTGCTTTAAACCTTTTCCACAACACACAATTCAAGTTAATACAAAGGAGTGGTTCCTATCTTCCACTTAAAACATATCGGCGGCGAAAGCGGCCACTACGAAATCTACTACGGCAATATTTTCCTCTGCTCTGCCGACACCCTCGGCGAAGCGTGGAATGAACTGCTCTCCATCCGTGACGAATTAGTTTAGTCAGTCATAACCGTTCCGGGATATTGCCGGGCGTTCTGGTTTCTTCCTTTCTTGCCGGTTCGTCCGACCACCGGGCATGGTTTGTGGTGATTCCATGTCCATCTGGTCATTATCTTCCTTTCTCCGGCGCTCTGGGTCATCCGCTCAGAGCGTCCGGCAATGTCCCGGAACCCACTTGAAATGAGGTTACATTCCATGAAAACCTATTCCGAATCCGATATCAAAGCAGCCATTGACGATATGATTCGCAACAACGAAGATAACATCCAATACAGCACAGGCGGTTACGACCGCGGCTATGCCGAGGGCTTGCATGATGGTCTGGTTGATGTCCTTAACCGCTTTAACATCGACAACGATTATGAATATTACGATTGATTGAAAGGAGACCTTACCATGGGTAACCGTGCAGTTATTACCACCTCTCGCAGCACCGATCCGCAGCATGACAGCTCTTCCATCGGTATTTATCTCCACTGGAACGGCGGTCCAACCAGTGTTCAGAGCTTTCTCGACTACTGCAAAATGAAAGGATACCGCTCCCCAACCGATGATTGTTACGGCTGGGCCTACCTTTGCGGTGTCATCACAAACTTCTTCGGCGATGGCTGTTCCTGCGGCATCAATACCTGCAACAACCTTGACTGCGACAACTGGGACAACGGCACCTACATCATTGATGGCTGGGACATTGTTGACCACAAGTATAGCGAACCCTGCAGTGATCCTTACGACGAGCTTGAAATGCTTTTTGATATTGATGATGCTATGCCAAAGCGTATGCAGCTCGGCCATGACAAGATCATGGAGATCTGGAACAAATGGGACACACCGTTCACACCCGGTAAGGAGGACTGACGATGAAAACAATGACTTACACACTCGCCTTTATCGATGGCAAGGTTTGCTATGAGTGTCTGCCCGATACGAAGGGCGCTTTCCTTTTCCATGGCGGATGGTTCATGCCGTTCTGCGATGAGGATGATTTCTTTCAGAGCAATAAGAAAGGATGTGTTCCCGCATGAGTAAATTTGATCTTGGCTGTATCAACATCACGGCAGATGTTGCCAATAAGATGGACGCCGATAAGGATTTCTGTCATTACGTAGCCGTGAGTCTTGCACGTCACGAAAACGGAGACTGGGGTGATCTTTGCGACAGTGATAAGAATCAGAATGACGAAGCTGTCCGTACCGGCGATGATCGTGTCTTTTCCGCTTACGAACCGGCCGACCACCCCGACTGGCACATCTGGATCATCACAGAATGGGATCGCTCCGTCACGACCGTTCTTTTCCCCGACGAATACTGACATTCAATCAAGAAAGGAAATGATTTTAAATGACTACTGCTCTTACACTCGCCACTCAGAAGCCCTTCGGCAGCCTGACCTGCGACTTTTACAAGAATGATTCCGGTGAGTTTTATATGACCCGTGAACAGGTTGGCCAGGCATTGGAATACAAAGACCCCGCAAAGTCAATCGCAAAGATTCATGAAAGAAATCCTGATCGCTTGAATCCTTTGTCAGGGGTCGTCAGTTTGACGACCCCCGGGGGACAACAGAACATCTTTGTCTACAATTTGCGCGGCACAATGGAAATCTGCCGTCTCAGCCGCCAACCCAAGGCCGACAAGTTCATGGACTTCGTTTGGGATGTCATGGAGTCTCTGTACGCCGGACGCAATGTCCTTGCCACGCCTGACCAGAAGACCGCTCTTGCCCCGCAGACCATGCAGATGCTCATGGATTCCTTTTTGAAATCACAGACCACCATGGCCCAGTATATCAACAGCACATCTTCCAACATGACCAAGCTGACCGAGACGATCGCTGCTCTTGCCAACCATGTTCTCACAATGCAGACCCAGCCCGTCGCCGTCTCCGCCCCGGTGGAACTCAAAACGAATCCCACTGCACAGGCTGATGCGATTCCTGAAACCACCCGCAAGCCCGCCCATACGCCCAAGCCGAAGCCCGTCAAGCACCACGGCGTCACCAGTACATGGCGGCGCAATGTCTATGACACGGTTGATAAGATCAGAACGAATCAGCCCGATAAATACCAGAAGAACAACGCCGTCCTCTACACTATCTATGAAAAGATGCGCACGGACTACGGCTTTGTCATCGACCAGGAAAAGCGCGAATACATCCGCCGCCATCCCCGCCAGACCAGCCCGGCTGTCATCACCATCATTGAGGACAACACCACCTGGAGCGAAATCTTCGACAGCATTCTCAACGATATCTACAACAGCTCCATCGTGAACTGTGTCCGCAAGAACGATACCGCAAACGAACCGGGCGTTGTCGTCAAGAACGGCCTTGTCGAGTTCAAAGCTCCGCATCCTCAGCAGGATTCCATCACCGACAACAGCGCTGCCATCCTGGATGCTGTTGACCGTCTGGCCGAAGCCAAGGGCGATAAGTCTCCCAAACACGCCGTCGTCTACCGCATGATTTTCTCCCGCATGTCCTTTGACTGGAATAATGCCAAGGAAAAATACCGCGCAAAGTTTGGTGTCTACCCCATCAACAAGACCGAAATGGTGCGCCGGTCTGATACGATCTGCGCCAAGTTCGTAGACACCGCAGATACCCTCATTCAGAGAATGGAGAATGAAAAATGAAAACCAAAACGGAAACGATTTTAAAATATCTGCCGCAGTATGACGAAATCATGCAGGAAACAAACGCTCCGTCGAGTCAGGCCACCACCTACACAACCTTCTGCGTCGGCTGGCTTTCCGGTGCCAAGGCCGCGATTGATGCCATCCTGGATGATTCCAGTATCGGTCTTATGGTTTATAACGCCATTCAGGAACAGCTCCGAGCCGAGGATGTCAAGGAACATCTTGTTAGCTTCTATTCCTATGAACTCTGTCTGAAAGATGAAGAGGTTGAGAAAAAGCTGAAAACGGCTGCTCAGGATGGAACCATCGACGCCATTACATGCGATTTCCTCGATCACTATAACGCTGACATTCCTGAGTATGAACAGATCGATACCGCTATCGAAAACTACTACGCTGATAAAGAGGTGTGACCTATGTCTACATTGACATTGAGAGAAACCAACATCGTTGAAACCGACCTCGATGGCATCTATATCACGGACGGCGAGAAACTCTTCTTCATGACCGCAGAACAGGACAATATGCCTCTCAATCCCCGTGAGAATGATTGCAACTGCTGCACCATCTGCTATGTTCGTAACCGTTACCTCGGCAGCTCCAAGTATGATAACGATATGGATTTTGCCGACAGTGACGACCTAAATGATTACCTTGCCGGACTTAAAGACCGCAGAGCTGAATTTGTTTCCGTTCCGCTTTACGCCTATGTTCACAGCGGCATTACGATCAGCACCGGTTCTTTTGCTGACCCATGGGACAGCGGTTGCTTCGGCGTCGCCATTTGCACGAAAGAACAGGTCGTTGAGGCTTTTGGCAATGACACTGATTGGCAGCAGCACGCCAAGGATATCATCGAAGGCGAAATTGAAACCTACGACAAGTTCCTCACCGGCGAAACCTATATCTACTCTATCTACTCATACGATAAAGTCACCAAAGAGTGGACGCTGGATGATACCTGCGGCGGCTTCTACTCCAATGACGAGGATGAGATGTTCTCGTCTTATTTTGGCAATAACTATCGAATCATCGACGAAAACGAGGTTGGACAATATTTATGAGCGACGATTATAAAGTGAACGGCAAAGGATACAGCATGATGTCCCCTGTCAACGAACGTATCCTGAACCGGCTGGTCAACAACAATGTTTACTGCAACATGACGCAGGAAATCGAATTCATTATTAACGCTCTGCTTGAGGGTGCAAATGACAGCAGTGCCCCCTTCGATGTGAATGACTACGATGCTGCCATCGAGAACGGTATGGAACCTGTCTGTGAGGACTGCGGTGCCTGCGATGATTTCGAGGACTATGACCCGCTGACCGCCGATGAAACCGATTTCCATGGCGTTGACTGGAATCCCGAAGAGCCTGTGTATACCTGCCCTGTCTGCGGTTTGGAGCACAAAACCCTGCAGGAAGCCCGTGAGTGCTGCAGCCACGAGGATTGCAAACGCTGTAACAACTGCGGTCATATCTACGGCGAATATGATTTCGGTGAGCTGGACAAGGCACAGCCGGAAATCTATGAATGGTATGCCGTCTCCGATCGGTTCGGTGAAAAGCTTGGTCAGTACGGCGAGGTCGTCATCGACGCCTGGGGTAAATCCTACTGGGGTCGCCAGGGCACCGGCCAAAGTATCATCTGCGACTATGTCATCGAACAGATCGCCTATGACCTCGAAATCCTTGAAGGCCAGCGGTATAGTTGGGAGGACAGGGTCGCATGAAATACCTTGTCGTACATACCTATCTTGAAGAGAATCATTATCCCAAATTCATAGAAGCTCGTTGCTTTGGGAGCTACAAACAGGCAGAACTTGCTGTAAGGAAAATGGTAAACGATGAAAAAGAAACGCAGCTTTATGATGAACACAGGGAAACCTTCGTAAGTGAAGATGAAAGTGACTTTTATCTTACACCGATTGGTAACGAATATTGTTACTACGACTGGTGGCACATCTACTTTATCGAGGAGTAAATGATTATGAATAATGATCTCTGGTACGTCCTTGTCCATCACTGGGATGACGATTGCGAGGATTGGGCTGATGTGAAATTTTTCCCATCGGCGAAAACGGCCACAGATTATGCAATGGAACAGCGTGATAAATTCAGAACTATTTACGAGTCCGACAACTACGGGATCGAGATTCTGTCTGACCTAAGCAACGCAGCGTATTGCGAAACATGCGTCAAGGTTACTGTCACTTACCAAGGCAGTGATGCAATCGCTGCCTGCGAGCAGTATAAAATCGGTGAGGTGCGTGTGTCTGTATGAATAAAGAGAAAAAATGGTATTGCTTATGCGTATGTGATTTCGACACAGACCATATTGTGCATGGGCCGTTTAAAAGTTACGAATCCTGTTGGGATTTCATGAAACAGAACGCGGAAAACCATTATAACACCAGTACTAAAGAAGAGCACCGAGATGCCTACATTAGGCTAGATAGGAACAGTGGCGAGTGCTTTGTCACAGATTATTTTGATGATGGGGACGACACACACACCATAATCAGTTGGTATGCCTTTGAAATATAACAGTACAGGCGATGCCTGGGTCGAAGAATTCTACAGCACAAAAGACGCCATTGGATGACTGGAAAGAGCGCAAAAGAATCATTTTAAGAAAGGATTATAACGATGAAATTACAAGCGCCTGTTTATGGATATAAAATTTTCAACCCTGACTGGACCTATCGCGATAAGCAGTACACCTGCCCCGGCGAGTTCAAAGAAGATGTCAAGCCGACGCCTTGCAGTTCCGGTATGCACTTCTGTCCTGACCTGAAGGATTGCTTCGAATATCATCAGAACGATCCGAACAATCACTGCGCTGAAGTTGTTGCCCTTGGTGAAATTGTGCAGGATGGCAACAAATGTGTAACCAATCACCTTCAGATTATCCGTGAAATCCCTTGGAATGAAGTTATGAAACGTGTCAATCAGGGAAAGGGTTGTACAGGTATCTGTAATACTGGCGACCGCAACACCGGCGACCGCAACACAGGTACCTACAATACCGGCGACTGGAACACCGGCGATGGCAACACCGGAGACTGTAACACAGGTGCCCGCAACACAGGTGCCCGCAACACCGGTAACCATAACACCGGTAACCGTAACACAGGCGACCGCAACACCGGCAACTTCAACACTGGCGACTGGAACATCGGTAGCCGCAACATTGGTACCTACAACATAGGCGACTGGAACACTGGTAATGGCAACACCGGAGACTTCAATACCGGCAACCGCAACACAGGCGACTGCAACACTGGTGACTGGAACAAAGCTTCTTTTTCCAACGGTGTATTCTGCACTGAAGAACCTGAAATCCTAATTTTCAATAAACCTTCTGGCATGACCCTCAGACAGTGGCGCGATAGTGAAGCTTGTTATCTGCTGAATCAGATTCTGTTCACGCCAAATGCTTGGGTATGGGACGATGACATGACCGATGAAGAGAAGAAAGCTCATCCTGAATATAAGACCACGTGTGGCTTCCTGAAAGTTCTGGACACTTCTGATTGCTGTGCTCGTTGGTGGGAAAGCCTTGATGAATCCGACCGGGATATCATCCGTTCTATTCCCAATTTTGATGCAGCCATTTTCAAGCAGATTACAGGTATTGATGCAGCAAAAGAGTGATTTTATGAAAGTGAGGCGGCAATATGAACTGGTATGAAATTCTCGGCGTTATGGACGATGGCGCTCGGATTTATTCTGAAAAAGTTATCGTCGCTGCTGATGACCCCTCTGAGGCTGTAGAGAGAGCCAAAAAGGCACTATGTCGGTGTGCCGATGAAGTTTTCCACGTCACAAAGTGTTCTCCGCTTAACCAGAATAAAGTGTATGCACTGTATTCTGGAAGAGCCATTCCGATTCAGGATCAAGCTGTGAAAGGATGAAAACAACAATGACAAAAGATGATTTGGAGTTTGTACGCGACAATCACGAATTGAACAAGAAGTCTTATGACGATCATGCGACCTGCGGCTACAATTACGAAGATGGCTATGTGGACGCACTAAACTTTGTGCTGGAGCATCTTGATGAACTCTGTGAGGAAATCCATGAAGACGAACTCATGCGGCGTGCTACTGAAGAAGCTGAGTACCATATCCGTGAATACTTCCAATACAAATACGAATACGACAAGAATTGGACATCCGATGAAATCGAAGATCGTATCCAGCGTGCTATCGATGAAGGCGACGCAGAGACGCTTGCAAACTCTTTCATCGACAGCGCCGATGATGGCATCCCGAATAATGAATGGTGCGAAACTATCGTGAGAGATTTCTACGACTGAGAGGTGATCGCCGATGTACAAAATCGAACTTGATGGATTCCAGCTTCAAAGAGTAACAATAGCGCTCAACATGGCAAGGCAATACTTTGTCGATGCCGCTAATGACGAACTCAATCCCGTTCAGTCTGATAAATACATGTTTGTTGCTGGTGAGTATTACGATGTGTTTGATGACATCGTAAAACAAAAAGCAGTTCAAGACAATAACGATACTACGATAAATACAAATTCATAAAATTTATGTTTGATGAAGGTGCGGTATGACCTTTAAAACCTTACAACGAATTTATAAGGCTCTTTCTGATGAGCGGGAACGCGCAAACGAATCACTGTGTTTTGCAGAAGAACAAATCAAAAGAAATGAGAGGAAAGATATGGTTGTTCCTCCTAAGTGGTTGGACGATCGAAAACGCATTTCAAATGATTGTGACGAGCTTGACCGTGCAATCGAAGAATTTAATTCCCACGACTGGCATTGACGGAGGTGCAACATGACAGACCATTCCTATGAAGACGCAATTCTCGAAGCACAAGACGGTATATTCGATAATTGCCACTATTGCGAATTTAAAGGCAGCGCCTGCCGCAATCAGTGCATGGAGCTGAAACCTATCTACAATCCGAACTTGAGGTGAAGTACAACCATGAAAATTACTTTAACCGATAATCAACTTTGGACAATTATTGATGCGCTCGAAGCCAACCGCGAAAACTTCGAGGAATATGCAAGCACGCTTGAAGGCGGCGAAGCCAAGTTGGCCAAGCGGCGAGCCAATGCCTGCAGCAAACTGTATGAAAAACTGCAGAAACTTGTCGCAAAGGAGCGTGACGAAGTATGAGGCACTTATATGGTTGCCGTGTTTACAACAATAAACGCAAATTCGCCGATGCCTACCTTGTTACGGCGGAAGATAAAAATGATGCGATGAAAGAGCTGATTTGCCGCCTTGATGATGAAACAGACGATGGATCCAGTGTATATGATCTGCTCGAAATGGTAGAGGTTGAATAAAACGGAGCTTTGATGGAGGTAACAGATATGGAACCAAGCTTTGTTTACATTGACCGTTACGGTAATTGCCGCTGCGGTCGGTGCTGTGAACCGCTTTTCTGTGATGAAAACGGCGATATGCCAGTGACCTGCCCGCGCTGCGACTCCGAACTCGACTATGGTATTCTCGATCAATCATCACTTATGTGATAATGGAACTTTTATGGGGGCGCATCATGAAATATACCTATACACCCACAGGTCGTTTGTGGGTTTGCCATTTTATCCACGAGTGTGAAGCCAAACGCAAAGAAATTCTGGACGCTGGTATTGACACTGCCGACGAAACTGATCTTCCAACCGCACAGGACATTTTGGATGATATAAATGTTGGTGTTGGCTTGGATGAAGAAAACGAATACTTCGACAGCTGGGGTATCACAGACCATTATAATTCTCATCCGCTCTCGCTGGTCGTTGGCGAAGATATCGTTTTAGTGGACGAATAAAATAAGGCTTTGATAGAGGTGCAATCATATGGAAACAATTTATATCGTAGCATACGACAGCTATGAAGGCCCTGATTATTACGCATTCCGCAACAAGGACACAGCGATCAGGGATGTTGACGCAGATTTTCACAACACAATTTCTATCCTGAAGGCGCAGGGATATCAGGCCACTGTAGCCTGTGATGAACCGTTCCGGAAGGAGCTTTGCGTTCCTGACACAGGAATCTATCACGAATGGAGCATCACAGAGTCAACACTGGAATGAAATGATGGAGGATAAAATGATTACTCTTACCAATAATTTGGACACTATCGGTACAACCAGGTTGAAAGACCTTCTTGTTGGCACCTTTTTTGAGTTTGAAAACAAAATTTACCAGCGTCTCGACTGGGAAGATGCTTCTAACTCCTACGTTTGCTGCTGTGTTCCTGATATGCGTTGCACTGAACTTTTTGGCAGCATCTATGTCCGCCCCGTCGATGTCGAGATCACTGTGACCGGATACACAAAGGAGGATTGACCATGAAATTTGCAGTGCCAATGAATCTTTCTATCTTCTTTGAAATCGATGCCGAAACCGCCGAGGAGGCTGCGCAGAAAATACAGAATGCCATCTATTATAAAGACGACGCCTTGTTTGAAGAAATCCGCAAGGAGTTCAACGATATAATCGATTGCCGTTATATCGAGGTACACGACGACAACATCCTAGAGGAGGTGTGACCTCGCAAATCGCTTTGATTGATCATCAAGGAGCAGATTGGAACGATGTTAAATAAAAGGGAGACATGATACATATGACAAACAGCGACAAGCTCGAATTCCTCGGCCAGATCATTGACATCTTTGAGGACTTTCTCGATGAAAAGGGTGTCAAGATCAACAATCCCGACCGCGACAGGGATGCCATTGGGGATGCTGCTTGCGGCGATACAAACATCTACGGCTGTGATTACGGTTACCTTTCTGACCGTATCGAATCGACCATGACCAACTGGGGCTTCTTCAAGGAGGAATCATAATGGATGACATGAAGGCCCCGAGTTTCGATATGGATTGGGCAGATCGCGCCGAGGCGCTCGCTCATGACATTTATACGTGGTGTATCAAACATGATTGCTGGCAGGATGTCTACATCTACTATAACGGCAAGCGCATGGGTACGAGCGGTAAGGATAAAACCGGCAAAACCGTGTATCGCTACGGCGGCACGCCATTCATCGAAGACAATATGGATCCGCGTAACTACTTTGAATATGTCCGTGAGCCGAATATTTTGAGCATGAGTTTCGAGGGCACTCTGTATGACATTCTTAACAGTCATGACATGTTTGCCTTGCAAGATCTGTTCAGCAAATATGGCCTTTATTACGAGTGTGGTAATGCGTGGAATCTGAGTGCATATCCGATCAATGAATAACCTATCTGCTGTAATACCAGCCGCCAAGGGTGAGATATAAAAACTGAATATTGTATCCGCTCTTGTGCGCTGCCAAGAAAGGATACATAAAATGAAAAATGATCGTGTCATAGAACAGATTTTTATCTCTCACCCGCAAGGCAAAATGAACGGCATTCCAACTATCACCACCAGCATGCTCTGCAACCCCATTTGTGAACAGCGTGCCAAGGATGAAACCAGCGTATGCGCACACTGCTATGCCAAGCGTGGCCTGGCCATCTATCCCGCCGCACGAAACCGCTATGCAGAAAACACCAAGATCCTTTCCAGTCATGACCTTGAGGTTTACGAGCTGCCTGTTTTGAACAGCAGTATTGCCAGGTTTGAAAGCCATGGCGACCTTGTCAATGTGACCCATGCTAAAAACTATATCCGCATTGCCAGGGCGAATCCGTGGTGTACGATTGCTATCTGGACGAAGAACGCTGCCTTCATGGATAAGGCCATTAAGGAGCTTGGCAAGCCGGACAATCTGATTTGCGTATACAGCTCCGATCACCTCAATCAGGTCTCGCAGGATTTTTCCAACTACAGCTGGATCGATAAGGTATTCACCGTCTACGATAAGGCGTACAGCAAGCAGCATAATGTCGAGATCAACTGCGGTGCCCGCAACTGCCTGACATGTCACAAATGCTACGAACACAACGACATCTTTTTCGTAAACGAAACGCTCAAATAAGGAGGCTCTACACCATGTCAAAGAATTACGACCAATATGAAGTCAAGATCACTCCCATGCAGGAGACCAGTTTTGATGACGGTACTTGGTTTTATTTTGTCAATATCTATTACCATGAAGCACCGCTGTCTACATATGAATATGATGCCCCCGGTAAGATCAGACATCTCTACGCCCTGCGCATGATTGAAAGCGGTATGGATATGGCCGCAAAATACGCAGACAACATCATCCGTCAAGACATGGACGGCAACCATTTTCTGCCGAAGCTGTCAGACCTGAATCCCCACCTTGCAGATTGGATCGAATCCTGCTGGCAGAGTGATAACGATATGTGGTTTGTCGAGCATGATGACCCAGAGGTTGCCGAGATGACCAAACAGGACTGGCAGGAAATCGGCGAACAGGTCGAAAAATACTTTGGCTATGATGTCATCGAGTTTGTGGAGCCGGACGAGTGGACACCTGACTCTGACTATCTCGTCTGCTGTTACGGTTCCTGCATCAATTTCGTCAACTGGCTTTAAATAAGGAGAATTACAATGAATGTACATGATCTTCCCAGCAATGTCGGCAGCTGGTTTCTGACAGATTCCGACTGCGCCCAGTATTGCCGCAAGCTCTCACCTACCAGGTATGAATTCACCCAGATCGTCTGGCTGGACACCACAAAAGACACGGATAAAACCTATTGTGTCACGCAATCCGTTGAAGATGTCGGTGACATGACTCTTGATGAAATCTCAGGCCATATCAGCAGCTACTATCAAACGCTGTCTAAAATGGTGGAAAGCTACGGCGGCATCCATGACACCGGCAAGAATGCACTCACGGTCGCAGACTATTGCCAGCTCATTGCCGAGTGTGCCTTTGAAAATGAAGTCGGCGATAATTCCATCTCTGAAGTCATGGACTGGAATAACTGCGTAGAGTTTCAGCGCGGCTATATGCTATCACAGTAAGGAGGATGTTTGATTATGAATTTTACCACTCAGGACCTTCACCAACTCTGCAACGGTCTTCCCGACAAAAAGAACATCCCGCTTCTCATCAATAATAAACCTGTTGCTGAAATTCAAATCAGGATCGTGGATGATGCAGAAAACAAGTTTGTTTTGAACCTGATTTCATCAAAAGAGGAGTTTTAACCATGTTTTACCAACACAGCCTTCGCGTCTATAACGACGAAACGCTTGCCCCATACTATATGGACAAGGAAACCGTCGAGCAGGTCACCCGCTACCTGTACGACAACGAAATCACCGGCGATGTGTACAACAGTATCTCCTGCTATCCGTTGTGCGGCAAGCCTACCGTCGATACTCCGTTCTATGCCACATCCAGCCTCTCCTTTGACACCGGCGAGGATGTTGAGTTCTCCATTGAAAACGATATTCGTGAAGCCTCCTACAACTTCCCCACCATAATTTTCGAGCTGACCATCCGCTGCTGCGACACCAATGAGTACACCAGGTACTATTTCAGAGATGGCAGTGTGAAACGTTTTCCCGGTGCTGTCACTGTTTCCTACCCTCCTTTTGATTCCATCGAATGGACAAATTCTTAAATAAAGGAAGTATCTGTACTATGATTTCTCAAAAAATTCTGGATGCATTGGCTGACAATAATTGGAAGCCCTATATCGATACCGACGATAAATCTATCGACCTTGAATGGTATTCCCCCGCAGGTGAGGATTTTATGCTGTCATTCAATGTAAAGGACGACGACGATTTTCTCTCCCAGCTTTTTGATGCCTATATGAATTTTGATACGGAACAGCACGCCATCGAAAACTACGGTATGCGCGGTGCTCCCGGCTTGCGTGTCCTGTTGGATGATGCAGAGGCCATTGAAGGTGAGATCCAACGCCTGTGGTGCGAACTCAGCAAAGTAAAAGAGATGGTATAACCTATTGCAGAAATCCGCGTCGGCATTGCGCCTGATGCAGAAAACAAGTTTGTTCTGAATCTCGTTTCAGTTAAGGAGGATTAACATGGCTGTATACATGTCCTTTTCAAATAAGTTTATTTCGGCAAATAATCAGGATGAACCTGATATACTCCGCATTTTTGACAGTGACGGAGAATTTATCGACTACATCGATTATGATTTTTGGCTCAGGGAAATGCCGGAATCTTTCTATGACTTTTTGCTACTTTTCACAGATGGTGACGGATTGCTGGATTGGGAAGTTGCAGACACACTCAATAATCTTTTCGACAGCATAGACAATGTTGTTTACGATATTGATTCTGAAAAGTTAGAAAAGCTCTATGAAGACCACGGTAAAGAATTCATCAATCGCGTAGGCACCTGCGCCCTTATTATGAAGGAGTAATTTTATGAATATCATTAACGGTAAATTCATCCTCACCTGCCCCACCTGCGGCCAAAAACAAATCTATGTCGGCACTGGTCTCACCTATCCGCCGCTCTGCTGCCGCTGCACCACAGCCCTCGAACCCTATACCGACCAGACCACTGCAGAGAAAATCAAAACGATTTACAGCAGCCTTGACCTGCGCGATGAGTTCGGCGGTTCCATCAATCGGACACTTGAAGACATCTGCACAACCGATGAAGACCTCGCCGCTTTTGTATGCGAGGCATATAAACGCAACAACATTTCTGAAATGTTCAGTGCTTTTGTCGGCCGCGACCTTGATGACATCATCGACCGCATGAATCCGCTCCCGGTTGAATCAGAAAGGGAGGCAGCAGAATGAACCGCGTTGTCATCGGCGCATACCCGATCTGCAATACCGCCAGTCTGAATATCTACGAGTACGATGACGCCAACGGCCGTGTTCTCGCTGGCATCAATAACAATCGACCTTATTGGTACAGAATGTGTGTGGTATATTCCCTGAACACCGGTGTAACAGATTTCGGCTTCAACTTTGGCGGCGATTTTATCTCGTTTTCGTCGGTGCTGCGCAGATAATTTCTGGTAATATTTACCGCTTGTTTTTCCGCACAAAAGGAGTATTTTAAAAATAAGGAGGTCATCCAAATCTTGCCAAATTCAAAAGATGCTGATTTGCGAAATCTCTATCGCCGTAAAAATTACCGCCAGACTTCTGGCTACCCATACCGCTCATGGACACAGCATGAAATCGATCTGGTTCTTGCGCACAATATGCCTGACCGGGAGTTATCCGCACAAATCCAACGCAGCGTAATGTCCATTCAGCTCATGCGCTGCCGCGCCAAGAAAGGATCTTCACTATGATTTTATTACAGCTTCTCTTTTGCGCCGCTTTCGTATTTATCATCGCTGCTATAGTTGGCGGTGCGTGTCTCGGTCTCGGCTGTATGATTTTGCCACCTATTGAAAAGGCCATTGATGACACAGCTGAGAAAATCGCCCCCACGCCAGACCGGTACAAAAAGCAGCAGGAGGTTTGGGATTCCTATCAATACATAAAGTTCCACCGCAAAAATCTGCGCGGTACGACCACCGAAGAAATGTGCAAGCGTGAAAATTGTACCGAAAAAGAAGCCCAGATGTATATGATTTTCGAGGACTGTCAGGATATGGGCATCAAAATGAACATTGCCTACGCTGACCGCCTGACCGGTGCCAGCGATGAGAGAGAGCAGATGGCCAGACTTGAAAAGCAATTCCCCACGCAGCAGGCCACCTATCAGACCGAAACGCTTCCAGGTCACACTCGTCTTACCCGTGAAGAAGTTGCCGCTAAGTACGCGGCTCAAAAATAAGGAGGAATTTATCATGCGTAACAACAACAGCGATCTCGGCATCATTCTTCAGGTAATCTTTTGGGGTTTACTTATTCTTCAGGTTTATACCGCCTTCTTCTGCAACTATTGATTGGAAGGAACCGTGCTATGTTGGGTCTTTTATTTCTCAGCGCATTGATTGTCACTGTCTGTTTTGCACCGTTCTTCTGGTTCTGTTACAAGTTCGGCCCCGGCATACAAAAAGGGTATGATGATGCCGTTGACAGTCTAGCCGAGAAAATCGCCCCGCCCCTGCCAATGCACGCAAGCAGCAGGAGGTTTACGATTTCTACATGAACATACTTTGCACCGGTCAGAATACCTGCGGTGAATATACCCTTCTTGTGCAGCAAAAAATAAAATGCACTCGCCCTATGGCACTTATGTATATGCTGGAGCACGATTGTCAGCACGCCGGTATTGAGATGGATCGTGCTTACGCAATGGATCTCTGTGGCTTGTATTGATAAAGGAAAATTTCACAGTGGATAAGGATTTTCTGATGAAGTTTTTCTGAATCACTTGGATCAATTTGATGATTTTGCAAGGATATGTCAAGCTCGCAGGGTATTGAATCTTATAACGAAACACTATTTCAAGTAAAGGAGCAATTTATGATCCGATCCCGTTACGCTATTACCGATTTCCCTGATGGTACACATCTCATCAAGTTCGATATGCATGACGAACAGCACACAGCACCAAATGCAATCACATGGCTGTATGAATCCATGTCTGAATTTGCAGACATCGCCATGATCGCCTCCAATATTTCTGAGAATAGGGGCAAGTCTCCTATGCTTACTATGCCATACATTCCCAACGCCCGTATGGACAGGACAAAGAATGGAGAGGTTTTTACCCTCAAGTATTTCTGTCAAATGCTGAACGCCATGAATTTTTCCGAGGTTAATGTTTTCGACCCGCATTCCGATGTATCTGTTGCGCTGCTTAACCATGTCTATGTAATGCGCCCGCAGCTAAAACAGGTTATTTACAAGGCTATATATCAGTTTAAGCCTGATATGCTCTATTTCCCCGATGTCGGCGCACTCAAGCGCTACGCTGATTTTGTGCCAAAGGATACTACCGTTCTCTACGGTAACAAGCTCCGCGACTGGAACACCGGCACGATTCTCGGTCTGGATGTGGTTGGCGATGTTAAGCCCGACGCACGAATCCTCATGATCGATGACATCTGCTCCTACGGCGGTACGATGTACTACTCCGCCAAAAAGCTGAAAGAGCTTGGCGCAGGCGATACCGCGATGTATGTTTCCCACTGCGAGAACTCTATCCTTGACCAGAAGCGCGGCAAAATCTTCTCAGAACCCGGACTTATCTCTAAGGTCTATACTACCAATAGTATCTTCACCGGCCATGATGACCGTATTGAAATCATCTATGAATTTTAAAGGAGACTATAAATGAACATCAATCCTATGCTTCTCTGTGACTTCTACAAAACCACACATTCCCGCCAATTTCCCAAGGGAACGACCGAGCTGACCAGCTACTTTACCCCGCGCATGTCCCGCTTGACAGATATCAACAGCATTGTCGTCTTCGGCATCCAAGCATTTTGTCAGGAGTATCTGATCGACTATTTCGACGAGCATTTCTTCCAGCGCAATTTGGCTGATGTTACAGATGAAATCGAAACCGTCCTCGATAATACGATTGGAAAAAAGAACTATGACAGTACGAAGTTTGTTGACCTGTACAACCTCGGCTATCTGCCAGTTGAGATCAACGCCCTGCCGGAAGGCACACTTTGTCCCATCCATGTTCCCTTCCTCGAAATGAAAAACACCCACCCGGATTTTGCGTGGGTACCGCAGTTTCTGGAATCTCTTATCAGCGCCGAGCTTTGGCATCCCATGATCTCCGCCACGGTCGGCCATCTCTACCGTCAAATCGTGGATGAATATTATGACAAAACCTGCGATGATTCCGCTTCACGCGGCAAAGCGCTCGGCGATTTCTCCTTCCGTGGGCAGGAATGTCTGCAATCCGCTGTCAAATCCAGCGCCGGTTGGTGTCTGTCTTTCCTTAACACTGCCACCGTGCCCGCTATTCCCTACCTTGAAAAGAACTACTACTGTGACGCAAGCCTTGAGCCGGTTGCTTACGGCTCTGTCTCGACCGAGCACAGTGTCATGTGTTCCAACTTCGCCGTCGATGGCGATGAAATCACAATGCTTCGCCGCCTGTTGACCGAGCTGTATCCACATTCCAGCTTCTCTGTCGTCTCGGATTCCTACGACTACTGGAATCTTGTCGACAATATTCTACCGCAGCTCCACGATGAAATCATGGCGCATGACGGCTGCCTACTCATTCGCGGTGACTCCGGCAACCCGGTTGAAATTGTAACCCAGACAGTTTACCATCTGTGGGAGCAGTTTGGCGGCACGATTAACTCAAAGGGCTATAAGGTACTTGATCCGCACGTCAAGGCTATCTATGGCGACTCTATCACGATCCAGCGGTGCGAGGCTATCTATAAGGAGCTGGAGGCACACGGCTTTGCCGCTTGCAATGTGGCACTCGGCGTCGGTAGCTTTTCCATGCAATGCATCGAACAGGATGGTATTTTGAAACCGTTTACCCGCGACACCTTTGGTATGGCCGTCAAGGCAACGCATGGTGTTATCGACGGCAAGGAGGTTAATATCTTCAAAGACCCTAAAACCGACACAGACCATTTTAAAAAGAGCCTCAAGGGTCTGTGCGTTGTCTTTGACGACCAGCAGGACGGCCGTATTCGCGTAAAGGATGAAATGAATCAGAAAACGAAGAACTTCTATCGTAGCGCCGATATGCTGCAGCCCGTGTTCCGTAACGGCAAGATGATGCGCCGCCAGACACTTTCTGACATCCGCAATCGCCTGAATCTGGAGGGAATCTGATATGTCTATCAAAATTATTGACGGAAATCTCTTTGATTCCAAGGCTAAGATCATCGCCCATCAGGTCAACTGCCAAGGCAAAATGAATTCCGGTGTCGCCAAGGAGGTGCGCCAGCGTTATCCACATGTGTATAGAGACTATGCGCTCCTCTGCGAATCTTTATCGGATCATACTGAAAAACTTCTCGGTACCATGCAGCTGATTCACATGGATGAAAACGAAACTCATAGCAAGTATCTTCCATATCAGGGCAGGTACATTGCAAATTTATACGCCCAGAATCGCTATGGCTATGATGGCGCACAGTACACAAATATAAAAGCTCTCGCTACCTGCTTTGAACGTCTTGCACAGGTCGCATGTGATCTCAACTGCTCGGTTGCCATGCCCTACAAGATTGGCTGTGTGCGCGGTGGTGCCAACTGGGATGAAGTCTATTCCATGATTGAAAAAGCATTCAAGAATATGGACGTCGAACTCTGGCGTCTCGATAAAGGCTAAGGAGGCCATTATGAATCAGAAAAATCTTAACGCTGTAAATTCCAAACCCTACACCTTCGACGCCGTCAAAGTCAAAAACGAAATCGTCGACTGGATCCGTGAGTATTTCCGCCAGAATGGCTCCGATTGCAAAGCCATCATCGGCATCTCCGGCGGCAAGGATTCCAGCGTCGTCGCTGCGCTCTGTGTCGAAGCGCTCGGTGAGGATCGTGTCATCGGTGTTCTCATGCCGGACGGGTATCAGAAGGATATTGGAGATGCCGAACAGCTGTGTGAACACCTTGGTATTAAAAGCTATGAAATCAATATCGGCAATGCGACTGAGGCAATCAGGGTCGCTATGATTGCCTGTGACTTGGTTCCTTCTGTCCAGACCAAAACAAATCTACCTCCCCGCATCCGCATGGCAACTCTTTTTGCGGTAGCGCAGACATGCAACGGAAGAGTCGCTAATACCTGCAATTTTTCGGAGGATTTTTTGGGTTGGAATACTCTGTTCGGTGACAGCGCCGGTCAGTTCGCCCCTCTCGCTAAACTCACCGCTACCGAGGTTATCAAGATTGCGGAAGTCTTAAACCTGCCTGAAAATCTCGTTCATAAGGCTCCCGCCGATGGCCTGACCGATAAGAGTGATGAGGATAATTTCGGTTTTACCTATGATTTCCTTGATATCTATATCCGCACCGGCTACTATGGTATCGACACCGCCACTGCCGCAAAGATCGATTCTATGCATGATCGCAACAAATTCAAGCTTGCTCCCATGCCGCACTTTGATTATTACCCGGAAGACCCTTACCGCTTTTAAGGAGGCTTTATGACCCAAAACGAACTCTATGTCCTTATCAACACAAAGCCCTATGAATTTCTTTATACAGACCCGCATCTCGGCGAGCGCATCATTTTCCTCACTCTTGGCGGTTCCCACGCTTACGGCACGAACATCGAAGGCTCGGATGTCGACATTCGTGGCTGTGCCCTGAACTCCCCCAATGAAATTCTTGGCCTTTCCAACTTCGAGCAGCGCGTCGATGAAGCAACAGATACCACGGTCTATAGTTTTAACAAATTGATCTCGCTCCTCATCGGTTGCAACCCAAACACGATTGAGCTGCTTGGTTGTAAGCCGGAACACTATTTTTACATCAATGCCGTCGGTCAGCGTTTGATTGACAATAAAAATCTTTTCCTATCTCAGCGTGCCGTTCACGCTTTCGGCGGCTATGCCAATCAACAGCTTCGCCGCCTACAAAATGCGTTGACACACGATCACTATCCGCAGGATGAAAAGGAAAGGCATATTCTCGGCACCTGCAAATCTGTTTTCGAGGATTTCCGCCTTCAGCACAAGGATATTCTGGGCGATGCAGTCCGCTTGTATATCGACAAAGGTGTTACAGATGGCATGGATACTGAAATTTTCATCGACTGCGATCTCAAGCATTATCCACTGCGCAGCTTCAAGCAGATGAATTCTGATCTCGGCACGGTCATCGGTCAGTACGCAAAGCTTGGCAAGCGCAACTCCAAAAAGGACGATATGCATCTCAATAAACATGCTATGCACCTCGTCCGGCTCTACCTCATGTGCTTTGACATCCTCGAAAAGGGTGAAATCAATACCTACCGTGAGGACGACCGTGACTTTTTGTTGGAGATTCGTGGCGGTAAATTCCAAAAGCCGGACGGCACATATTATCATGAGTTTTTCGACCTCATCAACGACTATGAAAAGCGGCTTGAATATGATAAGAAAAACACTTCCCTGCCGCCCAACCCGGACTATAAGCGCATCGAAGAATTTGTTATGGAGGTGAATACCGATGCCTGCTATCTTGTCCCGCATAACTCTGCCGTCTGACCTCATCGTTCTTATGGACGTTCTCAATGCACGCGGCTATGAATCCTATTTGGTTGGTGGCTGCGTGCGCGACATCCTTCTTGGCAAAACGCCGCACGATTACGATGTCACCACGCAAGCAACACCGGAGCAAGTTAAGGAGCTTTTTCCCAAGACCATAGACACCGGCATCCAACACGGTACAGTCACGATCGTTATGTCCAGCAGTCAGTATGAAGTAACGACGATGCGTACAGACGGTACATACTCCGACAGCCGCCACCCAGACTCCGTAGTCTTCACCTCTGACATTGAAAAGGATCTCTCCCGCCGCGACTTCACCATGAATGCCATCGCCGCTAAGGTTGGTTCCGTCGACAAGGATGCTGTCAACCTGTCCTTGGTCGACCCCTTCAACGGTCGCCACGACATCAAGCGCAAGGCTATTGTTTGCGTCGGAGATGCCAAAACCCGCTTTCAAGAAGACCCTCTTCGCCTGCTCCGCGCAATCCGCTTCAGTGTTCAGTTGAAATTCCATGTTGGCATTGAAACCGAAACGCTTATTAACCAGATGGCTCCATCGCTTGTCAATATCTCAGCCGAGCGCATTCAGGATGAACTCCGCAAGATATTTCTTGCCGGTGAAAGTAACCTACACATGTTGTACTGTACACTTCATGCATATCGCCCAGTGTTCTGTCAAATCATCCCGGAGCTGAAATCTTGCATTGATTTCAACCAGCACTCATCCTATCACGCCTATACAGTTTGCGACCATATCTTCAAAGCTGTTGGCAAACTTTGTAACGCAGTTTCGTATGAATCTGAATTTGCCGCAACTGCACATGCCCACTGGTTTGAACTCTGCATGACGATGCTTCTACACGACATTGGCAAACCGCAGTGCTTCACACAGGATGAAAATGACATTGGTCATTTCTACGGTCACGCCAAGGTTAGCGCCGATATGGCCGACAGTATTCTCCGCCGTCTCAAGTTTTCCAATGCGGAGCGGGAGCGCATTGTAACCCTGATCGAGTATCACGATTACCAGTTTGAACCAAGCGCTCGCTGCGCCAATCGTCTGATTGCCAAACTCGGCGCAGAAAACGCCCAACTGCTTACGATCGTCCGCTTTGCCGATCTTTACGCCCATGGTGTAAACTATGCGAACTTCGGTGAAATGAATCCGCTTCGCAAAGCACAAATCACATACCTGTATCTTGCCACCGCTGTATTTGAAAAGCGAAAGTTTTCTCTCAAAGACCTTAATATAGGCGGTGTAGATTTGATCCACTGTGGTTATACGCCTGGGCCAGATTTCAAGCGCTGTCTGAATTATCTCCTCGATGAAGTCGTCAACGGAAATCTTACCAATACGCGCACCACACTTATCTCTGCAGCTAAAGATTATATGGAGGAATACCATGCATAAAATTCTCGTCGTTGTAGATATGCAAAACGACTTCATCACCGGCTCCCTCGGTACTAAGGAAGCACAAGCCATCGTGCCAAATGTCGTCGCTAAGATAAAACAGGCGCAGGCAGAAGGCACTCACATCATTGTCACGCAGGATACGCACGGCAAAGATTATCTCAGTACAAACGAAGGTAAGCACTTGCCTATCGTGCATTGCGTAAAAGGCTCAAATGGTTGGCATATTGAACCTTCTGTCTATGCGGCTGTAGATGCTGCCTATAAGGCTGAAGATAAGAATAAAAGCGTAGAACTATGGAGTGTCCGAAAGTGGTCTTTCGGTAGCTATGAAGTGCCAACTGAAATTGGCGTGTATGCAGGTCTCGCCTATGACCATAAAGAAGAAGTCGAAATCGAATTTATCGGTCTCTGCACAGGTATTTGTGTCCTCTCTAACGCTATCCTCACCAAGGCTAAATTCCCAGATGCCACCATCTCTGTCGATGCCTCCTGCTGTGCCTGTGTCACTCCGCAGTCCCATGATATTGCTCTCGACGCTATGCAGCTCTGCCAAATCGAGATTAAAAACCGCGGTCAGGAACCCTGGCGTAAATAACCACACTATATAATAAGGTAGGAGAAATCACCATGAACAACGCACGCCGTAAAGCCATCAGCACTATTATCCACAGTATCAATGACCTAAATGAAAAGTTCTCCGCCAGCGTGGACGAGCTGCACAATGAAATCGAAGCGGTGCAGGACGACGAACAGGAAGCTCTCGACAACATGCCGGAAAGCATGGAAGGCTCCGAGCGTTACTCAACTATGGAATCTGCAATCGAATCCCTGCAATCCGCCATGGACTCGCTGGATTATGCCATCGCAGACTTGGATGAATCCGTGTCGGAGGCCGTCTCCGCCCTTGAGGAAGCCAGTGCCTGACCGATAATCTGTGTGTCTGTCAGCCCCAACAGCCAATCAGCTGATACATTCATCGCCCGGCACAATTCCGCTAACGTCTCACATCCAGGTGACCGTCTACCTGTCTCCCAGCACTGTAAGGTGTTACGCGGGCAACCAATTTTATCAGCAAGCTGCTGTTGGGTTACATAATGATCATAGCGCCACTGTTTTATGCGTTTGATTAAAATATCCATGTGAAACCGCTCCTATGGTGACATTTGTAGACTTGAATACAACCCTATGGTGTCATATAATTATTTCAACAACATAAAGATGTGTGTGCTTTCTAGGTCTGTATTTTTATTGTAGCATAAGATATGTCCTATAATTTGGACTTTTAACCCAAAAAGGAGAAAAAATGGCAAACGATATTTCTAAAACGATTTCTTTGCAAGAGCTGTATGCAATGATGCAGCCGTATAAAGAAGCCTTTATCTCTCTGTTCTCCGGGGATGAATCAACCGGTCTCTGTGCTACCATTCCCGTTAAAGCAATTAGCCTTTTTAATAACGCTACAAATGTCCCTTGTCTGCTGTGTTCCGGTGGTTCTGGCTTTGTCCTACAGGCAGCATCCGTCAAGGTTTCCGCACCAGCTTTTTCCAGGGATTCCTGCTCTTTTACCCTGTCAAGCGCCGGTTTTCAGTATAAAATCGTTCTTTGTGAATAAATTATTAACATTTCGGTTTTGCTCTTGAAATGTGTGTTGCGATGTGGTATAGTATAGTCACAGCAAAAGAATACCGCGGAACAACACGACCACTGAATATCTAAAAAGGAGTTGAACCCACACCATGTTTACACCCAGTAAAACCACTCCCAGATTCGGGGAGATCCGCTGGGGGTATTTTACGACCGATACCGTCTTCCCCAGCGACGTTCATAAGTATGTCGGTGTCCATCCGTATCTCATTATCAGCAATGACCGCTATAATCAAGTCAGCGGCCAATGCGAAGCGATTGCCTTCACCACAAAACGATTTGAAAAACACAATCCGGTTCACGTGGATTTTCAAATTGGCGAGGTCGAAGGTCTGAATATGCCGTCTACTCTTGCAGTCGAAAGCCGCATCACAGCCCGCAATATTCATTTTTCTGATCCCATCGGTACTTTTACCACAGAAAACTGGCAAAAGGCTGTCCCGGCTATTCTCCGTCAAAATCCCATTTTGCGCTATATGCAGCCGATCAATATGAAATCGGAACAAGTTTTGGCGTAAGGGCTTGCAAAAGCCTGTCTACATAGTGTACAATAAAACCACTAGAAAGGCAGGCTTACTATGTCTCACTCTTATGTCGCCGAATATAAATCCACCCTGAAATCCTCATCCGCAATGTTCACCGTCCAGCAGCTAGAGCAGGAAACCGGGGTCAGCTTTCAGAATTGGAAAGTCGATACGGTCAATGATCTTGTAAAACGTCTGCAGGCCGATAATTACTATCTCAACCGCGGTAAACTTACCGAGATCAAAGGTTATCTTGATTATCTTTTAAAGAAAAATGTCATCACGCCGCAGCAGCACGCGACCCACCCTTTCTTCTTTGTTGTCTGCAACGATGATAAAGAAATCAAGCGAACCTACGCAGAAGTATCCGATGACAAAATTCTTCGCAAGTTCTTTTTCTCTGAACAGGAATTTGCCGATTATCTGGATGCACTATGTCCCGGTGTCTCCTACTCAATGAGCCGTGCTATTATGATTTTAGCCTGGGTCGGGTTGGATAAAGGCCAGATCCTCAATGTAAAAAAGAAGGACTATCGCCAAAGCAGTGACAATTCTTCCGCTTATATTGAATTCCTTGCCAAGGACGGTATGAAACAACTTCTTATCCCAAAACGATTTGTATCAGACATCGAACGAGCTGCAAAGAGTGATCAAGAAACCGTATACAATGGCGCTTGTGACGGGCTTAGACAATTAAATTATAATCCAGAGGACGATGATTTCCTGATCCGTGCCACTGTTACAGGTGCTCGTGTCACTAAGAAACGGTTTGACCCTGTAACCGGCGATCGCATCTATTGTTCCTCTGTTCAAAATATATCCAGGTTTATTGCCAACCAATGCAAAAAACTCACCTACAATAATCCCTTTAAGCAAAAAGACCTCGTAACCCTTCGTTCTATCACGAACTCGAATGAATTTATCAATAATTCGCAGGGCACAGGTGCAAAAATATTGACCAATGCCTATCGTCATCCTGTTTATCAACAATGGCTCCAAGTAAAAGAGCTTGTACTGGCAGAGTGATTTGGTTTTCCGATTCCCGGGGGTATAGCTGCCCCCATTTCCTAAAGGTTTTCACAACACACATTCCAAGTTTTAAATTTTAAGGAGGAATTTCCCATGACCCATGAAAGTATGACAGTCCACCGTGCTATGGTGGAGCTTAAAACCATCGACAAGCGCATCGCCAAGGAGATCGATGGCGCGGCCTTCTGCACCAGCGCCAAGGTCAACATAAAAAAGCTGTTCGGCCAGCCAGCCGAGGAGTTCTATCATAAAGCACAGAGTGATTTCGATTCCATCACGGGTCTTATCAATCGTGCAGCAGCCATCAAGGCGGCGATCCCCGTCAGCAACGCCAAGACCAAGATCAAGGTCAATGAGCAGGAGATGACCGTGGCCGAAGCCATCAGCCTCAAGCAGAACCTGATCCCGCTGCGTCAGAAGCTGCTCAACGCGCTCAACATTCAGTATTCCGAGGCTATCCATGAGGTCGAGGATAAAAACGCCACGCTTGAAAAGCGCACGGACGCCTACATTGCCAGCATCTACGGCTCCAACGCTGCGGCTAAGGCAGCAGATGCCGAGGAAGTCAATAAGGCACGTGAGGCTTACGCCAACGCACAGACCTTTGAGCTTGTTGACGGCCTCAAGTCCAACAAGAAGAGCACGGCTGATATCATCAAGGCTATGCAGGACGATATCGTCAAGTTCCAGAACGATCTCGATGCCGCTCTCTCGGTCAGTAACGCGACCACTGTCATCGAAATCGACTACTGATATTTCCTGAGTTTTAAACTCTTTTGAATAAATCTTGCCCATGCACTGAAAGCGATCAACCATTGACCGTTCTGTCTACTTCGGCGGTATCATGACAGAACTAAAACCATAAACAGGAATCCGCCTCATTATAAAATTATAGAGATAAGTTTGATCTGTATATACGCGGACGCAAAGATGATTTGTCTGCTATTTATAAAGATATTCGGGTAGAGACCCAAAGCCGAAAAGCTGAACGCTCAACGCTCAAATCTCAAATCTGAAGCTTCAAATTTTATATTGATCAAAGTTTATCGCTCAAGGTTCAAAGCGCAAATCTTCTTACAAATCCTTGGCGCAAGGTCATACGCATGGTCATGTCGGCGTTTCGCTCACCGCAAGGCTGGTGTATGGGCAACGTGCGAAGGCGGTAGCACGTAAATACAATCCGCCCTATTACGGAGTGTTCGTATAATGGCAGTACCTCTGTCTTCCAAGCAGATAGCGCCGGATCGGTACCGGCACACTCCTCCAGCTCCACTTCTTCGGCAGCGACCTGATCAATCGTGCGCCAAGTGTGTGGAGTAACGGAACAAAAGCGCGGTGAGCGAGGAACATTCTCGGTGTCTATTTATTAGGTATCGTGGTGTGAAGTTCAATGAATTCATGTTCCGTTTTCGGGACTGGCCGCAAGATTCAGATCCCGCCAAAAGGATGGGGACAGTGCCCCGCCCGGAGTCTACATAAACTCCGTCATCAAATATGTCCGTCAGCGGCTGCGGTTATGGCCGTAAAAATAGCTCGTCTGGCCATGTGCAGAAAGAGTTTCTGGAGTCGTCTTGCAAAACGATTCCTGCCGAACAAGACTCTGGCAATGAAGTCTCAAGGTTCTGCGGCGTAAAGACCACGGTTCCCCATTACAGGCAGTGCGCCCTAGTTGCCAAACCAAAGATGAAAAGAGCGTGTATGCAGATAACCGGCTGCACCAAATGTTTCGCCACTCGCATGTGGTCTGCTTAGAGTACGTAGCCAATGCAGATACACCAACACCCATGTGACAATTAGCCTTTGTCTGAATCCTGGCCATAATCGTGGGAGCCAAGAAGTATAACACTTTTCATCTTTTCAAGAGAGAACTTGCCGCTTCGTCTATTGGATAGGATAGTAACGTAGGTTGAAGAGGGTGGGTTCGAGTCCCCCAGGGGTAGGTTCTCTCTTATTATCGAGCAGTAGTTCAGCTGGCAGAACGCCGCGTTTGGGACGCGGAGGCCGCACGTTCAAATCGTGTCTGCTCGACCATTATCACCACGTAGCTCAGTGCAGAGCGCCGCAATAATATGGGTGCGGAGGTCGCTGGCTCATACCTAGCCGTGGTGACCACCGGGTTTGACATACCCGCATTTCTCCTATTCAGTATCCTATCTGCTTCCGAAACCGTCACAGGATAATTGACGGAACGATTTTATAAGGAACAGTAGCACAACTGGTCAGTGCGTCCAGCTCATAACTGGAATTATGCAGATTCAATTTCTGCCTGTTCCACCAGATGTCGGGTAGCGCCCGAACGATGTGAGCGTGTATGGCATACCTCACCCAGAAATGAAAATGTCCACTGAAAACGATGCAAGTCGATAATCTAAGCGGGAAGCCTACCATGCTCCCGTGGCGCAATAGGCAGACGCGGCAGATTTAGGTTCTGTTATTTGCGGATTCGACTTCCACCGGGAACACTTATCATGCTATTCGGTCTTCTTTTCAAAGAGGTGATTTCCAATAAAAACAAATCATATTGGCGAGCGCTGTGGTCCTTACAAAATCATAGATAAATCTGTGCAAAACAATCGGACACTTTATGTCGGCGAGTGCGTCTACTGCGGCACAAAAACAATTCGGTCCATTGGTGATTTTCATTATCTAAAAAATGATACATGCCCGCACTATGATCGTTTTGGATTTCCTACGATTCATGCTGCCAAAGCATCTGTTTCAAATTCTCATCTCGCCAGAACTTTCTTAAAAATGAAAGACCGATGTTACGATACTTCTTCATCTGATTATAAATTCTATGGTGCAAAAGGCATCCGAATTTGTGATGAATGGCTCTATCACCCGGATGAATTTATTTTCTGGTCTTTACAAAACGGGTATAAATCCGGTCTGTCCATTGACCGTATTGATTCTTCTAAGGATTACTGCCCAGAGAATTGCCGTTGGATTCCAACGCGGCTCAACTCAAAGCATAAATCCACCACCCATTATTACAGGATTCCTGTCACTGGCCGCGAGGCTGCCCGGATCATGGGGGTCGGCATCAACTACGTAAACCGTTACGCCCGTGAGCACACTTATGAAGAAACCCAACGAATGATCGATGCTTACATGGACGAGAAAGTTCTCGATAAACGCTCTTAATTTACATACCGGCTCCTCAGCGGCAAATCTGAGGTTTATTATGCTGGATTAGCTCATTCGGTAGAGCGCTGATTTTGTAAGTCAGGGGTGGCGGGATCGTAGCCTGCATCCAGCACCATTTTTTGTACCCAAAATCAAATCAAACACAGAAAGGACTGACGCAACCATTGGATGACCCAAATATGAAATCCATCTCCGGCACCCTCTCCATCATGCAAAATCTGGAAATGCGCTATCAGGCAAACTTTTCCGGCGTGCATGAGCAAGACCTCATCACGCAAGACCTTTTACATAAGTTAGAGCTTGAGCAGAACAACGCCGTCCAGCTTGTTCAACTCGCCAAACAACTCAAAGAATGCCGCAAGACGCGCCGTATGATGAAGGATGAAATCGAACTTATGCAGCCTCTTATGGACTTTATGCAGGACGGCCAAAACAGACGCTGCGTTCACCAGTTGCAAGAAGCTCTCGGCAAAATGCGCGATGTATCCAAACACCATGAAAATCGCCGCTATTACCCGAGAGTATTATAACCTACACAATTTTTCAAAGGAGACCGCTTATGACTATCATGCCATTCCATGACTTTTACAAAAAGTTCCTGGCTCATTTCAACTCTATGACCAAGGACGCCATCGCACTTTACCGTGTCAATTTCGACCCGGATGAACTCTGGAACCTTTACCTTGATTCCTTCCCTGCCGGTACAAACCCCGTTTATCGTGTCCGGCGTGAATTTGACTGCTCCTGCTGCCGCTATTTTATCAAAACGATGGGCGGTGTGGTTGCTATTAACGGCAACGAAATCGAAACCATCTGGGACTTTGATACTACCTCACCGGAATGTTATCAGCCTGTTGTCGATGCCCTCTCCGCTTATGTCAAGTCTAAGCCTATCAAGGATGTTTTTCTGACTCATGAGCCTACTGTCGGCACCGCCCACAGCTATGAGCGGGATGAAAAAGGCAACAAGGTTCTGACATGGAACCATTTCTTTGTCAACACGCCGCGCTGCGCTTACACCACAGGCGACATCAACACGGAGACCGCTCGTATCCGGGATGACCGTACTGTATTCCTGCGCTCCATGAGTGAACTGACGTTGGACGCTACGCAGACAGTGCTGGAACTCATTGCACAGAACAGTCTCTACCGTGGTGCCGAGTGGAAAGATAAACTGGCAAAGTTGCTGACCTATCAGAAAGACTACGCCAAAATGAATCCGGAACAGCAGTCTCTCCACTCCTGGCAAACCGTCATCGGTATGGACCCGGCCATCGCCCGCATCCGCAACACCAGCATCGGCACACTGCTCATCGACCTGTCGGAAGGCAAGGACGTTGACACCGCCGTCACCTCCTACGAGCGCGTGGTTGCCCCTGCCAACTATAAGCGTCCTAAGGCGATTTTCACCAAGCGTATGCTGGACGACGCCAAGAAAACTGTTACGGAACTCGGCTATATGGATTCCCTGCCCCGCCGCTTTGCCCGTCTCGATGATATCAGCGTCAACAATATTCTCTTTGCTAACCGTGACGCCGTGTCCCGTATGAACGGTGCAGCCGCAGATCCCTTTGCCGCTATGGAACAGCAGGTTGCCATTGACCCTAAACGATTCTCCCATGTAGAGGAGATCGGTATTGATAAATTCATCTCGGATGTTCTGCCCATCGTCAGGGAGCTGGAATTGTTCATGGAAAACCGCTTTTCCAAGAACATGGTCTCGCTGACCGCCCCTGTCAATCCAGACGCCAAAACGATGTTCAAATGGGATAACGCTTTTGCATGGGCCTACACAGGAAATCTGGCTGATTCCGACATCCGCGAAAATGTCAAGAAGGCAGGCGGTAAGGTCAATGGTGTGCTCCGCTTCTCCATTCAGTGGAATGATGAACCCGGTAAGTGGGATAAGTCGGATGAAGATGCCCACTGTCAGGGTCCTTGCGGTCACATCTGGTTCAGTGTAAAGCGTGGATTTGCAGACGGTGGCAATCTGGATGTCGATATCATTAACCCGAACCGTGGCGAACCTGCCGTAGAAAATATTACATGGCCTGATCTTTCCAGAATGAAAGACGGCCAGTATGAGTTCTACGTTAATTGCTACTATTGTGACTCCGGAAACAATGGTTTTATCGCTGAGATCGAAGCCAACGGCGAGGTCCATCAGTATGAATACCGTCACCCGATTTTTACCGGCGCAAATGTCCCTGTGGCCACCGTCACTCTCAAGGACGGCAAGTTCACCATCAAGGATAAACTCAAGAGTAATATCTCCAGTCGCAATATTTGGAACATCAGCACGAATCAGTTTGTCCCCGTCAACGTTGCCATGTACTCCCCTAACTACTGGGACGAACAGACCGGTATCGGCAACCGTCACTATTTCTTCATGCTCAAGGGCTGCCAGAACCCTGACAAGCTCAACGGCTTCTACAATGAATTTATCAAGCAAGAGCTGCTGACCCACAAGCGCGTCTTTGAAGCCCTCGGCTCTCAGATGTCCGTACAGCCTGTCGAAGACCAACTCTCCGGCGTAGGTTTCTCCTCCACCCGTCACGATTCCTTTATCGTCAAAGTAAAAGGCCAGACCGAGCGCGTGCTCAAGGTCGTAATTTAAACACAGAAATGAGGTAACCACTATGGAACTGTTTGAAATCGCAAGCCGATATAAGTACCGTTTTCCCTTCAAGGGCTGGATCAGCACCGAGGATCTCTGGGATCTGAGCGTTCAGAACCTTGACAGCATCTTTAAGACCCTCAATAAAGAATTCAAGACCACCGGCGAGGAATCTCTGCTGGGCACTAAGACCACCGAGCAGAACGAACTTTCCAACAAGATCGAGATCGTCAAGCACATCGTCTCTGTCAAACTGGCAGATAAGGCTAAGGCACAGACCGCCCGTGAGAACGCCGAGCGCCGCCAGCAGTTGCTCGAAGTCCTCGCCAAGAAACAGAATCAGGCACTCTATGATATGTCGGAGGCAGAGATTCAGGCCCAGCTCGCCGCTCTGGACGCTGAATGAGCCGTCTGCACGCCAACTATTACTCCTGCGGCAAGTACCGATTTGCAACACCAGCACCTGCGGACGAATCCGTTTTGTACAGCGAAGGCCGCTACAAGACAAAGCTGACAGCCCATGATATGCCTCCGTGGTATATGCGCGGTTTATACTACGGCTATGCAGATGGCTTTCTCAACACAAAAAATGTCTCCAAGCTGGTCTACAATTCAAATCTATGCTTCAACCACATGTTCAAGAATGACTTTTTATACATTTCGTATAATTCACCGTCAAAACGCCGAAAAATATTCAACGCAGAGGAACCTTACGATGAATATGTCTGGGGCTTCAATATCCCAAAATTCCTGTACATGGCAGAGCGGTACAGCGGTTACGATACCGCCCCCATCTGGCAGCAGATCGAAGAAAAGCGCCTCTGGTTCCAACACACATACCCGGATGACTACAAACGCGAGGTCGGCGATATAACAGACTATCGCACTTATACAGAATCGCTTTACGAAACGATTTGATTTTACACCTATATCTTTGACACTTATACACCCTGTAAACTGCCGGAGCACCGCCTCCGGAAGGGTGTATTTTTTGTGCCCATTTTTCCCAACACCCCGGTTCTGCTTTCCCGTTAGCAGGCCGTTTTGAATAGATATTTTATCAAGATTGGAGTGTTTTCATGATGAAAAAGATGGGAGTGACCTGAAATGTTTCCGCCTGCTTTCCTGATTCTGATCGGCCTGGCCATGTTTCTGTTCTGGTGTGAATCCAGTACCCATTTTGATGAGATCGGCCAGAAGATCATCGACTTTTTTACACAGTTTAAGGAGAATCGAAAATGAAAAAATCTCTCGGCGGTATCGCAACCGCAGTTATTATCGCGCTTGTCGTCATTGTGCTGTTTGTATGCACGGTACGGATCCCTGCCGGTTATGTCGGCGTTGTCTATAACATGAACGGCGGCATCTCGGACAGAACGCTTACCCAGGGGTTCCATGTCATCTCTCCCACGCAGAACGTGACTACCTATTCCATCGGCATTGAGCAGTCCTACCTGACAGCCAGCAAAGACGGTGACTCCAACGATGATGAAAGCTTCGAGGTCCCCTCCAATGACGGCAAGGGTCTGACTGTCGATATGACCTTTACCTATCGCTATGATGCAGACAGAGTAGCCGATACCTTTACCCGTTTCAAGGGTCAGTCCGGCAAGGATGTAAAGAATTCTTTCATAAAGCCCAATATCATGTCTTGGACTAAGGAAGTCACGGCCAAGTATTCCGTCATCGACCTGCTCGGCGACAAGCGTGCCACCCTCAACAGTGAGCTGACCGATTATCTCAAACAGAAGTTCGAGCCTTACGGTATCGTGATCGAATCCGTTTCCCTTATCAATATTGACCCCGATGAGGAGACCCGCTCTGCCGTTCAGAAAAAGGTCAACGCCCAGCAGGATCTGGAGCTTGCCAAGATCGAGCAGCAGACCGCCAACGTCAACGCTGAAAAGGAAAAGGAGGTTGCCATCACCAAGGCCAATCAGGAAAAAGAGACTGCGCAGATCAATGCCGAGGCAAAGCTCATTGAAGCTCAGGCCCAGGCCGATGCCAACCGTCTGATTTCCCAGTCCCTTACGCCGGAGCTGATCCGTCAGCAGATGTATGACAAGTGGGACGGTAAGCTGCCGACAGTTCAGGCCGGGAATGATTCCTCTGTTATCGTGGACACCAGCGATATTCTGCAGCAGGGTGAGTAACATGATCGTGCTTTCCATTCCTGTTTTTCTGCTTAGTCTAGCCGCTTCCGCATGGTTCGGTTTTTTCATCTGCGCAATCATGTCAAGCGGCAAGTGCTGAAACTGTTATATGCCATCATACACTCAACATGGTTTGGAGGTAACGCACTCAAATGAAAACACTGTCTACTCCCTTGCCTGTTACGCCGGATTCCGTCATTGATTCCGAGTACAACGAACAGACGCTCAACCGCCGCCGCAAGAAAAAGCAGTACCGCAAGCGTTCCGACCATAAACACTATTATGAGGACGCCTGGGTCGAGCAGTGGCGGTATCGGTATCTCACAAGCACCTATGACCTTGTTGTCAGCCCCATCGGTTACTGTCCTTTGTGCGGCAGGGTGAGCGCCCCAAACTATATCCTTGTCGGACTCGCAAGCTCCAAAGACCCCCGACTCAAATCCTACCGCGACCGCTGTGCGGCTGGGCCTCAACCGGGCGATAAGGTATTCCGTACCCAAAAGCCAGCAGCTGGCTCCGGGTATGTGTTTATAGATGATATCAATTTGAACGATTTTTATTACAAGGAGTGATTTTATTGGCAAAATTCAAACCCGGCGACAAAGTCCGCATTGTGTGCTTCAAGTATGGTGTAAATCGGCACGATAATGGTGGCTTCAATGTTGGCGACATAATCACCATTACAAATGTGCATGATTGGCCTTTTTGGCCATATTTTTACGATGTCGCAGAATCCGATGCCTATATCTTCTTTGAGGATGAACTCGAACTCGTCAAGTCCGACACCTGCAAGCATGATTGCTCAACCTGCACCTGCCACGATGACACAGTCACCATTAGTGTCGATATCCCGCTGAACAACAAAAAGGAAGCCCACCGCATTGTCCACGCCATGGTCAAAAAGGCATATCAGGATACTGCCACCGCTAAAGATAAACCACAAAATGCCCCTTGGACGGAGTATGAAATCGAATTCGCACGTGACCTCGTCTCGAATTGGGCTTATAACGTCATCCATAACGGCGGAGACCTGTACTGGCAGATCCAGCCGGAGGACGGTTTGGAAGCTATCGTCTATAAGTCTCTTAAAGCAGACAGCTGTCTTTATGGTTATGCCGCGCCGCATCATTCGAATGAATATAATGTTTGGGTCGGCAAATGCGTCTCCCTCGCCAAAGCACTCGGCAAACCCATCCCGGATTTCATCAAGAACAAAAATATGGAGGACTGACTCATGCGTGTTCTTCTCCTTTTCCGTGGCGCACCTGGCTGCGGCAAATCCACCTACATACATGAAAACGGGTTGGACAGCTATACTCTCAGCGCAGATACCATCGTATGCAGTATTCCTCCCCCATTCAGACAAAGGACGGTTCTGTACAGATCAGCGCAAAGAATGATTCCGTTGTCTGGAATCTGCTGTTTCAGATGCTGGAACTCCGTATGCAGTCCGGCTGCTTTACCGTGATCGACGCGACCAATTCCAAGACAGAGGAAATGAACCGGTATAAAGCACTGGCCAGGCAGTACCGCTATCGTATCTATCTGATCGATATGACGGACCTTCCTATCGAGGATTGTAAACGCCGCAACGCCAGCCGTGCCCCGCTCAAACAGGTACCGGAGGAAGCCATTGATAAGATGTATGCCCGTTTTAAGACACAGAAGGTGCCGGGCGGCATCAAGGTGCTCAAGCCGGAGAACGCGCTGGCGGAAATCAGCTATAAGCCTTCTGACATGAATTCGTATCGCAAGGTCTACGCTATCGGCGATATTCACGGTTGTTACACAGCGTTACAGGACATGCTCGGGGAGCTTGGCGGCCTGCAGGATGACTGTCTGTATATCTTCTGCGGCGATTATATTGATCGCGGTATGGAAAATGCAGATGTCGTTAAATTCCTGCTCTCTGTCAAGGATAAGCCCAACATTGTCCTGCTCGAAGGCAACCATGAGCGCTGGTTGTACTGCTGGAGCCATGATAAAAAGACGCCCAGCAAGGAATTTGAACTGCGCACCAGCCGTCAGCTGGATGATTCCGGTCTTGACAAAAAGGAGGTCCGCCGCCTGTATCAGCGTCTGAACCAGTGCTCCTACTTCTCTTTCCGCGGTGCAATGTATTTTATCTGCCATGGCGGCATCGCCGGGATGCAGCAGGACCAGCAGCTTGGCCTCATTACGATTCCCACCTTTCAGATGATCCACGGTGTCGGCGGCTATAATGACCTGCCTGATGTCGTGGAAGCCTGGAATAAAATCGGCATGGTACAAATCGCAGGTCATCGCAATATTCGCAATATTCAAAACTATAACATCCTCACGCCTCATTCCAACTATGTCAATCTTGAAGGCCGCGTAGAATTCGGCGGATCCCTTCGTGCGATCGAAATCGATTCTGACGGCAATCTCATTTCCCACAGTGTAGAGAATCATAAGTTCTATAAGCCGGAGGAACAGCCAATCGTTGAGACAAAGGAAGATTCCGTTTATCAGCTCGTCAAGGACCTGCGCCGTGAGCGTAATGTCAGGGAGAAAAGATTCGGCTGTCTGTCCGCATTCAATTTCACCTCGGAGGCTTTCCGCCGTAGCAGCTGGAATGAATTGACCACTGTCGCCCGCGGTCTCTTTATCAATACAGAGGATCATACCATCGTCGCCCGCGGCTATGAGAAGTTCTTCCGCATAGATGAATTGGCCCGCGTCTACCATTATCCGCACAGTAATCTTGACTATCTCAAGGACAAGCTCAAATTCCCGGTGAATGTCTACCTCAAGGAAAACGGCTATCTCGGTCTGCTCTGTTACGACCCCGAAATTGACGATCTGCGCTTTTGCACCAAGGGCAGTATCAGCGGCGACTATGCCGACCACTTCCGGCAGCTGTTCCAAAAGAATGTCTGCGAAACCGGCTCCACACGCTGGAATGAAATCAAGCAGTACCTTAAAGAGAATAACTGCACCATGCTGTTTGAGGTCATCGACCAGCAGTTTGACCCGCATATCATCGAATATGATACACCGCATCTGGTCCTGCTGGACGTCGTCTACAATGAAATCGCGTTCCGAAAGATTCCGTACAGCGCCTGGATCGGGGACGACCTGATCGGCATCAGCCAGCGGTTTGATTTGAACCTCAAAAAATATGTCAACCAGTTTATGGATTGGCAGAAGTTCTATGATTTCTATATCAAAGCCTCTGCCCCTGGCTATGTGTACGATGGTCACTTTATTGAGGGTTTCGTCTTTGAGGATTCTGCCGGTTTCATGACCAAGCTGAAAACCGACTACTACTCTTTCTGGAAGCACATGCGCAGTGTCGCAGACGGCGTCCGTCGTTTCGGGTCTATCAAGAGCACCGGTCAGCTTACCGACGCACAGTCCAACCTGTTCTACGGCTTCCTGCGCGATAAGTACGCCAGCGATGAAGCGTTTCGCGACCGGCACAATGAAAACGGCTATGATATCATCTCCCTGCGTAAAGCGTTTTTGTCAAGTCAGGAGGGCGCACAATGAGCGGCAACTATGACTTTTCTATCCGCATCAATAATTTTATGCAGTGCCAGTGCCTGCAGGCAGTCGCACAGGAATGTGCAGATGTCATCGTAATTGATTGCAACGGTAGTCAAGCCAATGCAAAAAGTCTGCTCAGCCTTATGAGCCTTGACTATTCGCGCAAGGTTCGCATTATCACATCCACAGCAGAGGAGCTTTTTGCCCTGCGCAACGCTCTTCAGTTGAAATAAATTTCGGAGGTACATAATGTTTATCTGCAACAAGTGTAAAAAAGTGTTCCCTGATCTCGATGGCTATGGTATGCGCATCCAGTACACATTCGGCTACGGCTCCAAGCGCGACGGCGATTTGTTTGACCTGACCGTCTGTAATGAATGCGCGGACGACATCGCGGATGCTGTAGCTAAGATCTGTGCGGTCAACCCCATCGTCTGTGTAGACTACGATGCGCTTTACGGTGATGATTTCGCAGAGCCTGATGATGATTCTGACGGCGATGCAAATATTTTTTCTTAACTTACACAACACATATTTCAAGTGCTCTGGAAAGGAGTCTTTTTATGGCTAAAAACAATACGATCCGCTTTTCTTTTATCGGCGCTCCCGTCATCGCCAAAGATGGCATTCTGGACGAGATCGAGACCAAGCGCGGCAAGATGTACCGCCTGCACTTTGGTATCAAGGCTGGCAACGATACGGAGTTTGTCGGCCTGCTGGACAGCCAGCGCGACACGATCCGCACCGTTGATAGTGATTTCAATCAGATGGAAGTCGCGTGGGAAGACCGCGACGATGCCACAGTTCTTGCAAAGGTTGCCCGTCCCCGCTTGTATCGCACCAATGTCGGCTGTGAGGATGGCAAGATCAAGAGCTTTATCTCCGGCTATGATTTCATCAAGTATCTGGCGGATGTTCTCCCCGGCAACGATAAGGACCTTACCGTCACGGGCACCTGCAAGGTTCGCTATGACAGCAAGGGTATCCTGCGTCGCAACTATGATATTCAGGCTGTCTGGTATCGCCGCGACACTGAAAAGCCGCAGCTGGCTATGTCCGTGCCCCTCACCTACTGGAAGGACTGCGTCGATAAGTCCGACCTCAAGGAGACGGGCAAGATCAACATCAACGGCTATGTCCTTCAGTTCGCCACTAAAGAGGAGGGTGATAAGTTCCTGCCGTTCTCTGTCGTTTTCGATACGACCAAATACAACATGGAGATCCCCAAGCACAAGGCACTCTATGAGTACAAGATGGAGTTTGTCGATGTCAAGGACAAGACGCCGCAGACCATGCTGTGGGATATTCGCGTCGTCAACGGTGCGCAGGAGGTCGAGTTTGACGAGAGTCAGCTGACCAAGCTGCAGAAGATGCAGATCGAACTCGGCGAGGCCACGCTGGATGATTTCCGCCCCCGCGGTCAGATCTTCGGCAACCGCCTCTCTGAGCTTCGCCTGAACAAGCCTCTCGCACAGGGCGATTTTGCAGACGGCATGGTCGATACCGGCTACAAGCTCTCCGAGTTCGAGGACATGATCGCCGTTCCCACCAAGGATGAAACCGTTGCCGATATGGAAAAGTCCGCCGCCAAGCCCGATTCCACCAAGCCCCCGTTCGAGGACGAGCTGGAGCTGTTCTGATGCCGGTGTTTAAGGATTTGGCAGGACAGCGCTTTGGCAGATGGACAGTTACTGATCAATATCGTCGTGTCAAAAGTCCTACAGCAAAATATTTTCACTATGAGTGGCTATGTCATTGCGATTGCGGCACAGAAAAATGGATACTTCCAAGCAATCTTACAAGTGGCATAAGTAAATCATGCGGATGTTTAAAAAGCGAAAAAGCCAAAGAACCAAAGCCCTCACTTATGACGGACCTTTCCGGACAAAAAATCGGAAGATTAACCGTTACTTCTACATATGAATCAAGGAAAAACGGAAAAAGTACACGTATTTATTGGCTCTGTAAATGTTCTTGCGGCAATGAAGTATGGGTATCTGCCGGGAATTTGGCATCCGGCAATGTTCAGTCTTGTGGATGTTTAGCCAAAGAGCTTACGATCCAGCGTTCAAAAAGGGAAAATACTTTCGAGCATGTCTCCGATGGATACGTGTGTGGATACGATAGTAACGGTGAATGTTTTCTCTTTGACGAGTGTGATTTTGACAAAGTGAATAAATATTGCTGGCATGTTTCTCATGAAGGCTATGTAAAGACAAATTTGCCAAAATCCAATGACAAAAAAAGAAGGCTTGTCGTTTTACATCGATATTTGTTAGACATGCTTGATGAGGATTTTTCATGGAATAAAGTTGTCGATCATATCAATGGCGATCCGCGTGACAATCGTAGAAGTAACCTCCGCATTGCCACTCAGAAGGAAAATTCTCAAAATACAGGTCCATATAGGAATAGCAAAATCGGGGTTCCCGGTGTGACAAAGTGTAGTGATTGTCCCGGATATATTGTTCGTGCGACATATAACGGTAAAAGAATTTACGGCGGATATTTTCGTGATTTAGATGAAGCCAAAAAGAAAGCTGTCGAATTACACGATAAATATTATGGGGAGTTCTCTTATGAGAATTCCAGAAATATAAAGGAGATTGATTAAATGGCATTTAAGATGAACAAGATCAAAGCATCGCTGAATAGCTATCCGCAGTTTTGCTTGATGGGCACCCCGAAAATCGGGAAAACCACCTTCTTCCGTGACCTTGTCTTATACGAGTATAAAGACCCCTCCAAGGGTCTGTTGATTTCCTGCGGCAGTGAGGAAGGCTACCATGCTCTGGATCAGCTGCAGGTTGCCGTTGCGTCCAGCTGGTCTGGCGAATATGACGAGGATACGGATTCTCAGGGTCTGGTCAGTATCATTGATGAGGTTATTGACACCCGTAAAGAGACTGGTATTCAGATCGTTGCGTTTGACACTCTGGACACCATGGCCGACCTGGCAGAGGCGGAGGTCTGCCGTCTGTGGGCACGTGAAGCGAAAATTCCTATCAAAAATGTCACCATCAACTCTGCTTTTGGCGGCTATGGCAAGGGCCTTGATAAAGAAATTGATTTGATTCTGGAACAGATTGCCCGTCTGCGTGCTGTTGGTATCGCTGTGTTTATCCTGTCTCATACCAAGCTGAAGGAAAAGTCCGATATGTATTCCGGTGAAAAGTATGAACAGATCACCAACAACCTGCAGAACAAGCTGTTTACTGCCGTTGAATCCGGCGCACAGATGGTATGTACAGCCATTATGGAGCGCGACATCCAGAACGGTAAGATTACCAATGAGCGCCGCCGTTTGTATCTGGTCCGCACCAGTCAGGTCGATGCCGGTTGTCGTTTCCCCGGTATGCCGGAATCTATTGAGTTCACCCCGGAAGCTTTCATGAATGCATTCCGTCAGGGCGTCAAAAATGCCATGTTCACCAAGCCTAAAACAGATGAGCAAATTGATGATCAGGTCAAAAAGGAAAACGCAGCCATTGAGAAAAAGGCTGACAAAGCAACAGTGCGCGATCAGGAAGCACGCGAAGCTGACAACGCAGAGACACATCGTGTCGATTATATTGCCGCTATTCAGGCGGGCTTTTCCAATGCCTCTGATGACACAAAAGCAAAGGCAAAAGAGCTGCTGTCCGCTGCCGGTGTTGCCAAGTTCTCTGATCCTGAGCTTGATATTTTTGTACTCAAAAAGATCGCCTCTCTCTTCGCGTAAGGCAGGCAGCGCATGGCAAAAACAACCGCACCCAAAGGCCGCCGCGTCAAGTGTCAGGCAACCGGTGTATGGGGCACGACCCTCACCTACTATAAAGCTCCTGACGGCCACTGGTATCAGGACGAAGCAACCTATCAGGATAAGCTCCATAAAGCTGCCATGCATAAGCAGGTCATCGCCGCACTCGCCGATGTTATGATGTTCGATCCATCAATGGCGTTCCCTACCATTATCCCCAAAAAGCTCAAGGAACTCAGCTTCTATGATGATGAAATCATTCTCGCAACGATTGAGCAATGCCGGGATAAGATCGGGTACGCCATGCGCACCAAAGAGTTTTCAAGCGAGTACGGTCGCGCCGCTTATGTCATGGCCATTATCAAAAACCATATCAACGATGTCTATAAGGCGGCAAAATCCAACGCCGCTGTGCAGCACAAGCAGGAAGCAAAAGCGCAGCAGGTCCCCATTTTGCAAGATCTCGATTTTGGGGTAAATACGCAGGATCACCACGTACACAGGGATATTTCAGACTTCCTGTTTGACGATGAGCAGGAATGAGGTGATTTCCTATCGAATTACAAGAAATTTTACATAAGATCAATGCAGACCGTGAACAGGTCGAAGCCCCGTTTGTCTTCTGCCTCTGGAAGGACCCCTACCTTTATGACGAGTACGACCGCGTCAATACTGGTACGGATGAAACCATCCAAACCGATGATTCTAAATTCTACTTTGCTCTTGGCCGCGCTCTGTATGAGCAGGGCTACCGCAACTTCGACGCGATCACGCTCAACGCCTACCTCAAGGATAAGGATGAAACCCGCAAAGAGTTCGATAAGCGCGGCGGCTATCGTGAAGTCGAAGCGCTTAAATCTCTTATCAACCCGGATAACGTCGATGGCTATTTTGATAAAGTCGTCAAGTTGAACCTGCTGTCCGACCTCGCCCGCCAGTTCTTCAAAAATTTTTCAAATACGTCGCGTTTCGATAAGATGTCAAACGCCGAAGTCTATGACTTCTTTGACTATCAGCTCAACACCATCTCCATCAACACCGCTAAGGATATGAAGGTGGAAGACGTCTGGTTCGATGATGCTTTTGTCGATGAACTCAATAAGGGTGAAGCGGTCGGTCTTAACTACGGCAAAAACTGTCCGCGCCTCAATTACCTGACATTGGGTGTACCGCTGGGCGATCTCACCATGCTTGGCGGTTTCTCCGGCACAGGCAAGACCAGCTTTGTATTTGAAAACATGATCCTTGTTATGGCTGAGGCTGGCATCAAATGCTGCATTATCTCCAATGAGATGCAAGTCCGCGCCTATAAGCAGTTGTTAGCTGTACATATTCTGACCAAAGACCTGGACTATTGGAAGATCACCCGCAAGCACCTCAAGACCGGCAATTTTACCGACGAACAGAACGAAATGCTGCGCAAGGCTGCAAAAATCAGCCAGGAAAAGTACAAGAACATCAAATTTGTCAAGATGTTTGATAACGATACTTCCCGCGTTGTCAAAACAATCCGCAAGTATTCTAAGCTTGGTTTCCAGATGTTCCTCTGGGACACGATGAAATCCGACGATGATGTCAGCATGGAGATGTACCGCCAGCTGCTCGTTGCCTCCCGCAAGGTGTTCCAGGCTGCCAGCCGCGAGAATGTTGCGGTCGTGTGTACTTACCAGTTAGCTCTCTACCTCTTGAATCAGCGGTATCTGGACGCCAACTGCCTGTCCAACGGCAAACAAATCAAGGAAGTCTTTTCCGAGATGATCTATATACGCCCACTCTGGGAGGACGAGTATACCGGCGAACGCTATGACTGTAAAGCCTACACCCGCGGCAAAAATGCCGATGGCAGTTGGGAAAAGTTTACCACTCCCATCACACTTGACAAAACCAAAAAGTATATCGTCGCTTTTCTCGATAAGACCCGCAATGATGAAGATAAGCAACAGGTTTTGTACGAGGCTAATCTTACTTGGAATAACTGGCGCGAGGTAGGTTTCTGCACGATCCGCAACGAACACGTTCAAACCACACGCTAAAGGGGGTGCTGCCACTATGAACGCGGCACTTCTGCAACAGCATCTCTCCGGCAATTCCGATGCTCTTTTCCGCATCCTGGAAACGCTGGAATTTCAGCACATCAATCTCAATAACGCAAAAACACAGTTCCGCTTTTCCCGCCTGGAAGATTCCAACCCCACCAGTATGATGCTGGATGTCAACACCCTGCGCTACTACTGCTTTTCCACCAACGGCAAAGGCAATCTGTTCACCCTCATTATGGATCGTATCCATTGCACCTTCCCGCAAAGTCTGCAATTCGTGGCAAATATCCTGGACCTGGACACCTCTGATTTTAATGTTCAGGTCACTTATCCCTTCCATGGCTTCTATCGTAAGCTCCTGCCAGACCGTGACGATGATTTTACCCTGCCCACGATCCCGGAAAACACACTTGACCCTTACTTAGGCAAATTCAACACGATGTTCTTTCAGGATGGTATCGACTATAAAACACAGGAATTGTTTCAAGTCGGCTACGATGAAGAATCCAGCCGCATCACGATCCCGGAGCGGGACTTTAACGGCAACCTTGTCGGCATCATGGGCCGCAGCAACGACCCCACTTGTAAACACGAGGAACGCTGGCTGCCCCTTGTCCCCTGCTCCCGCAGCAAGACACTGTTCGGTTTGCAGCAGAACTACCACAACATCATCGACCGCGGCAACATCTTCCTGTTCGAGAGCGAAAAAGCCCCCATGCAGGCGCGGTCATTTGGATGCAGGCTGGCGCTCGGTCTTTGTGGCTGTCATGTCTCTCATGCACAAGCCACCATGATCGCTTCCATGCAGCCCAAAAATGTGGTGCTGGCTCTGGATGAAGGCTTGGAGGAAGAAGCCGTGCGCGAGGAGGCTAAAAAACTTGTGCAGGATAACATCATCGTCAAAACCAAGGTCGGTTATGTCTGGGACGCCGATAGCGACATCATCCCCAAAGGCAGCAAGCTCAACGCAGCAGACCTCGGCGTAGACGCTTACAAACAAATCATGAGAACGAAAGTGAGGTGGCTGACATAGCCGAACGTGTAAAAGACTCCCGCCTGCAAGCCCTGTATGACGAAGGAGTCAATGTCTATAGCTTTTCCAAGCTTGGAACCATCAATAATTGTTTATACGGAGCGTGGCGCACTTACATATTACATGACCGCGGCAGCGGCTCAGTTTACACGGAGTTAGGTACCGTATCGCACCAAGCTATCGAAGACTTTATCGAGGGCAAAATCGACAAGAGCGGTATGCTCCCCATCTTTGAATCCGGTGTCGAGCAGTGCGAAATGCTCGGGTTTGACTTTCCGAAAGACTTCAAAGGTGGAAATTCTATCCGGAATCGGTATTTGTCAGATCTAAAAAACTGTTTTCAAACATTCACGATGCCAAAAGGCAAATTCACTGTCGAGGAACTGCTGATCCTGCGCGTCAGCCCCACCAGGGCTATGCAGGGCTATTCCGACCTATTGCGCTGGAACAACGATGGTACAGTTACCGTTCTGGACATCAAGTCATCCAGTGATTATGCCCAGAAAGACCTTATCGAGCATGGCCGTCAGCTTACGATTTACGGCATGGCGTTAGAGCAGGCCGGATACAAGGTCAAATCCACCGCCTGGATCATGCTCAAGTATGTCGTCATCAAGTACGACTGGTACGCTACACGGCGCAGCAAAAACAAGACCCAACTCACCCGCATCGTCAATCGTTCCAAGATTTATGACACTATCAAGGACGCTGTCGAAGCCGCTTGCCATGAGGCTGGCATGGACGAAATGGATATCGAAGTCGCCATGATGGATTTCGCCAAGACGAACATTCTGGACGACCTGTTTCCGGCTGAGGTCAAGGCAAAGTTCTCCATCAAGCCATACGTGCGGGAATATCCATACACCAAGGAACTTCAGGCTGAGGCACTGGATTACATCAATAAGACTGCCGACCTCTATGAGAGCCTTCCGCAAGACAAAGACCACCCGTGGGAGCCGTGCGAGATCACGAAGGAGAACCAATTTTTCTGCAATACCCTCTGTAATCACCGCAAAACCTGCCCCTACATCAAGGATTATAACGAACGCACCATGGCCGGTGCCACACAATCCAAAAAGGACGAGGAGGATCTGTTCTGATGTTCAGTGATATGGACGAAATGTATTTCACCAACCCAAGTGAGGCCGATAGTATCATCGACGAAGCCACAGACAGCCTCCGTGACCTCATCAAGGATGACGTTAAGTGCGTGATCGATGCATACAACAAAGCCCTGCGCGAAAAAGATAATCTGGAAAGCGACATTGCCCGCCTCAACTGGGAAAAGCAGCGTATTGAGGATGATATTGAAGCGGCCAAGCGCGATGCTGAAAATGCCAAGACAAATCAAATTCCAGAAACATACATCAATAACTTCGTCAAAAAGTATACAGGCTCCTACGCTCCCGGAGATGAAGTATATGTGGTAGACCACTCGTACAAGTCAAGCAAATGTCCTACCTGCAACGGTACTGGTAAAGTAGAGGCATCCATTAACGGGAAGTCAACCATCATCACATGCCCTAAGTGTAATGGGTATAAGAATGATAGTCATTGTTACTATTTCGTCAAAAAAGATGTCATTGAGACAGTGGATTTAAAACTTCGCTTTGATAAAAACCATGTAACAGCAATGCAAACACGCTTTTCTGATCTTGAGCCTACATACGTCTATCTGCAAGATTGTGGCGGATTGTCGGACGTAAGCCTTATTTTCAGAACCGAAGCCGAAGCTCAGGCAAAAGCGGACGAGTTGAATAAGAAAGAGGCCGAGCAAACTGATGGCTAAGGTCAAAGAATGTATCTCTTGTCAAGAACTCATGGACATGATTGAGGATTACGCCGAGCGTAATGATCCAAGTAATTTACAGGAGTTAGTGGATTCCATGTATCTGAGGCTTTGCGTTGAGGAAGTTATAGAATATGCCATCCAACGCAGCATGATTGACGGACGTACCTACCATCCGTTCATCGGCAAAATCGCCAACGGCTACATCCAGGACTTTCGCCACAGCTGGCCGTTTCAAGATGGAGGTGAATTCTATTCAAAACTACCATAAACACACCTGCTGTTCCAACATCTATACACCGGACTCTCCTGCCACCTACGAACAATACGCCAAACGCGCCGTTGAACTTGGTCACAAAATCCTCTGTTCTTTGGAGCATGGTTGGCAAGGTAAATATCACGAGTGCCGAGAAATCGCTATCAAGTATGGCCTCAAATTCATCTTCGGCACAGAAGCATACTGGGTAAAGGATAGACATGAGAAAGACCGTACCAACTGTCACATCGTCCTGCTTGCTAAAAACGAGAACGGCCGTGAATGGATCAATGAAGTTCTGTCCACCGCAAACGAGGATGGCTATTACTACCGCCCGCGTCTGGATGAAGAACTTCTGTTCTCTTTGCCTCCTGACGATGTATTTGTCACATCTGCCTGTGTTGCTTTCTGGCATTATGAGCCGGAATATGTCGAACAACTGGTTTGCAAGCTGCATGACTATTTCAAAGACAACTTCATGCTTGAAATCCAGGCACATAATACCGATAAGCAAAAGCAACTGAACGCTCGTATACTGGAGCTTTCCAAAAAGTACAGTATTCAGATGATCGTTGGTCTTGACAGTCACTACATATATCCCGAGCAAGCTGTTGAACGTGATGAGCTTCTTGCTGCCAGCGGCACACATTATGATGACGAAGATGGCTGGTATATGGATTACCCAGACGATGACACTATTCGTCGGCGCTTTGCGAAACAGGGTGTTATCCCCGCAGATGAAGTCGAAAAAGCTATGCGCAACACTGACTTGATTTGCGATTTTGAAGATTATAAGAGTGAGGTTTTTGAAACTAACCGCAAACTCCCTTCTATCTACCCGGACAAAACACCGGAGGAGAAATTCAAAATCTATAATCATCTCATCAGCCGCAAATTCAAGGAATACATGAAGCATATTCCCATGGAGGATTATCAGCGATACTACGATGGTGTAAAAATGGAGGTTTACACCTACAAAGACACTGGCATGATCGATTATCCTCTGATGGATTACGAGATCGTCAAGCGTGGTATTCAGTATGGTGGCATTATTACCAACACAGGCCGTGGTTCTGCTGTCAGCTACTTTACAAATACTCTTTGCGGCTTCAGTAAAGTTGATCGCTTCAAGTCTCCCATTAAACTTTATCCAGAGCGTTTTTTGTCCACAACTCGCATTATTCAAACCAACTCCCTGCCGGACATCGATCAGAATATCGACCGGCAAGAGCCTTTTGAACGGGCACAGCGCGAAATTCTTGGTGAGGATCATGCGTATCCTATGATTGCTTTTGGCACATTGAAGAAAAAGGCAGCTTTTAAACTCTACGCTAGAGCAAAAAAACTGGATTTTAATATCGCCAATAAAATCAGCGACCAAATCGACAAGTACGATATGGCACTGAAATATGCAGATGACGATGAAAAAGACGAAATCAACATTTACGATTTTGTAGACCCTGAATATCAAGACTACGTCAAAAAGAGCGAGGTTTATTGGGGGCTTATTTCTTCAAAATCGAAAGCCCCATGTGCCTACATGCTTTATCAGGGCAGTATCCGGCGTCAAATTGGCCTCATCAAATGCAAAAGTGATACGACGAAAAAAGAGTATATCACGACCGTAGTTGATGGCGCTGTGGCTGAAAAATACAAGTTCCTAAAAAACGACTGGCTTATTGTTGACACAGTAGCTCTTACAGATGCAGTTTTCAAACGTATCGGTATGGAACCTTTGACTGTCGATGAATTATCAGAATCCGTTAAAGACAATCAACAGGTTTGGGACATCTATGCAAAAGGTCTTACTTGCGGTGTCAATCAGTGCGAACGCGCATCTACTACGCAAAAACTGATGAGGTATAAACCTAAAAATGTCTCAGAGCTTGCAAATTTTATTGCAGCTATTCGTCCCGGCTTTAAATCTATGTACTCCAAGTTTGAAAGTCGAAAGCCGTTTTCTTATGGCATTCCAGCATTGGACAACATATTGCAAACAGAAGAATTTCCCTACAGCTTCATTTTAACACAGGAACAGCTCATGTCTGTTCTTCATTTTGCAGGATTTCCCATGGACCGTTGTTACGGCATTATTAAAGATATTGCCAAAAAACATCCAGAAAAAGTTCGCCCTTTGAAAAGTCAATTCATTGATGGTATGTGTAAGAACCTTGCCGGTCAATGTCCTCAAGGTAGAACACCAGAAGATGTTTCTGCTGAGATTTGGCAAATCATCAGTGATGCGACGGCCTATTCATTTAATGCCAGCCATAGCTGCTGTATGGCTTATGATTCCCTCTATAACGCTTGGCAAAAGAGCACCCATCCATTCGAGTTCTATGAGGTCTGTCTACAACACTTCTCCAACAAGGGCAAAAAGGAAAAAGTCTCTGCTCTCAAGGCTGAAATGCTTCGCGGCTTCAATATTCACGAGGGGCCTATCCAGTGGGGACACGACAACCGCAAATTCACTGCGGATAAAGAGCATCATGCCATTGATCCATCTCTGGTTTCTATCAAGGGTCTGAGCCAAGGCTGCGCTAACGACCTGTACGCCATGTACCAATCCGGCAAATATCATGATTTCTACACACTCTGGAAGGATATGTCCCATACGCGCAGTCTGAACTCTGCCAAGATTGAAACGCTGGTGCTGCTGGACTATTTCAAGCCATTCGCTGGTGGCAATAAAATCCTTAAATTTATCGCAACCTGCGATGCCTTGTATGAGCGCACGCAATTCCCCAAGGATACCGACTCTCCGTATATCGAATACATAAAAAAGTGCTCCACAACTACGGACAAGCTCAAGACCTATAAGGATTTTGACTACGATAAAGCTCTGAGAGAGATTTGGGATAGTCTGCCGGATGAACCACTGACAATTTCTCAACAGCTCAAGGCGCAAAAAGAATATCTCGGTTACCTACAGTACGCCAACCCACGTCTCGCTACCACCTACCACTACGTCCTCTCCATCGACGGCAAATACAAAAACAAAAACATCACCCTCTATCGCCTGTGCGACGGCGAGACCCTGACCTATAAAATCCGTCCCAGCACCCTCGACGATAACCACATCGAACCCGGCGAAATCATCAAGGTGCTCGACACCCACACCGAGGGCAAATGGAGCAAAGATGGCGACCAGTGGATACAGTCAAAAACAGACTTCAACGACTTTCTTACGAAATATTCCCATGTGAGGTGATTCAAATTTTAAATACCATTTTACTTATCTTGGAATTTTTCTCCATCCCCATCGCTATGCTGGTCAGTTTCCGGACTGAAAGCAAATATGTAGAGATCAGCATGCTCAGTTACCTGCTATTCTTGCTGTTTATCATGCGCTATCAGCTGGAGAACCTTCAGCCTATCATCTGACGGAGGTGATTTTATCGAAGCAAATTTTGTAAAGTCCACGTTGGATACCTTCACGATCCTCGTGGACTCGCGTGAACAGGACACGCTCAAGTATCATCAGCGGGTGGCTCGGTTCAGCTGCTCTGTTCTGCGCACCAAGCTTGATTTCGGTGACTATTCTGCACAGGTCATCCTGCCCAGCGGTGTCACTTTCAGTTTGGCTGATAAAGTAACGATAGAGCGTAAAATGTCCATAGATGAATGCGCTTCTTGTTGGACTACCAGCCGTGATCGCTTTAAGCGCGAGTTCGAGCGTGCCCGTGCCAAGGACGCTAAGGTTTACCTGCTTATCGAGCAAGCCTCATGGGAAAAAGCTTACCATGGTTACTACCGCAGTCAGATGAAACCTCAGGCTCTTGTTGCCAGTATGACTACATGGATGGCACGCTATGACACCCCCATCGTCATGTGTAACGCAGAAACATCAGGGCAGTTAATATACGATATTCTTTACCGCGAAATGAAAGAAGCTCTGATCAATCTATGAGCACACCCTTCAAGCCGCCTAAAGGCCAGCGTGTCTGCCTGCAATACATACAAACAAACCGCTACGGCGAGAAAGAGCCTATCGCCATCGTCACTGAAACCATTATCCCCGGCTCCTTCTCTCTATTCCTACCAGACGGTAGGACGTGGAAAAAGAAGCTGACAAAATCAGAACCTGACTTTGATAAGGAGGTGTGGCCGTCTTTATGAACCCGAATGTAAAGGTCGTTGACATGGTCCACATGCTGTCGGACTACCCGGAGCAAAGCAGCTTCCTGCTCAAGAATCACGACTACGAGGTATGTGTTCATCTGCAAATCGGGTACTTCGTCCTGTTGGCCGGTCGCCTCATCTTCCTGCCGATAGAGCTAAAGGGCTATGACTATACCGTTTATCAAAAAACGTATTGAACCATGAACATAGTTATAAGTAATCTCGTATTGCAGTTTGAACAGATTTACATGGTTTTAAATGAACATTATTACCAAAGTAAATTGCCTTCTGTAAAATTTTTCGTTGCAAAACTGAATCGCAATAAATACAACTATTTTTCTTTGAGCGGCAATAATCTTATGGGTTATAAAATGTCAACCGATATGATAAAGATCAGCGATACAACGCCAAACATTATTGCTGGACTGCTGCACGAAATGGCCCATCTTTACGACTTAGAGAATGGCATAAAAGACTCCAGCGGCACCAATAACGCCTACCATAACAAGCGCTTCAAGGAAACCGCAGAAAGTCACGGCCTTGTTATAGAGCATTCTACCCGCTATGGCTGGATTATCACAAGACCATCCCTTGAACTGCTTGACTTCATAGACCTACAAGGTTGGCAAATTATCCAAATACAAGGTTACGGCAAGCCGCTTAAAGCATCTACCCACATTCGCAAGTATATCTGCCCCTGCTGCAAGAACAGCGTCCGGGCAAGCAAAGCCGTCAACATCCTGTGCGGCGACTGCATGAAGAAAATGGAACCTGATCCAAAGGAGTGATTAAATTTCACATGAATTTTAGTAACCATCGTGAACAGAACCGTAAAGAGCGCGGTGTTAAAGAGCTGAACTTGATGTGCGCCAGTTATGATTCCAAGTGTGCGCCTGTCCGCACCTTTAACTATAACGACCTCTCCCCTGCCCAGCGCCGCGCCTTCGCCCGCCGGGAACCCGCAAAAAACTATCTGGAGGTAACTTGATGATAAAAATTGAAAATGTAGAAGTCGGTGGCCTCAAGCCTGCACTGCGTGGTATGCGGAATCCAAAAAACAGTTGGGCCAGAAGTGACAGCGGTCTTGGCTGCACGCATCGTAAGAACTGGAATAAAGAGGAAGATGGTCTGCTTCTTTGCGAAAACTGCGGCCATACATATGACGACCATGTTATCTGTGCAGGTCACCAACAGTATTGTATGGGTCCCAACGACCACGACCTTGCTACACGCCTGCGCAATGCAGGTACTGACCATAGAAAATACTTGCGCATGATCGTTGTTTGGCTTGATGTGACCGCTCCGCTGTATTGGTGGAAAGAAGCCGATACGTACAAGGTGGGTACAGTAGCAAACTCGTGCAGTACCATGCATAAAGTCGCTGATAAAGAATTTACGGTTGACGATTTCAGCTACGAGCATCTAGTGCTATACTCCAGAGAAGTTTTAGATGATATCATTATTCAGCTCAACTTCTGGCGAAGGGTTTATCTGAATGGCGGTCAAGTCAATAATTATGATGGCACTGATCGTATTTTTGAGCCGAAAGATAAGGATGCCTGGTGGCAGCTTATCCAGCTTCTCCCATCCAGTTACAATCAACGCCGCACGTTCATGGTCAATTATGAAGTTCTTGCCAACATCTATAAATCTCGCCGCGGTCATAAACTCGACGAATGGCGCAGGTTCTGTGATTGGATCGAAACGCTTCCCTATGCCGAACTGATTACCGGCAAAGAGGTGGCCGCATGACCAAACGAAACTCCCACAGCCGTCAGCTCCAACTTAGTCTCGTCTGGCTCATGGCTACTATCGCAATGATCCCTGTTCAGGGCTTTTGTATCTCAACCATCTGGAACTGGTTTATGCCCATTATCGGTTTGCCCACTCTCACATGGCTGCAAGCGTACTGCTTGCTTTTCGCCGTTAAGGCACTCTTTGGCAGTAAAAGCGAAACCGAGACAACAAAGACGATTAAAAGCATCATAGACGGCACCTGCACTGTGTATAACGATTATGACATTCCCGACGAGGTTATGATCATCCTGCTCACGATCCTAGAAACCGTTATTGTATCCGCTCTCTATCTTATCATCGGCTGGTTTCTCAGCTGTTTTTTGTACCTGTAAGGAGGTTTTTACATGACCGATAGCGAACAGTTCAAGCAGATCGTCTGTACCATGTACGACACATTTTGCAAAAAGAATCACGACTACGGCAACAGCTTCTCCACTACATGGCAGGAGTTCGGCAGTCTTGGCCTTGTCACCGCCGTAGCTCAGATCAGCCATAAATACCATCGCCTGCTCAACCTGACCAAGGGCACACAGCCTAAGGTTGATGAGAGCATCCGCGACACGCTGCTGGACCTTAGTAACTATTGCATCCTCACCGTCATGGAGCTTGATAAGGAAAAGGCGGAGGATCGCTTTTGAAATAAAAACAGCCGCCAAGTAGCAACAGAAAAAAGGAGGTCTTTATGGCAAAAACACTTTCTAATGATGTTGATCAAAACGTTCAACACCCTATTTATTACGGCGGTGCCGATGACCCGTATGAGGCCATCAAGGTAATCGAGGCTTGGAATCTCGGCTTCCACCTCGGCAACACCGTCAAGTACATCAGCCGCGCCGGTAAAAAGGACGGCAATTCTGCTACACAGGATCTTAAAAAAGCACTGTTCTATTTGAATCGTGAAATTGAACTTCTGGAAAAGCAGAACCAGGTCATTGATGTATCCGACGCAATGGTAGCCGATACCGTATCCGCCGGGACAAAGTAAGGAGGGGCTATGGAAAATGTAATTCTCTATACCACGCACTGTCCGCGATGTCTGATCCTGGCAAACAAACTGCAGGAAAAAGGCATCCACTATACGGAGTTTACCGATGTACAGAAGATGCTCGATATGGGCATGGATATGATGCCTGTTCTGCAGGTGGGCAAAAAGCAGTATGGATTTAAAGAAGCAATCAAAATCGTAGGAGGTATGTAATGGCTATCGAACAGTATGAAAAATATCAGCCGTATCTGGACTTTATCAAGGAGTATGCCGCATCCAGCAATGCAGCCACTGGCAGTAAGGTTGATGCGAACGCGAATGTGGAATGCAAGAATGTCACCACTTTGACTGGTGAACTTTATAAAAAAGATGGTATCGGCATCAACCGTCTGCGTATGTGGCAAAAAATCAAAGAGCTGTACGGTCAGGAGTATGCCGACAAGTACATTTACCAGCTTGACCATCATTTTATTTACCGCCATGACGAAACAAATCCGTGCCTGCCGTACTGCGTCTCCATTACCATGTATCCGTTTCTGTTCAATGGTCTGGAAAGCATCGGCGGCGGCTCATCTGCTCCTCACAACCTTGATTCCTTCTGCGGTGAATTTATCAACCTGTGCTTTGCCATTGCATCTCAGTTTGCCGGTGCAGTTGCCACCCCTGAGTTTATCTCTTATCTTGATTACTTTATCCGCAAGGACTATGGCGATGATTATTACCTGCACGCTGATAAGGTAGTCGATCTTTCCAGCCGTCATCGCACCATCGACAAGGTTATTACTGACCAGTTTGAGCAGGTCGTTTATTCTCTGAATCAGCCTGCCGCTGCTCGTAATTTCCAGTCCATCTTCTGGAACTGCGCATACTTCGACAAGCCGTATTTTGAGGGCATGTTCTCTGATTTCGTATTCCCCGATGGCACAGAAATGCAGTGGGAGTCCGTATCCTGGCTGCAAAAGCGCTTTATGGAATGGCTGAATCAGGAGCGTCTGAAGAAGATTCTCACCTTCCCTGTCGAGACTCTGAACCTGCTGGATGATGGCACTGATTATGTCGATAAGGAATGGGCTGACAATGCTGCCGAAATGCTTTCTAAAGGCCATAGCTTCTTTATCTATCGTTCCAACAGTGTAGACTCTCTGGCATCCTGCTGCCGTTTGCGCAATGAAATGAGCGACAATACCTTCAGTTATACTCTTGGTGCTGGCGGCGTGGCTACTGGGTCTAAGGGTGTTATCACCATCAATATGAATCGCCTAATCCAGACTGCTGTTGCCAATGGCCGTGATATTTGCGAGGCCGTTCGTGAACAAGTCAAAGACATCCATGTTTACCTCAAGGCATGGAACGCAATTTTGAAAGACGAGTTCAATGCAAAGCTGCTCCCTATCTACGATGCCGGATATATCTCTTTGGATAAGCAGTTCCTGACCATTGGCATTAACGGCTTTGTTGAGGGCTGTGAATTCCTTGGCTACACCATCTCCCCGGACGACCAAAACTATGTTGATTTTACGAACAAAGTGCTCAAGGTCATCTATGACGAGAACAAGGCAGATCGCTCTGACGGCATTATGTTTAACACAGAATATGTCCCCGCTGAAAACCTTGGTGTCAAGAACGCAAAGTGGGATAAGCAGGATGGCTTCGTAGTTCCGCGTGACTGCTACAACAGTTACTTCTATGTTGTCGAAGATCCTACCAAGCCGCTTGATAAATTCATGCTTCACGGCTCCAAAATGACGCAGTATCTGGACGGCGGCAGCGCTCTGCATCTGAATCTGGAGGAACATCTGGATAAGGAGCAGTACCGCAAACTGATGAATGTGGCCATCAAGACTGGGTGCCCCTACTGGACGGTGAATGTGCCGAATACCATCTGCAATGACTGCGGACACATTTCTAAACACCACCTGCATAAATGCCCTAAGTGCGGCAGTGAAAACCTGGACTATGCAACCCGTGTCATTGGTTATCTCAAGCGCGTATCCAGCTTCTCCGAAGCCCGTCAAAAGGAGGCAGCGAAGCGCTATTATGCAGACTGATTGCAAACCGCTTCTGTATAGCCACTATGATGTAACATTCCAAGAGGTCCCCGGTGAGATAAGCCTTGTGTTTGACATTGCAGGCTGTCCGCATCACTGCCATGACTGCCACTCCAAATTCTTATGGGAGTATAGCGGCAACCCATTGCTGGAGAATCTTCCATCAGTCATCAATAAATACCGGTCCATGATTACCTGCGTGTGTTTTATGGGCGGCGACCAGAACAAAATCGAACTACTGAAAGCATGCGAAATCGCACATCGATACAACTTGAAAACATGCCTCTACACAGGTCTTGACTACCCAAGTTTTGTTCACCTGATGTACGACGGTGGACCGCGCGATTACGGCGCATACTTCAATTTTATCAAGGTTGGCCCGTATGTCTCTGAATTCGGCGGCCTTGACAATCCAAAAACGAATCAACGTTTTTATGAACTCAAAGGAAATGTACCGATTGATAAAACAATCCTGTTTCAAAAGGAGTACAAATGAAAATTATTACAAACCCCAGCTGGACAAAAGAAGAGGTCGAAGAATTCCGCGCCTCCATCAAATCCAATAACGGCTATTGTCCCTGTCGCATTGAGCATATCCCGGCCAACAAATGTATGTGTCAGGAATTTCGTTCTCAGGTTTCCGGCCAGTGCCATTGCGGCCTCTACCTCAAGGAGGATTAACTATGAATCTTAATAAATGCAACAAACTTTTTCGCTTTGGCGTGCTCTTCTCAGCGTTCTTCACGGCGCTTGTTCTGATTGTTTTCTGCCCTCGGCTCAGCGCCACCGCCTATGCTGAGTCTTCCACGCCCGAAACCGCCGTCACTACTTACACCGTTACCTATCACGCCAATGGCGGCTGCTGGTGGAGCAACTGGTCCCGCCCGACTTATTCTTTCGCCACTAAAAAGTATGAGCAGGAGGAAGGCAAAACCTATCAGATCATTGATTCCAAGCCCACCTACGGTGCCAACACCTTCAACGGCTGGAACACAGAGTCCGACGGCTCCGGCACCTGGTATTCCCCCCATCAGGAATATGTCTGTACCGGTAATATGGACCTCTACGCTCAGTGGCTCGGCCCCGTTCCTGCGCCCACCGCTGAACCTACTGCCACACCGGAACCTACCCCGGAACCAACTGTTGCGCCCACAGCGACTCCGGCACCGACCGCAACTCCCGAACCCGTGACCACTCCGGCACCCGTTCCCTCGGCCAAGCCCAATTACCGCGCCATGTGCCGCGCCTGGTTCCGCTATCTTCGCCGCCAGATGATTGGTCTGTATAAGTAAAGGAGGTACTTTATGCACTATGAAACTCCGTATGTAAACTATACCTACCCCATCTATGATACAAAAGTCGACCATCTCGGTGAAATCGTGTCTACTGGTACAGTCCTGGATGAAGGCGATGTCGTTTTTAAGGATGAACTTTCCGTCAAACCTCTTGCCCCCGACATCCCCCTCCCTTCCTATGCTCACCCCACGGACGCCGGCCTGGATCTGCACGCCATCAGTGTGGAAGCACCCGGTACCGTTATCGTTGCCACCTGTATTATTCAGCCTGGCATGACCGCCAAAGTACATACCGGCATCGCCATCAAGCTGCCCCACGGCACATTCGGCGCTGTCTATCCCCGCAGCGGCCTTGCCACCAAAACCGGCCTCGCCCCCGCCAATATGGTTGGTGTTATTGATGAAAACTATACTGGCGAAATCATTGTGGCCTTACATAACTACAGCAATGAACCTCAGGCGTTCGCTATCGGGGATCGTATCGCCCAGCTGGTCATCCAACCCGTTGTCCACTGCACCGTCACCCAGGTCACAGAACTCCCTGATACCGACCGCGGCAGCGGCGGATTTGGCAGCACAGGAGAACAGTGATGCACAAGTTTTATCATATGAATTGCTTCTTGGATTTAGGTAGTAGCAACCGTTCTATTTACAACAACTATATTTTCAAAGAAGGTGCGCCGCCTCCCTATTTCAAAAGTTTTCATACTTTTGAAGAACTTTATGATTTTGCTTCTTCTTCTGATTGTTCATTTTGCAGCACTGGCAACTCCTTGCTTTATGATAAATTTGTTACGTTTCATTGTACTGAAGATAATCTAACAATCACAGCCAAAACCTTCAAAGCTCCTGTTATCATCCGGGCGCAATACAAAGAATGTTCCACCAAGGATTATAACTTTGATTTCTTCAAAGAAAACTTATCCATGGACGACTTTATCATCTTTCTGCAAGAGCACGGTCTTATCGGAGGCAACACTTAATGAATCTTACTTTTGTTCCAAACGCCCTTGAAAAAATCTCTCCCACCTGGGTTATGTCAGACATTACATACCCCGATGGTATCATAACCCGCACCGAGGACGATTACCTTCACCGCATCGGCAGCACCTTCAAGGGTATTTCTTTCCTTGGCCCCGGCTATCCTGCCTGGTTTGAATACTCCAAAGATAACCTCGGCGCTTCCAAGTCTGGCTTCTTACATACCAGCCTTGTTAAAGAGCTTGAAATTATCCTAGATATAGGTTATGCCAAGCTTGCCATCACAACCGAACATAGCATTTTCTTTCTGGAATCCGCAGAACCCGTTCAGGAAACCGCTGAAATTCGTGAGCTGATGGATCAAATCAACGCTCTAAATAAGTAACAAAAACATTAAAGGTTGCGCTCTTAACGCGCGGGTGGGTATGGGGTTTACTATTTATGACATTATCAGAAAAATCAGAACTGCTACGCCTATTACAGCTCTATCAGGACGATCTTTTGCGTAAAAACCGTGAGAATATTCAAACAGCTGATGCTGTTGCCAAAGATAACCTGTCCTTTATGGATGCTTCTTATTTTTACGGTATTAAGGCTCAGTACAACCACGCCCGCCTGATTGCTCGTAAGTTATCAGTTGAAATCAGTAAAGATGTCAAATCTTACTGGGAGCTGTCCTGATTCACAAAAAAAACCGTGCAGGCACAACCACCCACACGGTCCATCCTATTACTTTAATTTTTCCAAAATCTCATCAGCACTCATGCCGTTCGCCAGCAGCTGGTTGATCATTTCCTGCGCCTGAATTTTCTTCGCTTCCGCCTCAGCAGCAATGTCCGCCTTGGCCTTTTTCTCTTCCAGCTTGGTCAGCTTTTTCTCCGCGGCCTTCACATCCGCCTTCTGCATTTTCAAGGTTTCTTTCATGGATTGCAGGTCAGTTTTCAGCTCCTCAATGCTGGCATTGGTCTTGGCAACTTCGGCTTCCGCCTCTTCCTTTTCTTTCTGAGCAGCAGCAATCAGGTTTTCGTAATCAACACCGGCAGCTTTTACTTTATTCTTGCTTCCCTTGGTTCTCGGCATAGTGCTAACCTCCTACAAAATATTTTATGCGCTTAGTATATCACAGCGGTTTTCAAACTGCAATAGACGTTCAAAGGGGGAATTCTCTCTGCTTATTTTTTATGATACCTGCGCCCTGCTCAATATGGGCGCACATGTTGTCGATCGTCCATTTATTATCTCCGTCCAAACCCTACTGGAGCTGGAATCCATCAAAACCAGCCGCACCAAAGATGAATCCGTTCGTTATCGTGCCCGCCAAATGGCTCACTATCTCGATAGCGCCCACGATTCCGACCTTTATCATGTCTCCAATGCTACCGATTATCTGAACGATGATACCTGCCCGTTTCGCAGCACACTGCCCAACACCCCGGATTCCATCATCATTTATGCGGCCTGGAAAACATACAGCCAAAACCAGGATATGATCTTCTGCACGGACGATCTTTGCTGTAAACACCTGGCCTCTTCCCTCGCCCACCTGCCCGTCTGTTCTTCCAAGGATCTTCTCCCCCGCCAAAGCTATACCGGCTTCCTGGAAGTCACTCCAACCGATGAGCAATACGCTGCCCTCTATGAACAGCCGGAACGAAATACCTTTGGCCTTATCCCCAATCAATATCTTATCGCTCACAGCCCCGCAGACAGCTCCGTACAGGCGTTTAAGTGGGTAGACGGTAAACATGTCGCGGTGGATTATAAGCCCTTCAAAACGCAGGCATTTGGCGCTGTCAGGGCCAAAGAGAAAGATATCTACCAGATGCTCGCCTTTGACAGCCTCTTACATAACCAAATCACCATGCTGTGCGGTCCTGCCGGTACTGGCAAAAGCTATCTGGCTCTGGCTCATATGTTCAAGCTGCTGGAAACCCACAAGATTGATAAAATTATCGTGTTCACCAACCCCTGTGCCACATCCGGCGCTGCCCGCCTTGGCTTTTACCCCGGCACCCGCGATGAAAAGCTGCTTGACAGCCAAATCGGCAACATGCTCGGCGCTAAACTCGGCGATACCATGGAACTCCAGCGCTATATTGACGCCAACAAAATCCAGCTTCTCCCCTTCTCAGACCTGCGCGGCTTTGATACCACCGGCATGAACTGCGCCGTCTATATTACCGAGGCCCAGAACCTTGATATTGAAATGATGCGGCTTGCTCTTCAGCGTATCGGCGAAGATTCCATCTGTATCATTGATGGTGATTATGACGCCCAGGTCGATCTCGATATCTACTCTGGCGATAACAACGGCATGCGCCGCCTCTCCCAGGTCTTCCGCGGTCAGGATTTCTATGGCGAGGTCAAGCTCCAAAAAATCTACCGTTCCCGTATCGCCGCACTTGCACAGGAGATGTAATCAATGACAGCTAATACAGATAAACTTCTTTCAATTCTTACCGGCATTCTTATTACCGTTCTGGTTTATTTTTTGGTCTTTTGGTTTCACCTGGCTCTCGCCAAGTTTATTTTGGTGCCTATGTTTGGCACCGCCATCTGCTCCACATTGAACCAATTATTCAACACCGCATCCTTCACCCCGCAAATGCTGCCCTCTACATATGCCTGGGCCTGCCTGATCGGCGGCATCTTCTTCTGGCCTCATATCAGCAGCAGTAAACATTAAGGAGTACACGCCATGAAAAAATATACCGCACAAACGCTCACTGATGAAGGCTACACCATTGAGAACGCTCAGATTACAAACGTATCTCTTTCAACCACAGATCACTGCTGCCTCTCTCTTAATCTTACTCTCAAAGCTGCCGGCTGGGGTGTTGTTTACGGCGGTTACTGCCTTGGCAAAGTCTACCCCGACAGCTATGAAAAAGATTCTTACGAGGGTTCTGCCATCGGTATGGAGGCTATCATGCGCATCATGGATGTCGTCGGTGTTTCCCGTCTGGAAGACATGAAAGGTAAATACATTCGTGTCGCTACCAAGGGCTGGGGCAGCACCGTTAAAATCATCGGCAATATCATCAACAACCGCTGGTTCGATTATGACTCTTTCTTCAAAGATAAGGAATCAGCCTCTGTTCAAGACGCAATCGCAAAACTCGTTACCGTTTCAGCCGACCTGGCGGATTGATTACTTTCTTCGTCTTACCACCACTCGCGGCTGTGCATGTTCAAACAAACTCCGCTTCGGCACTTCAAACGCTGTTTCAAACTCCTCGTCAAATTTGGCCCGCACCTTAAAATAGTCTGTGATTTTTGCCTGGATCTCCCGCAGCGCCTGCTGTTCCTTTTCAATCTGGATGTATTGTTCTTTTGTGCAGCTGTCCCCTTCCTGTATCCGCTGTTTCCATTCGTTCAGGGTATCCTCCTGGTAGCCGCACAGCTCCAGCATCTCATTGCAAAATCTTACGCTTGTCGGTCCTGCCATTCATAACCACTCCTTGCCTTTTTCTTTTATCTTACCATATCAGAGGTGATTTCACTATGAATTTCTTTACTGCTGACCTTCATTTTTCTCACCGTAACATTATCCGCTTCGATGACCGTCCGTTTCCTGACCTGCCCTCTATGCACGCGGAGCTTATCAAGCGCTGGAACAGCGTTGTCTCTCCGGATGATAATGTTTATGTCATTGGCGATATGTTCTGGGACCCGTCCGAAGCTCCTATGATCCTTGAACAGCTCAATGGCCATATCCATCTCATCAAGGGCAACCACGATAAAATCTCACCGGAAATGATGCGCTACTTTTCTTCCATCAAGGGCTATGATGAACTCACAGCCGGCAAATACAAACTTATTCTCTGCCACTACCCTATCATGTTCTACAACCACTCCTATTCGCCGGAGTGCTACATGCTCTGCGGCCACGTCCATAACACCCGTGAGAACGCCTATCTCGCCAAGTGGAAAGCAGAACTGCGCGATAATGCGGTCGGTATCGCCAGTAACAAGGGCAACATCATCAACGTTGGCAGTATGCTGCATGATTATACCCCCAAAACCCTTAACCAGCTCATTGCCTGGGATAAGGAAGGAGGCTGGAAAGTTGAGTAAAACAATCTTTACCTTTACAGAAGAATTTGATGATGCCGGCCATCTCATCAAACGCACCATCACAACCGAACAGGGCGAAACAATTTTGCCGGTAACGCCAAACACCAAGCCGATTGATAACATGCCGTTTATCCCCACTCCAACCCCCTGGATAGCGCCGCCTGATATGACTTGTAATTCTACTGGAGGTATCGTCCATGAATCCTAAAGAATTTGAACTGGCTGCCTGCACCGCCATCTCCCGCTACTTCAATGATAACGCTGATGTAACTGGTGTCTATCTGTCACCGGATGATATCTACACCGTCTGGTCGTGCAAAACTCTTCAAAACAATAAAGGTCTTTTCACCACCCCTGTCAAAGACGGCCTGTATTACGAAGTTATCTATAACGGCGATAAACAGGAACTCTACATTGACTGTTATCAAAAGCTTAAAAACTTTGCAGTAAAAATCAGCGAATAAAACAACAAAGCCCCTATCCACTGTCACCCAGTGGACGGGGGCTATCTTTTTAGTTCAGGCCAAAATCAGCGAACAACGGGTTCTTCAACAGCATCCCCACAATCACATACCGGTAAGATTTCACACTGCCGTCATAGTAAAGGGTTCCTCGTATCCTCTGCTTTTTCACCAGTCCGGCCATGAACTCTGCCTGCTCTTTTGTAAAGTACAAAGAAACCTGCGGGTAGTTCTTGTCATCCAGCCGCGTTGTAATGTGCCGGTTGATTTCCAGTTCTGTCGGTAGCACATAGCTTCCTTCCAGGTGCGGCATCAAAGCCCGGTATTCTTTGGTATCTTTCATCACGCAGCGGTCGGCACCCACCGCCATCATCCTGCCAAGCTCTTCCTGCAATAGCCGGTTTGTCACGGTTCCAATGCGGGTATCTTCAACCTCGGCCTCATCGTTCAGCACCTCGCGTACACGCATACTCAGCCGCAGGTTGATTTTCACTTCCTTTGCCATTACTTAACCGTCTCCAGCAGCTCTTTCAGCTTCGCAGCTTTTTCAATCAGCTCTGTCAGCGTCTTAATGTCTTCTGCCCGCTGTTCCTGGCTCATCTTTTTCAGTCCTCTCTTATATGCCGGCGTTGCAATCTTCTTACCAATCTTACCGGCCAGCGGCTGTAAAGTTTTCTGAACAAATGTTTTGGTTTCGGCTTTCTTTTCAGCTACCTCCACCTCGCGTTCAAGTGCAGCCTGTTTTTCAGTTTCCTCAGTTGCGTTTTCCGTTTCTTTTTCAACCAGTGTTTTAATTCCGTTTTTCAGCTCTGTCAGTACATCTTCAAAAAGTTGGTCGCGCTCTTCCGTTGAGCCGCCTTTCCAAACGTTTTTCAACCCTGCCATAACTTCATTCTTAATCTCGTCTTGTAGATCTTTTACCTCTGGGTTTTCAATGGCAAAAAGTTCCTCAAACAAAGAACCAATTCTCTGTTGCTGTTCCTGGTTGAGCCTTGTTAATTCTTCGCCTTCATTTCGTGTCAGATACTTTTCATCTAACATTTGCAGCAGCTGCTTATTTAACGTATGTTCAATTCGTATGTCTTTATCAATCGTCCGCCCAACTGCACCACTGATTTCCTTCAGGGCTTTCTTGGCCTCGGCCTGGTTCATGTTATATGGCTCTTTTTGCAGACACTCAATAAATTCAACTGTTGCCTTGCGCCGGATCATTTCATCACCAAAACCACCACGCACCTGCAGGTTCGCGCTGTACAAAATAACTTTCTTTTCATTGGGGGATAGGGGAGTGGTAACTACATTACAGTTCTTGGCCGCATTCCAGGTCGCATCCTGTTCCTGCAACAGCATCAATGCCCGGTATCTCCGCTCGCCAGAAAGCAAAACATATACCGTCTTACCATCTTCCTGCTCCGGGAACATGACCAGGTTGTGCAGCAGGCCATTGCGCTTAATGTCTTCGGCTAATATTTCAATATCTTCTCCATTGTCATTCTGGCGAAAAATCTCGTTGTCTGGGTTCAGCCGGATATCTGCCAGGCTGATATCCTTATTTTCAAACTCAATGGTCTTATTACCAACGATCTTTCCAACCAGGGCACGGCCGGCATCGTTATCGTTCACTTCTTTTGCTGCACTGCTGGTAGGAATGTTCAGTTTCTTTTCATTGCCTTTCTTCGGCTTTGATTTCAAACCCATCTCACTTTTCCTCCTTGTCCAGTTTTTCAAGCCTCTGTTTTAGCTCTTTATAAGCCGCCACATAGCTCCTGCCAATCGGCTGGGTCTTAGCAGAATAACATACCGGTACACATCTTCTTACCGATGTTTTCACAGCCAAAGCGCTGGGTATTTCAGTCTTGAACATGGTAGAGCCAAGCACTCTCTGGCATTCTTCCCGCGTCTCTCTCGTGGCCGCGCCCTTGTCCACCATGGTCAAAATCACGCCGATTCCTTTCAGGTTCGTCTTTGGGTTCTTGCGCAGCTCATTGCAGATGGAATAAGTTCTAAATGCCGAATCCTCAGAGAACGAATCACACATCATTGGGATCAATACATAATCCGCTGCCACCAATGCGTTTGAAAGGATCATACTGTCACGGGTTGGCTGGGTATCCACAATGATATAATCATAGTTTTCCCGCACCTGGTTCAAAAAGTATAGCAAAAAGTCGGCCGTAGATTCCAACCGTCTTGGGTCGCCCACATCATACTGCTGCGCATCAGCCAATAGGTCCGGCAGCCGCTTGTTGATCCGCGGTGTCTGGCTGCTTGCCGGGATCATATCAACATTCTCATACTCTGTCCCCACAATATATTCCTTCGTGGAGGTATACTTGAACCCGTCAAACATATCATACAGTGCTTTGCGGGAATAGGCATTGCTCGTGATTGTATTGCCGCCGCTCAACGCAAAGGTCAGGTTGCCCTGTGGGTCAGTGTCCACACACAAAACCTTTTTTCCTTCATCTCCCATTAAGTAAGCAAGGTTAGAAGCAGTAACTGTTTTACCAGAGCCGCCCTTTTCAATCGCAATCGTAATAATTTTTGCAGCCATATACAGCCCTCCATGTAAAAGAACCAATTCTTTGTTGCTATTTTAATTTCATTATAACACATCAACACTCAAAGTCAACAAGCAAAAGAATCAGTTCTTTGTTGCTGTAATAAAGTTAAAAATAGGGGAGCCACCTCGTCAGCAGCTCCCCCTGGTTATTCTTCAAATGTTGTTTCATCCAGCCGGAACATCGGCTCTTTGCCGTCCTGTCCCATCCGCCGTTTTCCGCTTTCAATGATCGTGGCGGAATTTTCTACAATGTCGCTGTACACCACCGTGCGGTAATACTGCGCAGATTTCTTTTCCACATCCTGCCTCAGCATCACGCTAAACTTTTCCAGTTCACCCAACGCCCAGCTTTTCAGCCCGTGGTTATTCTGGATGATTCCATTCAGCGCTTCCAGTGTTTCTTCAGCCTGGTCTTGTTTGTTCTGGTTAGTCAATATCTTGGCCGCATAAGTAAACACATTTGCCAAAACATTCCGCTCTTCTACGGTCAGCTCCTTCTTGTAGCCCGCATATCCAGCCCGGTCTTCTATCTCGCCCCGCGCCTTGCGGAACGTCATTCTCATCACAGCCGGGGGCAGGGGAGAGACCTCTCCGGTTTCAGCCGCCAACACAGCTTGTTTCTTCGCCTTTTGTTGGCGTGCCACCTCCTGGTCATTGCGCTGGTTCGCGCTCAAAAACGCCCGCACCTTCTCCATCTCTTTGCGTGATTTGTACTTGATAAAAATATACAGATGGGTGTATTTCCGCACGCCTTTGGTTCGCACCGGCTCATAGTCAAACCACAGGTCTGTCATCTCATTGATCTCGCTTTTGACCAGCTTCAAAACATTGCGTTCAAAGTCTGAAAAATTCGGGTACTTTTCTGTCAACGGTTTTTCGCGGTCATACTTGTTATCCACATCGGACTTTTTGCGGTTCATACCGCGCTCTTCTTTGGTCGGTACAGACAGCAGGTTTTTGAAATCATCAATGCCAAACTTTTTGTACTTGTATCCGCGCAGCTGGCTCCGCTTGGCGGGGAACATCCCCAGCACCTCGTCCGTCACCGGCTCAAACACCAGCCCATTGGCGTATTCGTAGTCCCGGTTGCCGTTATCATAAGATAAGATAATTTCATACACACGCATAGAATAGGTGCTCTGCATCATCAGCAAGTATTCAATACTGTAAGATGTGTAGTTGCTTGTCAGCTGGGCAATGTCTTTCCAAATGTCCTCATTAAACCGCATACTGATGGTTTTGCCCTCAGTATCAATAATCGAACCTTTGCGTACCCAGCTCATGCTCTTGTACTTGGTCGGGGCAATCGGCACCCAAAATGTCCGGTTCTCCAAATTTTCAATCGTGTGCTGCAAATATGCCACATAGGCCGGCTTTTCCGCGTTCACACCAGTCAGTTTTGAAAAGTCGCTGAACGTAATCGTGTAATACTTCGAAGCATCCGTGTCATTTTTCTGGTCAATTTTGGAAAGCAGCATGAACAAAATTTTCTGCTCGTTGCGCGGCAGGGAATACTTGGTCTTCTGGATCAGGTCATTGCTCTTGGTGATGTAAGAGCCAACGGCAAAAGGGGAGCCGGTCTTCTTTTCCTGCTCCTTTTTCGCCTTAACCTCTTCGTCCGTCATCACCTCTCCGGTAATCGCCATTCCTGTACCTGCACTATTTACTTTTTGGTTTTTCATAATTCTTTCGCCCGCATAGCCTGTCCGCCATGTCAGGCTCAACCTCCAAATCACAGTGTATGTATCGCATCGCACAGGTGGGTATACCTAACGCATTATATCTTTATCTTACCCTATTTTTATCCGCTCGTCAAGCCTGATTTTTTTGCGCTTTTCTTCAAAACAAAACTCGTAGTAAAATTTTTTGCGCTTATTATTATTTATTATTTATATTTTATATTTATATTATATAAGGTATATTGCGAGTTTCTTTTACACAAGCTGCGAGGTTCTTTTATTCTACATACGAGTTTCTTTTATACGGGCTACGAGTTTCTTTTATTCTTGCTACGAGTTTCTTTTACGCAAAATCCTGCCTTTCGCTGTCAAACAACCTCGTAATTGCCATCAAAAAATCTCGCAGTTCGCATCAAACAATCTCGTAATTCACGTTAAATTTTTTATTTCCTGCGCTTTTCGTCAAACAAACTCGTAGTTTTAAGCCAAACGGATAGGGTAGGGGAGTGGTCCCGCCCCTGGTTTTTTACGCCTTTTCAAATCAAAAAAACTCGTAGTTAATTCCGCTGCATCAACCATCCATATCTGGCCGTCTGAACCATATTTTTTCAATCTTTTGGTCAAACAAACTCGTAATTCTGGCTATGGGTGGTCATAAATCAACTTCAAGTCCTGCCATGCGCCGCCCGTCCATACCATCCTGGCTTTATTACAATCGGTATTTTTTGCACTTTTTCACCGTAAAAGAAACTCGTAGTTCAGCTCTAAATGCTCTGCTCATCAATCGGCAGCAGGGGAGAGGGGGCTGATTTTTTTGCAGTTTTCGGCGTAAAACAAACTCGTAATAGCTGCAGCAGCCAGCGCCGGTCGGATTCAATCTTGTCGCATGTATCATCTATCAATTCATAAACCGTTCATATTGGCCGTTTTCCCAGTTTCACACCCCATAAACCCATATACCAAAAAGTATACACCCCACATGCCGGCAGTTCAACAAAAATCAATCCCGTCAACCAAATAATAACCGCGTACACATTCTTGGGTATAACTTTGTACAACCTGCCTATTGTATTCGTACCCATAAATGTGTACAACAAGGTCAATCTAAAAAGCAAATCAGGAGGGAACAAACATGGAAATCAAACCTATGGGTAATACAGAACAGGAAAAAATGTCCAGCTTGTGGGGTTATTTCATCGCGTGCTGCAAAATTCTTGATGATGTTACAATCGAGTATCAAGAACCCTGTGTGTCGGATTACTACCTCAATCACATTAGCGTCATGCAAAGCAAAACAATCCTTTCCGGCATGGAAAAATTTCATACCCTTGCTAATGAGCGTGTGGTTAAAATGCCCTCTAAACTCTATCCTCAAGGCAAAGCCGTTCTGGATGTAATGACTGCTATTGTTGCCGCCAGCGGAAAATACCCGATTGCCAAAACCAGAATCGCAGATCTGCATGAATTTGAGCTTCTGGCTCGTGCGACAATCGGTACCTGCTGGAGAGAGGGTAATATGCTCAAGGTTGTCCGCAATCTGGAGGGTATCTCCCTACAAAAACTGGCGGAAAAAAGCGGCGTCAGCAAAAACACAATTTTCCGCATTGAGAACAACCAGTCTATCCCGCGCATTGATGTTCTGCGTAAGCTTGCTGATGCTCTGGAAGCCCCTCTGGAACTTGTAGCCATTGGCATTGGTAAAACCGAACCGGAAACAGCCCCTGAAGAAGAAGTTCCTAACCCCCATGCCCCTAAATTGCCAAGCGTTTACGATAGCCAGGATCGTAGCGCCGACGATGAAATCAAAGCTTTTCAAGAATAAAAAAGGTAAATCACAATGCCTCAAAAATTAGAAATTGCACCCAACACTGTTTTTGATCAGTGGACCGTCATCGGCCGTTCTAAAGACCCGGCAAAAGCGAAAAAGGGATATCTTGAATGCCGTTGTTCTTGCGGAACTGTTTCTGATGTTTCCGGGCACTCACTCATTAGCGGGAAAAGTAAATCATGCAAAAAATGCGGGTATGCAAGATCGGCGCTTACTAAATTAGAAGCAAACACTAAAAATTCAAAAAAAAATATGAAGGCAAAACAATCAACGGTTTTTTTATAAAAAAGATTGTTGATAAAGAAAAAAGCGGCACCTGTACCAGATGTATTGCAATTTGTCCCAAGTGTGGGCGCGAATTCACAACGCGGTTGTCAAGCATAAAGAATTTACAATTCTGTGGTCATTGCGAACGAGACAAAAAAGAACTATTGGAAATAACCAGAAAAGTCGTAAACGTGGATGGAACCGACTTGTCAAAAATTCGTTCGCGCATAAACGGAACAGTAAATAAAAACTCTAAAACCGGAGTAAACGGTGTTGCACTTACCCAAAAAGGAACCTACAAAGCATATATTAACTTTAAGCATAAACGCATTCACCTTGGCTTCTTCACCAATCTAAAAGACGCAGCCGCTGCCAGAAAAGAAGCCGAAGAAATTCTTTACAATAAATTTTTAGACGATAACGCCGGTTGGGAACAGCGCCTGGCAGACGCAATGGCCGAATACAAAAAGAATAAGAAATAACCGCCAACTTCGCTAAAGCTTAATTTAGCGAAATATAGGTGACCCAATAAAATTTTCAAAACCTCCTTGACATATGACACAAAATGTCGTATCCTATAACCAAAGGAACGACATAAAACGTCATGTGAACAGGAGGCTTTCTTATGGCTCTTACTACGGAACAGGTTTTTGCACTGGGTATTCTTTATAACAAGCTCGCCACGATTGTTTATGGCGAGGATGGCCCCAAGGCCAACAATCTCCAGAACGCCACCATGTATCCTTTAATGGAAGTCGCGCAGCTTATTCTTCGTGCCCACACAGAACACCGCATAACACCGGAGCTGGACCGCCTCATTGCTCTGACTTACTCCACAATTACCGAAGATGATATGCAAAACGAGTTTTCTAAGCTGCTTCCTGTCGAGCTGCAAGGCTCTTTCGCTCTCGGTTATTATCATAGTCAGGCCGAAAAGTATTCGGATATCAAGCCCATCGGCCTCAAAGCCATGCGTTCCCGTGCCAACTTGACAGCCCAGCAGGTCGCGGATAAACTCGGTATATCCCTCCGTCAATACCAACGCATTGAATCCGGCGAAAGTAAACCCACCGTTCAGGTCGCACAAACTCTTGCCTCGCTGTTTCAATGCTCTGTCAATGATTTATTTTAAGAGGTAGTTTCATGCTTCGTCGTTGCACTCGCTGCGGAAGTTCATTTGAAGGGCAAAAAGAACAGCGCCTATGCCCCTTATGTCGTGAACAGGCCGCTCATAAACCACGCATGATATCTCATGTTTGTAAGTCGTGTGGTGCTACTTTTACCGGTGGTCCTCGTGCATCTTTCTGCCCAGAATGTAAGGCGGAACGTGATAAGCAGGCTGTAAAAAAATGTCGGAACCTTGCTAAAAACAAGACCACTCGCCAAATTGGATCTACCGATATCTGTCAGCGGTGTGGCAAGCCTTATATCGTAAAAGGTGGCCTTCAAAAATATTGTCCAGAATGCGCCCCGATCTCCTTAAAAGAAAAAACCGAGCCGTTAAAACGTGCCTGGGCTGCCAATTACCGTGAACAAAACCCAGACCACAAAAAGAACATGCAGAAAAACGGAACAATTTGTGTTGTCTGCGGAAAAACTTTTGCTGCAGTAGATCGTAGTAATGCTTGTTCTCCTGAATGTTTAGCAATTCTTAAAAAACAACAGCAATACCATAAGGACATAAAACGTGGGCGTTATAAAAAATTATCAAACACAAAAGGAGAACCATCATGATAACTGAAATTATTGTAGGGGTTCTTGCCTGTACCAGTAGAACCTCAAAACATGGCCCCGTCACAACAACCTATTTTACCTTTGTGTCAAATGATCCGTATCAGGCTCACCGTCTTCCGGCTGGCTGGGTTCTTCAAGGCCAAAAACCGTCCGGTGTCCCCTGTAAAAAACTTGTCACCATCGAACTGCCGGATTATATTCATGATGCCAATAGCGATCTTGGCACTCACTATATTTCTGAATATTCCACCAAAGACGGCAACGCAAACAATGTTTTCTTTTCCTGTGATGCTACCCCCGTTCTGGACGGCTTTGAACCCGCAATCAACTCCGCCATTCAAACCATCAAGATCTCCACACCAACCCCATCCGGCAAGCGCGAGGATCTTCCCGCCAAAGTTCTTTCTGTCTCTGAACTGTACTGATACTTCCAACTTGCTAAAAAATAGGGAGCACCCAAGGTTCCAAACCAAAGGTACTCCCTATTCCTGTTTGTATAATGATAGTTTAATTCGCCACTATGTACATGGACTGGCGTTTTTGTGGCCATTTATTTTGGCCGTAAAAAGAAATGAGGCTACCTAACTGACACTTAGGCGGCCTCATCTGAACTGGGTACATTGTCCAAGATGTATTTGGTTCATTTGCAGCTAACTGAGGTGTTCGCTTATTAAGAGCTTCAATCCTCTACTTGTATTATATACCATGGGTGGCAAGCTATCAACCTTAACGCTTAAACAAAAATTCCTGTATATCGTCAAATGCTCGCTGCATCTGCTCCACATTGTCGCCGTTCAGGTTGTGCCCCAGCTGTGCAAATTCTGCCCGCAGCAGCATGTTAATGCTTTCGTCCAGGCTATTCAGGTGCTTCTTCACACCCTCCAACTGCTTGTCAAACGTGTCGCAGCGCCCTTCCACCGTTTTCAGCCGCCCTTCAATCTTGTCCATCCGGGCGTCCTGGTCTTTGTTTGGCTTTTTCAAAGAGGTATGCCACCCTGAAAAAACTCCAAACACACCTGAAATAGTAATGATTGCACCGCAAGCTCCAAGTATTCCTAGGATAAGATCTTTCATCGTAAATGCGAATTCAGGGTTAGGCATCCGCGCTCACCTTCTCTCCGGCAGCAGCTTCACCCGCCTTCATCTGCTCGTAAGCCGCCTGGGCAATCGCACGCGCCTGCTCCTCTGTAATGGTAACGCCGGCCTGCTTGGCCACTTCCATAATCAGTTCTGCGGCACGCTTGTTCTTTTCCTCGCCGGAAATATCGTTAAAATATTGCTTGATATATTTACAGGCGCTTAACCCCCACTGCATCAACAGCGGGTAGCCGCTCAACAGGTTCAGTGCCTTGTTTACTGTCTCCTGGGCGTTCGGCATCACATATTTGCCGACCATAAAAGCAACCACGCAAACCAGGCCCATCACAATATATACAATTCCCTGTTCCATACCTAACCTCCAATCTCTTCCGTGTCACTTGTCTCATCAATCGGCGTAAAAATTTCATCACCAGGGGGCGCATTGTCACCCTCTGTTTTTTCTTCTTCCGCTACTTTTTCCCTCACCTTGATCCAGGCGTTACACAAATTCTCTGCACTCATTGCCGCAAACAGCCCAATGTTAAAAGACGATTCCGGTAACTGTCCGGTCCTAAAACACAGGATCATGTATACAATCGCGTAAACAATCGTTGCGCCCATCGTAAAAACAATAATCTTTTTGCTGAACCTCATCAGGCTCCAGTTTTCCTTCATAAAAATCACCTGCTTTGGCTGCACTCAGGTATGGCTCTTCACCGCTTTTTGGCTGATATAACCATAAACCGTTTTGAACCAGCCGTTCACGACCGTCTCATACCCAATGCAAACAGGCTTGCCGGTCTTGGCATTCGGGCTGCTGATCACCCCAATGGACTGGTACTGCATTCCGGCGCCCTTGCGCACATTCCACTTGCCGTTATTCAGGGTAATGGCTTTTGTCACAGTCTTTTTCACTGCCGGTTCAACCTTCGGCTCCTCAGCCGCTTCCTGCTTGTCCACCTGTACACTGTGCTGGTTTGCATTGGCCCACAAAATCACACCGCGGCTGGCCGGCTTAAAGTCATCATCCAGCCAACACAGCGGGTTCTCGCGCACACCTTTCCAGCGCACCTCAAAGTGCAAATGAGCACCAAAACAGTTGCCGGTCTGGCCGCTGTAACCAATCACTTCGCCGGTTTTCACCTTCTGTCCAACCTTCACTGTGATAGAATTCAAATGAGCATACAACGTTTCCAGCTTGCCGCCTTTATACGCCGTATGCTCAATCTTCACCATATTGCCATAACTGTTGGTGTCGCCCTGGGTCACTCGCCCATTCCAATGGTAAACCACGCGCACCGTTCCGTCTTCCGCCGCAAATACCGGTGTTCCCACCAAAGCGCGAAGGTCGATTGCCCTGTGCAGCGCCCCACTGTTATATTTCCAGCCAGCCGTAATCACATGCTGTGCCAATGGCCACCCAAAACACACTTCTCCATTCTTCAGCCGCATCTTCCATCAGCCTCCTTTTAACATTCCATCGTATTGTAAAGTGATTTTGCTTCACGGTTATTTTAGCTTAGTTAATAATCTCACCTCATTTCACAAGTACCCGGATGTGGTTTTCATCCAATCGTTCCATCACACGGTATCCGGTTTCTGCTTTAGTTCCAATGCCATTATCATTGGCAGCACAAAATCCGTTTACTTCGCAGGTGCCGTCGTCCACCACAACCAGCTTCCCCATCAGGCCAACAGCATCCCATTCCTTGCGCTGTCCGCGGGCAATATACTGTTTGTCATTATCATAGTTCGGGTTCAACACCAGGCCGTTCTCTGTGGTGCTGTCATGCTTCAGTGCTCCAAAAATGTCACGCTCGTACATATCAGCCCACTGGTCCTCAGCAGTATCGCCCAGCACAGTCGGGTTGCCGGATACAATACCCAAAATGTAAGTATCTTTGCTGTTTGCCAGTCGAATGTATTTCCCATCCAGCGTCACAAACATGCCACGTCGATCTTCTCCATCAGGGTTCCCGTCCTGCCATTCAAACATTTCCGCATAGTCAGCGCCGGAAGAAGAATAGGTTCCACCGTAAGCCTCACCACCATAATCAATACGGAAGCTATTGCTTTTAGCGGAAGATGTACCATTACCAAAAATTAAAACATTACTTGTCGGAGAACCGTCAAACAAAATAGCATAAGTCGAGACGCAATAATTTCCTCCAACAAAGCCACTATTCAATCCTCCGAAATATAAAGTGGAATAATTATTTCCACTTTTTAATCCAGTAACTTTGTTTCCGGTACCAATAATTAAAGAGCGAGATGGCCCAATATCAGCTCCGGCACCAGCAGAAACTGTGTCAATAGAATTTTCTCCCAGGATAACATTTCCACGTCCGTCCATAAGGCTGTTCGTTACATTTGCTTTTGTCAGGCTAATCGTACCACTGCTTACGGTAATATTATCGCCAATCTTAACTCCACCCAATGTAGAACTTGTCGCAGTCGGCAGTGTATAACTCGTACTGTTCGCCGGTGTCATATAAATCTGGTTAGCATTCAGTTTTCCATTTGTCTTAGCCGTATTATACTGGCTTTGTGTCAGGTAGTTAATTACCAAACTGTCCAGCTTTGTATCAGTTGCCATAATCATATACCTCTCGTTACAATCGCGCTGATCGTCGTCAGTCCGCTCGGCAGCCCAGTCAGTTTTCCGTTGCTAATGCTTAGGCTCAGGTTGGTGCTGCTTGGGCCACCGTATATGGCGCCCTTGTGGTACTTGTCGCCCTCAAACGCGATCAGGCTCGTAGTCTGCTGGCCCCAGCCGCCTTGACTGGTCATGGTGCCGTAACCCCAAATCTTGATTGCCCCGTCAGTGCGCTTAAAATTCACGCTGGGGTTGGTATCCGTGACGGCATAAGCCTCCACATTGTTATTGCCACTGCCGCCGGAACTCCCGCCGCCGGCATAAGTCCCTGTCACACCAAAAATGCTCACACCGCTCTTAATGTTCCCGGCCACCAGGTTTGCATCGCCTTTAATGGTCTGAGCACCACTTAAATACTGGCTTGCCGCAATACTTTGGTCACTGGTCTTTGGGGTGTAAGTTGCCGCAGCCTTCTTTGTTACGCCACTACCAACATAAGTTCTGGAAACAGCGTTTACCGTTACGGAACTCAGACCATCATACCCGCTGTCCGGGCTGATGGTCTGGGTACTTTCACTAGGCGTCGCGGTTTTTGTCTGTAGCCTGGGGCTGCTTCCGCCACTGCTGCTCCCAGCATAACTACCTGTCACATTAAAAATCTTCACACCGCTTCTAATGTTACCGGCGGTCAAATTGCTGTCACCCTTAATCGTCTGGGTTCCATTCAAATACTGGCCGGATGCAATGCTCTGGTCACTCGTTCCCGGCGTATAAGTTGCAGCACTCTTTTTCGTCACGCCGCTTCCCACATAAGTTCTCGATACTGCATTTACTGTAACCTGGCTCAAACCGTCATAGCCATTGTCTGCCTTGATCGTCTGTGCGCTCTCACTGGGGCTAACCGTCTTGCTCTGCAAACTCGCCCCACTGGCACCACCAGTCACAAAACCGCCCTGCATATCTACCTGCGTACTTCCTAAATAAACTCCCATATAAAAAATCACCACCTGCTAATTGTCACACTTGTTGCGCCCACACTGGCTGCCGTAATGCTGATCGATTTTGCACTGCTGCCATCCCATGCACCCTGGCTTGTCCCGTTCAGGTTAATCGTCAAAGCTGCATTCACCTTGTTGGCGCTCGTTGCTGCACCGCCCGCACTGCTGGACCCAGCATAGTTGTGGGTGTGGCTGCTCGGCGTAAAGGTGCTCGGTTTGCCTGTGACATTAACCCATGCAACAGAACTTGCAGAGTCTGCAACTCCTGCGGTAGCGGGCTTTTCCGTAATGGCTGTCCAGTTACTCCATCCGTCGCTCATATTAGAACTGTTGTGCATACGATACCACAGATGCGCACCTTGCGATGTCCTGTGTGGCCAATAAATCTGGATGATACGATTTTCACTACCGCCATTTTCACTGTCCAACACCTGTAAGATTCCAAAAGCATATTCATCAACAGGCGCATGATAATCAGCTGTCATGGTGCAGCTCTGAATCTTGTAAACACCAAACGTCTTCAATGTATTCCAGTCAACTTTACCGGATTCTGTGCCTTGTAGATGGATATGTCCACTGTCAGCTTTACCAGCCAGTTTCGTGTTAATCTCAGACTCCGTATAATACCGGTCATCATGTGTGTGCCCACTTGGCGCCTTCCCATCAACAAGACCTTTTAATACTTTGCCCTGTGCAGCACTCAGGCTCTGGTCTGTGGCATCACTGGTCAGGTTATTCTGTACCCCACGCCATGTATTTGTATCGGTAAACACAGCACTCGCCGGCACACTCTTACCCAGTGTATAGGTAGTCGCCACCGGTTTGCCATCACTAAAATAAACCGGCTGTGTCGCACTGCCTGCACTCGAACTCAATTTCGTTGCAGAATCAGCAGACCCAGCCGCCTTAGCGTTCTTTACACTGAAATTTGATGGGTTATACACATACATGTCTGACCCATTCTCACCACCCCAAAGCCATGTCGGCTGGCCATCTTTGCCAGACCAATTAAATGTCATAGGGGTATCGGCGTCTCCGTTTCTTCCAAGCTTTGCAGCAGTGCCTGTCAGTTTACCGATAAAGTTCGGTGCTGTTACAGAATCGCTGACATAAAGCTTAGAAAGCAGGCGTGTCACGCCATTTACAATCAAATTAGAAAGTTGAGCCATTCCATCACCTCCGTCAGTTTTCGATGAAATTATCCATTGCGATTGAATTAACAAGTATTCGTCCGCTGTTTATTGCGCCGTCTACAAAAGAATCTGCGGGTACAACGCGAATATTTTTATAAGTTATCGTTCCTTTGCCGTTGGAATAATCTGCTCGGCAACCAAGCTCATATCCTGGTTGTTCTGCCGTAAATTTCACCTTAAAATGTTTTGTTCCACTGTTAGAACTAAGCATTAAAGAAGTAAGATTGCCGATTTTTGATGCCATCGGGTTTCCGTAATTCCAAGACCAATTTGAGCCATTATAAACAGAGCCCTGCGCCCACATTCCAAAATTGCTTGCAGCATCAGTTGTGAACCCACTCCAAACAATATCCATATCAATGTAATATTCCTTGTCAACAACAAAACCTGTGATCGTTCGTTCCATACATGAATTTTCAACAGACGCAGTTGGTGTATATCCTTCGCTCATAAATGTGTTCAGCATAGCGCCGTTTGTCTCTACAAAACTTCCCGCATTCACAACTCCACTTTTATTCACTCCCACACTCATGTTTCAATCAGCTCTCCCTTCGTCATCATCGTTCCGGTGCTTGTAATTGAAACCGGTGTGTTGTATAGCTCTGCAATGTCCTCGTCCGATAGAGCAGTAGCATAAATGCGGAAATCGGAAAGCTTGCCATGGAAATTTGTATTCCAATCACTTCCCGCATAACTGTCACCCAATGTAAATGTGCCCGCAGGCATTATTGTTTTATCTGCATAGGTAGCGCTGCAATTTTTCTTGCCATCCAAATACCAGGTCGCTACACCTTCTTTGTATACATAAGTGAACAAATGCCAGGTATTTACCGCAATATTACTTCCGCCTTTCACATAATTCGGGCTAACGCTTCGGTATCCCCACTGCGCACAGCCTTCGGTATTAACTGCCAGCCACAAACCGGAGTCGCCATAACCGTTACTGTTCAACCAAGTAGAATATGCGCCGCCTTCAATTTGGTTCAGCCAAATACTAATCGTGAAGTTGCTCGCAGCCTGCCCACCAAACGGCATTTTCCCAGTAATATAATTTTTATAAGGGAACTCATAACACTTATCATACATCGGGCTGTTCCCAGCCAAAACCGGCCGGCAAGCGCTTGTAACACTGCCATGGTTTCCCATTCCGCTCGTGTCATACACCGTGTTATCCGCCCAGCTGCCATTGCTTCCACTTGCTGCCGTACTGCACTCACTTACACAAACGTCTTTCAAGTCAAAATCGCAAGTGTAAACCATATCCTTAGTTGCAAGGCTTTCGGAATAAAATTCAACCAGCGGTTTCGTATTATACTCTGTGCCGGATCTTGTGTACTTTGCGTCCAGCTTGATCTGGATGTGGTATTCATGCCACTGGTTGTCCGCCACTGTGATCGTCTTCATGCTCGTAACCCAGTCATTACTGATGTGTGCCGCTCTAAAGCTAATGTTAAAGTTCTTGCTGTGGCACCGCACCTTGCAACTGTAATCATATGTCTTGCCAGCAGTAAAACTAAAAGTAGGGAAGTAAAAATTAGGCCAGGTATTATTACCGGTTCCTGTATAACTCAGCTTGTAATTATACCCGCGTTCATTTGCCAGCTTGGTCACAGTATAGCTACTACCGCTCGGCTTCCCCTCAAAATTATCTCCACTATATTTGTTAATACTCCCTGTTGCATACGGATCATTCAACGGATAGTGACAGCACAGCCCCTGTGCAATCTCGTGAACTTCTTTCGGAGAAAGTGCATTGTCGTAAATACGAAAATCAGCGATAGAACCGTTATATGTGTTGTTACCGGCAATTCTTGACATCAGCATGATCTTACGGTTCCCACTTAACACTGTACTTAGTTGATTCGTCTGGGTATATTTATTTTGCAAGGTGCCATTTATATACAGTAAGCATTGTTCTCCAGTAATTACGAAGCCAATATGATACCATTTATTATTAGAAAACTCGCCAAGTACAGAACCACTGCTGATCAGAGGCGTTTTATCTGCATACCAATAATATCGTGTTGTTTTAGAGACCTCAAAACGGTTATCACCAGCTCCAATAGAAAATACATCACACCATGCGTCCGGCGTATCTGGATAAAACCAAAATGTAATTGTCAACTGTTCGCTATCTATATCATATGGGATGCTAATTTTCTGCCCGGTAAACACACCGCATTTTCCAATCGGGCCATTACCCCAAGATGCAGGACTACCATTTATGGCAACCCCACTTATCCCTTGATTTTCGTTCTTGCCATTCAGCGGCAGCCAAACCTGCAATGCCATAACCACCGCCTCCTTAACTAAACGTAAAATTCACACACTTGTTTGTTGCATCGTATCGCAGCGTACATCCATCGCCAATCATAACCTCATTGGCGCTCATGCGTCCGGTAACACCAACACCGCCACTTACCTTCACAGCGCCAGTACTTTTATTTGTAGACGCAGTTGTATTTGTAAACGCAGTCACACCCGTCACAGTTCCGCCCGCCAGCGGTAGGTATGGATGACTGTGCGTATCAGCTTTGGTTTTCAGCTTCGCGTCAATCTCGCTCTCTGTATAGTACCGATCATCATGCGTATGGCTCGATGCAGCATAGCTGCCCTTTGGCTGATAAATAGCGTCACCCTTGCCCTTGATGTAACTCCATAATGCTTTTACTGGTCGCCGGTAGTATGTGGTTGAAGTAGTTCCACCTCCCGCATACTGAGATACATAATAGTCGTCATCTTGCGGAGTGGAATCGCCAATAGAGAGATTGTTAATAAGTACGCTTGCGTCGTGGGTATGCCCGGCAGTAGCAAATTGATCCTTGTTTACAGCACGAAGTTCATACCCATTCCAGCCAGCAAGCCAAGTGTAATCTGTATAACTCATACCGGCTTTTGAATAAGCAAATGTTGTATCTGAAGACTTATTGCCTATGTCTTTTATACTATTATGGGTATGTCCCGTAGCAGCCTTGCCATCCACCAGGGTTTTCAGCGCCTTGCCCTGCGCTGCGCTCAAACTATCGGTCGTACTGTCGCTGGTCAAATTGTTTTGGATGCCGCGCCAGGTGTCGGTATCTGTCAGCTTGTCCTGCACCCATCCGCCCCAGGTTCCGTTTGCACAATGGCGGCGGTAAGCAGCACTGTCGCCGTAAATGATCTGGGTATAATAACTTCCACTTGCCCGGTGAATCACAATCAAGCCAAAATGGTCTACGTTACTTGGTTTATTTGTCACGCTGTTGCTGACGCCAGAACTGTAAAATCCTGGCGTCACCACATCGTTTAAGTTCTCGTTTGTCAATACAATCATGGCGGCTTTGCTCTCATTCAGGATCTTACCCTGGTTTGCCGCAAGGCTCTGGTCGGCCGCGCTGCTGGTTAAGCTGTTCACAACCGGCCGCCATGTGTTTGTGTCCTGTTTGGGTGGGGTGTATCCCAGTGCATTCGTTACATTGGCCGCCGTCACACTAAGCACGCCGCTGTTGTTTGTAATGTTCGCTCCGGTTTTCACGCCGCCCAACACATTGCTGGTCGCCGTGGGCAGGCTGTATTTGTTCGCCCCCTCGGCAATCCCATCCAATTTTTTCTTATCGGCTGCGCTCATAAAGCCAGCCGCGCTCTGTGTAGCTCCCCCGTGCCCGTGGCTAATGGGCGCAAAAATGGTTTTCAGCTTGCCAAAAAAGTAGCTCAACCCCGCGTTACTCAAATATCCCACTTTACCACACCTCCTCTTGGTTTAGTTTTTAAGATGCCAAAATGGTATCAATTTCAGTGTTCTGGATCGCATCAATGGTAAACACCTGGCCCAGTCCATCCCACTTCTCACCATTCCAGGCATAGTTCATGCCATTGCCAACGTCGTATACATCGCCAATGATCTGGCCTCTGGTCGGCAGCTTGTCATAGCTTGCCACACTGCCTTTGTAACGGTACATAGCGGTAATGTCGCTCTTCAGGGCATAGGTGCTTGCCTCACCAAAAGCATCCAGTTTCTTCTTGTCGGCAGTGCTCATCAGGCCATGGGTGCCCTGGGTGGCATCATTGTAGGTGGTGTTGGTGCTGGGGATACCCAATGCCGTAATATCGCCCTTGGCAACCGCAGTCACAGCGCTTACATGTCCGGTCGCATCCACAGTAATTTTGTACAGGCCACTGTCATGTGCGGTATAGCTGGGGTGTACATACTTGTTGGCACCGGCAGCAATGCCGTCCAGTTTTGTTTTGTCAGCGGCGGTCATCAAACCGTGTGCGCTCTGGGTTGCATCGTTGTAAGTGGTATTGGTCGGGGTTGCCCAGGTGCCATCACCGCGCAGATACAATCCCTGCTGCCCTTTGGCAGGTGCGCTCACCAGGCCGGAACTACCAGCCGTATCAGCGGTCGCACCCTTAAAGTTGGTATAGGTGGTGTCTTTGTCAGCAACCCACTTGGCCGTACCATCGGCACTCCAGCCCAGGATCATGCCGTCAGAACCACCTACCGGGATGTGCTTGTTGCCGCTTGTAGCTGGATGTACATATTTGTTTGCACCGTCCGCAACACCGTCCAGCTTCTTCTTATCAGCGGCACTCATCAGGCCGGCGCTCGTGGTGCTTGCAGCTCCATAGGTGGTGTTCGGAGGGGTCGTCCAAGCACCGGTCGAATCCAGCCAGCGCTGCGCACCCTTCGTCGGGCTGGGCACCAATCCGCTCTTGCCATCCGCATCAACCGTTGCGCCGCTCATCACGCTGTAGGTGGTATCCTTTTCGTTTACCCACTTAGCGGTGCCGTCCGCGCTCCAACCCAAAATCTGGTTGGCACTGCCGCCTGCAGGGATATGTTTATTCCCGCTGGTTGTCGGGTGGATGTAATTCATCAGGCCGGCCAGTTTGGTCTTTTCTGCCGTGGTGTAATCATTGGTCGAAAGCCCCTTGCCATCAACCTTGTCTACCTTGCCCGCCAGCAAAGCTTTAATCTTCTGACAAAAATAAAGCAGACCGTCATAACTCAAAAATTTCATATTATCCCCTCCTATTCGTCTTTGAATAAATTATCAATTTGGCTGTTGGTAATCTCGTCAATCACAGCTTCCGGGCTTGGGGTGTTGATAATCAGTCTCCCATCTGCATCCGCCGTCACGCTCGTAATGCCGGTGCCGCGCACCTTTACCGTACCTTTTGCCACATCACCATGTTTCAGCTCCAAATTGACTTCTGTGGCATCAGCCTTGCTGGCCCCAATTGTAAAATCAGTGTCATTCAGCATTACCCAACCAGAGTTATAAATATATAAATCTCCGGGCGGCAGGTAATAAATCTTCCCGGCCAGCGGGGCCAATGGCAGCTCACTCACCCGTTCCAGATCGCTTCCAATCCGAACTCGCCCGCCGGCTGTGTCCCGGTAAGTGTTTCCCGTATCCAAGCAGCATACCAGCTGTCCATCCACAATAGGAGTTTTATCCAGCTGCGACTGTTGGATCTCGCATAAAGAAAGTTTTGACATCGTAAAACTCCTTTTTGTAACAATAAAAAAACCGCCTACCTGCGTACAGATAAGCGGTTTCGATTCAGTATTTAATTTGACAAATTTTGCATTGACAGTATAATAATAGCAGAACTAAGGCACCAACGTTTATTCCTTTTTGCCATATCTTCCTCATAGACGTAATAGGCGGTCAAACCTCCCATCTGCCGCAAGGCATTGTGGAGCGCCCTTACTTTGCCTTCCGGTAAATTTATTTTTGCCAGGAGGTGATGCTTATGCTGGATCTATCCTTTGTTGATACCATCGTCATTATTGGCGTTGTGTTCACTGGGGTACAGACTGTCGTAGCAGTTATCACGTTTTTTCGTGGTAATAAAAAGTAAAACCGCCCTGTCGCCCACAGAACGGTTTTTGCTATGATGGTTTAACTGTCATACATAAACTATAAACTGAGGTAGACCGTCTATGTCAGTGCCTTAGTTCTACTATTATTATATATTCAACATCGTTGTTTGTCAATACAATATAAAACCTTCGCTGCACAGTGCATGTTCTCCTTATTTCGCAAAACACTGGCTCCACAGCGAAGGCTATTTTTTATGTCAATTTGAAATAACTAACCGCTTGGCCGTCTCAGCCAATGGTCTTCCAGGTAATAGCGCCCTCAACAACCTTCACACGGGTATCCATGGCAGTGTTCAGGCCGTCAGCATACTCCTTGGCGGCATCACGGGCAGCATCAGCCTTGGTGGTTGCGTCAGCAGCGGCAGCAGCAATGGCCTCGCTCTTGGCGGCAGCCAGCTGTTCAGTGCCCACCTTGGCATCCCAGGCGGCCTTCTGTTCCTTGGTCACATGGATGTCGGCATTCGCAGTGTGTGTATCCAGGGCGGTCTGCACAGCCTTGATCTTTTTGTCAGCTTCAGCCTTGGTATAAGCATCGGGCACAGCAACATACAGGCCGTCTTCCTCCAGGGTAATGGAGTTGTCAGCCTTGGCGCTCACCTTCACCTTCACGCTGATCTTATTGTCGGTAGAAACAGTAACCTCAGCGGTGGAAGTTGCCAGACCGGTGTAAACATCAATCAGGCTGCCAACCGGGATTTTGATCACATCGCCGCTGGTAATGGTCAGCTCAATGTTTTTGTCCTTGGCATTATAAGTACCGCTGGTCACAACCAGATCCTTGCCCAGCGCAATGGTCAGTTCGTCGCCGCCAAATACCGGTAGCTTGATGGTGCGGGTGCTTGCGTCATAAGTCGGTGTATGCACAACGCCAGTCAGGGTGGTAGCAACGGGGTCGCCGCCCTTGGCAACACTCAGCACGCCATCATTGTAGGTAACATCGGTAACAAACACACCCTTGCTGCCAACAACGCCCTCAATCTTGGCATCAACGTAGTCGGCAACAGCCTTGGTGGTCGGCACATTGTCATCGCTGGCGTCGGCAGCCGGGATCTCAGTCACGGTGGCCTTGTTCAGCTGGATATAGCTGGTGCCATTGAACACATGCAGGGTAAAGTCGCTGGTGCGCACATAAACAACGCCCTGCACCTGGCCGGAACCAGGCAGGGTGCTCACCAGCTTGCAGCTCTTGGTGTATTCAACTGCACCCTTAAAAATCTGCAAAGTGTCAGTCAAAAAATACAGGGTGTCGTTGTCCTTTGCCTCCAGGGCTTCAAAGTTAGCTTTGGTGCCATAATTAAATTTTACTTCTGCCATAATTATCTCTCCTTAAATTTCATGTTGTTTTTGTCGGTTAAAATTCCTGCCAAACAAATCCAGTGCTTGCAGTGCTGAACGGCTCAACAGCAAACTTCCCGGTGTCCAACAGCTGTACAATCCACGGCTCGTACTTGCCCTCGGTGTTTTTAATCATTACGGTCTGTCCGGCATAAGTGTCGCTGCTGTTGTTCAGCTGCTCATTGGCTTGCCCGTTGCTGTCAAAAACACGGGTACGGGGGCGGATCGCCTGTTTGCTCTTATCGTCACGGATGTAATAAAACTCCGATGTGTCCTTGGTAATAACCAGGTCCTTCTCGTCAATAATTCCATTCGTAATTGCTGTATCCAGATTTTCCGCGTTACCATAGCCCAACTTGCTTGTGGTTGCCATTCTCCCAACTCCTTTCTCCATTTGTCGCTATATAGAAAAAACGCAGGCGGCCAAGCCTTAAAACTCAACCACCCGCATATTTCCATCAGTTGTACTATCACCGCCGCCGGAACCGCCGCTGCTCTTGATCTCTACCGCATTGCCAATCGGGCTTCCGTTGGCGGTCAGCTGCAGCATGTCATTCTTGTAGCTCAGGTTGTCAGCCTTGCTGTTCATCATGGCGTTGCTCTTATCAATCATGGCCTTCAGCATGGCCTGCATCGCAATAATCCGCTGGTCCAAAGCATTCAGTGCTTCGTCCGGGATCGTGGCCGCCCAGTCGTAAACATCAACAATTTTAATTTCGCCCGGTCCAACCTTGCGGATATACTGGGTGGTTCTGCCTTCAACATCCATCTCAATGTTACCAAAGGTCAGCTGGAACTCAATCACACCAGCCTCACTGGTCAGCGCTGTGTCAAACGGCAGCTTGTATTCCAGCTTGTTTTTATACAGCTCGTCACTTAGCGTCAAAAACTCGGTGCGGTATTTCTTGCTCACCGGCAACCGGTATTCCAGCATTACCACATAGTCGCGCATGTCTTTGCCCTTGTATTCCGGGTCAGCCAAAAAATGCAATGTGTCTACCAGTTTGCTCTGCTGCATCACGCGCTCCACCACACTGGCGGTCAGGGTATTGTCCTCGTTAATCAGGATCGTGTACATTGCTCGTCTCCTTTCCGCCCACAATGTAGTCAAACTCATTGCGGCTGATTTTGCCCTTGTGCCACAGCGCATTTAGGGTCGCTTCTTTTAATCGGCGATCCAAATACAGCCGCCGCAAACTCTCCACAAAGTCGCTCATAGCACACCTCCTTCAATCAGGCTCAGGGTATAAGCATCAATAATAGCCTCAGGGGTTTTGGCCCCCAAGGCTTTCAGCTTATCATATTCGTAAACACTGATCTCTTCCAGCTGCACGGTATCGTATCCTGCCGCCGGAATGTTATAGTATCCGTCCACATGCCAGATGTAGCGCCCATCACTGCTCACAATTCCTTCGGCATCGTCTGCCGTGCAGTTCACCATAATCCCGTGTTTCGCCTGGTATTTCACAAAACTCAGGTGGTCAAGGGTATCAATCACCTGGCCGTTATATATCACCTTGTAATACATTTCGTCCCTCAACCTCCTTTACACGCTGAACATCACACGCACGCCATGCTGCTCATTCGGGGTAATATAGCTGTAAATCTGGCCGTCCGCTGCAACCTGCAAAAAGTAATCTGCATACTGAACATTCGGGCTGCGTGTCCAATAAGTGGTGGCCGCGCCATCATCGTCATAGCAGATTCGGCTCTGATTATCCGTCATGTAACTGATCGTTGTACCTTCATAAATATACGGCTCACTGTTCATGCTGGGGTTCAGCTCATATGCAGCCGGTATAAAGAAGTAACAATCCGCCGTCACAATTTCCTTGGATGTTCCGCCCGCACTGGATGTCACTTTTACCTGCTGGATCAACTGCTGCCATCCAATTGGCAAGGCATTCGACAGCCGTTTGTCCAGGTAGGTGCGCAGCGTTGCTGCGGGCCAACCGCCATTGTTGTAATAGCTGCTGGTAATCGGCATCTTGCGTGCCAGCGTATTTTTCGCCAAAAACGTCATTGCGCAGCGCTTGTTTGTGTTATCGCTTAAATAAAACTGCTTAAATCCGCACATCTCATATTCGCGGGTTTCATGCGGCCATGCAGCCAGCTTCCGGCAGGCATTGTCGCCCAGGTCTGCATACCAAACTTTCGCCCAGTACACATCACCCTTGGCAAACCGTTCATATTCTCCGTCATCTGCCTTGGCGCAACCAAACACCAGCGTTGCATTGGTCTGTGTAATTCGTCCACGGTTAATCTCGGTGTAAACAATGTCGTCACCGTAAATGTTAGCCGTATACACATGCAGGTTGTTTTCGCCCTTCTTGTGGCGCATTACCACCATGTCACGGGTTCCAACTGTGGCAGCTGTTGCGCTTTCGGTGCCCCAACTGATCTTGGCTCCATTATTATTCCAAATGCGGATGCCGTTCATGCCGTTGGTTTCAAAACACTGCATCAGCACAGCATTGGCCGTATCGGTTGTGGTCATCCGGTAGTCTACCGCCAGCACCCAGTCCCGGTCTTCCTTCAACAGCTGCACACCGGTATCCACATAGTTGGTGCCATCAAAGGTCTTTTTCTCATTGATCAAAACCTTCTCTTCAATGTCAGAGTAGCTAAAGTCGTTGCCCATCGTAATGGTCACAGCGTCCTTGGGGCTAACCACCTTATTCTCCATACCAACCTTTTTCATTGCGTAAATCTCAACCGGGCGCAAACTACCAATCTCTTTGCCGTCAAAATAACCAGAGGTATATTCGCAGCTGTCATATACCGCATTGATGTCCTTGTCTCCGTTCACATATCCGCCCTTGTCCCAATGGTCAAACAGGTAGAACTTATAAGCACCTTCCTCCGCCGTGTAGGTCGGGGTATCGCCTTCGTACAACACCATGCTGCCATAGGGGGCAACTGTTTTCTGCTTCTCCGCACCATTGTTCAGGTAGCGCACGGTATACTTCCGCACACTCTCGGTATATTTGGCCGTTACGGTCTGGTTGGTAAATACTGTAACAAACTTTGTGTCCCATCCAGCATAAGTAAAGTCAGTGCTCACCGTGCTCTTCTTGGTCGGCTTCGGGATCGGCTTCTCCGCACGGGTCACAGGGTCTACAGCCTTACCACCCTTGTCAATATACTGCACATCCAAAACTGTATGCTCGTCATCATCATTCACAAAGGTCCAGGTAAACTGTTCCACCAGCGTGTTATAGCTGATCTTCAAATCCGGCCACTGTGCATTAAACTCTGCCAGTTTCTTTTCACGCATAATGGGCACATGTACCTTGCCCTCCAGTACAGAGTGCTCGGTGTTATAGCCGTTCTCATCCAGGCCGGTCATCGTGTACAGCCGGTCAAGCAGCGCTGTATCCTCGCATTCCCAATCAAGGCCAGTCAGGCGCACGCGGTTCAAACCTGTGCATTTTTCCAACATAGTTTTCAGGTCAATGGTCGGGCAGCTTTCCACAACCAATGTGGTCAGGTTCTCATAGCCGTTAATCTTCAAATCGGTCAGGTGATTCAGGCTCTGTGCCGTCAGGCTTGCAATCGCAGGCAGTTCAGCCTTTTCAATCTTGCCACCCTTGGCAAACGCCACACCGGTAATACCGCTGCCGCCGGCATAAAAATCGATCAGGTTTACACATCCCGCCAAGCTGATGGATTTCTTCAGGTTTGGCACATTCTGCAAATTCAGGTGTTCCAGCAGCGTATTGTTGCCAACCGCAAAGTCGGTCATATTTGTGTTGCGGTAGCCTTCGGTACCGTTGCCAACCTTCAAGTCGGTCAATTTCGCACCATGGCTAAAATCAACATACCCAGGGTAAAATCCACTAATGTCGCCAATGCTCTGTATCAGGCTGGCATTGTAAACATAAACCTCGGTATCGTTCATGGCTGCAATCGGGCACTCAATCGTGTAGGTCTGGCCGCGCTTGCCGCGCATTTTAACCGGGTTGGAGCCATACAAAACACTCACATAGGTGTCTGCATACGGGCGGATATGGAACGTACCGTCCGGCTGCACACCTGTCCAATTGGTCGGGGTATAGCCGCGGATCGTCATATCATCAGCCGTGCAGGTCGTACCGCTGTATTTGCTCGCAATATATTTTTCCTGGTACTTCTGGTACTGGCGGCGCTGGTGGCGCTTGTTGCCGTGCATCATCGGCAGGTAACTGGTCGTTCCATTGTCTTCATAGGTGCGGAAATATTTGCGCCGCATGTCCATGATCCAAAGCTTTTCGGGCTTCACATCCTGGTACGCCTCAATCTTGCGCAAAATACGGTTTGCACTCCAGGCCAAAGCGCTCTCACGGTTCAGGTACATCTTCTGCAAGTCGTCCGCAAAAAGATCTCGTACCTTGCACCACAGCTTGCTGTCTGCCGCGTTAAACACGCTCTTGGTGCCAATGGTGTCGGTATCCTCATAGCCGTAAGTCAGTGTCAATCCGCCCTCATTGTCGTTGCCCTGGCAGGTATCGTTATCATAATCCATGCAAAAATCCCAATGGATCAGATCTTCTGTGTGGGGGAACACATTCTTGGCGCGGTTATCCACCATTGTGTGGCGCTCAGTGAACAGATAATAGAACAGTACACTGTCCTTGATGAAGTGGTCCTCAAAGTGGGCCTTAAACTCTTCGTCATCTGCATTTACTACCCAGGTCAGCAAGCTCTGCCAGGCATTCTTTGCCGCCTGTGTTTCTTCCTCGGTACACTTTTTGCTAATATAGCGGAACTCAAAGCTGTGGTCGCCGTCCCAAGTTTCCTGGCTCAGATCATCACTCAAAAAGCGAGTCTGAGCATCGGTGTTGTTATCAATCTCAATAATAACTTCCTTGTGGTTTGCGGGGTCCATGCCCTGGGTGTCATTGTTCTTCTTGCTGTTGCCAATATCACCGCAAGCGTAAAAATGCCACTGGCCGTCCTTAAACACCGTCGCGTTCTCCACGTCCGTCTCCTGGATAAACACCACGCATGGGTAAAACGCCATCGTATCGCGCACCTTCGGGTTCTCTTTCTTTGCCTTACGGGTATACGGGTTAAACGTGTTGTAATCATCTGCAATGCAGGCGTTATTTGCGTTTTCAGAGCTTGCAATGTTTACCTTGATATTAAAATATTTCTCCGGGATACTGTTCTCGGTCAAGGTATAGGTGCTTCCGGCGCTGTCGTCGCCAAACGTAAATCCGCCGGAACAGTTAATATCAATGTTTCGGCCGCTCTCGCCATACGCATTGGAGCTGGTGCCCTGGCCTTTATGGCTGCCGGTCGCGGTCCAGTTATCCTCCACAGCGCGTCCGTTCTTGTAAATCTGCTGGATGGTGGTATTAAAAACCTCATTCTTTTTGCCGGTCGTAAAGGTCGGAGCACTGATCTTGATAATGCGCAGGTCCGGGCACTTCTCGGCCAAAAGGTCAGCATCCAGTTCGCCGCTCACGTTGGTAATATCGTTGCGGTTATAGCGTTCAATCATCAGCTCGGCGTTCTTGGCATCCGCAATAAAGTTGTCCAGGATCTCATCGTCCGACAGCTCCATGCCGTAGGTTTTCATGCGGTATACCTGTACATCACAGTCCGCAGAGCCAATCGTAATGCCAACCGGACTTGCTTGTGTAAAGTTGTCGCTTGCATCGTACAGTTCCACCTTGCAGGGGATACCGTCGCACCATAGCACCATCTCTTTATACTTGCTGTCCGGCAAAATATTGAACTCAAACTCCAAAAAGTCATCTTCGCAAATCGGCAGCTCAATGCGGTTCTGCTGGCTGGTCAGGATAATCTTTTGTGCCTGTACCGTCAAACCAACGTTGCCATTTGCGCAGGTTAGTGCCGTAGCATCGTAGTCTCGCACATTGGTGGTCTTAAACACCAGCTTAAAGTTCTTACCCTTCTTTTTGGCATCGTCCGCAAACAGCTTATAATCCAGCGTGGCGGTAGTTCCGGCTTTCACGCAAAAGTAAGTATCGCCGTCCTCATCAATCTGGTAGCCGCCATTGCTCCAGTCAAAGTTGTCGCTTACCGTCATCGCAGTATTGCCATCGGTCCACAGGCGGTTTTCGTCTGCATTGGTTCGGCCAGCCGGGTTAAAGTCAAACATCAGGTTGGTCTTCACCGGCTCAATGTTAATACCCAGCTCGGTAATTTTTACATTGATAGTCTTTACCGTCTCGCCGCAGGTAATGGTCAGCACATGGCTGCCAATCTCACTGCTCTTGTACGTCCAGGTCTGTTTGGTACGTCCTACCGTCAGCTTGCTGGCAACAATGCCATCCACAGCCAGGGTCACATTGGTGTTGCTGCTGGCCGGGTCATACACGGTATAGCTGATCGCAACATTGCTGTACTGTTTGGCACTGTAATCCAGCACGGCGCAACTGATAATCGGGGTATTATTACCCTCTTCCACCCACATAATATCGTGGCGCAGGGTGTTGCTTGTTACCTGTTTGCCATTGATCTCCGCCGTCATGCTCACTTCCAGCAGGTGGCTGCCGTGCTTCTGGGCGGGCAAATTGTAGGTCATCTGGCGGCCTGTCACTGCAGTGCTTGTTCCGCCAATCGCCTTGCCATCCAACTTAAAGCTGATGTTTTTGGCAATATTGCCATACGGAGTAAACCGGTAAGTTACTTCGCCGGAATAAAAAAGAGAGTCATCAAAAATGCTCTCCAAATAAAACTCAACAACATTAACCGACCAGTTCTTGCTGCCCACACTGCCCATGCTGTCCGTAACCTGCAGCCGCACGGTGTTGTCGCCGCTGTGCAAGTATTGCGTCACATCAAAGGTGTTCTTGCCCTGGATGATGGTCGTGGTTGTCACCTTGGTGTTGCCCACATACCAGTTGCCGGTCGCATTGCCGGTGTCATCGCCAGCATTGTCCACACTCGTAAACTTAAAGCTGATCAATGCACTGTCACCCTGAACAACAGTCAAGCTGCTGTCACCAATTCGTTCAATGGTAATGGTGCTGGTTGCCTCACCGCCACCACCGCCGCCACCTTTAATGGTAACAACAGTCTTGGTTGTGCCGTCTTCCAACAGGCTCAAATGACCGTCATCACTGGTGTAAGTAATGTCGTACTCATGGCCGTTGCTGGGCTTAATATCTTTGATCTTTTCCTGGATTTCTGCAATATCGCTGTTGGCTGTATCCACACTGCCCTGCAAAGCTGTCACGGTATTCTTGGTCACAGTCAAATCATTGGTAAATCCATCCAGAGCAGTTTTGTCCGCCTTATCAGCCAGCAGTTTGTTGGTTGCTTCCTTATTATAATAATCACTCTGCAAGGTGTTCGGCAGGTCGCCCACACTATCCTGCAAAGCTTTCACGGCTTCGTTGTTGCTGGTCTTGTATTCATCCAGCACTGTGCTTACCGGGTTTACCGCCGCGCTGATCTTAGCATCCACCGTCTTGCCATATGCGGTCGTCCACTCTGCGCTGGGGTCGGTGCTCAAGGTTACAGTTTTAATCACTGCATCGCCGTTATAAAATGTTAAAGCACGGGTGCCCGCATCATACGCACAGTTAAAAGCCGCCAATCCGTCAATCCCAGAAATCTTGCCTTCCAACAGTGTAACAAAGCCGTCCACTTCTTCCTTGTTATAATACTTGGCAAGCTCCGTGGTCAGCTCAGTTTTCTTGGTGTAGTTGGTGTCAAGGTCACTCTGCAGCTCCTGTTTAATTCCTGCTGCCGCATTCTGGATCTTATTATCCACACCCGCCGCAGCGTTGGCTGCATCCTGGGCGCTGGCCTGTGCGGCACTGGCATAGCTGGAAGCCTGGCCAACCTTCTCGTCCATCAGGGCAACAAAGCTTGTGTACCAGTCGTTGTCCGGTTCCACCATCTTGGTGCCACTCAAAGCCTCCAAGATATTCAGTTCGCCGTCTGGTCGTGTGCGCCACATATAGGTCTCGTTACGTTCATTTACACCGGTTGCAGTGATCTCAAAACGCACTGTCCCCTTCTTGCTTGTCACACTATTTGTAACCAGCCAATAAAACCGGATCGTATCCTCGTTGTAGGTAACATTGATCGGCGTGGCATATGCTTCTTGCCCGTCCACATTCAGGTAATGTACCTGCAGCATCATCTGCATCAAATCAATGCCGTCATATCGCCGCGGCATCTTAAACGGGATCACCTGGCTGTTGGTTTCCTGGGTAATGTTGATCTGGCTCTCGTCCATCACAACATTTTTCATCTCGTCAATGGTCGAAAACGCATCATCGTTATATTGGCTGTACCACAGGTATTTTTCACTGCGGGTGTAGCCGCCGTCATCATTGGCCTGCGCCTGTGGCATATCAGCCATCGTGACCATGGGGGCAGCCTCAGCCTGCAATGCCACTGGCTCTGCTTTGGCTGCCATCTCAGCCGCCATCCGTTTCGACTCTTCAAAACTTAATGCCATGTTTTCCTCCTCCCATTTCTATTTTTTCAAACAAACAATACAATATGGGCGTGGCACTTATCGCCATCGCTGTTCAGCTTCACGCGCCATTGGGTGTATACTGTGGATGTGTTCAAAGCCTGCTGCTTGTATACAGCCTGCAGTCCGCTTCCGCTGTCCCACACATCCGTCCAGTTGCTGCCGTCGTTGCTGGCCTGTACCCACACTCGGTTAAGTCTGTTTTCTGTTCCGGTCTTACTCACACTGACCACAACCCATGCGTGCTGGCAACCGCCAGTCGTCACCACGTTGCTGTAATGGTCGCCGTTGGTTGTATCCTTATCAATCGTTGCAATTCGGCCTCCGGCTTTACCAGTCAGGTCGGCAATGCTTTCGCCGTTCACAATTTTATCTTCTGTGCAGCCAATCCCTTTGCGGAAATCGGCCAGGTTCACGCGCACTTCCGGTGCCCAAAAATTACCGTCACTTTTGTATGCACCCTCGTCAATATTACGCAGCGCAAAATACTCGCTGTCGGTTCCAAAACCCATGTCATGGGCAAAGCCATAGCTGCGCCTGGTCAGGGTACCCTGCGTACAGTTGCCATTCTTATCAATAAACTTCTTGTCGCTGGCCACATCATTGGCGGTTGCCGCATTGGTGGTATCATCCTCCAACAGGGCTTTGGCAGCCGTGCTTGCGGTTCCCCACAGCCACATCACGTTATCGTAATAGCAGCCACTGTAAATATCGTTGGTTTTCTGGTTATCTGTGGCTACACACAGCCGGGTCACACCGTCCTTTTTCTGCACGGTCATCTTGGTGCTCTCGCGCTCGCCGCCCTGCAGCTGGGTCGTGGCAGAATAAGTCTTGATAGATCCTTTCACCAATTTGCCATCTACCCAGGCAGTTTTTCCTTCCAGGATAGATTTTTCATCCGCAGTGCCCGGCGTATTGCTATCCAGCCCGCTTGCGCTGATCGCACCACCGCTGTAATAGCCGGACTTGATCTGGTAGCTCTCGCCGTTGGCCAACTCTGCCGTTACATTGCCGTAATTCTGCATGGTGCCGGTTTTCAGGGTTTTGTTCTTGCTGTAAAATGTCTGTCCTGCCAGCACCTGGTCCGGTAAAGCAGTCGTGGCAGCCAGCTTGGAAGCCCCAATGCCGCTGCCGTTAGTAAAATTTACAATGTTTCTCCTCGTATCGTACTGAAAAATCACCCACTGCCCAGCACCAATTGCACCGTCACCCAGTTTCTCTGTGCCGCAGTAGGCGTTGCTGGTCATGTCTTTACCATTGATCACCAGTCTGTGCCCGTCACTGAACGCCGTGGTAAAATATGCTTTGCCGTTGGCTGCGTTGCTGTAACTGCTGCCGCTCTTGCATGTCAGGGTATGGGTCCCGCCGCTGTAACTGTAGCTGTATTCATGGATCATCATGTCGGGGTCAAACTTGCCATCAATGATGTAATTCACCGCTCCGGCATAATGCTGTTCCAGTGCAGTAATCGCATGTTTCACATGGTTAATGTCCGCCGCTTTAATAATGTATTTGCGCAGGCCGCTGTTCTGGTTCAGGTAATTGCTGGCTTCGGTATACTTGCCGTCTGCCAGGTACTTGGTGTACTGAGCTGCCGCTGCAGCATGGCCGCTGTCCAGGTCGGCATTGTCTTCAAACGTATCAATACTTTCCGGGAACTTTGTATAGGTATCTGCCATTGCTTATCACTCTGCCACTCAAAATGTGTTGAAATATACTCAAACACATCGAGAAATTGAAGTCCTTGCGGATACTTCTTACTGCTTCAATGTGTATGCTTTGACGATTATAAACAATACGCTACTCACAAGTTCTTGTACACTCCGCAGTCGTAAATTCCCGAAATAGCCTTCGGTACATACTTACGCTTGCTTTTATTATGCAACTTCGTAAGTTAAAGCATCTCTTAGATTAAGAGCAGCATTAAAGTCCCTATCCTCGACATAGCCACAATCACAACGGTATATTCTATCTGAAAGTCTTAAATCTTTCTTGATAGTACCACAACAGTGACACATTTTGGATGATGGATACCATCTGTCTACAACTCTTAATTCAATACCATTTTCATTGCACTTAGCTTTAAGCTTGGTTCTAAATTCATAGAACTTTTGTGATGCAACGGCTTTTGCGAGATGCCTGTTCTTCATCATACCTTTTACATTTAAGTCTTCAATCGTTATGTAAGATGGCTTGGTTTTTACCATCTCTGCGATTGTCTTATTGATATAATCGGTACGGATATTATCTATCCTATGGTGAAGTTTTTGTACTTTGAGCTTTTGTTTTTGTATATTCTTTTGAGTGGACTCTCCTTTCTTTAATTTTTCATACTTGCGTGAGAGACATCTTTGTTCTCGAATAAGCTGTCTCTTAAGTCTTTTAAGTTTTGCTGATTTGTTAATGTTTTGATATGTTCTACCGTTTGATACAATGGCGAAGTCTTTCAATCCGAGGTCTATGCCAATTCCTTCGCCGAAATGATCGACTGCTTTGTTGTCAGAGACCTCCACAAGAGCCGAAACATAGTACCTGCCAGCCTTTATGGAAACCGAACCGCTTTTAATCACATATCCATCTTTAGTAGTTGGGATATATCCTTTTTCCTTGATACGAACCCAACCAAGTGATGGAATTTTAATCCGGTGTCTTTCGCAGCAACAATCTTGAGGATTATTCTTTACGAAATACATTTTTACATCGGACTTGCCTTTCTTTTTGAAATTAGGAAAGGCGCTTTCGTGATTGAAAAATCTTGTAAATGCGGTCTGTCCGTTATTTACTGACTGCGTTACAGCTTTTGAATATGCTTCCTTGATCCACAAATACTCCGGATGCTGTGGAAGATATTTGTTGTTAAGCCAGACTCTAAATTTACTGCTGCTCATGAATTTTTCTCCATCTTCGTGGAGCTTTTTGTTATGAGCCAAATAGAAGTTATAAATAAATCTGCAGGTTCCTATCGTCTTACGAATCTTGATTTTTTGCTCGACCGTCGGATTTATTTCTGTCTTGAAGCTTTTTAGCAATTTCCTCTTATCCTCCATGAGCATGTTTCAACACATTTAATCACCATTGACAATGATTTTAATTACTTAAAGTTTCCTCCTGTTTCATCTTTTACAGGGTACGGGTAATACGGGTAAAACCTCATCAGCGTCACATCCATCGTTCCCTGCCCCAAGCTCTTATCAATCTTTTTAATAATAAATTGCACGGCTGTCTTGCCGCCCATGTAACGCGGGCAGTATTCAACCTTAGTGTTCACATCCAGCCACGGCACCAGCAGCATCTTCACCGTAATGCTGTCGGTCAATCGCGCCCGCTTCCATAGCTCGTATTCGGCCACATCCAAAATGCCGTCATCTGTGGTGTAATTGTCGTATTCACCGCCGCTCAAAACCACATTGCGCCGTCCAATTCGTTCAATGCTGAACGGGCTGTTCAAAAACTGGTCGTCCTCCTCATACCCTTCAATATCCGGGTTGGCGGTACTCACAACTTCCAAATTCTGGCAGTTCTCGGTTTCTTTCAGCTTGTCCAGCTCTTCCTTGCTCGGTTTTGCATCTTTCAGCATCACCATGGCGTGCGGCTGTACCTGCCCATAAAAATAAAAGCGCCCTTTGCCGCCATTCTCATTCGGGGAATAATCGGCATCGTAGCGCACCACATATTGTACTTTTGGTTTCATGCAGCCCTGCTTGGCCTTTTTGTTGTTACCGGCTTCATCTGTGCTGATGGTATATAGGCTCAAAACATCGCTCACAACCGCATCGCTGCTCTCTGTTGCTTTGGCGCTGATCTTCATCTGGTACCCTTTGTCGGCATCGTACAGGTCGGCCACATTGTCCGGCGTCGTAAACAAAATCAGCTTCTTACCGCTCAATGCCAATCCAACCACGTTTAATGTTATGGTTTTCTTTGTCGTGTCTACCACCAGGTCTGTGCAGCTCACATCCGGGCTTGCCGCAGCGCCAAACACTTCTACGCAGTTCCGCACCTCGCTGTAATCCACCGTTGCGTCTTCGCTGATGATCAAATCATTGAACACATCGGCATTCAGCACCAGCGGGTCATCCTCACAGCTTGGGATCTGCTGGCATTTGAACACATCATCCTCAAAAAATATTTCAAACGGGTAATACAAATCCCGCAACTGTGTCAAAATTGTCCACACACTTGTCGCCGCATCAAACTCCTGGTCATAAGGGATCGTTCGGTTCCAATATTCTACAAATACTTTGTTGATCCCCACTTCCTGTAACAGCTCCACCATCGCCCTGCGGATTCCGCCCCCGGCCTTAAACACGGTTTTAATACCTGTCAGCTGTCCGGCCAACGTGTCATTCAGCATTGCTGTCAGGTCCATGCAGTTAATGGTCAGGCTCCGGGTCTGCGTGTCATAGTTGTATCCGTTCTGGCTGAACACATATACCCCCTGGCTGTACCAGATAATATCGTCCAGCATCGGGGTCTTCACACCAATGTAAATCCAAACATACTTGTTCATCCACTCGCTCTCGCTGTACTGGCTGATCGCATGTTTTTCGTCCAGCACAATGGTCGAAGTGTACGTTCGCCGGATGTCCGCATCTGCATCTACGGAAATTCTTCCCTCGGTCGTAATGCCCTGCAAACTGTCAATCGTCTTCATCCGGTCGTTCAACAGGTCAATGCGGGTGTACAGCTCAATGTTATGGGAGTATAAAATTCGTATGTCTTCTGTGCTTGGCACATACATCGCGCATCAACTCCCTTCAATATCTTCTGCAATAAACCCGTTGCGGTACAAATCGGTGCTGCTCTCCAAGCTGCCAATCTCCACAAAATCAAACGCCACGGCAACCTTGTCATAATGGTCACTGTAGCTGATACTCGGCTGGTTAATAATGTTCGCCATCCAGCTGCGTCCGTCAAACAGCTTCAAGATCTTCGGCTTCTTGTTGGTACACCAGTCCACAAACTGCTTGCGGTACCGGGCACCGCCATCCCCGTCATAGTCATCCGTGTCAAAACTGTATTTCAGCACAGTGGCCGTAAAATTGCCCTGCTCATAGTTCAGGTCGCTACCGTAAATCACATACGGGTAACGGCTGCTCATAGTTTCCACCACACTGTTTGGCTGTGTTCTGGTCGTACTGGTCACGCTGGCATCAAATAACAGGTGGTAACTAATGTCTCCGTCCGTCAACACCGCACCGTCAAAGCTGCTCAAAATCTTGTTCGTGAACATGTCCTGCTCGGCATCGTCAATAATCGGCACAAACGCATACTCATACTCGGTGTTGCGCCCATCTGCGTACCAATCAATGTGTACCCAGTTGTTCAGTTCTTTTTCCCATTCCTTCAGGGTTTCATCATTCACCGGGGTTGGCCGGTGCTTGGTCGCCAAGGTAATCCAATTGTAGGTTCCAACCCGGCGTCGTTTTAACCGCATCTCGCTGATCTGTTCTGCCCGGTAGCGCAGGTTGCCACCTAGGGTATCACCGTTAAAAGCCGCATAAATGGCCGTCTGGGCCTGCCATCCATTGTCCAGATTGTACTTGCCGTAATCCTTGTCGGCATCGCGGCTTAACAGCAGGTCGTCATAAACACCGTTCTGCAGCTTCAGCACATTCAGTGCCTCATTATAAGGCGGGTATGGCAAAATCGCATTCTGTCCCATTAAAATATCGGCTCCCACAATCATTCCACACCCCTCCTTTACTCCCAGTGCAGCTCAAACAGGCCGCCCTGGTTTTTCAAATACACCTTAAACCAACCATTTGGCGCACTGGTTTTTACATTGCTCTGCAAACAGTATCCGCCGCAGGTCAGTTCCAGGTAATAACATGTTTTCTTTTCGTTCGTCTGGTAGTTGTAGGCATTGCTGCTGTAATCGTCCGCAATATCGCGGCGGCACAAAAACAGCTTCAAAGCATACGGATCTTCGTCCATTGTCGGCATACTGATCCCGTTGCTCCGTTTGTTCCACAGCCCAATCAGCAGCTTGTTCCAGCGGTCGCTTCTCATGTTCAGCCCCAGGGCATAGCTGCTGTCCACCACGCTTCCTTCTTCCACATGGCTGCCCTGTACCTTAAATCCGTCTTTGAACGTCATGTCGGCCTTAACCGGGTCAGTGTCATCCACTGTCAGGTCTACTGCCTGGTCCCCGGCCGATCCGCTTACATAGTGGTAGTCGTCCTTGTTGTCGTTGCGGTCCTTGCCCTCAATCGTCACAACATAAGATTTCACCCAAATGCAGCCTTCTTCATAATGGTTTTCCAGCGCCACAGCCGCATAACCGTCACCGCCCACATAGCCAATCAGCAGCTCACAAAATCCAGTGTCCAGCTTCATGCCGTGCTGGGTAATGCCCTGTGCTCTGGCGTAATAAGTCGTGTCATTGCGCAGGTTGCTGATGATATACGCCTTGTCCGGCACCCGCAGTGTCTCGCTGCTTTTCACCAGGCTCTTGCTGGCATCATACAGTTCAATCGTATATTCGTTCAGCTCTTCGCCCTGGGTACTCTCGTATTGCACTGTAAACTCAAAAGCACTGTATTCAATGTTGGTTTTGTCCTTGGTGCTGATCTCTTTGAACTTAAATACCGGTGTCTCCACACAATAAAACAGCAGAATATCGCTCCATTCGCTCCACGCACTGTCCTGGCCGCACACCCGTACCTTAATGCCAAACGCCGCACTGCTGTTTGTAATGCTGCTGGCCTTCAAAGTAAACTCGGATCTCTGAGTGCTCACCTCACCGCTTTGGTAAGTTGGGCTGCCCAGTTCCTCTGCACTCATAGCATTGGCCCAAATTTGCGCCTCCACCTTGGTAATCACACCAATGTATCGGAACCGGAATGTATAATCTTTTGTCGCATCAAATGCTGATACGGTATATAATGCTGGTTTGCTCATCCTCCCGCCACTCCCCTCCCTCTCTAAATAACAAAAAGCCGTCCAACCAATCAAGGTCAGGCGGTTATTTTTATCTTTCAATCATGCTATTAGTTTATAGTTATTTTACGCTTTCTTCCGGCTTATCCTCTGCTGCATCAACCGGTGTTTCCGCGGCCTTTTCTGCCGCAGCCTTCTTAGCCGCTTCCATCTCTTCCTGTATCGCGCTCTTGCGGATATTCTGCACATCACGCAGCAAGCTCTCCAAAATCAGTTCCACTGCATACGGCGGCAACCCAATCTGGTTCACACCGTCACAAATGTAAGTTTTCAACTGTTCGCACTTCAAGTTAAAATTTTCCATCATAGAATCTCCTCATCAAAATTAAACCAAAATGCCGCCAATAAACCGCAACCCATGCTGTTTCAGCTTTACATCGGTCACATAACCCTGCGCATTTTTTACAAGCTCAATACCATAAATAAACGGTACGGCCTGGGTGTTTGCGTCAAGAGTGGTTACTTCTTTGCTACCATCCCAGCCTAAAGTTTGGCCGCCCCAGTTGGTGGTACCGTCATAAATGTAAAAACCCGGAACGCTGTTACCTGTCTTGTACAACTGTGCGTTTCCGCGCAACTGTGTTGTTGCAAAATCAGAAATAAGCATCTCGTCAGAGCCGTTCATTTGAGCTTTCAATGTTCCTTTAACAGCGCGGAACCGAATTTCGTTTGTTTCTAAGTATGTGCTACAAAAATACGAACGCTGTTGAGTTCCATCAGTTTGTGGAGTAATAAATTCAATCCCCTGAGCACTCAAATTTGAACTTCCCCCAAAAGAAGTCGTATCACTATCTTGTGCTTTAGCGTAACAGGCAAGATGTAGCAGAGCATCAGATACTGTAGTTGGGTTTTCTGTTCCGTAGCTCGTGTCTTGTCCATGAAGCTGCGCAAGTATATTGTCGCTCGATTTAACAATAATAGAATTTTTATCAAGTGTTGTAACATACTGTCCATCTGTTGTATGAATTACAGAATTATCTAGGTCAAAGTAAACACCGCCATCCTTTGAGCTAATCTTGCCCGTCTTGATCAAATCAGAGTTAATCTCACCAGACTTAATATAAGTCGCATTAAAATATACATTCCCATCTTCAATAAACATGCCCTGGCTTGCTCCATTATTGGTCAACCGGTTAAAGATGTCCTCCTGTGTCAACTTTTTATCAACCGCATCAATCACTTCGTCCTTGTTCGTGTAATTGTCTTTCTTGCCCCAATCGCCGGCATCATATGCCTCGCCTTTCGCCTTTGGTTTTCCACAAACAAGCACTTCTGCCCCCGTGTACCACAAATCACCTTCGTCATACGGCGGGTCGGGGTGTTCGTCCTTGCTGGCATCTGCCGTAAACACACGCCGCTTTCCATCCGCCGTATCCTGTGCCTTGCTGGCCGCCTCAAGTGCATTGGTTACATCTTTGTCCTGCACCAGCTCCCACTTGTAGCTGCCATCGTCACCTTTCATAAATCGGTATGCTTTGCCTGTCTCTGTGTTATAAAACAGGTCGTCCACATGTTTTTCTTTTTCTTCATCTGTCGTCCAGCTCTTGGCCGGCTCGTTATCCAGCGTAGGGTCATAGGCGTAAAAGTGCTGCTCGGCCTTGCTGTCAATCTGGTCCTGCATATCTTTCGTTACACCATCTACATAATTTTTCATGTCATCTTTGCTGGCGTAACTATCCTTTTTTACCCAATCGCTGGCATTATATTTGTCACTGGCCGTGCGTGCTACCGTACAAACCAGAATGTCTTCTCCATTAAACCACAAATCGCCCGTGTCATACGGCGGCTCCGGGTGTTCCCCCTTGCTGGCATCAGCCGTAAATACCTGGCGCTTACCATCTCCGGTGTCTTGTGCCTTGCTTGCGGCTTCCAGCGCATCCAGCGTCTCCTTATCTGTCACTTCTACCCAGCTGCCGGTTTTTGTTTCCTCGTTGTATGTCCACTGCCAACCTTTCTTGCTGTTGGTGTTATAAAACAAATCGCCGTTGTGCGCTTTCTTTGTGGTGTCGTCTTTCCAGCTCATAGCAGGCCAGTTCTCAAGCGTTGGGTCATAGTTATAAAAATACTGTTCAACCTTGCCGTCCACCTGTGCCTGCAGTTTATCAACCTTATTCACATAATCTTTCAGGTCTTCCTCAACCTTGTCCTGCTTCAACAGGTTCCGATCAATTTCATACGGCTTAATGTACAGCCGCTTAAAGTCATTCTGCGGGGCAATCACAGCCACGGCATCGTTCACCTGGAACAGCGCATTACTCGCAATGGTATATTCCTTGCCAAAAGCCGCCACTACATAGCCGCTGTGGTCGTCCAGCACCTTCACAATTGTGCCAACAGCTGTACGGTCAAACTTAGCATTGCTAATCAGTCTCTCGCAGTAACGCTTCACCTCTTTTGCCAGGTCCTTCAGCCCCGCAATGGCATCATCCAATGTGTTCTTCGCCATAGCTTTTCCTCCAAAATAAAAAGCCGGGCAGCCACATAGGCCACCCGGTATATCGTCATCGGTATTATCGCTTAAACCAATATTTCTTTACATCTGATTTTTCATCATAAGATAATTCAATATACTTGATTTTCTCTCTTGGTATTGCAACAATCTGGTCATCTATCGTAACAAGTTCATGGCCATGATCATCCGTTACAGTATACTCTGATAAGAACAGCATATTCTTTTCAGTTGCCAACCCTGCATAGTAGCCCTTAAACCCATTCTCGTCATTTGTTGCTACCATCATATAGGTGCCAAGCTCATAGTCAATAATATCTTCCCACACATCGCTACTTGGGGACCACTTGAATAATTTAAGCAACACCCGTTTAACCTTTGTGCTTCTGCGTAAGATAGATAAAATTGCACCAAGAACACAGGCCACAATATACTGTAGCTTCTTGGTCGGCACTACCTGCATAAGCAGAAAACTAATTATCACAGAATAAATCAAGTAGTGCTGCGGCAACTGTTTATCCAGCAACCGATTGTAAACCCATAACATTAACACGCCAGGCACTACATACTGCAAAATGTCAGGTATCATAGCAACCAGTGCATTTAAGTATTGTGTTATCTCCATAAAATTACTTCTCTTTTTTGGCGTTTTTATCCTGCCAGGTTTCTTTGTTTTTATTTTCTTTGGCCTTATGGGCTTCCGGGTTAAACGTAAACTCCGTGTTCGGCTTGTTTTGGCTCTCAGTCTTTGCCATAGGTATAACACTTCCTACTTTATTATAATAGGGTCATTATACCATACAAAAAGCCGAACAACAACAATCTGTTACCCGGTGTAAATTGACTTATAAAATTATCGCATTGCTCGTACAAGAGCACTAAATTCTTGTTCTGTTTTGGCAAATCGGTATGGAGCATACTCTCCATATGCTGTTGGTCTGCTAATCGTCACTAATTGTACGCCTTTATCTCCAACCGCAGCATTTAAGGCTCTTTTCATTTCAACAAGATGCTTGCCGTGAGTTGTTTTCAAAGCAACACAGCCATGAGCATATCTATCTTTTGCTACTAAATAGCACATGATTCAGAACCTCCTTAAAAAGCAACAGCCATCATCTTACCTTATTATATAAGGGACCTAACCGCTGATTCCTCTCGGTTGGTTTCCCTCTGTCCTGTTTGTAATTACCGCTTGCTGAACTCCTGCGCCATAATGGAGCCAATGTTCTGGTGCAAAATGCGGCCAAAATTTTCAACGTCATTCACACCGTTCATCACAATGTTAATGTCGCCAATGTGTACGCCGCTGCTGCCAGCACTGGCCAACTCAGCGTTCACATTCTCCATCCGCTTCAAAATAGCACTCTCCACAAAAGCTTCCGGGTTAATCGCTGCGCTAAACAGCCGGCGGGTCAGGTTTCCCGGCACAACGCCGTCCCCAACCTCCAGGCTGGTATAGCGTCCGGCTTCCGGCTGCCGCACAACAATCTCAGGCCCAGCCTCATCAACACGCGCACGTTCAAAGGCCGCAACGTTCATAATGCCGGTTGCATGGTTAGCGCGAGTGATCTCGTTTTTCTCCCATTGCAGCTCTTTCTTCTGTTTTTCAATCTCAGCATTATCTTCGTTGTACTTCTTTTCCACTACCTTAATTTGCAACTCAAGGTCTTCAACCTCTTTGGTCTTATCCTTAATCTGCTTCAAAACATCAACATAGTGGTTCTTAAAGTCCGTCAGCACATCCATGCGCTGGCCCAGGATTTTTTCTTCCCAGTCAGCCCCAAGCCGCGCTACGGTATTGATTCGGTTCTGCTCGGTTTCGTAAGCATCCGCAACCTCTTCCCATTTGCTCTTATACTCTTCCAGCTGGTCAATCAGCTTCTTGTTCTGCTCGATCTGATCTTCCACATAGTCCGTCTGGCGCATGTTTTCCGTGTAATCAGAGGTGATTTTATCAATCATGCTCTGGTCCATGTTCAAAATCATCTGATCGGCATTGTCGCCGTACAGCTTGCGCAAAATCTCAAGGTTTTTGGCATTGGTATAAGCATTCTGGGCATCATCCAACTTTTCTTTGTAATCGTTGTAAGCGTCAATCTTGTCCTGGTTGGCCTGCTTTTTGTCCTCCAGCTCTTTTTCCAGGGCCTCTTTTTCCTTGGTCAGCTTATCAATGGCGTCATTGTGCTCTTTGTCGCGCAAGGCATCATTGTAATCTTCTTCGGCGCTCTTAACAGCACTTTCGTCGGCTTCCCAAACAAAGCCCTTGCCCTCACGGTACACGCGCACATTCTTGGCGGCCAATGCAGCATCCAGCGCAGCTTTCTTCTGTGCCAGGCTAATAGCCTCTTCCTGTGCATCGTTGGCCTCATTTAGCTTATCAATCTCATCCTGCAGCGCATCAATCCGCGGTTGGTAACTGTCCTCCAATTCGTCATTGGCTTTTTCCAGCTCTTTAACCCGCTGCTCAATTACCCAGTTGGCACCATTGATGGCGGAATCCAGGTTATCTTTATCCTTCTCCAGCTTCTCTTTCAGGTCATCCCACTGGTGTTCTAGCCGGTCAATTTCTTTGTCAATGCGGTTGGTTACAGTCTTAATAATGCCATCCAGAACCGTCTGCTCTTTTTCCAGTTCCTTAATGACCTTTTCAATGGCCTCTTTCTGGTCTTCCAACACCTTTTTCTGTGCTTCATAGGTTTCTTTCAGCGCCTGGGCCTTCTTGTCCAATGCGTCAATCGCCGCACTTTGGGCATCAGTGGCACCTTTGTTACTGCTCTTGCCGGATTTAGGCTGAGCACCACTAAAACCGCTAAGACCATAGCCATTCATTATGGCCAAACTCTTTTCAAGATCTTCAAGCTGTTTCTGGGCATCTTTAGCTTTGGCCTTCTCTTTTTCCAATTTGTTATTTAGAATATCAAGTCGTTCAACACCAGGAAGTTGCGAACTATTTCCAAAACCTAAATTTGGACTGAAGGTTAATTTTTGACTGAGATAGTCGCTGCTAAGTACAGAACTAGCCGAAGGCATAGAACCAATGGCACCATATAACTTTTCCAGAATTTCAATTTCATTTTGATACTGTTCAATACGAGCCTTTGTCTGCTGGATAGTTACATTCGTGGAGTCAATCTGGCTTTGTACTTGAGCAATCATGGCGCTCTTCATCGTGCCAAATTTGCCTTCCAAAATACTCTGGCTGATACTTACAACACCATTCTCAACTTCCATATCGTTGATCAGCTCAGGATAAACCGCCAACAATGCCTGTAAGGATTCACTGCTTAGGTATCCCTGCTCGCCCATATCCTTAAAGGCGGATTCAAGAGCTTTGGTTTGTTTGTAACAGTTACTGGTGCTATCAGTAAAGTTAGAGAAGAAATTCTGTAAATCACCGGCTGCATCAAACTGCCAGTCATCATCGCTACCATTACCTTTGCTTTGTTCTTCATGTAATGCTTGCAGCTGGGCAATAAGTCCTTCAACACTGACGCCATATTTTTCTGCCAAGTCGGCAGCTTCTTTATAAGCATCACTGCCTTTTTCAATCGCCTGCCCACCATTGATAGCATCGTTCAGCGCTTTAACACTATCCTCGCCATCAGCAACAGACTGAGTAAAGTCGTTGGTAGCCTGGGTAATGAGAGGAATATTGTTAATGTATAGATTCCAGAAATTCAAGAAGGCTTGCTCGTTATCCGACAAATTTTTAATACGTTCCTGGTATTTGCTCTTGTCGTCATCTGAAGTAAACTCATTTGGGGCGTTATTGAGCAACGTATCCATCTCGGTGGTATAATCGTCGCCAATACTTTTAATATATTCTTTTGAGTCCTTTTGGAACTTCTCAAGTTCAACCCTACGTTCCTCGTAAGCGGCTTTGAACATCTTGCCATTAGCAAAATCTTCATCAAGCTGAATCAGAGCTTCAATCGACTTTTTGTAATCGCCGACTGCTTGTTCCATTCGTTCGTCTTGATTACCACTATATGTACCAGTAAGCCCTAAATTTCTAAGGCCAGCAGAAATACTAATCCTATCTGTTGTTTTTGTATCCTGCTGTTCATATACCGCACTTCTGGTATCTTCCGCAGTTGTATCTGCCAACTGCTGTGCCAACTCAAGGTTTGTTTCCAGTTGTTTTTTTTGTTGCTTCAGTGAATCAAGACTCTCTTGGTCTACAATATTACCAGTAGTAGAACTCCGACATTCATCCATCTTGGCCTTGAGTTCTTCAATCTGCTGGGTAAGCTCTTCAACCTTTTGGGTGGCTTCTTCATGCTTCTGGCTCATCTCGGCCGCTTTATCACGGGCATTCTCATAGGCGTGAACTGCATTGTCGATCTTCTCTGCAACCACGCTTACAATAGCACCAATTGCCGCAGCAGCAACCGCTGTAGTAATAGTACCAAGCAGCGCTTTCCCAAACGCTTTCGCCACGCTGGTAGCCGTCCGTGTGCTGGCCGTATAGACCTTCATCACGTCATCCAAGTTGTTGGTGTTCCGCGCAACGTCCTTGGCTACTTGGCTGGAATCTTTGAGGGTTTCGTTAAGGATGTTCTGCTTCTTTTTGGCTTTATCGGCAGTGTCAGGTAAAACTTTTACCTTGTCGATAAATAATTGCAATGCCGCGGTATCTGCTGCCACTTGGTCATTACTCATAAAACCAGTGAGCTTCCCAAACATTTCTTGTATCTTTTGTTGTATAAGAGATTATTGTGTGATATAATCTTTATAAGGTTATAATTACTGTTTAGGAGGTCAAAAGTGGCGGTTAGTGCTATAGATGTTATTTGCCCACATTGCGGTTATATAGATATATACTTTAATCCAAGCAAATTTCCCATTTGTGAATGTTGCAGCTATGAAGACCCTATTATTTTGGATAATCAAGACGTTTTAACATTTGAAAAAGAGATAAAAATTAAGAAACCAAATGTAGACACTTATGAAGCTCTTCGTGAAAAATACGTCTACCCCAGCGAACACTTCAGCAAAAAAGCCTATAACGACATGCTCAAGTATTCCGAGGAAAAGAAACGGCGTATCCAAGAAGAATACGACCGTATTTGTCATACCCCCAAATGCCCCACTTGCGGCAGTACCGACCTGCGCAAAGTGTCTGTGGGTGCAAAGGCCGTGTCCGTGGGCCTATTCGGTATCTTTAGCCAGAAAGTTAAAAAGACTTGGCATTGTAACAGCTGTGGATATGAATGGTAATGCTGCGCAGCGCGGTGTAGGATAGGAGTAAGCCATGACAGAAAAAGAGCTAAAAGAGATTGACGCCCGCATCGCAGAATTGGAAGCGCAAAGCGACGAGTACGAGCGCCAAATCAAGGAGCTGGAAGAGAAAAAGTCGCAAGTAGATGAAAAAATTTCTGACCTAGAAACACAAGCAAGCACATATCGAGTTCTTAATTCTATCAATGATGTAACAGAAGAAAATTCCATGCAAGTTTGGTTATCCAAAGACACTAGAACTACCCCTGTTATGAGCAAATTCTGTGATTCTGATAAGAGTTTTTTAACAATTCCAGAATTTATGTATCCAAGAGCTTTTTTATTAGTTGTAACAAAATATCATTATGGTATACAATATATTGATTCCGGCATGACAATGACCGACTTAAAACAGGAAGGATGTTCTCCAGAAAGTCGTGTTAAAAAAATTGCCATGTCAGATCAAAAAACCAGAATGTCTGCCCTATACAAAGAATTATATAAAGTCATAACCAAACCAATAAACGCTGGAGATAAAATCCCGTTTGAATATCCCGTTCGCCTCGGTGGGCAAACATACAACAATCAAACTGGTTATGGCAGAACTTATTATGGTTATGACGAATACGAAGAAGGAACCTTGTATGGTGAAACTACAGGATTTGTTGTAATTGGTATAATCGGGAAAGACTGGCCTGCATATTAACATCCAACAATGTCAACCGCGTATGCGTAAAGTGCAAAACAAGGTTCTGATGGGCGGGTATACACAAGAAAAAGCCCTAACCATAGAGGTCAGAGCTTTTGTCATGTGTGCTTTTTATGTGACCGGCAAACACAAGTTTCGTTGTCGCCGTGGTCAAGATCTATCCACAGAATATTAAATACAGAATCTTGCATAATACCATACACTCTGTGTGTAGCTGTAATACGCAATGATATAATAGACTCTGCTTCAATCTTCAAAGCGATCAATCTGTCTGTGGCAGCTTTATTCAGCGATGTCACATAGATTGAATGGTTGTATTTTCGTGCTTTGACCAGAATATCACTCCAGGTTTGGCTTTCTAATCCCTGAAACCTTGGTAATATTTCATCCCAAAATAATAGTCTTGCTTCGGCGGCATTTAACGACCAAAGCTCTTTATCGCAGCTGGAAAAGTTCCAAGCCGGGTGTTGCCTGTAAAACTGATCTGGGTCCCTTTCCGTAGCCGCCTTTCGGTCAACAGGCTGTTTTGTTTGCTTTACAGCTTTCTTTTTACAGGCCGCCATAATACATTGCCATGCTTTCCTTTGTAATAATCCGGTCGCATCCTACTCCCTGCGGAATATCTTTGCGTGCTTCAATCCACGGGTCTTCCATGTGTGTCAGTCGGCTCAACCACTGTGCATCATGTGGATAATAATAATCCAGTACCTGATTGATCGTATCTTTTTGGTTTTCTGTCAGCAGGCCAGTCCCGCCTGTTTCATCATCTGCGGTAACGGCAAACTTTCCTTTGGTCTTAAAGAATAATTCCGGGCAAACAGGTCCATTGGCCCATGCCTGAAAATCTTCATCAAACAAAGGCGCATCATCCCATACCAAAGACCACGCCTGAGCATAGTAGCAGAGCTTCTGCAGCTTCATCGTGGACATATTTCCTTTTTGCTCCAAGATGTATTTTGCTGTATCAAACACGTTCGCCATACTACCAGCTCCTTTCTTCTGCTTATAGTTTACCATGTTTCCATCGCAAGGTCAATCAAACCGCCAGCATATAGTTCCTTCACCTAGTCCGTATTCTTCAAAAGGAAGGCCATATGGTTTCCATAAGCAACAGGTGGCAGCAACAATGTGGCAATGACAAACAAGAACATACATTCCTTTATATTTTGCTTGCAACTCTTTTTCATTTTTCTCAACCCAGTGTATGTTCTGTTGGCGCAAATACTTTGCCCTGATTTCTTTCATCATATCACTAACCACCTCCTTGTTGCAATATAAGGTTGACCGAGTATGTGTAAAGTGTAAGACGAGGTATTAAGGATAGTCCTCTTATATATCTAAAAACATAAAAAGGAGTACAAACACTTTCTGCAACATATATGACATCCCTATAGTTGCAAAAAAACATAAAATAGCCAAAGCAAAATCTCCACCGTCCATAAAGCTCACCTCATAAAAGGAATAAATCATGACACCTGACGAAAATCTACAGGAGCTTCAGACTCAAAATACAGAATCTCCTGCACCTCAAAAACATAGGCTACCTACTATCCGTTCTGCCATTCCTGCTGTTCTTATAAATATTACAACGCTTGCTATCGCCGCTCTTTGTTTCTTTGGTTGGTATGATAACCAAAAGCCTATTCTAATTCAATCGGGGTACGATCAAGGCTACTCCGAAGGATACGACATAGGACATCAGAACGGTTATGACGCCGGTAACTCCTACGGTTATGATAAAGGCAAGTCAGACGGCTATGATGCTGGTTATAGTGCCGGTAAAAAGAAAGCCTATACTTCCGCATACGAAGACGGGAAAACGGCAGGATATAATCAAGGCTATTCCATTGGAGAACAACATGGCAAGGAAGAAGCCAGCAAAGAATCATATAACGAAGGATATGAGGCTGGCAAAAAAGACGGATACAACAGCGGTTACTCTGCTGGTCAATCATCGGTTCAATCTTACTCTGCTCCCACTTCTTCTGAAACAACAAATTCAGCATCTGTGATTACCGATAGTTACACAGTCTATGTTACCAAAACAGGCTCTAAATATCATCGTGCAGGTTGTTCCTATCTTCGTAAAAGCAGTATGGCTATGGATCTATCAGAAGCACGAAAATACTACACGCCATGTAGCCGTTGTAACCCTCCGTCTTAAATTTTGAAGATTGACGATAAGCCTTCCTTTAGTTCTTCAAAAAACTGTTCAACATCCTGTGTGTTGTTATTGGCGTTTTCCTGCCCCTGTAATTCTTTAATTAGCGCCGCAAGCTCTTTGGCGTTGCCCGTAATCTGAATTGTCATAAAATCCTCTTCCTTATATGTAGATTGGCTACTTGGCATAAACATCTCTCTGGTACTTTTGCGATTGTTTAGATTAACGTTCGGTTTATATGTAGCACCCATAATCACCCCTCCGTTCCTTGATTTTTAAGGCAATTAAAACAGCCGCCGTTATAAATTCCCATCATCGCAAACTTGTCCATTTGCTCCGCTTGGTTTGCCGTCAGTCTTTTGCAGTTGATTGCTACTGCCCGCATAACATATTCGCACTTATAAATCATTGCGTCTTGCTCAGAACTGTACTCTCGTTCAAACAAAACTTTGCGCTGGCAAGGTTTCAAAATACCTTCCATAAATGCCATAAAAATTCCTCAATTTCCTATTATCTCCATTAGGAGGTGTTTTATAATGTCAAACATACAAGGAACACATATTTGTACTTATTGCGGGCAGACGATTCATTGGTATCTTCCACCAAGAAATCGCTATGCGTCAACAGGGACTTATCAATTGTTTACGATGTCAAGCGTCGATAAAGATAGTGTTCCTGTAAAAGAAGACATAGACCCAGACACCTGTGAGCTTATTTACTCATACGATTGTCCTCTTTGTGGTCAGTACAATTCTTTCCCTCGCACTTGCAACAACAGCTCTGAATAAACGCATCTAAAACTTTCTTTTCAGAATTGTAATCCATGTCCTTATAAGCTATGTCGCTACAATCAATTAAAATTATGTGTTTTTCTTTTCCGTCATCACAGCAATAGCACAACTCGTCTTGTTTTACGTCATATGTACGGTTAAATAACAACTCTTTTTGGCACTGTCTCAATAAATCATTTGGTTCCATAAAAAATTACCTCTCAAAAATACCAAAAGCCCCGGCCATTAAATGTCAGGGCTTATCTTTATTTATAACCTTCTTACGGCTTTCCCGTAATGTTCTGACTGTCTTTCTTCCCGTCTGGTTTTCACCATGGAATAGGGCTACCCATACAGTCGATGAACCAAAACACCAAAGTTCACACATCTTCTTCTGCGCACATTTCTGTACGCGGTGTCTCGGCTGCTGATTAAGCATTGTTTGCGCGGGTTAGCACCACCCCGTAGGGGCGGCTTTTCTCTCAGCATACCGCATCCGCATACTTGTTTCTGCCTTTCGGCTCCACAGTGTTCCATTACCGGCTCACTATGGCTATGCGGCTCTTAGCCTTTCCCAGCAATTTGGGTATTTAATTATTTGGCACCTGCATCCTACACAACTATTCCCCTTGTGTAAACGGGCATACAATTTACCACTGGTGCCTTTGTTCTTAATAAGTGACGTTACAAGCCCTGTACTAATACCAGTTAGTGCAGTTGGAATTAGTCCAAAATTGTCAACAAGCTTCACAGCTTCATCAGCAAGATTGGCAATATGTGTTGCTAATTCAATAAAGAATTTTATCAGATCGCTATCCAGCACATCCTTAGAAAGCTTCTCAAATGCTGCTGTGAACTGCGAGATTTTACCATTGATGCTATCAAGGTAAGTCTCGTTTTCTTTTGTGGCGCTGCCGGCAGATTCAGCGGCAGTCTTGGCGGCATCCTGTGCGTCCTTCCAGTTGTCCAGCATACCGGAAACAACGTTAGCGCGGTTCTTGCCAGCAACTTGTTCCAACAGGGATGCTTTGTCAACATCATTCATCTCTTTCCAGACGTTAGCAATGCCTTCCATGATTTCATAGGTGGACTTAAAATCTCCGCTCTTGGTTAAAATATCAAATCCACCTTTGCCGTCAACATTGGTCAATGCCTTAATCTGTTCTCGCAGCTTGGAGGTGCTCACTGCAACATCGTCAGTGCTTTCGCCCATCTGTTCAAGATCGGTCTTTGCGCCACGGATGCGCAGTGACAATACTTTCAGCGCGTTACCTACCGACTCCGGGTCCTGCGCAACATCATTGGCAGCCACAATCATACCAATACTCTGATCCAACGTGTTTCCTGCGGTATGCAAGGCGGATGCCGAGCGCTGTAGCGCACTGCCAACTCCAGCCGAGGAGATGGCATAATTATTACCCACCTCATTAAATTTATCAACAATGCCGGTTACATCTTTTGCTTCAACGCCAAACGCTTTCATTGTGGAAATGATAGATTCACTAGCGTCATTGACACTAGAAATACCCGTTTTGTTACTCTTCCCTTTTATAAAAAGGAAGGGGCAGGTCATTTCTGCCTACCTCTACAGTTTTATTGTTAGATTATAGCTGTAGACCAGATCATATCTTCACCCTTATCATCAGGGTGGTTAGCGTTCGCTTAATCGTTGCCTTTTAAGCTGTGATCGTTACGGATTCTGAATGTAATATTTTATTTATTTGGTTATCAATCAACTTTTTATACATATCATTTTTTTCTGCGGTATAAGGAATCTCCAAATAGAAAAAGCCATGCTGGATCGCATAGCTCTTTTTATACAAATCTCTATTCTGTTGTTGTTCAAATTCATATTCAGGAGTTGTTCCATTTCGTTGAGCCGTTAATCTATGCCAACTATTACAGACATAATGTTGTTTTCCGTTGACCTCTACAATTAAATTTAGCTCAACTACTTGATTATCAAAAGGAAGTTTTTGGTTATTATATTGTTTAAGAGATGGAGGGAGTAAAGTACATTGATATTCATGTAAGACATGATACCCGAATGATTCAAGATATTTTGACACTTTTTCTTCAAGCATACTTGTTTTACTCATAGCTGAACATACGGGACATCTGAAATCATACCTTACAGTTTCAGAAACTGCTCGTTCATAATCTTCATGAATTCCGTTATCACACTTCCAAAAAACTTTTCTATGCGAATAAGGAGTATATTCATATGGTGTTTTACTGTTTCTTACACTCCACAATTTTATTGCATCAATATACTTTACGCCAAGACTATCTGTATATGCAGGTTTTCCATTTTTTCCGCATACCTTGCACCTATAACATCCGGTATTAGGAAAGGCATTTGTAAAACGATTGCAAGAAATTAAATATTCACCATGTTCTGTCTTTTTATTGCAATTTATATAAACCTGCGTTTTACTTGAGCGATCTATTTGCCATGGATTTAATCTATTGGATTCTCCCCACATACTAGTAAAAAAATCTTCTCCATAATGGTCAATACCCCATTGAGCAATAGAGTTACACTCTTTGCAAATTTCTTTTTTAGCATTATAAAGAGATTCAATTTTAATAAGTCTTGACGGATGCAATCCTCTTTCGCATTTTATAAGAACCTTTTTCTTACTTTGATAATTAACTTCGTTTGGTTTAATCGAGTTTCTTTCATCCCATAATGATATGTATTTTTCATGATCTGTGCTCTTGCACCACTCTTCAAAAGTCAATAAAATTCTCCTATTTTTTTACATTCAGTCTTGTCCTCGGAATTGCCCATCTCTGGGGTTTTCCCGATAAAAGCTAACTTTATTACCCGTATATTACTATACGGGAGGACTGTTTTGTTAATCCCCCACATGTTGGTACAGGACGGCCGCGTCAGCCAATTCTTTGGAATCTTTCAAATTGTAACCTAACCGTGCAAAATCAGCACTGGCCGTTACAATATCGCTGATAGAAGCGCCCAGGTTCTTTGCTCGCGTACCGGCATCATCCAAAAACGCATCGTATGTATTATCAGTTTCGTTTGTAACCTTTTTCAGCTCGGTCATGGCAGAATCAATATTCACCACGTTCTGGTAAATCTGTCGTAACCCTTGCTCAACCATGCTAATTACCTGGCTGGCAAACTGACTCTTGATATTTGTCTCAAACAGCTTTTTGAACTTCATCGCCAGCGTGTCAGTCTCAAGGCCAGCATCCTGTACTGCTTTTTTCAGTTCTGCAAATTCCTTGGATGCTTCGCTTGCATATTCCTGGCCGTTTTGCTGTGTGATTTTCCCGGATTTTAGCAATTCCTGGTAGCGTTCAATATACTCAAGATATCGTGCATATATCGCAGGATCAGTTGTAATTTTAGAGTTATTAGACAAATACCTCTGTGCTGTATACAAAGAATTAGAAACACTCTTAATATAAGTGTTCACATCACGCTGAGATTTAAGACCGCCATTAAACTTATCAGCTTCCGCCTTTGTTTCGCTAATCTTTGTCCTAACAACGTTTAGCGCATCAGAGACACTTTCAATCGGCGTTTTGGCATCCTTGAATTTGTTGGCCATTGCAGCAATAAAAGTTGGAACGTCAGCCGCAGATTTAACATTTTCGGCTTCTTCAACCATTTTTTTAAGAGCACTTTCAGTTTGCTGATAATCGTCTCTCTGTTTAAATCCCTTATTGCCAGCGCTCCGCTGTAAAGCCGTTAGCATCGTCTGGTAGTTTGCCAAAAAGTCCTTAATCTGGTCAAACTGGCGTTCATTACTTCTAACGCTATTATCAGCAATGGTGTCATTGGCCGTGTTTACTGCTGTTGTAAGTCTTTTAGCAGCAGATGAGCAATTATCCATAGCGATTTTAAGCTTATCAAAGTTTTCGGAACTCCAGTCTTTTTCATACTCTTTTCTGGCTTTTTCTAAAGCTGTTTGAGTCTCTTTGAATTCTTCTCGCAAACGAGTAATTTTTGCGCTTTCTGTACCATTTACGTCTAGCTTCGAAGCCTTAGAGATGCTAGCGGCAGGATCAATTTTAGAAAGCTCTTGTAACTGAACTGTCTGGGTTTTAATGTCAGCAACATCTTTTTCTGCCTGCCGTATTGCAGCTTGAAGAATGTCTGCGTTCCTATCGCTGCCATCATTATCAAAGCGAGCGATGGCATCAAAAACGGACGAAAGATCGGCAGAAAGTTTTTTTACTGAATTATCATAATTTTCAGTCGTTTTATTATCGAACTGGAACTTGGTAGCTTCATCAAACGCTTGAGTAAATTCAGCATATTTAGCTGCATTGACCAGCAAAGCATTTGTACCTTCAGATTCTTCATCGGCTACTTGTGCCGCTGCCTTGGCCGCTTCCTGGGTTTCTTTATTAACCTGCTTTACACCTTCCGCCATCTCGGTGGTCCGGCTAACAATATCTGCCCATGTTGTTGCGGCTTTTTCGCTGCCATTATAAAAGGCAGTAATGTCGTCATTCAATTCGGCAAATTGCTTGGTGTAACTATCTTTTACAGCGCCATCCGGCATCTGCTTAATCATGGAGCCAATATTGCCGGTCTTCATTGCCAGCGATGTCACCCGGTCGTTGTTGGGGCTGGTTTGTAGCATCGCGTCCTTGCGGATCTTAGTGGAGATTTTCTTAATCTGCTCATCAACAGAGTTGTTAATCAGCTCCGCAAACTGGTCCATGTTTACCTCGTCGGTCATGGTTTTCAGTTTAGCAAGGTCCGTCATGCTGTCCGTAATGCTCTTGGCTGCATTCGTTAGGCTATTAAATACGGCAGTAATTTCCGCAAAGCCATTCACAATGTCAGTCTTGGCCTTTTTAGCATCTGTCGTACTCTTCTGTGCCTTGGCAAGTTTTGCATCAAGGCCGCTGGTATCTTTCAGCGTAGCCAGTGCCTGGTTCAGTGCTTCATCCAGCGTCGCTTTGAATCGCTGGGTGGCTTCTGTTACTGCCGCATCAACCTTCGGCGTTACCGTTTTGCCGCTTTCATCTTTCGGCAGTTTAACGCTGTTGATGGCACTCAGCTCACCAATAGACTTCTTATAAAAATCAACGATGTTATTGATAAAGTTTCCAAGCTTGCGGTAAGTTGTTGCATTCTTGCTGCCATCAATCTCTGCCACTTTGTCAAGGTTTTCCTGTAACCCTGCTGCAATGTTCGCATAACTGGTAAACAGCCGCTTCAATCGGTTCCCGGCGTTCACAAGAATCTTTACACTAGCATCAATTGTTCCGCCGGCCTGTGCAGCTTCGCTCAGTGCGGTGGTAGCCCGGCCAACCTTTTCGCCGGCATTATTCAGGGTCGCACCAACAGTTTCCATCTGGGCAGAAAGCTCCTGTGCAGCACTCTGCTGTTGTTTTGCCGCATCGGCCGTTGTAATCGCGGTGCGCTCGCCAGTGGTTTTATAAGCCAGGATAATAGCGTTTACTTCATCAGATGCCGCAATAATCTGCGCTGCTTTTTCAGCAAACCCATTTGTCGCAGCGCCAATCTTGGCAAACTTGGTAAACACCGTGTGGATTTGAGTGCTCGCCTCATTCGCTTTTGCAGCACTGGCAGCCACATCATCCATGCTGGCAGTCTCAGTGGCGACTTTCTTCCCGCGCTTGGTTGTGACTGCAGTCCCGTTCATAATGCCAGCGTTGGTCTTTATGTCAGCCAGGGATTCACTGTATTGCTTAAAAGTGTCATTCAGGGCAATCGCAGCCTCAATCATGGGGCTGGTCGCTTCTTTTGCTCCGTCTGCACTGGTAGCTGCTGTTTTCAATTCAGCTGTAATGGTGTTAATGGAATTACTTGCTCTGGTAATGGCGTTTTTTACTGCATCCGCTGCCTTCTCAGCGTTCAATACCAACTGCTGTAGCTTTACAGCTTCATCAACCTCGGTAGTATCCGCTTTCTGCGTCTTTTTGCCGCCGCGCTTTCCTTTGGCCGTTTTATCTTCCTTGGTTAAACTGGTCAAAAAGGCCGTCGAGATTGCCAAAGTTTTATTGATGCTCTCAATGGCCGCATTAAATTCAGCAGCTTTTGTTTTGGTCGTTTCAAGCTTCGGGTTGCTCTCTGCCACAGAATTAACGAACGCAGAAACTTTATCCAGAACATCTTTTACCTTGCTTGGGTTAATTGCCGAAAGCGTTTCAAGCAAGGTTTTCGCATCATCAGCCTTGTCTTTACCGTTTGTAATACCGGTGGCCTCAGATTTTAATTTTGAAATTTCTTCTGCAATCTGCTCTTTTTGCTTAACTAAAGTTTGAAGTGCGTTGATACTTTCTTGAGTAGCTTTTACAATGGACTGTTCAGCCTCCAGTGTTTTTTGCTTTGCAGCAGTAACAAGGTCTTGTTTTTCAGTCATTGTATTAAGCTGGGAAATGATGGTCTCGGTAGCAGTCTTTATACGAGCTGTTATCTCAGTGTCATCCAAATCCGATTCTTTTGCAGTTTTTAGCTTTGTTTGCTCGCTGCTTATTCCAGTAATTTTATTTTGAAGCTCTCTTTTTCGTTGTTCAATCTTTCCTTCAGCAGTTTGAATTACACTATCAAGACCAGATACCATTTGGTTCTTTACACTATCAGGCAAAACGCCAATAGTCGAAGCAATCTCAACCCAATACTCCTGGTAATCTTTTGCAGCAGTCTTAACTTCTTCTTCTGTCGATGTAGAACTTAACACTTTTTGACGGGCTTCATTTAATTTTTCAAACAAGCGTTTAAGAGTCGCAGTATAATTCAAAGCAGCAGAATTTAATTCCTCAGACGCATTCATATCCATTGCGCTGATTACCGTTTCGAATTTTTTTGCTATCTTGGCAGAATCTTCTCCACGTGCCACCAACTGATCGTCTACATAATCAGCAAAGCTGTAATATCTTGATTCTCCAGTATTTTTATCAACGTCTTCCCAATTCGCAATATCTTCAAAAGTATTAAAAACTTGCTTAACTTTATTAGATTCATTTTCAACATTTGCAATAGTGTTTTTAATTTCTGTTGTTCCTCTATTAAAGCTATTGCTTATTAAAGAAAAATAAGTGTTTATGTCTTCACTAATATTGTCAGAGCTTTCTTTCAAACCTTTTTTTAGTGAGGGGTCAGTAAGAACACTCAAGAGATTTTGTTGAAAAGAAGAAATTTCATTAGAAACATCGTTTCCTTTTTTTGCTTCCCCGCTATCGTTAGAATTTGTAGTTTCTTTGTTTACTTCGTTAATAAGAGTTCTGATATCAGAAATATTTTCTTTTATTTTTTGGTACTGCTTTATTTTTGTATTAAGAATAGAAATTTCAGTATCTTTATTTATACTGTTTTTAAGTTCTCGTTCTTGTGTCGCAGTGAGTTTGGTTTCTTCATTTAGTTGCTTTTGTGCAGCAATCTGCTCTTGGGTGACGCTGGCAATTTCTTTTCGTTTCTGTACACTACCAGTAAGTAGATTTATGTTAGAAGTGAGTGCTGCCTGTTCTCGTTTTTGCGCCTGTTCAATAACATTAGCTGCCTGCTGGGCACTTTCCGCATAGTCGTCAATGGCTTTCATAGTATTGGCCATTGCTTTTTCCAGCGTCCCGGAAATGGTTTTGCTGATGCTCTTTAGCTGTGTCTTTAGGTTTTTATCGCCAATCTGTACATTAAACTTTTTGTTTTTCGCAATCTCATCCAGTTTCCCCTGCACACCACCGCCGTCAGGTTCCACCTTTACCTTAATACTTAAATCTTCCGCCATATACTTTCCCCCTTACGGTTCGGCTCAAGCCTTCAAAGGCCGATTCTTTTCAAATCAGCCACTCAAGACAAGAGCCGAAGCTCTCGTCGCGTTAGTTATCAGGGAACTGCTCTTTTATGGCTTTCACAATCTCTCCATGTACGGCGCTGTTCCCATCTGCGATTTCTTTTGCCGTGTTTGCCACAAACGGGCGCGGGTGCAAATAGGCCGCATCAGGTGGCGAACCCCAAATGTTTTTCACATCGCCCTTCTCCACCATCTCAGCAAGCGGTGTATTGGTGCCGGTTTTGTACTGCCCACCAACGGCTGATTCATTCGGTACACCAATATCCTTTACCGTAAGCACATGTTCTCTCACGCTGCTCACCACGCTGCTGTCGGCTTCTAATGCCCCTTCACCCTGGCCGCGGCGCTCATATACTTTTGGCTGGTATACATCCAGTACATCTTCCTGGATATGCTTCTTCAAACAATTCTCCACAGCCGTTTTCGCCCCGCCATTCAGTGCCAGGTTAATTCGCCGCTGCAGTTCCAGTTCCAGCCCTTTCTGTGTGCTTACCGTCTTGGCCATTTAACTCTCCTTGCCGTTCACAACCTCAATCTTCACGGGCGGCTTCTTTGCGGGCTGCTCTCCTTCGCGTACTTTCTTTACCAGATCAGCCAAAAATTCCTGGTCTCCCAGCTGGCTCAAATTCCCTGCAATCTCTGCAAAGGCGTCTGCAATCCGGTCAAGCGGGTCCGGGTGGTTGATCGCATCAAATACCTTCATGTATTTTTCTTTCCGGTCTTTCATCTCGGCTTCACATGCCTCATAAAGTCCCGCTGTAACCACCGCAATATCCGGGTCTTCCACAATCTCAACGCCCTGCCGGCTGTAAACAAAGTCGCACATCTCATCTGTGTCCATCTTGTCCAACTCGGCTTCCGGGGCAAAAAAGGTAATCACCGCAATACGCCAGGCATAATCAAACAGCGCGTAATACTGCTTGCCGTCCTTCTCGCACATGTCGCAAACAAAATCCACAAACCGGATTCTGTCGCCTACACGGATGTTCTTCTTAATTTCCATAAAAAAATACCTCACAAAAAAAATAAAAGCCCGCCCCATCTTTCAGGGGCAGGCCAGTTTACAACGTGTCGTAATCAATCCACCCGCCACGCCGTTTACGGTATACAATCCAACGCAAATGCTCGTCCGGGTACAGGTAATCAAATATCTTCCGTTTCATCAATGCCACAGTATCCGGGCATCCTTTGGTGTCAATTACCTCTGTTGTGCCGTCTTTATACTTCAACCAAAAATCAGCCACATAGTTAATAGCTCGCACCGTCTCTATTCTTCCCCCACGTTCCTTGCGGTACTTTGGCTGTAGCTCATAGGGTTTCTGCAGCTGATAATCCACAATCTCTCCGCTGGCAACCCCCGGCAGCACAACATCCCGGTAATATTTCATCTCAAGTTCAGAGTCAAACACAATCCCGTCATAGGTGCGTTTGCTCTTGTCACGGCTCACATTATACTTACTTCGTCCGCTTACTTGCACAGCTCAATCTTCCCGTCTGTAATCTTGAACTTAACCACATCGCCAACGGCATAGCCATCTTTCACCGGCATCTGGTAGCCGTGCCCGTCACATTCAAAACCCATGTACCCGCGTTCCTTGTTGCAGTATACAACCACGCCCTTCAGCGGGCGCACCTGGCGCTTCAGGGGCACTTTGGGCAGGGCAGCAGTTTCAACAGGTTCAATCTTCACATCGGCAAAACCGCCGGTATTCTTGTCTTCCATGCACGCCACTCCTTTCGCGTTCTAAAAATGGAGGAGCTTTTCGCTCCCCCACGGATCAAACATCACAATTCAAACCTATATATAATAAGGTAGGGATTTGCGTTGATCACTCCATAAAGTTCATGGCGTAAACGTCGCCATCCTGGTTGGCCATGCAGTCAAAGGTGATAGAAACAGTGGTCGGATCACCAGTGTTCTGGAAAGCCAGGCTGAAACTTGCCTGCGGCTGAGCCTTGTAGTAAACCAGCTCACACTGCACCATCTCGTCGTCCTCGGTCTTGAACGGCATCATACCGTGGATCTCAAAGGCACGCGGGAATGTGTCAGAATCAAACTTGACAGTCTGAACACCATCGTTCTTGTCGTAGAAGTAGTAGGCAATATAGTTCTTGCCGTCCTGCAGGCCAGCGCCAGCAACCTTCTTGTCAGTGGTGGTAAGATCACTGATCTCAGTGCCAGCGTCGTCAGAAACAGCAAAAACCTGCACAGTGCCGGCCTTCGGAGTCTCACTCAGCTCAATACCGTCAGTGGTGGCGGTCAGCACCTCGCGCTTCATAATCTTTGCAATCTTGCCAATATCCTGGCCGCTCAGCAGGGCAAACAGCTTAACAGGCATGATCTGGGTATCAACTTTCAGGGTGCCCGCACGCTCGCCATCAAAGCCAACACGGTTCGGTGCGCCCTGGCCGCCCTTTGCAAACACGCGGTTTGCGGTAAAGTCAGTGGTGGTCACGTTGGCAAAATCAATGGGCAGAAAAACTTTCTTGGTCTTGTAATCAAGCAGAACCAGATCAGCAACTTCACGGTTCGCCATATTCGGATTTACAGCCATATCTTAATCCTCCGTTACTATTTATCAGTTTCCATGCGTTTGTACCATCCGCCAAGGTCGTTTTCGCCACCCCATACGGCATAGTTCATGTCATGGATCTCATTTTGTTTTTTTATGTTCTGACGGTTAAAAGTGTCATGCACCTGGTACACCGTCAAATCATAAATATTCGTATAATTCAGGCTGTTATGGTTTGTCGCCAGCGCAGAGATGATGTTCCCCAACTCCAAATCAGGGTTACTCTTATACCCTTTTCGTTTCGATTTTTCATATTCAGCCTTTTTCTTTTGGAATCGTTCATAAAACTTGCGGGCAGCCTCATTTTTGAACTTCAAGTTTTCCTCCCGCTTCTGGTCTATGTACGCGGTTTGCAGGCAAATGTCGCAAATCTCTGCCCAGTTATCTCGCGTTATGGAACCATCAATCAGGATCTTATCGTCCACCTCAGTTTTATTCACCAGCACAGCATGGTGCGCTTCATCATATTCAAGCGGCGCATCAATAAAAAAGGCCAGTGCGGCAATCATCTCCGCCTGGCTTTCTTTGCTCATACTCAATAAATCAAAGGTGTTTATGGTGGCTTTTTCTTCCTCGCTCAAAGCTTCATACGGGTTCTCCTGCCCTGTCACCTTGGCAATGTCTTCAAACATCGCCTGCGGTGTCAGCAGCAAGGTACTTAGCGCAAACTGATAGCTTATATAGCCGCGCTTGTTAATGTCGCTCAGTCGTGGCGAGTGTACTCTTCCCACATTTTTCACCATAAAACCTTCGGGGTTCAGCAGTTCATAGTACGGTACTTTCACTTTGCGCCACCCATCTTGCGGTTGAACGCCATCACCTCGTATGTAATGCAGCGGCCGTAATAATTATTATTCGGCTTGTATACATCGTTGTTCAGTAACCGTACCTTCCCAATTCCAAAATCTTCGCTGCCGTTCAGCAAACGGTCAACGTTCATGGCCAACACATCGGCCTTCGTCCCCAGCACGCCGGGGTGTCGGTAACTCTTCATTACCTTCTTATTGCAATAGGCAAAAATGTACAGGTACACTCTGTATGCCGTATCGCTCGGTGCCTTAGCCACCACGGTCTCCATGCACAGGTAGGTGTCCGCCGTTTCATTGATCTCCGGCACATACTCAAACTCGTAAATATGTCCGGTGCTAATGCTCTTATCGCCCAGTAGCATCTCGTCCGTGTCAGTATTATCGTCCACGGGTCCAAGCAGCAGGTTAATAATGGTGTCGTCCTGTGCCAGCAGGGCGGCTACTTTGTGTTTGTATTCTCCCAGCTCACTTAGGTTCATACGTCCACCACCTTCACTGCAATGCTGTCTGTGCTCTTGCCGTCCGGTGCCACAACCGTCAGTTTCACGGTAACTCCATTCAGCGCGGCACTATCCTCTGCGCATACCCGGCAGCTTTCCCCAGTCACCCGGTTCCACTGCACACTGTTGGCAAGGTATACCTTTGTTTCAAGTGTTTTATCATCAACGCTCAGGCTCCAGGTGCATCCCGGCAGCGGCTTGCCATCAATCGTGGCCTTAAAAATCTTGCCGCGCCCGCAAATGCGCACTTTGGGTTCGCCAGCGTATTTAATAATCACTTCGCCATCCTCCGGTGCCCGCTTTACCTCCTGGTAATCGCACAGCATCTTTTCGGCGTTATCCTGTTCTTCCACATGCTGATCCTGTTCAAGGTTCAAAACCAAAAATCCCGTCTGGGCGTCATTCCAGTCATAACGTTCTGTCATGGCGTCCACACAGGTCACACGGTAAGTTTTAGGCTTGCCGTTAATCTGCTCCATCATCAGGCGTTTCCCCACATCCAGCAAAGCCGATTCCTCATCATACGGTATTTTCACCTGGAATTCGCGGCTGGAAATGGTCATGTATACATCCTCGTTCAGGTTGGAAAAATACGGCTTGTCCACAACCGCCCACCGGGTAATAATTTCCCCGGTCTCATGGTTCTGCCACTGGATGCTCCGGTTACACAGTTCAATTTTGCCGCGCACGGTTATTTCATCGTCCGCATCGCGCTCTGTAATCAGCCAATGGCTTTTACTAAACAGCATAATTTTTCCAATCTCAAAGTTGTCGCCCGGCATGGTGCGTATAATCTTCTGGTTTGTCACCGTGCTGCTAATAATCATCATGTGGTGGGGTACCCCCTCAATCTCTACCTCTTTATAGGCAGGGGAGTCAGGCCCCATTCTCAGCGTGTCCCGTTTGCTCTTTTCAACCATCCGGTCACGCCGCGTATTTCCGTGCCTGCCAAGCATAGCAGCATATGTCTCATAGTTCATACGCTACCACCTCACTCAGTCAAACTCGAAATTTCCCCATTGCGGAAAGAGTACAGGTTGATCTCCTTCATCTGCTGCCGCTCTGTCGTGGTCAGCAGGGTCGTCATCTTCTCCAACAGGTTGGCTGGCGAAAACAACGTAAAATCCTTTGTGCTCAATCCGTTCTGCAATGCGTCTGTGTTATAAACATACTGGCGCACAAAATGCACAATCATGCCCAGTGCCAAAATATCCTTCTCGCGGTTCGTCAGCGTAATGTTGAACTCCAGCAGGTCATCTTCCCTGTCATTCAGGTCCTGTTTGCACACATCCTCAAAATCGCTGATCGCCATCTTCAAAAGATCCAGCTGCATTGCTTCTCTTGTCACCGCATCGTAGTCCAGGAACTCATAGTTGCGGACTTGGCCACGGTAACGCTCATAAACTTCCTCGTATCTTGTGCCCATTGGCCCGCACCATCCCTCTCATTATTCTTCAGTTCCGCCGATCGTCACAATCTCAACGCCGCTCTTGCGGGTTCTGGGTTTCTTGGGTGCCTCCAACGCAACGGATTCTTCCAAATCGCAATCCAGCACATCGTTCAATGCTTTAATCATGGCACGGCTGTCCAGCTGGTCTGCTTTCAGCATCTCCTTTGCGCGGATACGGATGCTGTCGCGCATCCCCTCGCTCATCTTGGGCACCTTCTCGCGGATCTCATCCGGGGTCCACTTAAATACCTCGTCAAAGTTCTCCGTGGTCAGCGCATTCTTGTAATAACGTTCCACACCCAGCTTGCGCAATACGTTGGCGTCCTCAATCAAAATCCAGTTATCACGGAAAAACCGCGGCTGGCTGCCACGCATTACAAGCAGCTCGGCGTAGTCCATCTCCTGCACCTCACCAAACTCGGTCCACTCAACGGTGTAGCCGGGGTTGCGGGTCGAAGCATAAAACAAGTTGCCATGGGTGCCGTTCTTGCATTCCACCATGGTCTCATTGGTAATCTTCGCAGTTGCCAAAACATACCTCCAAAATATTCCTTATATAAAAAAAGAACCCCGCCTTGCGGCAGGGGTATCGTTCAGCTCAAAATCAGGCAAACTTGTAGCTGCCAAAGTCGCGGTCCAGAATAATGGAAATACCGGTACGCTTGGTCATCAGGAATTCCTGGGTCAGGTCGGCCTTGTTCATCGGGTCGCCCATCAGCATGGTAACTTCACCCTCGGTAACGCGCTTCACGGGCTTGGTGTCGCCGGCAAAAATGTAAACAGTGTCGTCAGGCAGAATGAACTCAGTAGAGCCGATCTTGTGGCGCTGCTTCATCGCAATCATCGGGGTGCCGGCAATGTGGCCCAGGTAGCCCATGCTGTACAGGTCGCTCTTGGCCTGCTCGCCCATGGTGGCAGTGGTAATCTTGCGCAGTGCCTTACGGGTACCAACAATCGTAGCGGTGTCGCCGGTAGAAGCCTCAATGTGCTCAATCAGGTCAAGCAGCTTGTCCTCATTGTAAGAACCGCTCTGGGTATAAACGGGGTCCAGCTTGGTAAACATGCTGGTCCATGCCAGATAAGCGCTGTCCAGATCATACTGGGTAAAGCTGCGGCCAACAGTGTCAACCAGGTCATTAAAGTCAATGCGGCCAGCCATCACGCGGTTCATTTCCTCGTAAACCTTCACAGCACGCAGCTGGGTATTCACGGTAATGTCCTGGCCGGCTTCCAGACGCTGACGGCGAACACCCTGGGTGCCTTCAGCAATGTCGGCAACAGTCAGCAGGCACGGCTTGGTGGTATGGAAAATGTTGGTATCGCCCAGAGAGGTATTGCGGTCCTCAATAAAATTGGTAAAGAACTCGTCACCCTTCAGGCCCTCTTCACTGACCTTTTCAATCAGAACTTCGGTAATAGCAAACAGGTTGCTGCACTTACCGTCGCGGATATCCTTGTAGCTCATGCTGGTCTTGCCATTATTAGCCTCAATCATGGCCTGGCGCAGAACTTCCTGGCTGTCTTTCACGCTGTATTCGCCCAGGTGGCCATGGTAGCCATCAACGGCCAGCTTAATCAGTTTCTCATCCATGTTAATACTCCTTTACATATAAAGATAGGTGCAGCCATAGGCCACACCAGTAATTAGTTATAACTAACTTGCTGATATAAAATCAGGCGATCACGTCAACGATGTAATAGGTATACTGGCCGTCGCCAAAGCCAACCTTCACAGGATCGCGCTTGATCACACCAAAAACATTGTCAGCAGAAGCATCAGCCTCAATTTTCAGCTTGGTAGAACCAGCAGCAAAGGCAACAAACTTGCCCTTTTCGGGGGTACCGTCAAAAGCTTCAGCAGTAACGCGGAAAGAATCAGCGCCGGCAACCAGCAGGTAAACGCGAACAGGCTTGCCAGCTTCGTTCTCCCACTCGGTCAGGTAATGGGTGCGGGTCTCATCATAAAACAGCTCAACGCCGGCAACCAGGGCCAGCAGGGAGCGCTTGGAATCAGCAGCAGGTGCTTCAGCCTTGTAGGTTTCGGGGCCGATCGCATCACCAATCACAACAATGTTGCCATTATCAATGGCGGCAGGGCTGCCATCCTTGTAAAAAACAACACTCTTCAGGTAGGCAGCGTTGCTGGAACCAACCAGCATATCGGTGCCAACAACAGCATGTTTAATGTTAGCCATAATATGTAACTCCTTTTTTTACTCTTTTGTATGCAGGTAACGTTCGAACAGGTCGCCATAGCGCTTCTCTGTTTTCTGGGTGCCATTCACGCCAAACCGTACCTTGTTTACCTCGCCCTTCTTTTCTTTGGGCGGAACATAACTGAACTCAGCGGCCTTTTTGCCCAATAGCTTGTAGCAAGCATCTTCCAAAACGGTAAACTCCATCGTCTTGTTATCTCGCAGCTTGGCATAATCAGCATCGCCATCCAGCTTCTGATCCATAACGGCAAACAACTGTTCGCGTTTAGCGCTCTCTTCTTCTTTGGCAGCAGCAGCCTCGGCCGCAACGTAAGCATCATATTTCGGCTTCATCTCGTCATACTCTGCTTTCAGTTCGCTGTACTGCTTGTTGGCGGCCTCCAGTTTTTCGGTCTGCTCTTTGGCCTTGTCGCCCATGGTGCTGTATAGCGCGGGCACGCCCATATCGGCACTGCCTTCATCCCAGGCTTCATACTTTACCTTCATGCGTTTCTTGCTGGCAAAATCAACTTTCACGTTGTCGCCATCCATGGTAAAGGTAAAGCTGTAGATCTTCCAATCCTGGCAATCCATCACAACGGCAAGGTCATCCTGCACATCCTGCAGCCAATAGCGGCTCACTTCATAGCCCCACGGGTCAATCATGGTTTCAGCGCTAATGGCCTCGTTTACTTCGTTCAGCTTGTCGCACAGGTTCAGGCTGTAATCCGCAGCAGGTTCGCCGCCTTCCGGTTCCGCAGCGCCTTCCGGTTCTGCCGGGGTTTCGGGTCCTGCAGGTTCAGCAGCAGGCTCTGCGGCCGGCTCACTTTCCGGTTCACCCTGCGGCTCTTCCGGCTCGGCAGATTTTGCCACAGCCATCTCTTCACACTTCGCTTTCAGTTCCTCAATGGTAATTTCCTCCAAAGAGAACTCCAGCGTAGAAGCGTCAATGCCGTAAGAAGCCAGAATTTCTTCTTTTTCTTTCAAGCAATCGTCTCCTTTCGCAAAATTATCTATCTGAGCCTCCTTGGAGGATTCAGATCTCTGTAAAGCTGTGTATTCCGCCAGCATATCCTTAACCTGGCTCGCAATCGTCGCGGCGGTAAAATTCGCCGTAACTGTGCTGCCCGTCATTACTGGTCGGATTTGCGGGTCAGTGGTGGAAAGCACGCAGCAGCCATCAAAATCAAAATTCTGCACAACATAGTAGCCGTCTTTATCCACATAGCCTTCCATGTTGGTGATCTCCATGCTCTGCCCTTTCACCACATCCCGCTCAAAAATCCCACAGGAATCGTCAAACTTGGTCCACAGCAACCCGTCAACGCGCAAATATTCCCGTGTTTTTCCTGTGCCGTCATCCCGACTTACCCAGCGCGGGTTGCAGCTCTCCGGTATCACACCGTAAGCGCTGCCGGCATATACATATCGAATCCCGTCCTCGTCCACAATCAGCTCATGTTCGTGACCCTTAAAATCAAGCTCATCATCGTCATTTTGCTCAATGTATCCAAGGATCGGGGTATTCGCAATACTCTTTGCTGCCCGGTCAACTACCTCTTTTTCAAACCGCGATCCGTTCAGGTTGCCGCCAGTATGCAGCACATCAATCGTCACGTTAATAAAACGTGTATCTTTACCCATCACTTCTCCGGTTTTTTCAAAGGTAATTGGCAGGCGGTTCAACCGCTCACTCACATCCAATCACCCCGTAAACTAAAAAAGGCCGCTTGCATAGCGGTCTCTCAAAAGTAATTTCGTTTTTTCTGCTGTGCGGCAAACTCCTGCACAGCCTTCAAATCATCGTCGTCAAGTTCAAAAATATATACTGTATGGCCGCCACTGTCGCACTCTTCCCGCACCAGCTTCTTTTTCTGGCGCAGCAAATATAGTACCACGTCACGGCCGCGTACTTTAACTTCGCGCTTCATCGTTCACTCAGCCTCCTGTCGCCAGGTCTTCCTCGCTGCTGTTCTCGCCTGCGTCTGTCAGCGTCTTACCATCACTTGCATTGGTGGGGCGTCCGCCTTCATCTGTCGCGCCATTACTGTCAGCAGCGCTCTGCGTGTTGGAGCTTATCAGCGGTACCTCATTGGCCGACAGGTTCAATACCGTGTTTTCCAGGTACTGCATGTTCTCCATATCGCTTGGGCTGTATCCGCTTGTCGCCATAATGGCACTGCGCACCGGCATTCCGTACTGGCCATCTTTTACAAGGCGGTCATGCACTTCCTGCCGATTAAAATACGTCACATCTAAAATATTTACCTTAAACTTAACTGCCGTCGAAACACTCTTTAATTTACGGTTGATCCAGCGTTCAATCTGCCGCATCATCGCAAACACAATCATCTGGTCATTTACGGTAGAAAGGCTCAGCGTAGAGCTGCTGGGGTCTTCACCGCCACCAAACAAGATATTGTTTACACCCGCCTGTTTCCACATCGAATTTTCGGCTTTTGCCACATCGTCACTGCCGCTTACAGCTCCACTTTTTTCAAAGTCCCAGCTGCTGATCTTCATCGGACTCATAATCGCGCCAATGTTCTCCGGCAGCACATTGCACAGCATGTCGTAAAACTCTTTGCACAGGTCGTAGTCAATCAAAAATGTACCGTCATCCCCCACCGGGATCTCCAGCGCCAACGCCTTGTAATTATTCACTTCGCTGGCATCCTTACTGATCGCCCGGTAGTCTTCAATATCCGCCAGTGCGCTGAACAAGCTCACAAACGGCGGGATCGGCACATACGTCTGCTCGTTTACTTTCAAACAGATAGAATTTTCACTTGACAGCTCCTGCCACTTCAAGCCGGAATCCTTCTGGTACGCACTGTACATCGTGGTAAATTCCGGCGGAAAATTTGGCAATCGCTCATTGTGGGAATCAAAGTAAGAAAAATTGAACGCAAAGTTGTATACACCATCCTCAATGCTGCTGATCTTGCAATAGTCTGCATCCAGCTGCTGGAATGTGTAGCTGTCGTTCGTTTCCCATGCGTACCCGTAATACACATCATCACGGAACGCCACCATCAACGCCCGGCTGAACTCGTGCCGCAGGTTCATCTTTTCCAACTGTGCCGTCACCGCATAGTAACCTTTTTTGAATTTTTGCAGGTTCACATTCTTGGAATAATCAACGCCATACGGCACCACAATGTAACTGAACGTGCTCATGTTGGCAAAATACTGGATCAGCCGCCTGTAATAGTTCGAAATATTGAACAGGTATTGGCTCATCTGCCGCAGCTGCACTTCATAGTTGGCCGGGTTCGCCAAATAGGTAACAATCTGGCTCTTGGTGTACTTTTTATAAGTAGGGTTGTAGTCGCGGTTATTTTCCAGGTCGCGGATCTTCACGTTTGCCAGGTTCGCATATCGCACCTTACTCATAAATTCCGTCAATGGCACAAAGCTTTTCTTGCCGTCCGGGCTGATCATGGCGACCTTTTTCTGCTGTATTTTTTCCATATAGCCGCCTCCTTAATGCCGCAGTCTGGGCGCTCTAAAGTTTATTTCAATCTTCTTATTGCGCATAAAGTTTTTACTCATCATGCGTTCAACCTGCAGCGCAATGTAATAGTTGTAGCTCAGGCTGCTGTAACGGTCCTTGCGTGCGCCGGGCTTCTCATGCACACGGATCAAATTATTCGTTGCTTCATATTCCAGGTTCACCAACTCATTTACAGCCAATCCGGTATTGATATACGGCATCTGCAGCGCCATCTTCTCCATGGGTGAAAGCTTGTCGTAACCTTTAATGTTCGCCCGCAAAATCTCTTCGCAGTCATATTCGGATTCCAAAAACCGGATTCTCCCTTGTTGGATTCCGCTTCGCAACGCAATTGTCACGTCGTTATTAAACTGGCTGCTGCCCATAATCGCCCAAATCACCTTGGGTGCCGTCTTGTCGGGGCACCGCTCCTGGAAATCCGGGTTATTGCAGCAGTTCAGCGGTGGATATGTCTCGCCCGTCTCCGGGTCATAGCACTCGTGCATCAGCAGATCCATAATGGGGGCACCAAGACCCTTTGCGTCAATGCCAATGTAGTCACACTCAAAATACTTAAAGTAGCGGCGTAGTTTCAGCACCAAATCCTGCGTAATAATACCCTCGCAATTTTCGATGTACACCATGTTGCTGGTACACTTGCCTGTACTGTCTGGCACCAAACTGTTCAAAAAGATGCTTGTGGCGTCATTATCGCGGCGCTTAGAACTCATCAGGGCAATATCAACGGTCAAAATCCGCTTCTCACCGGTCTTCTTGGCCGGCAACTGGCAAGCCGCCTTATTGTTCAAAATCATGTTTGGCGCATAGAACGCTTTTATGATCCTGCGCTGCTTGTTAATGTCGTCAAAGCTAAATAGCCCGCCGTCTGTCGTGCCAATAAACAGCGCCTCATTTTCCATGCGGAACCGTATGTCAGAAAACGTCGATTCTGTCATCTCGTCTTCTACCTGGCTCTTCAGCAGCAGGTTTTCCTTAATACTCATCTGGTACGGGAATCGGAAACAATAGTAATTTTTCGTGGTGTCAAACATGTTCACAAAGTAATCCTTGCACAAATCCCATGACCAGTGCTGTTCAAACCATGCAGAGCTTAGGTACATCTGCTGGTTGCGTTCCGCCAGGTGGGCATACTTGGGGTTATCCATGTAGCCGGGGTGGCGGATATAGTTCAAAAACTTCTTCAAAACCAGATCCAGCACTTCCTTGTCAACCATGCGGTACTCGTCAATAATCAACAGGCTCGCACGGCCGCCACGGGCAGTATCTGCGGCGGTCACAACCTCAATCACGCTGTCATTGCGGAAGGTTATCTTCGCCACACTCTGGTTTATCGTTATATCTTTTATCTCACTGCGCAGTAATGGGCTTCGCGGCACCAACTCCTGCTCAATCTTTTTCAGTACCAAGCTGCCCTGGTTTCGCGTTTTGCTCGCAATCACAATCAAGCTGCCTGGGTACAAGATCGCTTTCCAACAGCAGAAAATTGCACATAGGAACGTCTTGCCTAGCAATAATGTTATCCTACCGGCTTTTTATCCGGTAGTTCTTATGGTTTCCCATAAGTTCAGCATACATTTTCACCCTTTAAGGGTGCCGGGCACTCGTGGGCGGGTTATATTCTGTCAGTAACAGGTTCACCGCCTATGCGTTACAATACCTCCTTCTATTAAAAAGGTAGGTTATCTCGGTATTAGCATTTTACAGCCTCTACCGATTTTGTCCGGTTCACTCAAGCTGGTTTCCCAACCTGGGGGCCTAGATTAGAACTATAAATTTCATATTTACGGAAAAGTTTAGGAGCATCTGGATTGTAATACATCAAAGAACAAAGACTCTTTATCATTACCTCAGATGTAATAATCACCCTGTTCTTCCATTCGTTTTCCTGGTATACACTAGATGTGATTCCTAAACTCAACAGCATGTCCTTGCAGTATAAAGCAAAATCATGGTTAGGAGTTGTGATATTCATCTGATAGCAAATTCGGCCATCTTTCTTTCGCTTATAGTTGTATATACATCCATTCCCGTCAAAATAACCTCTGAAAAAATCAATGAATAAATTTGATGGTACTTTTGGATGTTCTTTTCTATAAGTTTTATTTTCAACAACTCCATGTGAAATTAAATCTTTTGCCATTGGAACACTATACATTCGCAACACTGAACTATGAGTATCGCAATAGCTCTGGATAATAAAAACATGCTCTTTATCTATATTTTTTACTTGAAAGACATTACCAAAAACAGAGTTCAAGCGTTCAAGCATATATCTGTCGCCACGCTGAAGCTCTATGCTAACTTCTCCGCCTCTGCCGTCTTTCTTTAACGAAACCCATCCATCGGCATATAACAAACCAAGCCAGTATGCTTTTTCTGCGGTGTCAATGTTTTGGAAATAACGGTTGTCAAAGCATCTTAACCTTCTGCATCCGAGTCTTCGCCCGCGTGCCTGTATCTGCTTTGAACTATAGCCAAGCTTTCGTGCTATCTCGGCAAACGACATCTCCTGGTAATGCTCTTTTATAAACTGATCCTCTTCTTTTGTAAAAATAGAAGTTCTACCAGTTCTTTTAATCTCCATAAAAAATACCTTTCAAAAAAATATAGTTCTAAATGTGTTGACCACGCGCCGCTATAAAACAAAAATTTGTGCATAGCGCCATGCAATAAATCAAAATCTGTTGGAACATCTTCAGGTTTACGTTCAAATAATCCTTGCAAAACCTCTGCGGGTTCGCCCGGTAAAAGCTAGCCCACAGCGCCACGGCATTCATGATCCGGCTTGTCTTATCTTCCGTAACCTCTCTTGCAGTTTTCTTCACCATTCAAGCACCACCTCACTCTCCGGGGGTGCCAAAAATAGCGTTGCGGATACTCTCGTTCTCTTCCTCTTCTCCGCCGGTATATTCGGGTCGGTGCGCCGTATAAGGTGCCATGCCTTCCTCGTATTCTTTCTGCCACGGGTTCTTGATCTTGAACAGTTCCATCATTGGCCCTGTCACCCAAGTACGGAAATATTTACCAATCCCATCCACATCCCGCCATTCGGGCGCAGCTTCCGGGATCGGCTTTTTGTCTTCCCACTTTTTAATCAAGGTGCCAAAGGTGTTTGCCTCTGCCAGCGCATTATCGTTCGTCTGGTTTGGCTTAATATTGGCGCTGCCCAGCAGGTTCTGCAAAGTATCACTGGCCTCTTTTACCTTCTTGGTGTCACCCGTCTGGTATGCCTTGGTCAGCATAATCTGCGCCATACTGATCGCTTTGAACAATTCTTCCTGCGCCTTGGTGGAGCACTCATACCGGGTAATCCAGTCCTTGTACTCATTGTCCAGCCGCACATACTCGGCCTCGTTGAACCCTGGCCCCCAAAACCCAACCATGCGCTGGCTTACCTTGCCGCCGTTTGGTCGTGTCTCGCTGATATCGCTCACATCATTGATCACCCGCCCGTTGATTTCTTCCAGGTAGGTATCAAAGGTCTTGCCATGGTTCTGGGTCATGTTGCAATGCCTGATCCAAGCTGTCATCCGGCTTGTGTTCGGGGCATGCTTTGCCGTGCTTTTCAGCAGGCCCTCGCTGTAATAAATGTCAAACAGCATGCACACCCGTTTCATGGCCTCATCCTCATTGCCCAGCGCCTGGGTGTAATGGTCAACCAGCTTGTCCATGCAGCTTTTGCATACCGGGAAGTAATGGTTGTTCCCTCGCCACAGCTCACTCTGCGCAGGGGAAAAATTATCCTTCTGGTGCATGAACCGCTTGCCGCAACAGGCGCAAACAAAATACGCAGGCCCATCGTCCTCTGCCATCATGCGGCGGATCTTGGCCTGCGCTTCTGCGTTTTCTCGTAAAATTGTAGCTTTATTTTTAGAGCCTTTCGGTCTTCCGGCCATGTTCAGTCACCCGCCTTATCGGCGCGGTTCCCGTTCTCATCATAATCACGGAAGTTGTTCCGGCACTCGTTCCAAAACTCCACCACATCCATCAATTTCTGGCTGCGCTTAAACACACAGTAGCTTGTCTGGGTAATGGGGTTTATCTGCCGGCTCTCATAGCTCAAACCAAACGCCTTCAAAAAATTCGTAAGCCGCGCCGAATAACTGCAAAAGTATTCGGGCTGCTTCTTCTCATACTCACCCACTCTAAAGACCATCCCCTCTCATCAAAAAATCCCACGCTCTAATCCAGCGTAATATCGTAACAGCAGTCCACGCCGTAAGCATTCACCACCAGCACGTTCTGCTCCAGTTTATTTCGCAATCTCTTATCCATGCAGTAACTGTCCGCGCCATCCACACAGCCGCTTTCGTATACTTTCGTATCGTATACAGTCGTCAGGGCATTGGTGTGGCGGTGTCCCATCAGCACAATATCCGGTTTATCACCTGTCATCATGGTCAAGGTCTGTACCACGCTGCCCGGTGTGTCTTTGTCACCATGCACTGCATACACCAGTCGGCCGCGTACCATAAAGTCCGCAATCGTCTCGTCAATCGTATTCTGGTAGGTTTCTACATTGCCAAGTGCCGCACAGCGTGCGCCCACAATATAAGTCACAAGCTTGTCCAGGTATTCACCGTGCTGGTTATCCTCCTTGGCAGGGAACACCCGGCTGTGGTTGCCCGGCACACTATAAATGTATACACGTTCAAACATACGGCTCAGTTCGGCCACAAACCAACTCACGGCTTCCCCGGCGCTGATCACCTGGTCCACTACATTCTCGTTGTTTTCCAGCCGGTTGTTCAGGTGGATCTCACCGTTTACCAGGTCTCCGCCCAGCACCAAAAAACAATTCTGACCATTGTGGCGCTTCTGGATCACATATACCTTTTCCGCATAGCGCTTCAGCCGGGCACGCAGCACCTGTTGATCAAAACTATTGTAAAGGTTCTCAATCTTGACTCCCGCATGCAGGTCGGTCAGGTGAACAATCAGGTCGGTCGTCAGTGCTTCTGTACTAACTACCCCAATGTGTTCAAAAGTCTCCGGCTTATAAGCGCTGAACCGCCGTTCAATCAGCTCTCGCATGCTTTCTCCACGGGCTTGTACCCGCATCAGGCGGCTCACTTCATTGCGCTCGTCCCGCAGCTTAACCTTTTCTTTTTCCAGCTCGCGGCGCTGCTCTTTAATCTCGCCCAAAATCTGCTGGGCGTCACTCAGGTTGGTTTCACTGGCGTGCGCCAGCATGCTGAACGCCTTCCAGTTCTTACGATATACGCACTCATCCTTGTCCTGGCCCAGCTCTTTATTGATCACATCCGCCACATCGTCCCAGGTGCCAATCTGGTCCTTGGCAGCACAAATGCGGTAGATGTATTCATTATCAGTTTCCTTGGCAAGCTTGTGCAGTTCAAGCATTCACGTCACCCCGTGTATTCGCAATTCCGGTGCGGCGCTGGTCACGCTCCATCTCAGCCAAAGCTTCCTGCGCAAAATAGTTGTTGGGCAAAGCCTGCAGCACATACGGCAGCTCATCCACCATCGTCTTGTTCACGGTCGTAACCATATGCACACCGGGGAACTTCTTGCGCAACATTTTTGCTTCTTCCTTAGAAATAACAATCATCTTCAAAAATCTCCTTATAAAAAATAATCTGAGAATAAAAAGAACCCCCGGCCATAATGGTCAGGGGCACTCTACCCTCTATAATCATATATAGGGGGTTTTCAGCTTCAAGCGTTACAAGGTATTATTTTTGTTTCTGTAGCGGGTCACGCGGGCCAATGTCTTGGCGTTTTTCTCCAATTCCGCGCAGGTCTTGCAGTAGTGTGCCTTGGCATTCCACGCAATCTCTTCCCCACACTTTTCGCAGTACCGGTTGTCAAACAGCCCAATCTCTGCGCACAATTTATCCATATCCAACCGGTTGTTCTCTGCCGTCACATCCCAGCAGTAAACACCTTCGCTTTTGTGATCATAAAACGGGTACTCATACAAACAGCCAATCCGCCCCGGACCCGGCTTGCAAGTAATTCGGTTCAATATACCGCACTTGTCACTCAGCACATCCAGCTCCACCGGCGCTTCATAACCGTCCCACCAGTTCGCGCCATCAATGTGTATCGCCGTCACATCTCGCCCAAAGCAAGAGCAAAACTGTTTGATCCTGTATCGGTTCATCAGATCCAGCGTGTCACTACCATTCAGACGGCACATAACAATCACGCCAAGCAAAACCTTCACCTGTCGCTGCGTCAGCCCATAAGTACGGATCGCCAGCCGGATGTAAGTCAGGTCACTCTCATAAAGGTAGATCTTGTCAACCTGCCGCAGTCCACACTTCTTCAGCTGTTTTTTCTTGTACTGCTGGATTAGGTCCAACCGGTCATACTGCCTTATGTACTTGGGGTCTGTATGGGCCAGCTGCATATCTGCACAAAAATCTGGCTCATACCCACTCTGCGCCAACAGCCGCCGTAACAGCCGCGGGCTTTCATTGTAATCGTCAAAATTATCCAGCAGCATCTTTTCATTGCAATAATAGCTGTAATACATTACCCCTCTCCTCCTTCAATCGGTTCAATGTTCAGTTCGTTGCCAACCGGCACCAGGGCATAACGCTTGCCCAGGTACTCGTATTCACCGTCATCGCACAGCTGCGGCAAGCAAATGTTCACCTGCTGGATATTCTCCACAATGCCGGTGCCGGCCACCACCCACATAAACTTCTTGCTGCGGCGGGGGTATTTCTGGTAGCAAAGCATCACGGCAATGTTGGCCAGTTCTTTGGGGTCAAGGCAAATCTCTGCACACCGGGCACGGAACTTGTTATAGTACAGCTGCCAGTCAACCTCAAAGTTGGCGGCAAACTCCTTTGTAACGCCCTCAGCCTCCAGCTCATCTTTGAACCGGTCAAAGTAACGGCAATGGTATTCAGTCTCTGCCAGCTCGGCTACCGTTTTATTAAACTCAAAGTAGATTTTTTCAATTGCATCAAAATGCTCCTGGCTAAATCCCACCTCCGCGTCAATCATAATTGTGTAATCAAACCCGTCACTCCTTTTGTGGCGCAGCCCGTCCGCCCACTTTTCAATAACCCAACACATCTTATTCATGTTGCTGTGGGCGCAGCTCAGGCGCTTCATCCGCTTATAGTACGGGCTTGCATACTTCATAAAATACGGCAAAGGTCTGCCATACTTGGCAATCTGCCGCGGCACCGGGTACAACACACCGGTTTTGGCGAAGTCAATAGCTTTACCGTTGGTTATGGAGAGCAGGTCAACATACCGGGCGTATGTTTCTTTCTGCTTCTCGGTTTTTGGTGTTTTGTTGTGGTAGCAGCTCGCGTAATTGGAAATCTCACCAATCAAACTCTTCAAGCTGCGCATAATGCACGCCGTGCGGTTCTGGATCGTGTCCTTCTCCGCCAGCGCAGTTACTTTATCTTCAATGTCAATTACAATTTTTGCGTTCCTGTCCACACCCTTCATCATCAAAGGGCTATCAAGAAGCAAACAAAGATCGCCATCGTACATACCTACGTTGTTTTTTCATAGGTATAGACTATATCTTCTACCGGTTTCCCGGCAGCGGTGCGCTCCAAACTGCGTGTCAATAGCAGCCTTACCCTGGTACACTCATCCCAGATAGTCGTTGCAGCCGTTTCCAGCCACAGGATTCTCCTGCCGTCTCTCAGGCAGGCATTCCCTGTTAGCAGCCCGTAAGGGCCACACCCCTGACGAGGGGTTCACACCGTTCCAAATGCTGTGTTACCACAGCCCCGGACCATCATTCGATCCGCGCCATTTAATCTCTGCGGGGTAATACTCTTGCAATTAACAATCAGTGTGTTCACCAACTGGCCGCAATATTTTTCCAGCAGCGGGTTGGTCACGCCCTTCAGGATCACATGCTCACTCTTGCAAATGTGCGGGTTGCGTTCAATCAGCCGTTCGCCAAGCGTTGTCCCTGTTCTGTCAAAGCTGTAAAACTCGTCCGCCTCCAGCGCTCCCTTTAAGGGTAGCCCGGCAATGTGTTCCATCAGCATGATCAGGTCAGGCACTAAGAACTTAAAGCTACCGCGCAGCCACAACTTGCCGCACTTCATGTCGTCCTTATATTTTCCAAGCAGATTGGTTATGTACTTTCGCACCCCCTCCTCTTTCAGCATCTCCGGGTTCTTCAAAATCGCCGCGCAATAATTATTCAGCGGTTTGTGCCGGTCAGCCAGCATGCCCAAAAAGCAGTAGGTGTATACCGGGTCACCGTTCTCAATCTTTTCAACCCAATCAATGCTGTAATCTGCCAGATGCTCAAACTCGTCTACCGGCAAATCCAGGTCCTGCAAAATCTGGTAGTTGCCGCGGGTGTATAGCGGTTCTGTGTCAATATCAAACTGCCACTTTGCAATGCCAATGCAGTGCTTGTTCTTCTTGAACTGGTACCAGTATTCCTCCCAGTCCGCAATCGTGCCGGTCTTCTTAAAATACTTGTACCCCTTGTACATGCTCTCACACGCAATAATCTTGGGTTCAGCCCCTGGGCTGACATCGTGTTCCACGCCCCAAATGTCTTTGATGAATCGTACCCCGCGTTCTGCAAAAAACGTTTCATAATCCATCTGGTTCAGTACACCCTTAAAGTACGGCATCCGCCACACAACACTGGTCACAGGTGTTTCGCTGCCCAATCGCCGCTGTATCTCCTGCATAATCTTGGGGTGTGCAATCCCGCAGCCGTCAAAGGCATTTATCTCAATGTCGCGGGTAGTTTCTGCAATGTCTTTCTGCACCCACTCGCGGTCAGCCCCGGTCTTGCGGTCTTTGAACTGGATCTTGCGGTCATATACATATTTAATGTTCTGGTTTGGTATGGTCACAAAGCAGTCCGGCACTACCACAATGGTCGGATACCAGTTCTCAATGCAGTGGCAGCTGGAATACATCAGGCCGCGATAAGCGTAAAATTTCTGGTTTGTTCTTCTGCGTTCGCTAGGCGCAAAAGTTTCAGCTTGCAATTATATATCAAAGCCTCATTTCTCTATGTTTCCATAGATGCACTGACTATATCTTCATCCCGGTAGGATGCTCCCCATTCTCGGCGCTTTGCCTTACCCGCATTCGCGGTAGTCGATGAACGTTCCCCTGTTCGGAGCTTCGCTGCTGATTACCTAATCTTAGTAGTTTTCTAGCTCTCACACTTGCGCTTGTTTCATCACTGTGTTGTAGCCTACTAAGCTCTAAAGGCGTTCCAGCAATTAAAGGAGTTTGCTAATAACAATTACTTGTTATAGGAGCAATTTTAACAACTACTCAATACTGTTTCCTGAATTTGTATTCCCATCGTGATTCTCACGTCAAGGTCGTGGGCCAACCGCCTGTCCACAAAGCTCAAAATACCCTGCCGCACCATACTGGCGCTACGTTCACTCAGCACAAACTCTTGCTTTCCAATCTTAAACCCGTGCTGGATCAACCGCTTCATGGCCGCCTTCTTGTTCTGGCCACCCACGCAATCCACAAACACAACAAACCGGTTGTACTCGTTGCTTTCATATGTAAGCAGCCGGATCTGCCGGAACAGCATGTTGTCACCCTGCTTTACATAAAAGCGCTCTTCCTCCTCCTGGCTGATTTGGATGTTGTAGTCATGGTTGATAATGTAGGTCAGGTTCAACTTTCGCACAATATATAGTGGTGGTGCGAACATTACTCATCCTCCTTATTATTCGGGTCATCCTCTTTGTTCTCGGCTTTTTCCAGGTTGTAAATCTTTTCAATGCTAACCCGCCCGCTGTCAAACGCCTCACGGGAAAGTGCCGCCCACAGCAGCGAGTACAAAACTGGCAGCGCCACAAAAATTCCAACCGTGGCCACAGTGCCCAACATCTGCAACGCCAGCCGGATCACCACAATGCAGCTTCCAACCAGCACCATGGCCTTAAATCCCTGCCACAGGTCATGCAGAAAATTTGTCAGTATCAACAAAGTTTCAGCTTCTTTCTTGTTCAAAGTTTTATACCTCCAAAAAAATATTTTTTCGTAGAAAAGGTAAAGTGGGCAATATACGTTTGTTTTGCTTAGAATATTTCATCCTCACACAATCCCCAGTCACTGTAATTGTCAGGCGGCATCTCCCACCCGTCGCAAAACTGGGTGTTGCACAACTCTCCCATCGGTGGTTCTGGCGGGGTTTCCTGTTCCGGTTCCGGCATCACCTCCTCTGCTGGTTCCGGCTTATCCTCCGCTCCGCATGTCTGGCCTGCCGGGTACCAGTTGGAGCCTGCTCGGTTGGGTTTGCGCCGGTACCGGTTCTTTGTTTCGCGCACAACCTTCTCCACCATGTTGTCGCCACACATTAGCGGGAGCGCCAAAATCATCTCCGGCCGGTCAGATTCCAGGTTTCCCTTTTCAATCGCTCCGTAGTACGGGATAACCAGCCCACACTGGTACATAACCCGGATGGCGTTTGATACGGTCTTGTCGGCCAAGTGCAGTTCTTTGGAAATCGCTTTAATATATCCTACCCACGTTGCCACAAACCCCATCTTTTCCTTACCGTATGTACGCTGCCACAGGCGGTACCGCAACCGCAGGTAACAGTAGATCCGGTACAAATTGTTCGTGCCACGCCCGGTGGAATAGGCAGTAGCCACTCTGTTTAGCAGCAAGAAATATTCGTTTGAGGTCAGTGAAGCATAACCAAACTTTCCGTCCTTGTCTTCTTTGCCAAACACCTCGTTCAGATCTTTGAACCGATACTTAAACGGTTTGGTCGGTTTTGCCCGGTTGTACCCCTCTGTCATAATCACGCCACATGCTTCTAAAAACTCAACTGCATCTGCCGCACGGTTGTAGTATCTGCGGTGCTGGCAATCTTTCCCAAACGTTCCAGCCAGTTCAACCAGCTCAGCCAAGCTTGTGTAACTGTAAAACCGCATGTCGTAAAACGGTGAATACTTCGCGTACATCACCATATAAACTGGCAATAATTCTTGAACATCACGGTTAAAAATCAACTCTTCCGGCACCTGCACTACCTGCTTTGCTAAATAGGAACCGTTCGTATACATTAAAAACACTCCTTTGCCGCATTAAAAAACGGCTCGAAAATAATCATTCAATTCTTAAAAAACGGCTCGAAAAACGCATTTTGGAAAACGATGTTCAGAAACGATGCAAAATCCGCAGTCCAATTCGTTTTTGAACAACGAAAAACCTGGGGTAAAACCAACATTCACTTACGCTTAATAAGAAAAACCTTAATAAAGAAATATAGGTGGTACTTTTGCTCGGCGTTTAGCCCTCCGGGAATTCGTATCCGCCGACCATTTCGCTTGTTCTGCGTACATCCCAAGCTCAACCGTACCCCTTTAACCCTGTGTGGGCGCATGGGTTTGGTGAAATCGCGTCCTTGGTTCTTTTCGTTCCTAGTTTTATACAATCTCCCAGGCCGTAACGTGTCGGTCCAAAAACAGTCCCAGGTCATAGCGCTGTCCGTTCAGGTCAAGCCATTGGCGTATTCCTCTGGTTTTTTGACCCGCTGTAAACAACCGCTTTCTTGTCCAGTCCTGGCTGATCCGGCGCTGATAAAATCACGCTCTTTCTTTTTGCGTTAAATAGTTCTTCCAGGCTCATCTCTCAGCGTTTTTAACACATCCTGCTGGTTTATGTATCGCATGTCGTATCTCCTTGTGTCATGGCTCATAGCGCGTCCCTGCGCGTCTCAGGCCATGTTATACCATGTGGTATCGCAGGTTATGAATAAATCACTGGTTCCGGCATTACCGGTTCATCAAAACAGCCCAGCCCAAAATCTCCCGGCCAATATTCGCCCTGCAGCCATTCGCTCTGGCTCTGAATAATTTCGTCCAGGTTGTCAGGATCTTTCACCAGGTTCATCGGCATCAGCAGCGGCAGGTACTCGCCGTCGTCATCCATGATAGTGAACAAACTGGCCAGATCGTCTGCCGTTGCGCTTTGTAATTTTTCAAGCCTTGTCATAAGTTCGGCGCAGGAGACCCGCGACTTTAGTCGTGGGAGGAATGCGCCTTCAACTCCTCTCTGTAATATAATTTGTTGCCGCTTCCAGCAACGTAAGTTTTTTGTAGCTTACGCTATTTGAGATAACGGTTCCGTCGTACTTTTTGATGGCAAAATACCCGCTGGTACGTCTGCCGGTAATGAAGCATTCCTCACCGTTATATCGGACCTTGTCCCAAAGGCGGAAACCTTTCACCAGGTACGGAGCCTGATTCTTTTTGCGGGTGCCGCCTTTAATGATTTTCGCCTTGTGGATTTGCCGGTTGTGATGACGTAGCGCCCGCGTGTGGAACATCGTGTCGCACGGCTTTGCATTTGGAGCTTTGGCAATACAGCGAGCATCGTTGGTGTGGCTTTTCTCTACGTGGTTTTCCTCCCGCAGCAGCTTGGTGATGTACCCGTAGGTCTGCTTGACAGGAATGTTCAGCTCATCCTTCAGTCGTGCGAGCAGCGTATTGCGCATGATTCCCATGAAAGCGGCGTCGCGCAGCGGCTTGCCGCGCTTTTTGCCATTGCCCAATGTGATTTTCCCCTCGTGGAGTGCCTTGTGACATACCGCGCATAAGGTAATCAGGTTGTTCGGAGCATTGCCTCCGACATGACGGCTTTCAATGTGATGCACGTGCAGCCGAACTGGCTTCTTTTCTGCCGGATGTGCGCCACAGCACTGGCAGGTGTAGTTATCACGTTTTAGGACGTACTGGCGCACATTGTATTCGTCGTACATCTCGCCGAGCTGATAGTCACTTCCCACCGGGAGAGGCTTTCCCTCCAACATGGCTTTTAGCCGCTGGGTGTCAAATTCAGCGGTTTCCACACGTACCAGCACGATTGGGAGAATCCTGCAAACGCGCTTAATAACGGTGATATGCTCCTGAATTTTAACTTCAACCGACGGCGCCAGCCAGCCTTTGTGCTTGCTATGCACTCGATTGTTGAAGCGCGGCGCCCTGTACCGGGTTTTGCGGTTCCTGCAGCTGCGGCGGTATTGCCGTCGCACCGAGAGCAGCTCTACCACGTCGTTACGGGGAGACAGTTCCTCTTTGTAGAGTTCCCTACCCTCTGTACAGGCAGAAAGTCCCACATGCCTGGAACCAGCATCAACGCCCAGGGCAACGGGTTGTTTGTATCCCGCACTTCCGTGCAGGAGTTTGATTACGAACGGCGTGCGCTTTACAACGCGAGCCTTTCCTTCTTTCAATAGTAAACGAGCCTTTCCGGGTGAGCACGGCATCAAGGGCTTGCCGTGCTTGTTAAGTACATACACATATTGCATGATACCATGCTCCTTTCTAAAAATTTGGCGGCTAAAAAGAAGCCGCTCTCTCTTTGCGGAGAGTTGGAATCCTTCCCCAATGTCACAAGTGGTTTGAGTCAGCCACACCTGTCGGCTTTACCTCAGCTTTACGTGATGTGTTGTCGCAGAGCGGCAGATTAGGATTAACGTCCACCGGTGCCTATACATTCGCTTGTAACGTAGTACTCGAAGCACTTAGGGTAGTCAACACACCCTTTCGGGCACAGCCGAAGCTTTGGACTCACCGTATTCGGCAAGCCCGCGACTTCAGTCGTGGGCTATTGACATGCTTTATCCACCTCCTTAGCCCTCCGTACAGGCGCTTCAAGCTCGTATCTTAGCTGGGCTGAATAGTTTGTTTTAGCCACCAAAGGCTCGTCATAGGGGCTTGCAGGGCCATGTCCGCCAATGGCATCGACTTTAACATCGGCTTCCTCAAACATTTTTGTCCACATATCATATGCCAGCATCAGCCTGATTGCATCCACAACCTCATCCAGTGTTTTCTCTCCACGCAGATACAGATTTGATATCTCCATAAGATCTCTGTATCGTTTATTTGATATGCCCTTCATTACAAAATCCCTCCTTTGTTGTTGGGCAATCGTGCAGCATGCAGTAGTATAAATCTGGGCGTATAGTGGAGTTCACCACCTCGTCACAATCCTCACACCGCACATATTTTGTCATGGTGGGTGCCGCATCAATGGCCTCCAAAACCCGCTGTACACCATCCAGGTAAGCCTGCCATTCGGCCTCTGAATACTTCGGGTCGCGCTCAATGCAGTACGCCTCAAATTCCTCCGTATCAATCAGTCGTGCCATAAAAATTTTTTCACCTTATTTTTCGTTTTTATTGTTCATGAAGATTTTACATATGAACTTTTCGTAATATCTCTTGGCGATGTGTTTTGCTATTGTTACAATCTTCCACACGCTAAAAATCAACAACGTACAGTTAATCCCCAACATCAACAGCAAAAGCGGTCCATATATGTAAATCATCAGTATAGCGTCCACTGTAGATTCCCACGCCTCGTTCATATGCTGCCTCCGGTACCCAGGTCCCGCATCATCTCGTCGGTCAGGTAGTACACCGTGCTGGTATATCGATCTTCGAACGATTCATTGTCGTATGTGGTGCGGTCGTAAAAGTCGGCCTTGTAGCTGTAATCTTCATCAGAATATTTTATGGTGACGTAATCTACATCCTCGGTTTCTTCTTTTATGCTTCCATCATCCTGTATCACGCCGCAGTGCAGGTATGTATCAGCGCCGCAAATGCCGCCATACCGGTTTGTATACGGCCGCGTTTCAAGGAATGCGTAGGAGATCTTGTGCGTGGTATATACAGCAGTTGTGTCTACAGCCTTTGGCGCTTTAGCTTCTAAGTAAAGGGCAAAGTGTACGGCGGCTCCAACAGCCACTACCGCAGTGGTTGCAGCGCAAGCGTAAGTTATGGCACTGGCAATTTTTAACTTTGACATAAAGTTTCTCCTTATTAGTTGCAGTCTAGGATCTCGAAACTGTCAAGTAGAGCACCGAACGAATTCTCCCAGTCCTTATAGTCTTCCTGTGTGACTTCTTTTACCGGGTTAAGCACAATCCAGTCGTGCAGCTGCCGCATCTCGTCAAGCAATAATTGCAGGTTACTGGCAGTCTCTTTCTTGCGGATTTCAAATTCTTCATTGGTCATTAGTGTATTCCTCCTAGATCTGGGAAGTATTTGCGGCGCTTTTCATAGTTAATACAGGTAATTTCGGCTTTATCACGCAACCCGCTTATATCGCAACGAACAAAAAACTTGCCATAGTTTTTGCAGTGTTTGCAGTATAAACATAAGCTGGACGTGTAGTCTTCAGGCCATTCTGTAAATAGCGTGCAATGGGCAGGTTGTTCTGTCGGCTTCTCTTCTAGTTCGCAGACAATCCGGCTATCAGTCATAATCATCCGACAGTAACAGCAATTCTTGCATGTAGTTTTTTCTGCCTGTTCTTTAGCCGTCTCAGCTTTGCGTTCCTGCTGTACTCTCAGCCAGCCATAGGCGCACACACTAGCCAAAGCGCAAATCTTTATACCCGTATAAATTGTTTCAACCAGCATCGGCCATGTCCTCAGTATCGTCCGACATACCAATCAGTCCTTCGGCTTCCATCAGCAGCCGGAACGTCTCGCGTCCCTTGGGTGTGATCAGGGTCTGGGTTCCGGCATGCCCGTTACCGCGGTTCACAAATTCCTTGATATCAAATAGCCCATCGTTGCGCTCTGCATAAGCCTTGAGCTTTCCCTGTGTATCACGGTACAGGTACTTTTTGTCTAGTAGGAACTGAACCAGCACAGTTTGTTTGATATGTAATTCGCTGGCAAAGGTTCTGAAATTGGTCAGCAGATTCCGATCGATCACGGCATCGAAATAGCGAGCCTTTCCGGTCATCTCAGCGTTCTTACTTTCCAGCTGCTTATTCTTCGTAGCCAGTTCCTCCAGTCGTTTGGTGCGGGCTTCTAATGTTTTCTGAGCCACCAGTAGCGCTTGGCTCATTAGCTCAGCGTCTGTCATGGTTTCTTGTCCAGCAATGTAGCCGCCATTTTTGCGGATGGCCGGCAAGACCTCCGCGGTAACCCAGCGTTTGAACTGTTTTGCGGTGGGAAGTTTACTGGAAAGAATCAAGCTGTACAAGCCGGACTCATTGATAATTGTTACGTTTTGTTTACCGCCAGGGGTCATCAATTCAGTGACCCCTTTATCTTCAGAATCAACATGATTTGTTACAGCGTTAGCAAGAGATTTTCCCTTTCCATAACCAAGTGCAGCAGCTACATCCTTGCCTACAAACCACGGCTCGCCGTTCATCTCCACCGTGCGCACATCGTTATTTTCGTATTTGAATACCTGCAAATTTCCCATAAAAAATCTCCTTGTAAAAATATGGGTGTCACTGTCCTTGACCCCATTATTCAAAATCAAATTGCTTGCGGACGTTCAGCTGCCTCGCCATAATTCAATCGTCATGCCGCACCTTTTTTATTCCGGCAACGGCCGGTATTTATTCATATCGCAGTAACCGCTCATGGCGTTCATGTCGTGCAGCATCTCGCTTACTACCTCGTTCCGGTCAAGGCCATTGCGGTCTGCATAATCTACCATGTCTTCAAACATTACGGCGATTGTATGGGTGTAATCCTTAATGTGTTCCGTCTGTGGCTGTACGGAATATCTAAAGCATGTTTGTTCCATTGTTAAAAATCTCCAAAGTTATTATTCAAGAATGAGGATTGGTAGCAGCCATAGCGCTCGGCTCCATATGGTCTCCAAAATAAAATTTATGTACGCCCTTGGCCCCTACCCAGTGGTCGAAACTTTCATCAAAGCTGTCACTATGTACTGCAGCCGGCACCTGAATAATACAGGGCACTTTTTGCGCCACCATATCATCTTTGCACCAACCGCTGTTGCAGGTCCCGCAGCAAGGTTCCAGTACCAGGTCGTCAAACGGGAACATCATATCGCAGTAACCTTTGATGTATTCGTCATAGACTCGCTCCGCGTTGTGTTCATACGGCGTATCGTTCCAGTCATCACCGTACCATTCCACCAGGTCATCATCACCCAGGTAGAACCGTACCAGGTTGCCCTTGCGTTCGAAGTCAATAATTTTCATGCCTTCGCTTCCTCCTTGGCGGCCTCATATTCAGCCTCAAACATCTTGGTCGTATCTGCCGGAAATTCATGCCTGCTGTACATAGCCGCCGTCCGCCGCACCAACTCGCACGGATCAGGATTATTTGCCCCAAACTCTGCGTTCAGCTCGTCTTGCGTTACCGGCCACTTAAAGCCAAAGTCTTTGCGCTTGATTTTGCACAGCGGCGCTCCTTCATGCCAGAACACGATGCCCTCCATGGCGACCAGTTCCAACCCGCGCCGGATTCTCTCAAAGCTTAGGTCCGGGATGTTAATACTGATCGTGCCATGCCGCACCAGCACATCCTTGTCCAGCCCATAGGGATTCTTCTGGAAGTGCGGTCCAATCGCCTCATAAGTTGCATTTGGCAGGTTCTCCAGGCTGTTGTTTCGTGCCGCCACAAACTATTTGTCCGCGGGGTTATCTGCCGCCACTTTCACCCAGTGGGGCCAGTGGCCAGTCACCGGGTCTGGCTCGTCACACGGAATCGCACCCTCCGGCATTGCTCTGCCCGGCTTGGCATCAAAGCGCTTGTAGAATTCGCCGTTAATAATCGCGCAGCAGGCACCGTCAATCTTCAATGTGGCAATGCTCTCATCCGTCAGCGCCGCTTCACAGCCCGGCGTAATCTCGTCACGGATTCCGGCAATCTTGTGGCCACTGAACTCGCGCTTATATAAGGTAGGGATTTTCTTCATTGGTTTTTTACCTCCAAAACTTTGTTAATTATTCAAGTGTCAATCTTAATGTTGCGCATAACAATATCGGCAACATGTGTGCCCGTCAATACGCACAGACAGGCGTAACGGCCAATCCATTCATCGAAGTCTACATTCTCGTTAAAGGTGATTTGTACATAGTTGGTAGAACAACCATGACTTTTCGCCCATGTGTCCGGCGTGCCATTGTCGCATTCCAAGCAAACGTGCCGGCGGCCTGGATCTGATTCAATAAACCAAACCATGCTGACACCTTGCTCACATAGCGGGGCCATCATTCTTCGGGCGCTCAGTTTTGCGCTGCATGTCTCTGCCGTGCTCCAGTGGATTGTCTGGCTGCTTTGGTACTCTGCGCACGCATCATCCACGGCCTTATGTGCCGCCTTTGGGTCGCTCACATCAATCGTCACACTGCGCAGCGTGATTGGCTCTGGTGTAGCAGCCGGTGTAAGTAACGTGCAGCAGTTCGGGTCAAGCTTCAGCTCACTGGCCGCCAGCACACCGCTCGGCTGCAGCCACCGCCCATAGGGGATCTGATTGTCCACTACTTTGGTAATTATGAATGTATCGCCCTCGCAGGCCAAATATTGGTGTATGCCCGCCCGGTGTGTTTTGGTGATTCGTACTTTGTCGCCCGGTTTTACCAAACAATATCTAGCGGAGCTATTGATGGTGCCTGTGTTGTGATTTTCCATGAATTATTTGCCTCCTTCATTTGCGAAAACTTGTATTTAGTAAAAGTAAAAAAGTGGGTGCTTGCCAGGCACCCAAATTTAATGGGCATCGCTATATAGTAGCCAGCGGCGGCACCCCCAACACTGTATCTACTGCCATTGCCGTTGCATCAATCTGCTCCTGACTCAAGCCAATGTAGCGCATTGTAATGCTCTGGCTGCTGTGGTGGAACTTGTTTTGCAGCGTTTCCATCACCTGGCCAGCCGGCAGCCCGGCCTCTGTCATGGCGTGGTTTGCAGCATAGCCATAGGTCTTGCGCAGGCTGTGGGTACTAATATGCTCTTTAATGCCGCACTCTTTGGCCGCTTGGTTCAAGATCCGCCATACCTGGGTTTCGTCCAGCGGCTGCGGCACTCCCTTGGGGCTGCGCATACTCTGGAACAATGGCCAGCCTGGCTTCAGCACATTCATGGTTCGGCCCCGCATCTCTTCAATCAGGGTGGTAATCGCGCCTGCTGCCAGCGGGGTAATCAGGTCATTGGTGCGCTTGCCGGTCTTTTCATTGATGATAATTACGCGGCGGCGCGGACAGTTGTGCTCACAATCCCACACATCATCCACGGTAAGGCGTAAAAGATCACCCACACGCAGGCCCAGTGTCACACCACATATAAATAAGGTATAGTTCCGCTGCCTGTTATACGGGCGTCCCTGGGTGTGCAGGTAGGTGGTTATGGCGTTAAAGTCTTCGCGGCTGCGGATCGGCTCTGCCGGCGTTGGTTTTGCCACACCATTGGTTTTTACCAGGCTCAGTTTGGGCTGTGCATAGCGGGCGGCACGGGCTTTCTTACTGCGGCTCCGCTGGCGCGGCTGTGGTGTTTCGCGTACCAGCTTATAACCCATGGCGGATGCCAGCTGTTCCATTAGGGCGTTGTGGCCGTCAGTATCGGCGCTTGCCTGCATCATCGCCATCAGTAAGCTTGCAGCACCTTGTAGGTCCAGCCCACCTTTGGCCTCTGTGGCCTCCTGCATAGTAACAGTGCGGGGAATAAAGTGAGCTACGCTGTTTCTTTTTTTCATAGTGGGCTTCCCTCCTGTGTGGTGTGTCCTGCGGAGCTTTATCCTGCGGAGCTTTATCTTTATGGTTCTATTATAGCACTGCTAATTACAAGAAGTCAACAGTGGCAAAAAATAAATTTCAGGAGAAAGCGTAACAGGCTGCGCCTGGGGCATTTCAGGCTCCGCCTGTAGGGGCGGGGGTTTTGAGCTGCGCCTGGGGTAATTTAAGCTGCGCTTGAGGCATTTTAGGTTCCACCTGTAGGGGGCGAGAGATTTCAGGTCGCGCCTGACCATGTTACGGTGCCGTTATACTCCTGCGGGAGTACCCACTCAAGGGGACCCACCCAAAGGGACCCGATCGGTGTTGTAATGGAAACTATCCCCCACCACCTGCGGTGGCGGGACCTAACTTCTCCACCGCCTGCGGTAGCGGAATCTCAATTCGCCTCCGTAGGGTGCCTTCCTTTATATATATGGCACGCTAGAGGCCAAAACAGCACTCACAGAGCCTGCAGCCGTCTTATAGTGGCGCCTATTGCCAGGATTTGCCATGGAATTGCCGGGATTTAACCTCCGGTGGGGCCAATGTTGGGGCGTTTCGGGGTTGTAAAGCGGCGTTTCGGACTGCTCCGAGGCGTTTTCGAGCGGAAATAATGCGTTTTTTAGCGTTTTGGCGCTGTTTTTGTGCGTTTTAGTGGCCAAATTGTGCGTTTTTATGGCGTTTTTGAGTAAAAAAATAAGGCCCCAAAGGAGCCTAGAAAGGTGATTGTTATGCGGTTTTCTCCGAGAAAGGGAACGATTAAGGAAACGGGGGTTTAGAGGGAGAAAAGTGGAGGAAAGGAGGGGCTTGGAGAAAGGAGGAGAGGAGGTGGGGAGGTGGAAGAAGGAGAAGTAACGTAGATACGCTGGTTTGTGTTTTGAGAGCCGGGAGTGAGATTGGATAACTGACCCATTTTCCACGCTCACACGTTATTTTTTCTTTTTAACATACCCCCCTATGCAAACTATTGAAGGTGGTTTGCAAGTAGTAGATTTTTAGCGGTATAGCGCCAGATTTTACCCTATACAGCCCCATATTTAGTACGCCTTGCTGGCTTTACACACCACATTTTGCGGATTTGTACCTTTATATACGCGTAAAGCGCCCCTGTGGGTGTGCCTGCAAAAATCAGGTCAAAATTCTACTGTGGTATTATGTGATTGTCGAAAGGAACACAGCAAACACCCCGTTCCAAGTAGATAATCTGTTTACCGCGTATTCACGGGGGCGCCTTTGGTGCCCTAACACTGGATACGGCCCACGGTATACAGATACTGGAAACAATCGAACCTTGACAACGGAATATTGTACACTGGTTTTTCTTTGGCCCGCGTGGTATGCACTTCATTCGTGTAACTCATTCGTTCAATACCACAATGGCCCTTGCAAAAGTCCTAGTTGTAAATTTTGCGCTGAACATATCTTCCCGCAAAACACGCATGGCAAGGGGTGGAGAGCCGCCTTGCATAAGCTACAGGTGTACCCTTTGGGTATTCCAATGGCATGGTGTCAACCTAACAACGCGTGTAGAAGTGTTTGAGAAACACGGTACAAGTAAACACAAGTTTTCAGCCCGAAAAGTGTACAATATTCGACCGTCAAGGGAACGTTGTTTCTTTGTACCTTGAAAACTGAATAGTCGGAAAGTACAGCTTTCCCATACCCGGAAGCAAACCTTGCTATCTAGTGGGGTTCAAAAACCGGTTCAACAAAGCACCAACAGTCACAGTTGGAAGAAAATGTGGCCGCCCTGCATTCTGCGGGGATAGTCTCCAGAAACTACCGCTATTCGGGTTAGCGGCAAGTCAGGAAATCCACGGAATATAAAGCCGTCCCCCAAACGGTGGAAGTTTCCGCGCTGGCAGTCTGATTAAAGTTAGCGCTGTACGCTTGACTGCACCTTGTAAACTTTACACTTTCAAGCCTTGGAATGTCAAATCAAATAATCTAGTCAAGGTTTGGAATAGCAAGTACATAACAGCCCAGCAGGTCACTGTTTCTTGGCCTGCTTTCCACTGCCCGCAAGGGTAGAAAAAAGCCGCCCGTGTAGTACCCAGGCGGCAGAAAAGGGGGTCTTG